CACTCACCCTCCAGTACATTATATTTATATATAATTTAATTATTAATTATATATTTGACTCGGGAGACGCTTTTAAAATCCAACCGTAATCTATTAATAATCACACTCTTTCATGTATAAGGAATCTAGGGGCTTACTCATCCAAGTCTTCCGCCTTAGTCTTAATCTTTTCCCTAACTTCCTCTTCTTCTTTTCCTAGTTTACCATTATCTTTATAGTAAGCTAAGTCTAAGAGGGATTCTAGTTTAACCCCGTATTTTGTAAGGTTAGCTTCAATTACTTCTTTACTTGGAACTAGTTTCTTATTATCAACAGTCCAACTAACAACAAGAATACCTATCTCCTTACCGCTTTCACTACGTAAGAAATAGAGACCAGATAAATAACTATCCTCAACCATCATAGAGTGGGCATATCTTTTATCTATTTTCTCCATTTCATCAGTGTTAGCAATTACTATCTTATGTTTACCAAGAAAAGTAACCATAGGATGAAGACTAGTTCTTACATTTTGATAATTCTGTGCTATCTCTGGAATGCCTCTATCATAGCAAACACTCTCATAGCACTCACTGAAAAATCTAAAGTGTAATCCTGTTGTAGTTTTCAGGTTATCGTGAAAAATACTAATCACTACTCTATCTGCATTTAGAGTTAGTCTGAGATTTTCTATTTCATTGTTAACACTAGTCTCGACATCATCAGTTAAGTCATATACAGATTCATCCCTCTCCTTTAGATTCTTTCTATCTTCTGTAATTGTCTTTGATATAACTTCCCTAGTATTCTTATCGTTTAGTGTTACAAAGAAACTAACCACTGCCATAAGTAATATAATGAAGACTATTAACTTTAGAATAGCCAACCAACTTACTCTACTAACAGAACCTAAGAATTTATCCCAAACATCCGCTAACTTACTAAGAACTGTTACTTTTTCTTCTGTTAACATATTCCTAATCCTCTTTCTGCTTCTCCGCTAATCGTTCTCTTCTCATAGCAAGGCGTCTATTCTTCTCTTCGTTTTGCTTAATTAGGTTCTTCCTACTAAGTCCATAGAGTCCTGCACCAATGATACCACCGACAGCAGCACCCTTAACAGCACTCTTACCTGATGCTTTTACGAGCTTTTTAAGTCCGTTTTGTGCTAATTTTTTCGTTGCAGAAACATTATGATTAAATCTATTGTTTACACTCTCATTCAAGAATTTATGAACCTTATCTACGTCTTCAGGTCTTACACCTCTCGTATTTATCTTATTTACAACCTCTTGTATTTTACCCAGAGTGATTGCATCTTTGGTTGCAGCATTTGCCACCTTCTTTTCTAGCTTGGCACCACCCTTCCTAAGTGTATGTCTCGCTGCTAAGGCTGCGCCAAGTCCACCTGTTGCAAGTACGCCCTTTACTGCATCAGTTTCACGCCTCTTAGCCTGCTTCTCAGTTTCTGCGTATTTGTTAGTTGGAGTTTCTACGTCTGAAAAATTTCTTCTTACGATTATCATATTATTCTTATTATTTACAAAGATTAAATAAGTACTTATAGTTTTCTAGTTTCTGGAGCATTGACTCTACCTCACTAGATATACCTTTAAATACTACGTCTTCTGGTATATTGTGATAGAACTCGACAGCTGTTTTATTGATTATATCTTCTAATAGTTCCATTGGTTCAGACTTATCACAAAACTCTGGGTTAATGTCAAGAGGGCCCATACTACCTAAGACACCCATAAAAGTCTCAGCAATTTTATCTTGATAGCTAATGAGATCTTCATACAGGTCGTCAAGGTATTCATGTATATCCTTGTGTTCTGCTGCCCAATGTAGATTCTTGCACCTAATTTTCCAAGCCTCTACTCTATTTAAGTAAGATATAAAAATGTCTCTGTCGTTATCACTATATTGTTTTACTCTATACTCAATCATCCTGCTTTTTATTAGTTTAGAGTAGGAAAAGAGAGATAAATCTAACTACCTCTCCTCTCCATTGTTGATTATTAGAGATTCTTAAACTCTAATGAATAGTGCTCAAACTTAGCTGAGAGTGTAACATCTGAACGATCACTTTCTGCCTCAGCCTGACCATTATTATCGATACCTGCGTCCTGGATAATTACATTGTAGAAAGTAAGCTCACGAACATCAAGTCTCTGTGCGTTTGTAATAAAGAGTTTGCAATCCATCACTACATCATCCTTACGGAATGAGTACTTTGTCTCACGATCAGAAATTTTTTGTCTCCAGTCATCTAGGAAGTATGTAATTGCCTGATCCTCTCTATCAACAAATGACAGTGTTAAGTTACCTGAGGTCGTCTGGTTGGTCTGCTGATAAATTGCATAACCACCACGCATACGCTTCTCAATACCAGTAACACTAGTATCAACACCTACCTGAACACTATTGAGGCGTGCATTAATAATATCATCGCCTGGATAATAAACAATCTTAGGAGCTGAGAGTACTTTAAACTCCCACATGTCACCACGCAAGAACTCCTTATTGTTGTCACGATAGGTTGAGGTATAGTCAATAAACTTTGCTCTAAGTTGACTACCTCTTACAAGATCTGTAACTGTTGCCATGTTATTAAATTTTATATTGGTTTGTTATAGTTTATTATTATATCTAAGTCTACTATGTTTTTCACTAGGTCACTTATCTTAGTTTCAATTTTTAGACTTAGAGTTCCTTTTTTCTGGTCTATCTTAAACTCCTTAACTAGTAATGATCTCACTATAGAAAATTTGGTCTGTATCTTACCCAGTATACCTTCGATTACTCTTTTAGTAGCACCAGTATTTGGTAGAGATAAGTAGGACCATTTGTTCTTCTCTAGTTCTCTCTGTATTTTACCTAGGCAGAATCTCATTAGTCCAGAAGTTTTATAATCAGGACCATCAAAGTAAGTCGGGTAATAGTAATACTGCCCATTATCAATCATGTAGTTGGCTTTCTTTTCAACTAGACTAGATTTCAGGTCATCTTTACTATACGTTACGCTTCTTTCGATTGGACTAGTATAGATAATATCATTTCCAGTAAAAGAGTATGTACCACTAAGTAGACCTCTCAAGAATGTATAGTATGCTGGTCTATACTTACCAGAACTATTCATCATACTCTCATAGAAGTATAGCAAGTAGTTCAGTTTATCGTCTGTATAGTTATTCCTATAGTTACTTTCATCACACTCTATCAATACTTGACTCCCAGATTCTCCTACCTTACCTAGTAACCACTTCCACATAATCTCATAACTACCATCTACTACGTAATTATCTGGATCTGGTAGTAAGATGAAGTCGATATAAGTAGTATCTTGATACTTGAGTAATGATTCTAGGCCCTTCTTATGCGATCTTCCTGTCTCCTTAGTAGATCCACTGAGTTCCCACTTACCTTCTACAAGTCCTGGATCCCTCCATTCTTGCTGTATATAGTAGCTATCCTTATCTTCTACACTGTAAGGCTTATATTCAGTTTCTATGGTTACTTTACGGTTATTTCTAGTATTCTTCCAGATCCCTTGATAAGTTTCTATTAACTTACAGTAAACTATCTTAGAGTCTCTGTTTATAATACTGTCTATTCTCTTATCTAGCTCAGTCGTCCATGAATACCCAAAGAATGTTTCTACTATATTATACCTCTCGATGGTTACTTTATAATAGTACTCCTCCTCTGTATGTTCAATCTTAACTGTGATATTTCCACTAACACCACCGTTACCAATCGTCCTAGACCAAAATTCGATCCTAGATTCATCCTTACTTAGCTTGTCTAGTATCTTTCTGTTTATATCTACTGCTGGTTCAATGATGAGGCCTTCCATATTATAAAGACCAGTCACATGTACACTAACAGGACAATATAAGATATCCCCTACTAGTTTATACCCTGACCCTGTAAGTTTATCTATTAAGTCCTCAATACTAGAAAACCCCCTAACTGAATGGTAATAATCTCCACTAGGTTCTTCAGGTATACTATCACCGTCATCATAGTAGAACATTACTTTGTCATAGAACTGTGGAAGTATTATATAGGAACTCTCACTTTTTAGTTTTAGGTTTTTATAGTTGATTCTAAATGCAAGTGTGTGTGTTCCTTTAATGATAGAATCTTCATCTATATTTCCTGCATCGTACTCATCCTGTATTTCTTGTAGAACCTCAACATCTCCATCAGTATCTTCATCAAATAGTGGATGACAGTATGTAGTATGTGATTCTAGATGACATAACCTAAGTGTATCCCTATTACTATGTGACAGTGTTTTTGGAAGTTCTAAGTTTTGTGGGAGATCTTCTATGTTCACCCAACCACCTAGACTATCTAACCAAATCAGTTTATCAAATGTATAGCCCCTAGGAATATCTTTATACTTACCTTTACCTTCTATGTTTACGTTCTTATAGATCTTACCTGGTACACCCTTTTCTGGTAGATTATTTATAAAAAACTCATCTTTATTGTCTAGGAATGTACTGTAATCTATATAGTTCCTTCCACTAGTTCTCTCTTCATCTAGGATAGGCCTGAATAAGTATAATGTGTTTCCAGATGCTACTAATTCTCTGAGATAATCGAAGTCTTTAAAATCTGTTCCGAACCATAATGTTAATTCACTGACGGTTCTTACAAATACAGGCTTCTCAAATGACATCTCAGAATCAACTACCTCTGCTAAGATAATAGAGTCTTCACGCTTACCTTGTGATTGGTAGTTTATTTTAGTTTTTCCTAATTCTAAGTACATTCCTTATCCAATTATTTTTACTTTCTTTGGGCTGATCTTTATAGGCTTGTTAAACTTACTAGATATTGTACCAAACTTATCAGCAATACTAGTTACTTTATCAGAATCTACCTGTATTGCTCCACCGTGATCAGGATTTTCGCCAACAATACTAAATGCAACTGTTAAGTCATTACCGCCAGATTCTATTTCACCAGATCTCTCCTCTATGAAATCTTTAAGTGTCAGGAGAAGTTCATACTTATTGATGGTACTTTTCTGTGGCGTCATACAGTAGATAGTGCACTTAAAGGTTACATTCTTATAAGGTGCAATACATGTAAACTTCTTATCCACAGAGGTAATTTTATTATATGGTTTTTGATACCCAACGAAGTTATTAAATCCATCTTGTCCATAGTCTAAGAAATCATGAGCCTCACTATTAAATACTGAGACTTCCATACACCTCTCAAAATATGTTCTAAATGATTTATATTGATCATCTGCTATCGTTAACCTAAATTCATTACTAAATTCTATGGATGTTGGGAAGCTAATTTCACCATCATATAATCCTGCCGTCTTAGTAGTTAGTTTTGATTTCTGCATTTCAAAAGCTACAATCGGCAACCATCTATTATAAGCAGTCATTACACCATGATCTAGCTTATTCCACAAGTTAATTTCTTCGATCGGTGGTAAGAATGATTTTCCACCGTTCTCTGATAAACCTACGAATGGCTCAAATATAATCTCCCAGTATGAATTAGTATCTAGGGTCATTACTTTCAGTGGGTTATTTTTTCCACCTACTACCTTCCCTGCTGTTGTTATGTATGGGCTCTTCTCAAATGTATCAAATAAGTCCTGTACTGTTCTGATTTCACCAACATCAGATACATTACACAAGTCTTCCAGTGTCGTATTCATTCCCTGAAAAGCACCATTACCTAAGTAGTTCTGATTGAATTGATAATCAGATGGGCTTGTTGGTACTTTCCCTATTGCTGCATCTACAAGTTTATTTGCAATACTCTTAATAGACATACCCTTAATGGATTCACCTTTAGAGTTTGCCTTAGTCCATGATTGATACTCGCCCCTTGCATCAGCCTCTTTTTGTTCTTCCTTATCATAAGGTCGGTTAATTGGGTATTTCTTCTCAATGCTTTCTCCGTGTATTAATCCAGTTGCTGCATCTTTGATTCTCTTAAAACCTCCCTCAATTGCCCCTCTTAGTCCACTTCTAGCTGCATCTGTGATAATACTTGGTTTACCTGGGAGTCTATCACGGTTTACTTTATACTTCTTCTCTTGCTCAGTTCTTTCGTATACTAAGAGAGAAAGTGTTTCATCAAGTAGTACCGCCCTAGCCTTTTGACCAAGTCCTTTACCCCAACCACGACCTAAGACAGTTTCTGCAATAAATCTAAGATAATTATTTGCATTTATCGAGTCTATTCCAAATCCAGGTAATTTTGTACGTGGTCTGAATCTAGGGCTGCTCATCATAGCTTCCCTGTACAGTGCTGCTTCAAACTTTTTTATATTTTCAGGACTAATCTTATTACCACTAAGATACGTAGACATAAGTGACGATATCTTAGCAGCCCAACCTTTATTTATTGACTTATCTTGCAGGAAGTGTAGGAGATTTTGGTAGTAGTTATTGAGATCTTTATAGTCACGTATCTTGTTAACTAGTACATCAATCCCAACATCTTCATTCCCTGGCTTACTAACTTCCTTACTAAGCTCAATCTTTTTATCTCCTACTTCTACCTTACTAACTTCCCTACTAAGTTCTAAGTCCTTGTTTTCGATATTTAGGTCAGATCTTTTATCGCTTAGGTCTGGGTCTTTCTTGGTACGTTCAACTTTCGCAACTTTCGTACTAAGTTCTTCAGCATTTCCACCTTGATTATCATTCACTGCTAGTACTGAATCATATAGTCCATCAGATTCAGGATTAAACTGTGTATGCTGGTCTGTTGCTGCGTCACTAATTACCTTACCAACTATCCTACTAAGCTCTAGATCTTCCCTGGTATCTTCTATCTTGCTAATCTCCGTACTAAGTTGATTATCCCTAGTGTCATTAATCTTACTTACTATATCGCTGAGTGGATAATCCCGCTTGTCATCTATTTTACTGACCTTCTTACTTAGTTGCAGATTTTTCTCAGTATTTTCTATCTTACTTATTTTCTTACTAAGTGGGTATTCGTGATCTCCTTTTTCAATCTTTCTTACCTCTTTGCTCAGTTCGGGTTCTTTATTATTACCTCCTACCTTACTAACATCGCTGCTTAAGTTAGGCGCTTCTTTTTTATCCCCCTCTATCTTACTAACTGTCTTACTCAGATTATTAGTACGATTATCACTGATCTTACTTACTTCCTTACTAAGTCCAGGATCGCTACTATTATCACTAACTTTGCTAACCTCCTTACTTAGTAGAGGCTCTTTCTTGTTACCCTCAATCTTACTAACATCACTGCCTAAATTTGGGGTTGACTTTTCTCCTTCTACCCTACTTACTTTCTTACTTAGTTTTTGATCCTTCTTATTACCCTCGATCCTACTAACATCCCTGCTAAGACTTGGATCGGCCTCTGTTTTTTCTATCTTGCTTACTTTCTTGCTGAGTTGCTCTTTCTTCTTATCTCCCTCTAGTTTACTCTTCTTTTTTACTAACTGTGGGTCCCTTGTATCACTAATTTCTGCCCTTGTCTTACTTAACTCAGCTTGATCACGAATACCTTCTATCTTACTAACATCTTCACTTAGTTTGTACTCTTTATCATCTTTAATCTTGCTTACTTCTTTCCCAAGTTGTAAGTCATCGTTCACTCCTTCTATCTTACTAACAACCTCACTTAGCTCTGCGTCTTTATGGTTATTTACTTCTACCTTACTAACATGCTTACTCAGGGTTGCACTCTTACGTTTTCCTCCTAAGATCCTCTCAAGATTCTTACTAAGTGCATTATCTGTTGTTCCCGAGTTTATTACCTTTTCTACTTCCTGACTTAATACAGGTTCTTTATTACCATCTCCAATCTTCTCGACTAGACTACTTAATGTCTGAACCCTCTCATCACTAATTGTCTCTACTGTCTTACTTAGTTCATTTTCTCTCAGGTCGTTTAGCTTCTCTACTTCCTTACTAAGTGATTGTTCTCTTGTATCTTGAATCTTCTCAACATCCCTGCTAAGTTCATTCTCTCTATTATCTTTTATAGTATCAATCTCAGTACTAAGTGGCGTTTCCCTTGAGTCGTCTATTTTCTCAACAGTCCTACTAAGCTCTTTATCCTCAACACCTTCTATCTTACTTACTTCCTTACTGAGATCAACCTTCTTTTCGCTACCCCCTACTTCGATAACTGAATTAGATAGGACCACATTCTCATTTGACTCTATCTTCTCTACCTTATCTGATAGTGGTACTTCGTTCTTTAATTGTCCATTGAAACCTATGACACCAATTTTATCTTTTTCTAAGCTAGTATTTTCCTCATATTCTGTCCTAAGTTTTCTAAGATACTTACTTAGGGCTGAGATTTCTTCTGGCTTAGTAAATTGTTCACAGGATCCAGGAACTTTATTATCTTTTCTTATTTCCTCATCCATAGTTTTTACATGTCTAGTGTTTCAATAATACTCATCAACGTATAGGAGAATAGTGTATCACCTGTTTCACTATAACCTTGTTTTAATGTTATCTTGAATCTATATGTTCTCTTGTCTCTGGTGTATTGTAGTTCATCACCAACTTCTAGAGATCCATCATTAGTAATAGCCTCAACACTATCCCTATTTCTATTCCATACGTCTTTCATGTCGTTCTGATTAATAATGAGTGTTGTCGTAAACTCATCATAATCATTCTCAAGTGTACTATCAGAGGAATATGATCCACCAAATACATTCTTCCACTTACTATTTTCTTTAGGCCTTAGTACTATGAACTTCGTACCTAACATTGCTAGTTGTGCTTTTATTGTCTTTAGTGTAGCTTTGTAGAATTTATTACTCCTCTCTACACTCCTTGATGCCATATTCTCTGCCATACTTTTACAATATATTATCTAAGATAGTACAATAACCTTCTTCATCAACAATATACTCAACTAATTTAATATACTGCTGAATTGTTAAGTTGTCTGATAGCTTCATAACAAAAATATTTCTATCTAGACTTGTACTGCACCTATTGAACTTAGACAGTTTCCTAATGAAGTCTTCTATCTTAATCTGACTATATTCCAAGTCCATAGGTATATAGATTTTTATGTTCTTAATATCTCCTGTTATACTGATTGAGTCTTTTGGTATTTTCTGACTTACTTCAAAATCTTCTACTCCATCAGACTCAAGCTTTTTCTTAATTTCTTCTATCATTTTATTGAAGATTGAAAAATTCTTTAGCCTAAAACTAACCATAACTGTTAGAATTTATTATTAAATACATTAGGAGTTAATCCCAATGACATAATCTTCTTTAGGATCGTTGCAAACTCATTTTCATTTCTGATTGCATACGTATAGAGTGATACATTATTTAGCTTAGACTTATTGATCACATTCTTCCAGTGATTATATACACCACCAATCGCCTTATCCTCTTTACTATTATGTACTGCTGATATCATGAAAATACCAGATGCAATAGACATTTGAACGGGCGCTTTATTATCACCCTCTGAGAAATGATGTCCCTCAATGTAATAATTCTTCTTCAATACATTAAGGAGGAACTTATTATTTAACATTCCTCTAGTTGGTGTAATACCTAGTTTTCCCAATGTATCTGCTCCTAGCCCATTAATTGCTAAATCCATACCAGACATAATCACATCAGGAATAGACTTAAGTGGGCTCTTAATGTATGTAAGTGCCTTAGATAATCCACCACCAATCACCTTAACTGCATCATACTTAGAAATACTAGCATTCTCTGAGAAATTCCTATCTTCCTCGTCTCCACACGCTTCAGTAATTCTTCCTGTTACTATTGCATTATTATCGAGGAGATTAATCTTAGTACCTAATGTATTGCTCAGTTCCATCATAAAATCACAAACTGACATGTAGTTCGTAAATTTGATATTAACTGAATATGAGTTTGCGTTTAGGTTAATTACTTTCGCATCATACTCCATACCAAAGAATTTCCTACAGTATGAATCGAGTACTTTATTAACCTTATCTAAATCTTCCTTACTTAGACCAAAGGTATACATAATTACTTGGTTGTCGTGGATAGTAAATGTAATCTTATAGGCAGTTACGTTTCTATCATTGAAGCTAAATTTCTCCTCAATCTTAGCTCTCTTATCTACGTTCTCACCGACTACAATACCAGCCACTTGATATACACCAAACTGACGTCGTATACCTCTATCTACTTCTTGATACTTGATACTTGACATTGGCTTGTGGAAGTAATTTAGTAGGAGCTTTGTTGCAATTCCACCTAAAGTTCCCCACTTAGCACCAGTCAAGGCACCACCAAGTACTGTATTATCATCCATCAATCCTCCAGTTACTGCACCGATACCAGCCCCAATGCCAGCACCCTTACCTACAGTTTCTAAGACACCTGGTAATCTATCAAGTGTTTTAGGTCCTGTATAGTGTCCCTCTTGGATTGAAAATTTCTTGTTTCTAAATTTAATCATATACTACTTAGAGCGGAATAATATTATGTGCATTTGCTGCTAGATCTCCGAAAGTTAGTTTACTTCTATCAAGCCTCTGTGCAAACTTAGACTTTCCATATTTTTCTGCAGTTCTCTCCAACTTTGGTATTACCTTCTTTGGAATTAATGGGTGATCTTTAACATAAGCAAGGACTGGTGTTCCCCAAGGAGCTGCTATAGCTGCACCTGCTGGTCCTCCCATTGCAATACCCATAGGAGTAGATGCCTCACTTAATGCTGCAATACCTACTACATCAGGTCTCTTGATGGTAGCCTTAACTGCCTTATTTGTTGCCATACCCACTGGAGTTGTTGCAATCTTATTTGGGGTAGCCTTAATATCCTTTACTGCCTGAACTGCATCCCTCTTTACCTGCATCGCTGTCTTAGGGGCGAATCCTTGCTTTACACCATAGCTAGGAGCCTTACCTGTAAAAACTTGCTTAACTGCATTTCCTGCCTTTAGACCTGCGTTGTCTAGCTTTGTCATTCCTGCATTAGCTACCTTCTTAAAACCTGCCATAAGTTTTGTAGCCTTTGAATACTGCTTAGTTCTTAGTATAATCATAGTATCTTTTATAATAATAGTTCTCCATACCAACCAGACTGTAGTGAATAGTTATCACATCTACTACGAAGTTCCTGGTATGATGCATCTACGTTACTTAATACATCCACCGACATATTTGGTAATTGTAGAGATGCCTTAAGCTGTCTAATATAGTCTAGTAAGTGAACCATACACAGGTCCATAAAGAAGTTACCCCTTGCGCCAGTTTCTACATCTAAGAAGAATATTGCTGAGTTTTCTGATTTACTATTAAACGATTTCTTTGGTGTGAAGTCTGGAATAATCGGATAACTAGTGAGTCCCTTTAGGCATATAGTTGTCTGTGGTAGGTCATCTAAGAATACATACGGTTTTCTATAGTCCGTTACGTATTGATAAGCGCCTGGACCTGGATAACTTGACGTACCTCCAAAACCCGCATACGTATTTCCTGAACTTCCTGCACCTACTCTCCACATTGGCATAGAGTTAAATACAAGGATGACTCTATTTAATGGTATAATACACTTAAGCCAGGATGTAAAATTAGATTTCAGCTCATAGTAACCATCTCCGATTGAATCACATGGTACAAGTTGCTCTCTATCGACAGTACTTTCCCATATGAGAGGGGTAGTTAATTCAAACTCCCTTAGTGCTTTTTTAAATATCTCTAGCAATACTTCATCTGCACTAACGTAGTCATTTATTCCAAGTAGTTCATCCAGACTGTGTATTCCTAGAAGTGTAGACCTAATAAATACTTTCTTCTTTAAGTCTGATAGTAATGTTTTATCTGCCATGCTCTTTTATATTATTTGGCCACACGATATTTTATAGTAGAGGGTAAGCAGGAAAACTCTACCTACCCTCACTACCTATGTAATTTTAAATATTTCCTTCAAATGGCATACCCATATCGTAAGCCTCATTATAAACCTCTACAAACTTGAGAGATCTTGGATAACGAACTTCCACTAATACACGAACTTTATTCTGCCTTGCTAGTTCATCATTATTAATGCTAGCGATTGTGATCTGGTATGCATCAACAGTATAAGACATTGACAAGATCTCAGTACGGAAGAAGAAATCAAGTGCAGACTCCATATCAGAATACAGTGTCTCACCAATTCGTCTACCAATAAACTGTCTCAAGATCTTAGGGAATGACTTACTGAGGCGAATGAACAGACGGCTATTTGCTTCATCAGACATAATATTATCCTCTGACTGCTTTGTATAGTTGTCGTTCATATTCCAAGCCTGTGATTGATTATTCCACATAACGGTATTAATCTTCTTGCTCAATAACAACTGACGTGTCTTCTTATTGAACTCTGTCACTGGCTTCTGATACTGTACTACACCATTTGTTTGGCCGATAATAGGTGCAAACTCTCTATCAAGACCTCTATTTCTACCTACTGCCTCCCAATAAAGTGTACTAGGTGCTGCATAATACTTAAAGCCAACAGTACCTGAGTCTACATCCCAAGGTGCACTAACATAGAGCTTATAACTATCCTTACTTAACTTATTTGCTGAATTAGCGATAGCGAGGTAGTTTGTACTATTTACTGTACTTACTGGATAGAAGTAGTTCTCGTTGATTGCCAAGTTAGCCATGTATGACTGAACAGCTGGTGATGTACAACCAAAATCTGCAAGTCCCTCAGTCTGATAAACCTCATCAAGTGCAAGTCTATCAAATGCCTTCATAATATCTGAGTCACTAACATTGAGAATAGAATACTTCTCAGGGTTAATGCCAAGATTTACATGAAGCTCCTCTGGATCTGCCTTATCGAGAGTAATACCCTTCTGATACTTGAAATACTTGCCCTCAGACTCAGTACCGACCTTTGCGATATCACCTACCTTTGGCTTAACAATGTGCTCGTTAAGTGATGCAAGTGAAGATTCGTCATAGTTAGCAGTGCCTGTTGTATCCATCTTAACCCAACCTGGCTCCGATGTAGTAACTGTGCACTTGTAGTATGTTACCTGACCACTTTCATTGAGCTTCGCATACTGACCATCTGTACCTTCTACTGCCTTGAGTGTAGTAAGATCTGTATACTCCTGTGCACTATCAGCCTCTGTACCACTTGGACTATACAACTGCCAGTCTCTTGTAGTAGTTGTCTTGTACTCATAGTAATCAACAGACTTCTTACCAACTACCGCTACATCACCAACACTTGCAGTAGCTGCCTTCATATCAAGCTTACTGTCATATGCCTTAACCTTAGCAAGATCACCAGACTCAAGCTCACCCTTCTTAACTGGCATCCAACCCGTCTGCTTTGATTTAGGAAGATAGCCAAAGTAGTCAAGACCAAGATCGCTCAAGTCGTCAGGAAGTTGTAGTTGAATCATCTTAAGTGACTTATTCAATTCATCTACAGTTACATCACCACGACCAGCAATCTTACCAACATTGAAATATACTGGATCACTGCTTACGCTAGGGTCAATTACTGCTACCTCATAGAAATCACGATCGAGTACATCTGCCTTTGGTGAGATAGTACCGTTCTTAGTGAAAGTATCTAAGACTGTTGTGAGTACTGTATAAGGAGAATTACCACCACTATTTACATCTGCCTTACTTAGTTCCTTTGTAATTACTGCATCATGATTAAACCTGCGGATACGAACCTTGAGTGGTGTACTAGAATTATAGTTGTTCACTGCATAATTCTTAGCTGGCTTAAATCCTGAGAATGCTGCACTATTCAGGTCCACAATCTTCTGTCCGGGATTTTCTGGCGTCCAATCCTTCTCGCAGATTACTACATACGCGAGACCATCCACGCCACGCTTATCGGACTTATCTAGGACCTCAACACCAACATAAACTTCATGGAATACAACACTTACTGCATCCTTAGGGTCACTTGCTACTACCTCTGCCTTCTCATCCTCGTATAGTGTGTATGATGGGCTGAAGAAAATAGAAGTGTCGTTAAGGTATGATACAAGTTCCTTAAGATTCTGTACATAGTAGTCATATTGTGGTCCTTCATCGGTTGTTCTATTACCAAGTGAACCTACACCATTGATAGATACTGCCCAACCATCTGAATTATGATCTGCACTATCCTTATCAACATCTACTACCAACTTAAACTCTGGCACCTTCTTGAGCAATTGACCATCACGTACAATATAAACACTATTGTCATCTTTTACGAGTGGTTTTGCAAAGAAGATATCACTAGCCTTACTTGCACGAACTAAGAGCAAGTTATTTGAACCAGCGAGACGATAAGCATTCAACCACATTGTCTCAGCCATTGTATGATCGTCTCCCTTATATAATTTATTAAGTGACTCTACATACCCCTTAGTTAAGTCCTGTGATGAATATGTAGCAATGAACTCTGCCTGGCTAGTAATCAACGTTGGTACTGATGGTCCTGCATCTGATACAATAACACCACCAATAATCAAGTTTTCACCTGCCGTTGGATTTACTGAGGCAGTTCTAATTTTCTCATGAACTTTTACGTATGGTTCCTGAGTTTCTTTCCACTGTGCCATTAAATTTATTCTTATTTAATTAATTAACCAACCTCTACTAGATATACTGGGTAACCTGCTTGTATAAATCCGTCCACTACTGACAGGACTGCATTTAGATTACTCCTAACATCTCGTACAGTTGATATCTGTATTTCGTTATATTTGTTAGATGCGAAATTTGTTGATACCTGAGCTGCTGGAATATTCTTACTTAATTTCCTACTTAAGTTTCTTAGTTCAGGGTCATCTGCTGTATTAACTAACATCTTAAAATCAGAACCATCAGAACTAATTACTAGACAAACCTTAGTACCGAGTAAGTTAGCCTTCTTTGGATCTCTGGTATAATCTTGACCCTCTCGATAACACTTCTTATTGAGCTCTCTTAGTATTGGTGCCATAAGTCTATTATCTGCACCTTTTCTATTGAAATGCTCGTTTAACTGTCTAGCTGTTCCAACTAAGGCTCCAAGTGCTGCACCAATAATTGCACCAGCCCCTGCAAGCATCTTACCTTCTTTAAAGAAAGGGACTTTCTTGACACGTCCACTAGCTAATGCACCAGCTGTAGCACCAATACTTGCCCCCTTAATCGCATCATTAACAATATAATTACTAAAGTCTTTCTCTCTAAACTTAATCATATTGTTTAATTACTTTTTTAACCGCCGATACCTGGAGATACTGCTGCAGGACCTGCTGGACTAGAACCTGCTGCCTTCTTTGCCTTAGCTGCCTGACCCTTAACAGTAGTCTCATCAGGAAGACCTACTAAGTCCTCTGCATTATATTCAGCTGAACGCTCGCCCAATGCATTGATAGCAACTGGCATCATACCATCATCCAAAACTGCTGATGTCAACTCATCATTAATTACTTTCTCTGCCATAATAATTTATTTTTAATATGTTAGTTATTTATCCTAAGATACTTTTTATTCTACTATATCTACCCTTCTGAGCAGGCTGTTGTACTGGTTGAGCCTGTATTGGTTGTACTTGCTTTATACCAGTATTTAACGTCCTTACTGAATTACTTGTTCTATTTAGTTGGGTAGTTAGTTTATTAAGTGCATCTAATTCTCTCTCTCGAATCTCTCTGTCACTCTTACTCTTCTTCTTATTGTTGTACGTATTGGCCACATTTAATGCAAGACCTGACGCACTAAGTACTAAGAATGGACTTTTTAGATTCTTTACTGTATTTGGATTCTTCTCAGCCCATGCGGAAGCTTTCTTCTTAACATTGTCAGATAGCTCAGTCACACTACTGTAGAGTCCTTGTCTAAATCTGATCATATACTTTTAATAAGAATAACCCTCCCTCTGGGTCATATTAGTTTTCCAATCTGCTCTTTCTCTTCTAAGTGCTTGTCTCTTTGCATATTCAAGTCGCTGGTTATAGAATTCATTATCCTTTGCCTGCTTACTTCCCTTGTTATATGCCATCACACCTGCCGTTAGACCACCAATCATTGCGCCAGCCTTACCAAACTTAGCTGCACCTCGACCCATTGCTGATAATCTAGATACTTGTCGTCCAGCTGCATTAACACCAGGCTTGAATAGTCCCTTTGTTGCACCTATGACAGCACCAGCACCAAGACCAGCCGCAGCACCTGTCGCAGCTTGTTTTACAATTGGCGCATAACTATTGGTCTTTTTCTTTTCAGCGAGAATATCAGCATCTTTCATACGTTTGAGATTATCAGTATCATCCCAGACCGTATAATTTTTTCTTTTTAACTTATATACTGCCATCTTACTGTTGTTCTAGTTGACCTGCCTGTTGTTGTGCGAGTTGTGCTTTTCTATCTTGTGCATCTTGATATTTATATGCACCTGGGTCAAGTGTCTTACCAATCTTCTTAGTAAGTGCCTGACTACCATCCCAAGTTGCCTTTGTGAGACCTACACCAACACCAATTGCACCAAGATTAGCAGCTGTCTTATGATTTTGTATGAACTGGCCTACCTTGACTGCTGCATTATTCTGAGTACCTGTAATACCCTTGCCTAATGTGCCACCCTTACCAAGTTCCTCAAGTCTCTTACCAAACTTCTGAACCTGCTTAGTACCCATCATACCAAAACTACCAACATTAGCTGCAAAACCTGACATTGTTTGTGCCGGATGTGCTTTGAACTTACTGAAATCCCACCATCCAGGCTTTAAGCTACTAGGTTTGAAATTCTTAACAGCACTAGTTACTTTACCAATGAAACCTGGATTAACTGCTGCATACGCTTTCTGTTGTGGAGCTTGCTGTTGTTCCTGTTGTGTTGCTGCTATCTGGTCATTCATCTGTTTCTTATCAGACATATAACCCATTACTGCTGGAACTGCTGTAAAACCTCCGGCCATAACCCAAGTTGATTTCTTTTTCAAGTTATTACCAACCATCTTACCAAAGGATTTTCCCATTGTTGATATACCACTCAATGCTGAATATGCCTTCTGTTGCTGTCCAGTCTGTACTAAGTTTCCGTTCTCGTCTGTATCAAGGCCATTCTTCTTCATATTATGCTGAATGAATTTACCCCCAGCATAACCAGCAACTCCCATAGTAAGACCAGTTGCAACATTACCTGCCATGCTCTTACCAAATGTTGCTCCGCCTGCCTTACCTACATTACTTGCAAGTCCAGCTGCCTCTTTACCGAAACTAGTAATAGCACCTTTAGCTTTCGCAATATTTCTAAGTGTACCAACGGAGAATCCAAATTCTTTCTGCTTTTGATCAAGACTACTCGCTGCTGCCATTGCTTGTTCTGGATTACTCTTAGCACGTTCTGCAATACGATCAAGCTTTCTATTCTGCTCTTTCAATAATTCGTCGTGCTTTTCCATTTGTTCTGCTTGGGCCTCTGCTTGCTCTTTCATCTGCTCACTCTGATCATTACTCTGTTTTATACCAAGCAATGTAGAACCAACAGTGAGAGCAGGTCCAATCCAAAATTCTTTCTGCTTATATCTTATCATCTTACAGTCCTCCTAATATTATTAAGACTGCATTGAATCACTAGCAGATTTAAGACCTTTACCCAAACCTCTTGTAGCAGCGGCACCAATACCTGCTCCTACTAACCAACCAAGAGGACCACTTGCTGCACCTGCCAATCCACCTAAGCTAGATAGACCTTGACCAATTGCTGAGCCTAATGTTGCACCACCAGCTAATCCACCGGCAATAGCAGCAGGTTTTGAATCAAGTGCCTTACCAACACCACCTGCAATACCGCCTACTGTATTCTGTGCGCCTTCTGCCCATCCAAATGTTTTTCTTTTTATCTTATATGTTGCCATAATTAGTCGTCCTTTAAATTATTCCATCCTAACCCTCTATTTAGTTCGCTCTGCATTTCTCTTAGCTCTGCCCTAATATCATCAGTCCTATGAAGTTCCCTCTGACTAGTTTTCATCCTTCCTAGTCTGTTGAGGTCCATATCATATTTTCTGTTTCGTTTAAATCCGATAGAGGGCGCATTTGTATTAATGATATTAGAGAAACGTTTTATTATCATCATGCGTCTAATAGATAAATCTTATAGTTTAATCCGAAAGGTAGTATATTAAGGGCATCAATAGCGGAATCAATACTTGGGAACTCTAGGACAAGACTTCTACTAGGTTTATCGTACTTGATTGCATCACCTAATAATTCCTGTACTTGATATTTTAGGTTGAAGTCTGGACTAAATGAGCTATTGATAAACTCACCGCCCTTGTTTCCTCCGTTATTATTGTTATTGTTCTGCTGTCCGTTATTGTTATTTGGTTGCCCGTAATTGTTAAAACCACCTCCCTGTTGCTGTTGTGGCTTATTACCTCCGTTACGATTCTTATTCTTACTAAATAGCTTCACCCTGTCGTTGTTGTCGGAAAAAATCTTCTTACTTAGGGAGAGACTAATATTACCAAGTCGTCTGTCGTATACTTTTGGAGATAATCTAACGTCATCTGGTAATTTAGCTTTTGCACCAATCTTAAGGTACATACGATACTTATCCTTGTTGAAGAATGAAGTGCTAATTACAAAACGTTCGATTACTATATTATTACCTCTCAGGATTGGAATTAATGCGCTCGAATTAATTGTTGGAAACTTATTACGATCTCCATTTGTTCTCTTCATTAATTCAACATAAAGAGTCCGCATTGCATCATATTCTGAGAAGTTCTTCTGTCTAAAATTTATCATATCCTTACTTAACTATTGATAAATTATACTTAACACCCAATATTTCTATAATGTCTAATGCAATACCTAAGTGACTTGTCTCTCCAGTTACAGTCCTTTCTTTTGGATCTGTATCTGTGATTTTCATGTTGAAGTAATTCGGGTCGCCAATTAGTTTTCGAGTATATGGGTAAAACTCCTTGTCTTTTACTGTAATCTGATAAGAACCTTTATCTGTTTTTATAAAAGACATCAATACCATAGACTTAGAATTAACCTTACTTACCTTGTCGGCATCTTTCTTAGAGATTAGGTTGAAGTCTACATTCTTTTCCTCTAGATGATTGATTGCTTCATCAACTGCATCTGATTCGAGGAACTTACTTCTGAACTTTATCATCTTGTTTTATTGTTTTTTCTTCTTCTACAGACGTCTTCTTATTTCTGTCCTTATCTTCTGTTCTTAGTATTGTATTGATCTCCTCTAAGAAACCAAATCTAGTATCTAAGACTTCATAGTAAGACAGGTCACATCTAAACTGACACTGAAACGCAAAATTAGAGTTGTCGTCTGGTTGATAGATATGGTTAAAATCCTCTGTTATCGAGCTCCACTTAACGGCAGCTGTAAAAGGATCACCATATTTATCTAAGGTAGTGAACTCAACGAAATTAGTAAGCAATAATACATCACTATACTTATTTTTAAAATCATGATACAGTACCATATCTGTTGTGTGAAATACAAATTCGACTGGCTGTTTATGACTCATGATATTTCTTTCTAGGTCTCCACGTTTAGGATGAGAATAGTTAGTAGGAGTCTGATTAAATTGATAAGTTATGTAAGAAGATTTAGTAAGTGTCTTCTCCTTATTCAACCTTACTAGCTCTACCCCATAATCATCAAGTATTCTCCTAACCTCTAGCAGAAATTTATCTTGATAGTCAATCTCACGTATCAAGTAATCATTATACCTCTTTCTCAGCGTGTAGATAGTATTATTCGTTGACTCTACCTCAGTGTTTCCATCACCTATTAATAATTTTGGGAAGTTATAGATCTTATAGTTCTTAACCTTAGGTCCCACAGGTCTTAGATAAAGAAGTTGACCTGAATAGAATAGGTAATTTATAAACTCTTCGTTCTTGTAATCAGCCTTAGATACTACAAAAACTGTATTCTTATAATTTTGTACAACCCTAGACTCTGTATCGTCTGCAATCACAATATTAATAATGTGAGGGTCATACGTAAGCCTCTCCAATCGTAGCCCATTTAGTGTAATAGTAGGGTGAGAAAATCTACTAGGCTTACTCATTGGTGTCATTACTAAGTTTCCATTACCAACTAAGGGCAAGCCGAGTGAATTTGATAAGGATTTCGCAGAGCTACCTGGAGAGTATGTTAATGTAAGCGTTGAGGTATTTTCATTTTCTAAGACTGTATCATACTTGCCTTGTACTACTTGAAAATACCTACACTTATCTGTTGTAATGCGAAGACCGTTGTAGATTATTTCATTTCTCATAGTCTACCTACTAAGAATTAGTTAGCTACTTGTTGTGGTTGTTGTTTCTTACCACCACCTAATAGGCCCTTTGCGAGAAGAGCAGTACCAGCAACACCAGCACCAATCATACCAGCCTTGCCCATCTTACCAGCATTGTTCCAAGTATTCATCATACCCTGCTTGATACCTACTGACTGAGCACCCTTATTGAAACCTTGTTGGGCAGATGCTTTTACTGCTTCAGCCGATCTGTTAATAATATTCTGATAGCCTTCTTTACCTACAGCTTTTGCAACCTGCCCTGCCTGTCCTTGTAAAGCAGTTCCAGCAACTTTTCTAGCTGCCCTATCCACTACCTTCTGTGCAGATGCTGCTGCATTTTTTGCTTTTTCCTTAGCTACGTTTTCAGCAAGTGATCCCTGTAGTTTACCTGCCTTTTTGAGCTCATACATTTTCTTCAGCTCTTCAGAAAAAGTCTTCCTAGTTAACTTATAAATTGCCATGATATTATTCTTTAATAACCAGCTCCGTTCTCATTTCCCATTTCTCCGGTCAATGCATCCTTTGAAGCTCCTAAGTATTTAGCACCACCATAAGCTGCGCCTGCTGCTGCAATACCACCACCAATGATAGCTGTCTTACCTATTCCTGTACCCCAGGTCTTCTTAGCAAGTGTTCCTATTGCATTACCAAGGCCAAAACTTTTACGTCTTAATCTGTACTTTGCCATATAACCTGTACTTGTTTGAAAATAATACAGTCCCAGCTAAGAGATTAATCCTAGCGGCACTGTAAGTTGTAAAAAGTAGAAGGAGAAAACCATGCCATTACTGTACATGAGAATTCCCCTTCACTTAATATCTAATTAAATCCTATTATACTTAAGGGAAAATTATATTCCTAGGATTAGAAACCAAACTTGAAGCTTACCTTCTGAACGAGCTCAGGTGCCAAGTAACGTACACCCTCCTGATAGTAAATACCACTAGCCATCTGAGTTGGGTTGTTGTAGTTACCAATAGTTGGAGTATCAGTCAATGGCATGTAGATACCACGTGCGAGAGGAGCCATCTGACCATCCTGTGTCTTATGGATAGCATAGAATGTACCCTCACCAGCCTTCTCCTGAATATCAGTAGAACGAAGTACAGGCACACCATCATACCAACCAAGGAGGTCACTGATGTATGTCATCTTAGTGTTGCGCTCGAACTTACCGATAACGCCACCCTTCTGGAACTGGTTAGCTGCCTGGTTACCTGCGATATAAGCAGTAGTAGTAACACCCTTAACAGCCTTTGTAGCGAGTGCAGACTCAACATTGATCAAGTATGCATCGAACAAGTCAACACGTGAACGATAGTCCATGAACTTAGATGCAAGTGATGCAGGTGCGTTAGAGAGATCAAGATCATCCATTACGTTACCAGCATAACCCTTCTCGAGTGTGCTAACCAACTTGAAGTTGATAGTCTTTGTATAAAGCTCACGAAGCTTTGTGAACAAGAAAGTAGCCATATCTGAACCAGTTGCCTTCTTCATTGCACCAAGAGCTGCGATGTTATACTCAGCAACCAACATATCAGGTACAGTATTCAAAGCAATCTGCTGCATCTTAGCGATGAAACGCTTGTCATTTGCATGTGCATTAGATGCGCCGTTTGTGCAGCTAGGAGTACCAGTTGTATCCTCCTTACCTACGATGGTGATAGTACCATTTGCAGGAACAGCAGTAGTCAACTCGAAGTCAATCTTACCATTGAGGTAGTTAACAGTACCAGTCTTAAGTACACCAGCAACTGCCATGAAGCTACCCTGACCATTATCGATCAACTCGTACTTCTTACCTGTGCCATCCTCAACCTTAACACGTACAGTACCTGGAATCAACTTACGACCTACGAGTGGAGAGTAAGCAGCGGTACCTGCGTTAACAGTAACTGGAAGCTCAAAGCCACCCATTACCTGTACGTCCTGATACTGATCTGGACCGAGGTTAGGAAGAACTGAACGAAGATCTGTAACTCCCAGAACATCAAACCAATAGAACAAGCCGTTTGGCTGATCGAAGTCACGCTCAATTGACATATAACCTGCAAAAGAGCTTACGTAAGAAGCTACTGATGCGTTGAAATACTGTGTTGACAAGAGTGGAGTCTCAGAATAACCAGAGAAGGTCTTCTGAAGGAGGTTTGCGTTGTTACCACCCAAACCAAATACGTCCATCATTTCCTCGTTACGAGAAAACATCTTTGCATACTCATTACCACGAAGACGAGCGTCCTCTGCTGAAACTGAACTTGCGCGAAGGGCATCCATCATTGCAGAATTGCCCAAAATCTGTGAATAGTTATTCATATGTTATAAATTAATTTATATTACTTGTTTGTATATTATTTATTGCTGAGCCAAGATACAAGTGTATCATTCTCGCTAAATGTCTTCTCTGAGAACTGTGCCTCTACGATCTCAGGTTCTGCGTCTGGTGCAGGTGCTGCCTTAGCTTCCATAATCTGAGCTGATGCCTCTGCTGCTGCTGCCTTAATAGACTCAACTGCTGCAAGTGCCTTATCCTCAATGTTCTCTACTGTTGGAACTGCATTTGGATCTGCTACCTGTGCATTAGGATCAACTACTTGTGCGTTTGGATCTGCTGCGACTGCATTTGGATCTACTGCAACTGGAGCCTGTACTGGTGCTGCTACTGGAGCTGTTGCTGGAACTACTGCCTCTGCAAAGAACTTGTCAAGAGTAGAGAACTTCTTCTCATGCTCATCTGCCTTCTCTGCTTCCTCAATCAATGTCTCAGCCTCATCCTCTGTAAGTGGTGTAACATCCATTGTCTCACCATCCTCATTGATGATAGCCTTGGTGAACTCACCATCCTCATTCTTATCCTCAACAACTGCAACTGTATCACTGATTGGAGTAATAACCTCATTGTCAGTTTCTACTGTATCACCAGACTCAAGTGCTTTCTCTACGTCATCCTGATCAGCCTCCTCTGAGAACAATCTCTCCATATAAGAAGTCATAGGCTCATGCTCTGAGAAGAACTTTGTCTCTGCCTCATTAGTGTAAACATCTGAGAACTGCTTTTCATCCTCATCACCGATAAGATTCTCTGCCTCATCGTCTGACAATGGGTGAACATTCATAGTCTCATCATCTACTGCAACTACCTTAGTAAACTCGCCATTACCCTTATCCTCAACTACTGCTGTGTCATCGCTGATTGGAGTGATAATCTCACCCTCAGTCTCGATCTGCTCACCTGATTCAATAGCTGCCTCAATTGGACACTGGCTCTCACCATCTTCCTCTGAGAATAAACGTACCATGAACTCAGTCATTGGCTCATCCTCTGAGAAGAACTTTGTCTCTGCTTCGTCAGAATAGATATCAGAATACTCCTTCTGCTCCTCATTATCATCGTCATCATCAGCCTCATCCATAAGGGCCTCTGCTTCATCCTCTGTGAGTGGAGTTACATCCATAGTATCCTCTTCATCATCGATAATAGCCTTAGAGAACTCGCCATTTGTCTTATCCTCAATTACTGCAACATCGTCACTAATTGGAGTAATAATCTCATTCTCTGTCTCAACTACATCGTCTGACTCTAGTGCCTTCTCTACATCATCTTGGTCTGCTTCCTCTGAGAATAGTCTCTCCATGTAAGCTGTCATTGGTTCTGAATCAGAGAAGAACTTAGTTTCTGCCTCATTTGAATAGATGTCAGAATACTCTCTTTCCTCTTCACCTTCAAAGTCGTCATCATTATCTGACTCTACCTCGATAAGATCCTCACCACCAAGAACTGCCTGTGCATCCTCTGCATCCATCTTCTCAAGCTGCATATCAACACCCTGTACTGATGCAAGAGTATGACCACCTGCTACATCTGAGATAATTGCGTTCTGTGCATCAATAGGAGTAATAACGCCATCTTCAAACTCTACTGGATCACCTGAATGGATTGCCTCCTCTACAAGATCCTGAGTGTGTGCGATACCTGCTGATGCCTCTGAGAACATACGGCACATCATTTCATTGTCATCTGAGTAGTACCTAGTTGTAAATACTGGTGCACCTACATACTCGCTGTACTCTCTTTCCTCTACTGGCTCTTCAACCTCACCTTGACCACATGCTGGATTTGCACCAAGACTATTAAGGAGCTGAATTGCATAGGTACGTGCGTCTTCCTGATTATCGAAAATCTCTACTGACTGTACACCATCCTCCTCGAGCTGTGCCTTCAAATCCTCAGCACTCTCCTCTGAATACTCCTGTGCATCTACAATGATATGATCAAATGGCTGAACACCTACTACAAAGAGTGGCATGAAATCGCTGTAGTTACGAGTCTCAACGTTTCTATCAAGCTCCTCTACTTCCATCTCATCGTCGTCCATAGTTACCTTTGCCTGGTCACCTGTTGTCTCATTAGTAACAACAACTGTATTATCCTCATCTGGCAACTTCTCAATCTTAAGATCACCTACCTTAGCTGTCTCCTCACTCTCGATTACCTCTGAAAAAAGACGCTCACAGTACTCTTGATCGCTGAAAATACGAAGAACTGCCTGATTGTCTGTGAATACTGAAAATTCCTTCTCATCACAGTCGCCATCCATACAAGGGCCCTGCTTTGCAAGATCCTCAACAAGACGCTCATTACCAGCCTCAGGATTTAAACCGCCATCCTCTGCTTCTGGGTTAATGACACCCCCATTTACGTGATTCTCTACTTTCTCATCTGGTGCGCCAACCTGATTACCTGGGTGAACTCCATCTGCAGACGGGTGGACAAATTTTTCCAACTGACCATCCGGAACAGCGACGAGATCATAAGTATCAGCTTCGTCAGCAGCCTCCTGTGCTAAAGTAACCTCACCATTCTCTTTGTCAGTGATAGCAACGTTACCATCACCTACATTTCTATACTCTACTTCTTCAGTATCAACAACACCATTCTCCTTAGCGGACTTGATATCGTTGTCTACCTGCTTAGCCAATTCCTCATCTGTATTTGAGAACATGACTTCCATAAATCTAGTCTTCTTCATTTATGTATTTTTTAATTATTTCTTAATCGTAACCTGACTGCCATCTAAGAAAATAACATCCCTAGAAATAAGCTGATCAATAATGTCCTCTGGTGCATCTGGGTATCTATTTCTTAAGATATCCATGAACTGCTTAATACCCATACTCTGATTAGCATACTCTAATTTCAAGTCTGGGATAATACTAGAATCGCTTACCCAATCTGAACAGCAATCCTCACTGAAATGTAATTCCCTTGGTGTAATGTCATGTGCCTTCTTAAGAATCATAATACCTTTCTCTGGCAACATTCTACGATCATCAAGTCTATCAATTAGGTCAGACTTAAACTCTCTATCACCACCAACTACATCCTCATCAAGATCAAGAACCTTAGTAACCTGAATGATCAACTTACTAAATAATCTCTCCTGTTCAAATGCGGTGGGACTAATTACTACATCATTATCAACAATACTAGCAAAGCCCTTCTCAAGCATATCATCTGCCTTATTACTGAAGGTCTTTTCGAAAATATCCTTAGTAACTGTCTTTCCACTAAACTCTTTCAGCTTAGTTTCGAACTCATTAAGACTGTCCTCATGCTTCTCTGTTTCTGGATTCAACTTCTCCTTGAACAGCTTTAAGTTAAATCTACGTCCACCACAATTAGGACAAAGGATCTGACTTACGTTCTCAGCAGTCTCCATTACATGACCACAATCTCTACATACTACCTGGCGGAGAGTCATACCACCTTCATTATATTCCTCACTAAACAACTTACGTCTCTGAGAAAATAACTTCATCCTAGCCATTACTCTTCTCCTCCTTCTTCTTCATTTTCTAGCTCTGCAGGTACTGGATTAGAACCGAATACCTCATCAATCATAGACTTGGCAAATTCAGTGTAAGCCTCTTGTATCTTCTTCAGACGCATTGGACTAACTTTACCTGTCTTGCTCATTTCCTGCATTGCTAACCTATATGGCATCTGTAATTTCTGTGCTGCTACTCTTACTGACTTGCCGAGAGAGCTTGCACCAATTAACGTAGATACCTGTTTTCCTGATACTACTTCTGGTGTAATGTTTTTAAAAATATCAAGCACATCAGACATAAATAGAGACTTCATAATCTTAAGTGTCTCTGGGTCAATCTTCTCTAGACCACCTGACTGCCTTACTAGTTGTTTGTACTCTAAGAATAATCTCCTAAATCTCATACGGGGACTAAACTTCGCATATCTAACACGTTCCTTGAGAGTACTAATTGAAAATTCCTTCTGCTCTTCCTTGAATACACCAGAATAAGGAGAATCATTACTAATCTCTACAGCTACATTACCAGAGCTGAACTGTTTTGCCTTAAGCGTAGTGAAGTGATTGCTAATTTTTGAACTCTTAGGTAGCTTAGTGTCTCCAAATACTGAAAGATCTGAAAACTCCTTAACAAATAACTTAGTACTACCTTCACTAGTATCTGAAAATGTCTTTGTACTAGTGTCTGAATGATCTACTACTTCTACTACTGATGCATCCGCCCAACTTGGATTCATAGTTACATCAAAACCCTTCAGAGATACTAATTTCTTAAGTGTATCATGGGAGTTCTGATTATCCCAATAACCAAGAATTACCGCTGACACACCTGGTAATATTGAATTAGAGATCATACCCTTCAGACGTCTAATATTCTGAATTGCTTGATCATCCATTCCTTCCTCTGATAGGATAGTAGCTGTACAATATACCCACTGATCGCTGTCCTCTATCCAGATACGATCAATATAGTGAGTAGGAGATGCAACACCAACTAACATAAGCTGGTCATCCTTACCTGCCGTCTTACTTGCAACACTAGGATTATACTTGTTCTGTGCTGCCCAATTACGTACTAGGTGAGTGAGAGAACCTAACATCCTCTTCTTTGCAATATCCTCCTTGTACTTATCACTAGCTAAATACTCTTCAACCACACGGCGCGGAATTATACTAGAATCGCTTGCTGGTATACCGCCCACTGAAAATAATTTAACTTTAATCTGCATTATATTTATATTATTTAATTTATCTCATAACCTGCTGGGGTGTTACCTGGAGTAGGCTCTACAAATAACATAAGAGACTTAACAATACCTGCACTATCTGAGTCTATTACTTTTAGTTCTACTGTAATACCATTCATATAACAGGTTAGATACTTATCTTGTCCCTTTGCTTTTATTAGAGTGTATGAACTATCCAATGAGTTATGTAATATCTCCCACTCAAATACTTCATCTACCAACCCAACAGTACCGTCCCCTAAGATGGCTAGGTTTTGATTTCCTATCATAAATCTAGCACCATATGAACTACCTAGGAGCCTATTAAATATAGTAAAGATATCCACATTATCAACTCCAAAATGTTCTGAAAAGTAATATTCACCTTTTGGAAGATACCCACTATTTTTAATATTAACTACTACCTTCTTAGTTGTCTCCTTGATAGTGTCCGTATTGTATGTGTATTCTGTGAAGGGTCGTTCCTGTGTTAACTTAGCAGGATCACCCACCAACTGTAATCTTTCCTCGCTGTACACTAAGACGCCTTCCTCGTTGCAGACGTTATACACAACTGCAACTTTTTTCTCGTCTTCTTCTTTGCGAGGTGTATCAGGAGTTGGATTTTTCTTCCTGCTACACTTACACAAGTCTAGTTTGAGTAGTTCTAAGTCCTTCCAAACGTACTCACCATCAAGACCATCAAGCCTAATAATAGTCACTAGCTTACCTGTATCAATGTCAAGCCTAAAACGAACACTCTTTATCCGATACTCACTAGAACTATCAACGCTAAATAATCCACTACTAACACTACTAGACTTAACCCTGACAATAGCACCAATTAAGTTATCATAGCCCCACACCCCTGCAGGACTAGTAATGTGAATTCCGTCTGTTCTAAATCTACTCATACTATATATTTTAGTTTTCCGAAGAATTAAATATAGTCAAAAGTAGTCAAACTACTTTCCATACATTCACTCCTTGCAGTTTTCAGCAAGTTTCTTCGAAACGATAACAATACTTCCTTAACCTTTTCACGTTTAAGCTTCTTTGGCTCAAAAGCACCATTATCGAGTTGTTTTAAGAGTGCATCTCGTAACACGGTTACGATTACTCTATTTCTTATATTCTTTGCGGCATTAAAGTCGGCATTGTCTTTATACCCACAATCAACACACTTAAATGTCTCTTGACTCTGTCTATTCTCGTCTTCAATACAACCACAATTAGGGCACATCTTGGAAGTATAACTAGCTTGAACTGTTGATACAGCGATATCATACTTCCTTGCAATATGTTGAACATGTTTCTTTAAACTGCCTAGTCCAAGAAACTTTACTTTTCTGTTATAATTAATGCCTCCTTTTTCTTTATCTTTGATGTAGCATCTTCCAAAACTATTGTCTAAATCTTCCATAACTATATGTCCGACACCTTGCGTTTGTAATGTTTTACACATGTTAGCAATAAGTTGCTGTTCAGACTTTACCATTTTGGATTTCATCACATTGAGTTTACGTTGCTTACGTTTACCGACTGTATATAATTTATCTGCCTTTCGTTTATCTATTTCAATTGATAATCTGCAGAAGTCATTAACTAACTTCCTATTATAATCATAGGTTGTTTCATCTGACAGACTGAATAAGTTATGTTTGCAATTTACATCAATACCGACCGTCTTTCCTTTAGGATTGGGAATATATTTTTCTCCATCCTTACATAGGTTTACTTTTACTTGATGTTTCTTTTCATCAAATGTAAGCGTATATTCGTAATCAGGATTCTTTTTTCTATAATCCCTCATATTTCCATGCCATCCTTTATTAAATGTTACAGGCACGTCAAATGATTTTCTACCAATACCGCTAAGACTTATAAATGATTTAATTTTAGAACCAAACCTACTGTTATAGTCAATAATCTTTTTCTTTCTGCATCTTCCACTGAAAGATAATGACTTGAACTCAATAGGTTTTTCTGAGTAACGTTTGACAGCACGTTCTCTTTTTGATAGGGCTAACTTATACACTCTATCAAATCCGAATTTATTGCAACATCTTAGTATGTTTGTATAGAACTCACGTTTCTTATTATCACACTTATCAATATTTGCTTTGATATAGCATATTGTCTGTTCGTTACCGTATCTTGCAAGATAAGTAAGACAATTAGTTAATGAGGTTTGTTTCCTATCAATGATTACTATCTTTAAATCACCTTTCTTATGTTTTTGCGTATTACGCTTATAAAATTCAAAACCCTTGAACGTTTTTGTTTCAAACCTAAGTCTCTTTTGTATTGTTTCAAACTTGCTTTTATAACAAGTAAACACTTGCGTATATAGTTGCGCATCGAATGAACTAGGAATCACATTCTTGAAACACCCTCTCATTTCCCTCATGAACTGAAAGTTGTTGTATTCCAAGAAGTGTAAGATATTATCGTTTACATATTGAGATACTATGTTTTTGTGGTTACGAATAAGCACAGCAAGTCCATATAACTCATCATATTTCAAACGAGTCATATCTTTTGAATTAAATACCTTTGTGCACTTACTTTGTATAATCATTATTTATCGTTTGTTCTTTTTCTTTTTAGTATTTTCCTTTAACTAACTCTTGTTGTTTTGTATATTCTTTCTTATCAGTCAATTTAATTCCCACTTTGTTTTCCCAGCCTAATCGAATAGTAGAGTTCATATTACAAACCCACTGGGAAATAGCCATTACTTACTAAGGCGCTCTTCTAACTCCCTGCGCTTCTTAAGTCGAGTGCGTGTATTCTTGTCTGAGCCTAAGTAACCACCAAGTGCACCAGTAGCAACGCCAAATAGACCGCTACCTACACTCCTGCCGACACCAAGACCTAATGCAGCACCTGTGGCAGCACCTGCAATGGCACCAGTTTTTCTAGAGCCACGTAAGATCTCTGCATCAGACTTACCTTCGTCGTCTAGTTCCTCGGCCTTTTTCTTACCAATGTATCCACCAACCATACCTGGAACGATAGCACCTAACACTGCAGCTCTACCACGACCACGATGTGATTGAATATCCCCAAGACGAACAGCTCTTTTTTTTTCGCCGTCTGAGAAATATGAGATTCTTTTAATAATCATAACTTATTACTTGTTAGAGTCCATTTCCTTACGCTTCTTCAAGCGAGACTTAGTATTCATACTGCTAGCTAGTCTATTTAGGCCTACCATAGTGCCAGCTGTTGCCAAACCTGTGGCAACTCCAGCCGCAGTACCAGCATTCTTGTTTCTGAGTACTTTCTTTGCAAACTTATTCAGTCCTTCTTTCTTAAGATTCTCGTCTGCAAGTTTCTGAAGTTTTGCTAAGTTTCTCTTATTACTTAGTGAATCTTTTACTGATTTGCCCAAAGCTGTACCAACTATAGAACCTTCAATTGCACCTGATATTGTGCTCGCTTTCTTAGCCCTTCTTAGAATTTCCTCATCACTTGCACCCTCTTCATCTGCTTTATGTGCCGCACGTCTACCAAAGTAAGTACCTTGTGCTCCAAAAGTAGGATTCTTTACTTTAGATAGAGGTGTTCTCTCTACATCTCCATCAGAGTAGAATCTAATTCTCTTTACAATCATATTATTTTATTTATTATCTTGTTTAGTTAGGCCTGCTACTATTCTTAATTGTATCTAGTAGTTCCTGCCTCTGCCTTTCTTCCTCTTACCTAGTAGAATTCTTAGAGGGCCTGTAATACTTGTAATCCTAGACCTAGCTTTTCTACTAGCTTCATTAACAATAGGTATTTCCTCTATCTTTTCGTCTACCTGTTCAATTGGGTCTACTGCACCAACTATGACACTACTATAATCAATACTGCTAGTTGGTATGTAGCCTGAAAAATTCTTCCTCCTTCGTATGATCATAGTATAGTTAAGTTTTATTCAGTTTCTTTTAGTGGATTATACCTATCTTGATTTTCTAGCATGTCTTCTTGATTCTCGACCTTACTAGTAAATCTTTTCTCTTTTAATTCATCCATGTGTCTTACTTTTTAGGCATTGATACAGGAGGTGCAGTTTTCGCTTTATTCTTATAGAGACTTGTATTATCTGGCTTCTGGTTTGTGTTTTCCTGCTGCCTAATTCTAATACGGTCTTTATTATCTGAGATTTCTTTTTCATTCTCAGACCTTTGTAATTGCGTAAGCTGCCTATTCTTCTGCATCTGTTCTTTAATACGCATCTGTTGTCTCTGATGATTCATTTGGAGTTGTTGTCTCTGTAGTCTCATCCTTTCAATCTGCATATCTCTGGCTGACACTTCTTGACTCTTTGCCTCTGCCCCTTGTTCTGGTAATTCTTGACCTGTCTTATTTTTTTCTGGATCAACAATATCACCTGGTTCTGGAGCTGCATAGTATTTACTCCTTAGTAGAATCATCTTTCCCTGACTTTTTCTGATTATATAGTGCAGCGCCAAGTGTAAGTGCTCCTGCTACCGCCGCCAAGCTACCCGTCTTCTTTGCACTACCTACTTGCTTATCTGTCGGCAATCTTTCTAGGTACCTCTTAATGGACTTATCACTAAGTTTTGGGTGAAGCTTCTTTATTTCTTCTACTGTCATCTTACCGTACTTCTTCTTAGCACCTCCGATTAATGTAGCGAGTCCAGCAGTAGTACCACCCATACCCATTAAACTAATACCTGCCGCCTTAGCAAGTTTCGTTTTCTTCTTATCAGTTTCTTCCTTCTTAGCTACATCACTTTCGTCAGTAGCAGAATATTGTTTTCTTAGTATTATCATGTTCCTTCTTCCGTTGGTGTTTCTAAGATACTTGGATCCATACCTTGCTGTTCCAACATATTAGATAGCTTTGCCTGTGAATACGCTGTGTACTTATTGATTGTATCTTCTGTTATGAGAGGCTCAGTATTTGGGTCAATGTCCTTAATGAGTCCCTGTATGTAACTGAGATAAGCCTTTGTATCAATAAGAGGTGCTGATCCTTCTAATGTTTGGAGTGCATTAGTGACAATACCTGTAATACCATTCACAAGTCCACCAATACTTTCACTCTGGTTTATTTGATTATTATACTCAACACTAGTCTTTTCACTAATATGGAGCTGAATTCTACTTGGGTCTATTTCCTCATGATATACTGTTTCATATATCTTAGCAGCTAACCTAGTAACTGATTCTTTAATACCTGTCATAAAACCCGTCACCCTACTATTAGCTCTCTCACTCTGTTGTAAGATCTGCCACTTACTACCACTCGTACTATCCAAGATTGTTGCTGGAATACCGAGGGGGCTAAGTACATTACTCCTACAGTTATCGAGGTTCTGCATAAGATCTAATAGTTTATCACTAAGTTTATCTAGTGGCAACATACTATTCTTATTACCGATTGTTGAGTTATAGTCTGGTACAAACTTAGCTGATTGACTGAGTGTATTTTCCAAGAAAGACACTGCATCAAATTGACTTGTTAAGAATGATGCTAGTTCATTTGTATTATTAGCTAGCTTAGTAGTTCTTGCACAAATCTCATTAGCTGTCTCAAGTGGAGTCTGCTTATCAAATTGCAGTAAGAAAATCTGAATACTTGATATATCCCTCAATGAAATAAGTGATACAAGTAGCTCTTTAATAACTAGTTCTTTCACCTTTAGGATAGATGAATAGAATAACGGCTCCCCTGCTAAGTATGAACAAGTCTTAAGTACCTTTTCTATATTATCTTTTCCGCTTGTCTTACCAAAACTAGGCTTGACGGTATGATTTTTATTTTCCCAAGATTCATCAAGGTCATTTTCGAGGCGTAAGTTAATAGAGCCTAACATAAATGCACTCTCTGATGGAATCTCATAGAGCTTATTATCAGAACCTCTAGTAATATAAGAATCCACTGTATCACCTGTCTTGTCTTTCTTCTTCTTGAGCACTACACTAACTGGATCATTAATCTCCTCAAATCTAAACTTAAGGTGACCTAGTTCGTCCTTAGTATTCATCAACATACTAGTATAGGACCCATGAAATACAACATCCTTAACATGACTTCTGATGTAATCGTAGATCTTTAAGTCATTGATTAGTATTTCATTTATCTTCTCAGTCTTAAACTCATCTGCTGCCTCATTATTCTCATCCATAATAGTGACAGCATTTCTACCCTCACCTAAGAAGTTAATTATGTAGTCAGCAAAAAAGTTAGTAGCTAATTTTACAACATCTAATAACTGATAACTCTTGAGCTCGTCTGATCTTTCGTAGTAACCAGACATTAAATTACTAGGTGATGCATTTCCAAGGAGAGGTGATTTTCTCTGACTACCACCAAACCTTCCACCACCAGTTGATCCAATTTTACTATAACCAGAACCACTATTGAAGATGTTAGATCTCAATGGAACTCTTGATGAACCTACTGAGAAACTACCAAACATCTTCTCAAAAAAACCTTCGTGCTTCTTCATTTTCTCTATAATTTTATTTTATTTTAGTTCCCAAAGCCTAATCGAATAGTAGATAACATAAATTATCACTTTGGGATATAAACCAAACCCTAAAAAATTACTTCTTAGAGTCTTTGTTTTTACCTAATAACTTACTAGCACCACCAGCAACAATAGAAGCAGCTGCCAAACCTGCTGCAGTGTTTAATGCCTTCTTACCGTTACCTTTGAAGCGAACATCACCATTCTTGAAACTTCTCTTGATTAGATCAGCCGCCTCTTTAACTTCTTTATTCTTCAGTAGACCTTTAACAGTCTTACCTTCATAAGCGCTAATACCATCAAGGCCCTTCTTAGTTGCCTTAAGTCCATAATAACCCGCAGTTCCTAAACCAAGACCTGTACCAAGACCTAAACCTGTACTAGTATACTCAAGACCCTTACGAACCTTCTCTTTTGTCTCAGAGAATTCCTTTGTTGTATCTTTCTCTGAACTGTGGTCTTTCTTGTACTTATCATACAACCTCTTACCGCCGTATGCTAAAGCTGCTGTACCTGCTACACCAACAGCTACTTTTCCTGCATTTTTAAGACCCTTTCTGAGTGCCTTATTCTCTCGAATCATTTTATAATACTCAGGTCTGGTTGGTGCACCCTTTGTATACTTGCTTTCATCCATTACAGCTTCTTTCATTCGATTGCCAGCATCCTTTGCCGAATCTAGTGCAGATTCCCAAATATCGTTTTTAACATTACGATAATTAGTAATAGGGTCATAAGAATGCCTTCTATAGGTTCGTATTCTCTCTATGACACCACCACCTTCTATTCTTCCTTCAAACTCTCCACCACCACCTGGGGAGAAATCACCTTTTTTTAATTCATCGTTGGCTTTTTTTCTAAACTTCTTTAAAGCTTTAGCAAAGTTCGATCTTCTTTCCCTAAGCTCCTTTCGGCCCTTTGAATTTAAGTCTGTATAATCTCGGTAAGCGAAATATTTAATTCTTGGTATTATCATTTTTACCTGGTATATTGTATAGGTTACTTGCATCGATCATCACAGGATCTTCTTGCTTTCTTCTAGACTTTATTAATTTTCTAGCAGCTAGTGCCATTCCAGTGCCAACCGCTCCTATTGCAAGTGCCCTATTACTATTCTTTCTTTTCATCACAGCCTTTGACCTCTCTACTGCACCGCCAACTCTCCTGCTTAAGTCTGCTCTCCTCGCATTCATAAAGTTAGAAATGCTTTTTTCTGTCTCAGCTAGTTTCTGATTCTCTGCTCTTAGGTCCTTTGCAAATTCTCTTCTAATCTTACCTGCACCAAATGGACCTTTACCTGATATATCTCTTCGTGCCTTATCTTTCAATGCAGTTCCCGCAATATCTCTACGTAGTCTTGCATCCCTTACTAGTTTTTCAGACTCGGCATTTATTAAGTTGGTTCCTTTTTCTAGGTGCTTCTGTGCTTGGTTATCGATTTTCTTAGTACCAAGTTTATTTGCTACCCTATTATAACCAACCGCTGCACCAATAGAACCAACTACTCCACCTGCACCTACTAAGTTTGCAGATCTATTCTTCTTAGTCTGCTCTTCATAGGATTCAGCGAAATACTTAATCCTTGGTATTATCATCTTTCTTCTTATCTTTATATATTAAGCTACCAACACCTTTGCCTGCGAGTCTAGAACCTTCGCCTAATGCAATACTCTTTACTGCTGCTTGACCTGCATAAGTTCCCCATGCTGCACCGAGACGTTTTCTACTCTCTTTCATCAATTCCTTACTAGCCCCGAGCTTTTTCATGTTCTTGAGACCATTAAGACTTGCTTTTCCCTCCGCTACTAATAATGGAGCTGCAAGAGCTGCTGGTACTGCGGCTGCCTTAACTTTATTCCAGGTTGACTCTTTCTTACCCTCAGCCTTAAGCTTTGCAGATTTCATACCTGAGTGGAAACCGTTTGCTGCAATACCAAGACGACCGATAGGAGAAATGGTAGCAATAGATGATGCCTGGTACCCCTTATGTGCAGCCTTACCGATGATAGACTTAGATCTACCTGATCTTAGATAATTAGAATGGCCTATTTCATGAGCTAGTACGTCTGCATCATTGTGCTTGCCCATTACAATAGAATCTTTTCCTAGGTTGTCAACTACCTTACTTCCATAGATTCCCTCTACTGCATCTTTGATTCTATCTGCAGCCTTTTTATAGTTCTTGTTGCCAGATGATCTTGACTTTTTCTTCAAGTATGCAATAGCGTTCCTAACCTTTTTACCCGCACCTGTTCCTACATAAGCCGAGTTCTGAAAGTTGGGATCTTCTATAATCTTAGGGCCTCCATTTTTCTTAACTTGATCTACTAGTTTCTTTCCGATTGAACCAGCGTCTTTTGCTTTCAATTCGGATTTTTCTAGGTAATCTCCGCCTTTCTTTGTAATTGCATCACCTAAGAGACCGCCACCAACTGCAATTCCAGCACCTCCTGCGATCTTGGCAGCGCTTTTAGCAGTTGTGTAATCTTTCTTCTTCTTTTCTTCTTTCTTATCTGCGAAGTATTTAGTTCTCTGTATTATCATAGTATTAAAATATATCTTCTAGCATATTCTGTAGCTGTATGCTACTATCTTCCCTAGCATTTCTTGTCATCTGCTCAACTATTCTAAGTTGTTTATTTGCAGAGCTACCACCATCTTCTAGGTATTGTGAGTATTTCTTATAGCATGCCCAGATAGAACCAACACAAGCGTCAGCAATATCCTTAGAGCCGTCTAATTTACCAGTCTTTCCTTTATGGTCATATTCAAAACAGTTAGATTCCTCTGGATGATCTATTTTAACGTGACCACCATTCTTACCGCTTGTTACGACCCTAAGCTCTAGGCACTCACGTAACATTCTCTCATTATATACCATCTTAACTCTCCCAGATAAGACAATATTTTTGAACATAAAGTAAGGTTCTGTTGTTCTATCTACTGACAACTCTTCATAAGGAATACCAACACGCTCACAAGATTGAAATAAACCAGCACTAGCAAAAGAGTCAGCACTAACATTTACATTATAATCGACATTTAATCTCTGTATAAACTGGAATATATGATCAAGTGAGGTAGATTGCCCCTTCTTCCTACTAAGTCCAAATAATAGTGGCACTTTAAACGTAGGGTAAGGAGTAGTATCAAATCCATCTGTATCAGTTATCTCACCGTCGAAATAAGAGACCGATATACCACACACGTCATTCCTAAGTCCAATATCTAAGTGTATAAATAATGTCGTATGTCTAGGTATCTTAGTAAGCATAGGTGAGACTCTGTCATAGATTGTATCATCTAAGTTAAAGAAATCTATGTCATCAATTACATCATCACCTAGGTTAGTAATACTTGAACACTCAATAAGCTTAGATATGTTACCTTGGAAAAATAACTCCTTACTAGTATAACCAAATCCTGCTAGGTCTTGTAATGACTTAATTGGATCTAAGATAAAATTTCGCTTAACCTGTATTGGACATTCTATGATTCTATCCGCATCTAGTTTATTTCTATCTGTTGTTTCTTCTAGTATAAAAGGTGTATGTACAGAATCACCCCTATAGAATTCAAACGTCTTACCTTCACTCTCCTTATATAGTTCAGGTCTTGCTACCCAATGTGAATATTTAGCAAGGTAGAGTTCATCCTCTGGTACAGTCTCTTCGAATTTATCTGCCACTGAGTGATCCGCATCCTTAGCACTACTATCAATAATGAGATGTCCAAAATTATGTCTCTTACTAACGAAACGGGACTGAAAACGGATTAGGACTTCACCTAGTTTACTCATTGCATCTTGTGGTCTCCAGAATCCAATCTCAGAAAGCACAGTAAATACAAGCTGAGTACCTAAGACTGCATTCGATTTAGGACCAGATGAAATAAGTCGAATCTGCGGCTTATTGTACTGATTCTTAAAATATGGACTCACCGAAAAGACATTCCTAAAATAAGTAACAAAATCTTTATACGCAGTTTCCTCACTAGCATGGAAGAAACCAAATGCAATCTTAACACCACCAGCTAGACCAAGACTAAGATTCATATTTGTACAACAGTCTAGGCGATGATACATATAAAGTCCCATCAGTTTAGACATAGTTGACTTACCAGAACCAATACAACCACCAAATGATACATAAGGCGTTTTAGTGTTGATAGGTGTTGGATAAATCTCAGAACCAGCCTTTTTCCAGATATCGAATATAGACCTACCGTGATTTGTTACTTCTGGGTTGCCTAAGAAATAATCATCATGTACAAATTGATCAAAAGATACCGGTACATGATTCATACCTAATAACTTGGAACCCACTATTATCTTCTCATCATAACTAAGCTTCGAATACTGTAGCTCAATGTCAGAAGGTAACGCTAAGTCCCCAATTGAAGATGTAGGGTCGGATTGTACTATAAATTTTTGTCCGTCCATAATCTTTCATTTTATAATCGTGTTCCCTTAACCTCATCGAAGAGTAAGATTCTTGTTTCAAATCTATTAAGGGATGGAAGTATTAATTAATCTTTATTCTCAGATTCATTATTCTTCTTGTACTTATCATACAGCTTCTTACCACCATATGCTAAGCCTGCTGCGCCTGCTACACCAAGACCAGCGTAACCAGCCTTCTTAAGATTACTCATAGGTTTCTTCTTAGGTGATCCAGCTAGGTTGAGCAAGTTTTCCATTGTCTCACCAAAACTAATACTATCTAAGGCCTTTGTCCTCTTAAGATTTGCTATCTTCTTTGCCCTACTAGCATTATACTTAAGATTCTCTTCTAGTTCTTTATTGATCTGATTTCTTTGCTTCTTTAATTCCTGTGCTACTCTGTTTCTCTTATAATTTTTCTTAAACGCATCAATGAAATTAAGTCCCTCGTAATCAGCCCTAGCGAACTCCTTCTGCTGTTCTTTTTTTTTGTTAGCTAGTTTCTTAGCACCTACTGCAAGACCTGCTGCAAGTGCGGTACCAGCAGCAACACCACCACCGATCTTAACACCCTTCTCATGCTTCGCGTAGAATTCAGCTGCATTCTTACCAGCCTTAGAGTTCTTAATACTTTCCTTGGCACGATTAAACATATCACGTAGTTTACTTGCCTTCTCCTTGCCTACCTTTGGTGTTTCCATTGGCAAGTTTTCTGCAAATTCTCTCTGTTCCATAGTTACTTTATTGTTTCTTTATTCAAGAGCTTCATGAAATTATCGATTGCCTCCTTGTTTTTGTCTGATTGTAAGTCTAGTCCATTACCTTCTTGCGCAATTTTCTGAAGCTCTAAGTTTGCACCCTCTATCTTTATGTCTGACTTAAGTTCCTCTAACTGATTTATATATCCCATTAAGTGATCTACTATTAGGAAGATATCGGCAGTTGTTAAGTCTTGTCCAAACATTCTAGCTGGGTCTGTGATATACTCAATTGCAATAGCCAGTTTCTGAATTAAATGCATTATCAAGATTGGCTTAATGCTTGAGTAGATTTCTGACAGGTATAATTCAAGTACTCTCCTACTCTTCGGATCACTAACATTTACTAGTGTCTGTGTTAGGGAGTCAAAATTTATCTGTAAGTCTGTTCCATATTCTTTGTTATACCGTGTGAATACATTATTTAGTGCTAGTGACATTTCTTTTGCCTTTGCCTCTTTTTCATTCTTGGCAATGGCACTAGCATCTAGTATTAAATTTTTTGCAGTCTTAGGGAGGCTTGGGGCACCTGATATAATACTTTTGAGATCCTGACTTACATCACCACCTTCAGAATCCTCATCAAGTAGTTCATAATCATCACTCCCTGTACTACTTCCTCTTTCCTTATCAATAATCGCCTTCTTAAATTCTGGATCACTAAAAGGATTAATTGGATTTATTCCCATAACCTTTTCCTTTATTATATAACCTACTTTCCAGGTGTAGCTTGAGTTGCTGAGGAGGGATCATAGGACCTTAATTCACTAGCATCATTTTCTGCTGTTGAATCTGCTAAGGCCTTAAACTCTTCATCACTCACCGCGTAGGTTTTATTTCTTATTATTATCATGTTCCCCCTACAAATTATTATTTTTCTACAACAGTCTATTCCAATACTTAATTGGAGTGTATAACCCAGGTTTCATCTTACGTCCTGGCACTCCATTAAGCTCGGAAAACATCTACTGTGAACTAGTTACTATTATTCGCTAAAGGAAATAGGGTATATTAGTTGCCCCATTAAATAATTTCTCACAGTTCCTAGCATGTACGTTAATATACCAGATGATTGGTTTTGCTAAGTAACGCACAACTAGTTTTACTTTCTTTACTGTTGCATTCATAAGTTCCTATAGCCTCATCGAAGAGTAGAACCTGCCGCTGCTATTCACTATAGGAATTAAAAATTATGGAAAACAAATTAACTTTTCTTACTTACTGTATACACCATCAAAACGATACTTCCAGAAATTCTTCTTAATCTTGATAACTGTTACACCATGCAAGGTAGTTGAATCATCCTTGACAACATTATATCTAGCCACCTGACAATCGAAATACTTACCAGTTGAATCCTGACGTACCTCAACATCACTCAGTGTAAGGCCATTAATGCTATCCTTACAGTTCTCCTTAATTGCGCTGATCACTGCATTGTAGTCTGCCTTATTGCTTAACTTCATAGGAGCTGCCCAGAAGAAAATAGCACTAACCAACAAACAAACACCAATAAAAGTGCCCATTGCAATAATAGGGTTCTTGAATGTCAAACCCTGCTTTAAACTTTGTACAAATTCTTTCATGATTTTTTATTTTTACATTGTTTATTATTCTACGTGTCACTTATACAAAATAATAGATCGAAAGAGGCCAATATAGCTTGCTGAGAAACCATATTATGTACCCACCTTAATATTTTATTCACCAACAAGTTTAAACTATACTGGACGCTCCCTCTGAAAATCTATATCTAAAGTATAAAGTCAATTACAAAAAGAAAGACAGAAAAATAACTCACCGAGCATATTAATCCGTCTCAATTACCGAGTAAAAAATACTCAGCTCTTTCTACATATAAGGGAACTACTAATAATCGGGGTAAAAATCGGGGGGAAATTTGTGGCAGGTACTATAATATTGACTCATTTCTAATATTAAATCCCCCTGCCATCACCCAACCCCGCTAAAATCACCCCGGAAATGCCTTAATTATGTAGTATTAAGCAGTGATATTATGTATTGTATTGAAAAACTTATTATGGAGGCGAGAAAGAATAATAGTAAGCTCGATCTCAGTGTGTATCAAAGAATCAAGGCAGAGCAGGATAAGTATGTACATTCTGTTGGGCAAGTTGATGAAGTAGGACAGGCGAAGATCTTACAGAAACTCTACAAGGATTATACAGTGTCAATCAGCGAGTATAAGAAAGCTGGGAGACAAGACCTAGTAGACAGTGAAGAGGCAGAACTTGAGGTACTTGAAAAATTAATGCCACCTAAGATGAATGAGGAGGATATTAGGAAGATAATAGAAACCGCCTGTGATAGTCTTGGGAGGAAAGTTACCCTTGCTGATACTAAGACATTACTGGCAGAACTACAGAAAGACTACCCGGGGATAACAGGAAAGCAGGTGGTAGATGTGATTAAGACAAGGTAAAACAAAAAAAAGATTAGGATAGACTCTTATGTTCTATCCTTTTCTTTTCATTATTTCTCAGCTAGTTTCTTCAGTTCTTTCATCATTTCCTCACCAACCTCAATCTCTTTACCGTCAACAGTAATAACAGTAGGCTTCTCGACAACTCTCTTACGACCGCTCTTCTCTAGATGTTCAAAGATTTCATCTAGCATTGGTACATCATCTCCCCATACAACTCTCCAAGGACCATTGCATACTATTTCTTGGTAGAAGCTATTAGAGACTATTTCAAAGTTTCCAGGACCATTATACTTAAGCCTACTAACACTCGGGTCACCTGTTCTTGGGTTACCTACAGACGGCTTGGTTTGTAAGTAATCATGAACAGACTTCTCACTCTCATACCTTACAATAATACCATGATACATGTTTACTAAGTAACCGTGGAAATTCTCTCTTTGAAAAATACGGAAATGAGACGATATAGTATTATCATCAAGGTTAGGTAAGTATTTCATACAGTTCAGGTCAAAACGTCCAACATTACCGTTTAGTTGTCTTGTAAATTCCATCACACTATTACTTACGGTGACTGAACATATTGGGTAACTACTTGTCGTTATCTCCTTAAACCTAACCCTATTACCAAACTCTAGGATTGGAATACGCTCTCCATTACATAGATACATACCTGGACCGATGAAAGTCTCAGAACATACCTTGAAAGTACAGCCTGCTTCAAGCCTCTGCATCACTCTACTGTTGAGCTTATTATCTAAGACAGTTCGTAGGTAATCTAGGTACATACTATCTTCCTCTGTGCTTCCCTTAACAATTGGGAGATTCTTACTTAGCAAGGAAATCTCACACTTCATTGCTTGTCTGAACCTAGAATCAGACTTTCTAAGTATTAAGTATTTATCATGATTACTTAGTACTTTCTCCTTGTCGTAATAAAGTCTTGATATAATATGACCACCGATTACTTTGTCAATTGATAGTATAATGCCTGTATTAACCTCGACCACTATATCACCAAACATCATATTCGGGGCACACATTTTATACTCAGGAAAAGCTCTCTTAAGTTTACGATCCAATACGCACCCTGCATCAGAAAACCACATGTCTATATTTTTATGATCATTCCATAGATACCAAATAGGTCTGTCCAAGTCACGCTCACCTTTTTCTAGTGATATATACTTAGTCTCTGCTGTTTTATTAGCACAACCATCAGATACAGAATACTTATTTTCTAGGCTTATCACCTCTAATTTTTTTTGACCCTTTCCAAAAACTACTTCTCTCACCACATAAATCATATCAACGCGCCCACTAGTAGAGTTAGTGAAGTGTCCAACTCTTGATAAGTTCTTTTCTTTCTCATCATTACTTCTGTAGGTATAAAATTCTCCTACTTTTAATTCTCTAGTTGTAAATGCTTTCTCTTTCATAATCTTTAAATTGTTAATATATTTCTACCTATAAGGAATCTAGGGCGGGTAAAAAATAAGTAGGAAAGTAATGTTCTTAACTCTCCTACCCATTACTTACTCAACTACTAGCTCCTTGACAAAAGAACTGACGTAGTAATTCTCAATACACCTACTATTTCTTCTAAGGTATATTCTAATCAAGTCTGGTATGTAGTCGTCAAAATTTTCCTCTGTTATGCTAGAGAAGATTTCATCCTCACTCATTCTCTTTTCATATCTTCTCTTTGCATCCTTACTACCATACTTGCCTAGATATAATTCATACAACTTATCTAGTGGAATCTTAGTTAAGTCTGGTTTCTGTATTACACCTTCTGCACTTCTTACTTGTGAAACACAGAGTGATCTAATCTTATCAAACTCACTAGAAAATAACCTATCTACCCTGTCTGATAACCTTACATACTTAACTGCATCTTCCTCTTTCTGAAATAACTTAACAAGGTCGGTTGATTTAGACCTCTCTGTATAGACTGCAAATACTATCATACCTTTCTTAATATAATTTAATCTGCTCAATCCTAGCACCCCTATATCTTGACCTACTAACGTTGATATACTGCTTCATCTTCTCTGGGTCACTTGCATTCTTAACAGCATATTCGATGGGTCCTATTTTCTCTAGCTGACCTAATTTTTCTTGGTCTTCTCTTACTTCCTCTTCGTACTTATTACTTAGGTCTTCTCGCCATGAAAAATTCTTATCAATACTTGAATACTTCTGATATACTTCATTGATTCTATCCTCAATCTCACAATACTCTGGATCTTCTTCGTAGTACTTATTGGTCAAGTCGTAGTATTCATAAGTCAGTTCAGTATCATCAAGTAGGGCCTTATTATACCTACTCTCTAATCTCCTCACTAACTCCTCAGCATCTTCTTTTTTCTCATACACTCTTCTAATATCATCATCCACACCATCATCAAAATCTGGCGTGTAAATATAGAGCGCAAATAATATCCTTTTCATACTCTACTAATATTTTTAATTACACACATGCGCTCAATCCTAACACGCAATAACATATTTTTCTTTCTCACACTATTAAGGAAACTAAGGGAAAATAAAAAAAAAGAGCAAGGCAGTTTCACAACTACCCTACTCCGGAAAAATGTTAATAAACCATTAAAAACTCTTCTTATGCAAAAATTGAAATACTTCCTTGTTCTAATGTTTTCTTCATATCTATTACTCTCTGATTCTCACTTCCCACCCAAGGCTTAAGAGGTGATTTCTTTGACTCAATAAATCTACCATCACAAAGAACATCAATGTAACCTAAGATATCAAGTTTCTCATCACCCTCTGCTTGTATCTGTTCAAGTGTATAACCAGTATAGAGCCAGATTGTTTTATCAGGGAGATCTTTTTTTAATCTCACTACTAAATCGAGCACTCCCTTCTTATTCCAGACTGACATAGGATCACCACCACTCAACGTAACACCACTGACATAAGGCTTTCTCAGATTACCAAGTAGTTCCTGATAATCCTCTTCCTCAAATTCATGTGCTTGGTCTACATCTGGGTCCCATGTAAATTGATTGAAACAGCCTGGACAATGATGAGTACAGCCTGAGAAGAATAATACCTCTCGTAATCCAGTTCCATTTAGTAAGTCGTTATGATATGTCTCTATTATTTTCATCCTTTCTTACATATTTACTCTATCACCAATTTCTTTCATCTTACCCTCATTAAATCTGACATCACCTGTTCTAGTTCTAGTAAAAGATAAGTAACCATTCCAAGGGTTTTATATTTTTCAATATAATTTAGACTATATAATTTTCCACTTACTATAGTCGTTGAATCAGTTTTTACAATACTGACTGCTGGTTTAGTAAGATCTACTCCTACTAGTTCCAGCAATTAAAAGTGTTTTCTATGATCAACCTAAGTCAATCAAAGGCACAAACGATCTTATGCGTCTTACTTTTACTATATCAGAACTTCCACAAACAGGACACTTACATTCATCAGTACTGTCATTACCAATAAAATGATGACCACAACTTACACAATAATCTGCTTGATGATTTACACCTAAGTACAGACCCTTAGACATACCATACAAGATCAATGACTTAATTCCCTCTGTATTATCTAAGGAGTTGATCTTAATGTGTGAAATCTTGCCACCGTTTGAGTAATTCCAGAACTTAGACTCAGCATCCATCTTATCAATAGGGCCAATGTCTTCTCTAACATTTAAGTGGAAACTATTTGTCAAGTATCCACCCTTAGTAATTATACCATTCTTCTCTCCATACTTGTTAATGAATTTCTCGTTAAACAATGGGAGAAGAGATTCACCTGGCGTCGTGACACTACTAATATTTCTACTAGTACCGGATCATATCTTAACTTACTGCTAATAAGTTCTATCCACTTCGGAAACGTACTAATCTCGTTCCCTACTCTACTCAGTTACTCTCAATAAAACAGCTAACTATTTATTGATACCTTTTCGATGATCTCTACACGCTAGTCAATATTTAGACTAGGCACGGGATTAACATATTACTTTCTTATAACTTAGTCTTCCCCGTTAGCATTACTTAATTCTCGTAACACACCCTTTAGTAGGTTTGATAGTTTTAATACGGCACGCTCTTTTACCGTACACAGCAAATAATATTCCTGTCTTCTTCTTATATTCTTCTGCCTTCTTAGATATATGTTCTAGTGTCTTCAATGCAAAACCACTTTCGTCATCATGATGTGATTTACCTGTTGCAAGCATTGATAACTCATGAAGACCACCATAACCAAATGATACTGTTGAATACTTAAGAACTGGCTCAATCTTCTCGTCTGGCTTTAAATTACCACCATCGAAACCACCCTCACAGAATACAAGTGGGCTGCTAGATGCTCGAAGATTTGACAAGTATTTATAGGTTCTTACATTAATATTCTTTGCCATGTCTAGATAGAAGTCAAGTGTTTCTATCCAGTCTTTTCCTTCCTCTACTGATTTCTCATAGATCATTGGAAGGTTTAATGATATTACTCCGAGATTACACCTATATATCATCATCTCATCGTTATCATCTTGAGGCGTTGGTGTTCCTGAATTCTTAAAACATGGACTCAAGAACGCTCTACACATTTATTCCCTAGTTACCTAAGGCACTGACTATATCATCTATTACAATTAACTCCTGTAATAGTCTTCCGCTTCGATCTAGTTCTCATCTCTAGACCTACTCCCCTACACTCATCAGGGATAGTCGATACACTTTCTAAAACAACTTAGCTTAGCACGGTCTCATCCTACAGCAGGACCTAACCGTTAGCAAGATTTTACTCTTACACCCGCGAGAAACGGTTCAAAAGATTTTAAATGGGCTGTAGACTTTTGCTTACCCATTGGACTTACAATTTTCCCCCACTTATGATATACATTACCTACATAGTTCGGAGTTTCTCCCTCTGCAGTTTGATCAAGGCTTAAGTAGTCTGGATATTGAGCGATCTTAGTACATTCAATTGCTTCATCGAATAACCACTCTAGCTCCTTGCCCTTACCATGCAGGTCTGAATCAAAGAGGAATATAAGTTTTGGAAATACAACAGGAACTTTACTCCCCGGCTTTCCTTGACCACCTTTTCTAACCTTCAAGATAGTCGATGCAATTAAGCTTCCCCACTTAGACTTATCATGTCCAAAGGAGAAGGAAAGGAAGGGATAATCTCCGCGACAACTTGCAACAGAACCGCTACTCATTTCGATCTGCTGAAAACCTGTCTCGGCCTCTCTTATTACCCTACCAATTGCATATTTCTCTTGTTTTTCTGAATCTACTGTACCACCTGAATCCTCAATCAACTCCTTATACTGGTTTGAATAAAAATCATACGACTTCTGAGCATAAGGGGCAAGTACTGTATCAATCTCAGGTGCCGTTAGTCCACCATACTGATTACCTGCTATCACACTAAGTACATCAGCTGTGACAGAAATTGCTGCCTGAAGTGATTGTGGTTCATTGTATTCTGTACTAGACAACATAAAACCATCCTTCAGTATCTTACCTAGGTTAAATAAAGAACAGTTGCCGGTTGGTATACCACCCTCTAGTACAAAAGAGTGATCATCTTCTACTTCAAGACACCATACAGTTTCTTTTGTACCACCTGGAGTAATTGACTTAACCTCCCATGCTACTTTATCACCAGTCTCTTCGAACTTAAAAAACTCTGGACAACTTGTATGTACTAGCTTTGGAATTTCTAACAATAAGTCACCAACCTTTAGATCAGTAGTTATTATGTTATCTGATAGTATCCATCTATGATTATCAGTACTCCAAACAGCTTTTTCCTCTCCATTATTGTTAGTGAAAATAATCTCCCTCAATTCCTTTTCACCATAACTTTTTACAACTGCTTTCTTCCAATTGCCATAAGGAGTTAGAACAGTTATCTCATCACCATCTGAAAAATCTAGAAAAGACTTAAGGCCTGTACTCGTAACAAACTGAGTATCAACGCTTAAGCAGTTATAAGAATCAAGTCTAGCTGATTGGTCATGTGCATAAATATAACCATCAGATAGTGCTTCTCTTTCCATTTCATTCAGGAAGACTCGCCTGTACCTTTCCTTCTGTTGTTCTCCATATATCAGGCTTCTTTTCGTTGATACAAGAGAGCTATCACAGTTTGCATTTGACTTATCTGCTTTGTATGATAGTTCTAGGGTCTTTGCATCAACAGCCTCCATTATTTTCTGGGCATCGATTTTATAATTTCTATACTGTCTATAAGATTCAGCCACCTTATTAAATCCACACTCATCCAGGGACACTTCAACTAGTTTATGTAGTTTTCTCACTGTTACCTCTGGCTCCTCAATTCTGCTCACTACTGCATCGCTTACCTTCTTGCAGTCTTTATCAGTCATGTCAAATAATACTCTATCTGCACTTTTTCTGATAGCGGCATGAATCTTCTTAGGGTCGAATGCTTCAGTAAATCCGGCTCTCTTCTTCTTGACAATAATCTTTTCGACTTCCATCATTAGTTTTTCCTTCTTTATTATTATAGATTTTCATACTGAGACTCATCACTGAATCTCTTGTCATTTTCAGTCAACATGTTCCATAAATTTTTGACCAAGTACTTTTTCTATGTAGTCCTTGGCGTTTACTATTTTTACTACACTGTCAATCTTATTATACTCCTCTGTAAACCTGACATACTTTCTCTGTTTCTCAAGGTAATCATTGACATCCTTGAAACAGCCTGCTCTATATTGATCTTTTAGTACTACGTTCCCTATAAAATCAGTGTCTTCCTGTACTAGTAGAATCTTCCTTACCTTGCAACCCCTAAGTAAGTTAAGTTCTTCCTGTATTGCTGATTCTATTACCTCGAAATCTTCTGTTGATCCTGGAAAGCGGACCCTAAGTGTATGATAGAAAATTGAATCACTAATACCTCTCTCAATAATGGCGCTTCCCTGTTCATTAATACAGAGACCGCTTAAAAATGATTCGAGTCCTACCAAGTGAAGAATGCCGTAGTTCAGGTCGTTATATTCAGTCAGGCAATCAAATATAGTAGTCTGATATTTTTTCCATGACTTGATTTTCGACCTCATTACTGGCAAATCATACTTGGACAATTTCGAATCGATTGTAGCGCTTTTCATTGCACCACTCATACCATAATAAATTTCTACTTCCATATTATATCATTGTTCATTTCTATTAATAAGGCAATAATAATAGAAAACTTGCAAGATTGTACGGTTCAAGGGAAGAAAAAAGTTAAGGAACGAACACACTGTCATTCCCTAACTGTTGCTTATGGTTTATCGTAGTTATAAGTTATTCCACCACTTAAATAACCTGGTAGTCTAGCTGATATTTCGTTAATTTTATTACCTAGTTTATCTGTAATGCTCCCCACTACAACTTGATCAAGACTTCTACCTGACATAGAATCCCAAGTATCTAAGACACTCCCTAAGTACCTGTTATTCTCTAGCTCCTCCATGACAATACTAACTAAGTCATCGTTAATATAATCAGGAACTTCAGACTCACACATCATAGTAAGTTGTCCATACTCATACTTAACATAGACCTTGAAACTGTCTTCCCATTTGTCGGAGTTGCTAAGAAGTACTAATTCTAAGTCTGGTATCTTGGGTGGCATGTTCTTATAGTACTTATCACCATACCTCAATACATACCAACCTAATTCAGGACTAAGATCGGATAGTTCTAAGTTAAATCTCTTACTTGTCCATCGATCTTTAAACTCATTCCCACTAAAACTCTTCCATCCTACCATACTACTTACATACTAATTTTGTAATACCACTATCATTAAGACTAAGCTGTATTGACTTGTTGTTGAATGCTGGAACAGACTCCATATGACTACAGAGCATGATACATCCAATATTCATCTGACTGAGAAGATCAATACAGATTTCATGATTCTTCGCATCTAAGTGTTTCAAGAATTCATCCATCACAAGTAGTCCCATTCTAGTTACTACCTTAGACAGGAAGTTAATGTCGAGTATTGTCTTCTGTCCATCACTACAATTCTCGTAGCTTACTTCATTTCCGCCATCATTAATATAGTGTGAACCGAGATCTAAGTGCTCAACCTTACCACGCCTTGTTCTGATTACTTCATACTTAACACGATTATCACTAAACTGTTCTGCGAGACGTGACATAATTTCCTCATAGATCTTACCAGTTGGACCAGTAATTTCTTGATACCTTGCCAACATCTCTGCACTCTGACTAATCTTATCAAGTTCAGCCTGACAGTTCTGAATAGTAGAAAGAGTTGAGTTTCTATCACCCATTAACTGAGTGTATTGATCCCACACCGACAAGTCACTCTCTATCTGTGCCATAGTCTCCATAAATCCTTGAGGCAGTTCAACTTTCATTGGCTCTGCTCCCATTCTACTTATGGTTTCTACTACACTCCCTAACTGTGACTGTGTCTGTTCTACTCTCTTGGCTAGGTCATTGATTGTACTAACCTCTACCATTAGTTCAGTCTGTCTCTTACTAAGATCACCTAAGATAGTTTTACAGCCAGTGTCAATTTCATCCTTACTAATACCTGGATACTTGTTTAGGAATTTTTGATACTGCTCTGTCTGTTGGTTGAGGAGTTCTTGTATCTTATCACTTAGTTCTTTCTTATGTTTATCTAAGTGTTCCTGATTCTTTAACTCCTGACCACAACTAGGACAAACCTTCTTACTATCAAGTCCCTTAAGCTCAAAGTATAATCTCTTACCCTCTGTCTTAATCTGGCCAAGTTCCTGTAGTAGTTCATTGAGGTCATTAATTTCTTTCTTAATGTCTTCAATTTCTGGACTAATCTGGCTTTGGTAATCTCTCTGCCCTGCTTGTCTAGCCTGAAGTTCACTAAGCTGCTCTTCTAACATACCTCTCTTAGCAGTTAGGTTGGCTGTATTAGTTAAGTAGTCATTGTACTCTTTCCACGCCTTCTGTAAGTTAATACCATCTTGTTTTTTATTCCACAAGTCTTCCTTACTTAGTTGTGGTAGTACGATGAGACCTAATTTTTCATCAATATACTTAATAAGCTCATTGTTCTTATCAAGAGTCTCTCTCCAACCTTGTGCATTCTTAGTAACCTGTTCATATAGTAAGTCAGCCGCTTCGTGGAAAGTATCAATCTTATCCATCTTATAGAACTTTGATACAATCTCAGACTTTCTCTCAGGCGTAACACAACCTATGAACTTTGGATGGTTTGAATCGAAGAAGTAGACGTCCATGTAATCAATGAATGGAAATCTAGTGTGGAGTTCAAGATCGAGACTAGCCTTATTGTTAGACTTCTGCTCTTCACCATTTATGTAGAACTTTGTATAACCAGCACTACTCTTTCCCTTCAATACACAACCTCTAGTGATCTTGTATGTACCACCTTGATATAAAAATTCTACCTCAGTCATACACTCACTTGCTCCGAACTGTACATACTCCTTGATATTTCTATTTTCAAGGAATGCGTACTTAATGGCACTAAGCAAGCTACTCTTACCACTACCATTCTCACCCGTCACAAGTATCTTATCCATGTCACTCAAGAATAGTTCAGTCTCATCAATACTTCTCCAATTCTTACAGTAGAATCGAGTAATGACAAAATTGAAATCTACTTCCTTAGACTCAACATCCTTGACACACTTTAAGATCTCACTATGTACACCTTGTAAGTTATTTGACCCAATTACATTACTAATCAAGCCGTCAATCTCTTCCCAAGCTGGTACATTAATGTTGTTTACATTTCCATTGATTGTGAGGTTCTCTGGCTTATATACATTCCAGGTTCCCGTCTCATCATTCCAACCCTCAGCGAGTCTATCTGATGTATACTGAAAGCGCATTAAGTTATTATCGGGATTTAAGTTTACCCATTTAAAACTCTTATCTGCACAATCTAAGATAACACCAGTACTTTCCTCACTGTCTGACATCTTACAGCGCTGAGGAATACCAATACTTACATACTTACCAAGCTGAGCAGGTCTATGTATGTCTCCACAAATAGCCAGGTCAAACTTAGTCTCATCTAGTACCTGTGAATGAATTCTATCGCTATCTGTATATGAAATTGTTGCATGAGTAAAGAGAACATCTAACTTTCCATTAATCCAGGTCAAATCAAATTCAGGCCTCCAATTATAAAAGCCAATTCTCTTACCATCTATCTCTACCTCCTTACAATCAGCATAATGTAGATTAGAAGGCAACATAACAGATAAACAGGAATCAGTAAACTCAGAAAAAACAGATTTATTATCTTGGTCATGATTTCCCCATATTATATAACCAACTCTGAAGTTCTGCATGATCTTATCTAGAAATGACTTAACCTCTGCTTGTACGTAGGGTCTATTTATTGTCTTCTCTAGTACATCACCTGCAAATACAATTACACTTGCACCTTCAGCTTTTCCAACTTTTATTATATTATCTGCTACCTTCCTAGATTGAAATAATCTAAACTTCTCACTAGGATTTCTCTGTGGGTAGTCGTGAATATGAATGTCACTTACTGCTAGAATCTTTGTCATACCGTCTTCATTAAGGATGAGTAATTATTCATCAACCACGTAAGAGCTGCATAAGAATGTTTACAGAGAGTTGTTGTCTTAGCTCCCTTTTTTGGTGCATTATTAACAGCAGGACCAAGTTCAATACTAGATCTCTGTGTGATAAATAATGAATTCCTATGCGATAAGATATAAGCTGATCTATACTTGAAATCAGAACAATCACAGTATATCTTGACTCTATTATTCTGCCAATTGCTCAGTGAAAAATCAGGGTCAAGCTCTATGAAAACTACGTGATCATGGCCCTTCTCTGAATTAACCCTGAACTTTAAGACAATATGATAAACCTTGATTGCCGGCGAATTTGAGAAGAAGGATTTAAACTTGGCTAATACTCCTTCCGGTTTTACCAAGTGATATACCTTCTGAAGACTCGCCGAACAACTACTAGCCCTACCAATCCTACCACTGTCTATGTTCATCAGCTCACCAATTGTAAACTGGCGACCAAATAAACTACCTAATACACTTCCTAACATAAGGCTTAATATATTTCTTCCTTACTCTGGGTCACTGTATTAATGCTCCCGGTTATACTCACGATCTTACCAACGTTCTTGAGATAGATACCAGAAAAAGTTGGCACCGCATTCTCATTTTCGTTGTTTGTATAGACTGGCTCTGCAATACCATCACTCAAGACTATACCATTTTTCTTGATCTCCTTGGTAATCTCATTAAACTCATATACACTACCATCGGATGAATTAATTTTTACCATACCTTAAAAATTCTTTGTTAAATCTACTTGTAAAATTATTATAAAAACTAAAACTACTAATACCAGTCATACCATACTTATTACAGAATGCAAGCCAATCACTGTAAGGCTTGATTGTCCCATAATTAGGCAGACCCTCATGAATTATTCTCCTAGCCTCTTCTAAGCCAGGGTATTTCCAAAGGTCAAAAGATTCATACTGTTTCTTAAAGAGTTCTACGTCATTAATACTAGAATAATCTCCCTCTAAGATCTCAGCAATCACCTTATCACCCTTCGTACCTTTCTTTCTCGTTACTCTCATCCCATTATGTCCCATACCAATTGCGTCACAGTAAGCCTTGTATTGATAGAGTCCAAGCTTTCCCTTAAACTCATCCGGCATTTCACTGTATATCTCACTGTATGTTCTAATCTGTGGACCACTCTTATCCTTGCTGGTCGGGATCTTGAAATAATCCATCTTAGGTGACAGAGAGTAGAGTAAGTCGGAGTCTTTTGTTATTATCACGCTAGGTTTATTATCTGTTTCATATAATTCCCTACTCGCTAAGTAAACCAAGTTATCATATTCCCAACCTGGCACGAAGAACGATGGCACTCCGAAATCTACTAAGTGTTCAATAATTGCATACTTAGCCGTTCTTCTTACTTCATTACTGTATACTTGATTTTCTGCTGTCTCGATCTCTTCCTTACTGACACTAGGATCACTCTTAAGCTCTTCTAGTAATTCCCTCGTCATGTAAGTATCTTTTGGCGATGCAGTACCTTTCTTTGAGCTAATATCACCTCTACTGTCTTTATACGCACCCCCAAGTAAGTGAGTCGTATAGTAACCACCAAAATCTGGAGACCACTTATCACAAATAAATACGTACTTATCCGCAGTAACCCCAAAATCACGAGGTATCTTATTCAATGTATAGATGCAACTTTTAATCAAATCTCCCACTGTATATTCTCCTGCTTTCTTACCTACCGAAATACCATAATGATTTCTCGCTAGGATATAACTATTGTCGATTAGTGCGTACTTATATTTGTTACCTGAATTCATTTATTTAATAAGTGTGAATAAAAAGAACAGAAGAAACCTATACTATAAATCTCTTCTGTTCTTATTTGTCTATGAGTACTTACCTATTAGAAAGGCAAGCTATTTCCGTCTGAACCAGTAGGATTACCAAAACTTGATCCTCCATACTGCTGCTGACTATTACCTGGATTAACAGGGGAACCAGTTATGCTATCAAAATGTGCTGCTGGTGGTGTGTTGAATGGGTCAGTATTTCTACTAACTACTTGCTCAGGATTATTAGCTACATTATTATTCTCGTAGCCAGCCTGTGCATTACCCTGTGCTGGACCTGACATACTAGCAAGAACTGGATCATTTGTTGCCTGACCCTGCTTATTAGTTGGTGTCTGGTTCATCAATACGGTCTTATTAGTCTCTTCAATCGCCTTCTTGATTCTATCAAGATCATTACCACCACTAGCCTTTTCCATCTTAATCTTAGTAAGCTGGTCTGTCATATACTGGATTGTCTCCTCAATGAGTCGTCTGTTGAAAAGACGCTTCTCATTTGATGGTGTACCTTCCTCACTACCAGCTGCCTGCCATCCTAAGAAGAGCTCAACTGGATTTTCCATAATCTGAGCTGCCTCCTCTGAGATCTCTGCATTCTCTGTGATAGGTACTGGACTAACCTTATGAACCACTGATATATTAAAACCAGGGCCACCAGCATTAACGCTAACTGACATCATAACGAAACCCTTACGACCAGTTAAGTTCCTGTTGTAGGTATCGCTGAGCCAATCCTTGTTAAGGGAACTCTCAGTAATGTTAGTATCCTCAATGTTACTAGCTACTAAGTCCATAAAATTCTTAGCAGTCAATACAAACAGGCCATCAAAATTCTGACGAGCTGCTTGCCTTGTGTTACCCTCCTGCCAAAAGTTCATAGCATGTGCACAGAAGATAGTATAGTTCTTCTTGCGGACAAAGTTCTTGATAACCGGATCCATTGCATGTTCACGACCATCAACCTCCTTATAGAGCTCATCAAAAATTACATAAGCCTTGTTAAGAACTTCCTCTTCCTCTGCAGTTAAGCTACTAACCTCACGACCTGAATCCTTGTCCTTAATCATATATGCTGACTTAGGAAGAATTCTAATCCAAGCGTCATAAACTGATTCTGTACCATCACTACCCATGTTCTTACGTGGCATTCTAACCTCACGTGTTCCCATAAGTGTGACATAAGGGAAATCAGACACAGTACTATTCATTGGTAGTAACTGATATTTACCTAAGTTTCCCTTGAAGTTACAGAATACCTTCTCAATCTGCTTCTTCTTTTCAAAATTTTTACTCTTAGTCATTGGTTTAATCTGACCAATCTTCTCCAAAAAAGAATCTACATTGTTAAAACTCATAAAACTTAAAATTTAAAATAAAAACTTTATATAAAATAATTCACTTGCGTAGAGAGACTTCAATTCTCCCTACATTAATAAGATTTCTAAACGATCTGAGATGACAACTTATTATGGCCATCCCTTCTCTACATATAAGATATCTAGACGCCCTTACCTACATTTATTACCACTACAAGATCACCTTATTCGTCTTCAGTAAGTCCATGTCTAAGTAAGTTTTCCCCAGATTAATTCCTACCTGATGCTCTGCCCAACCTAGAGATGTTAAGTTACCTAGGCTGTCCATCAATACAGATTCTGGTAGGTTCAGGAGTTTAGGAAAATATAGTACTACCTTATCTGTGTCTGGCATACTATCAAGCTGACCATCCTCTAACCACCCTACTACATCATCACCCCCAGGATAACTTAAGACGTCACCATTCCAACAGAGTGAATAATTAACCCGCATAATGTAAGGCTCAAAATGAATCCTCCCAACCAATGACTTATCACCTAACTGTATACGGCTGATGATATGATTCCGCCTCTCTAACAGCTTATATATGTTCTCAAGCGGATAGTCTGGGCGGTTGATAATTATGGTCTTGTTAATGATATAAGAAACCTCCCCCGGATTAACAAGGATACCACAATTACCCATCCTAGAATTCGTCGGCTCCTCTAAGTAAGTAGCCTCAATATTAGATAAAATACCATCATTAAATACCATAGCCTGTATCTAACCAAAAATTATTACCGCCTAGCTCAAACAAGACAGACTCATCATAATCCTCCATGTCTTCTACCGTACTCACCCTAGCATAAACGTAAGTAAGTGTCCTAAGTCGTCCCTCCTTATTAACCGCTCTGATGTTATAAAGAAATTGACTAGGTATCTTCTCAACTGCACTACTAGGTAAGGCAGAAAATGGTAGAGGTAAGAGATCATCTACACTGTCACCCTCCACAAATATATCGGCAGGGTCAACAACTTCAAAATAAACAATTTTCTTTTTCTTCGCCATACTATTAATCTAAAATTTATATTACCACATATAAGGAATTACACAATAGATGGCTGCAAAATTGTCAACCTAAGTCCAAATCCATTACCACCTTCCTAAGCTCATCATCAAGGTAGAACACATTAGACCTATCATTAAACTGCCGGAAATTACTGTGGAGGTAACGTTTGAAAGACTTATACATTTCATTATCACCTCCAGCCTTAGAGATAACCCAGAATGACGGATTAAACTCTGACTTCATCTTAATATATGAATCCAGCGCCTTATCATTCTCCTTGTATACTACCTCAACAACGCTAAAGCAATTATCTAAGTTTCCTCCCTCACAACCAAGCATCTCTATAAATACTATCATACCTTCTTGCTTAATATTTTTAAACCATTTACTCTCTTGCCACCTATCTGTATTAAACACTTCTTAATATCAAAGTAGTTTCCTAGATCTGTCGCTTTCGCATTTATCTTATAACCTACCTCACTGTATATCTCATTTAATCTGGTTTTTATTTGAGTATTTGGATAAGATTCGCCTACACTAAACTCACTCAGTATTTTAGAGTCCAGAAGATCAGTATCAAAACTCAATACATTCAATCTTCTATCAAGCTCAGAAGTCTTATACCACACTGCCTTACAGACATCGAGACCTAATACATTTATATATTCGTTAAACCTCTTTTCTTGAATCTGATTTAGGATGGACGTATTACCTACCCTTTCACAGTATTCACAGAGATACTTCAGCTTATATTGTCTAGATTCTTGCGCCTCGTAACCTCTAAAGAATTCCTCAAGTCCTTCCTTATCTTCAATCGCACTAACATTACCAAGCTCATTGAAAACAGTGAAACGATTTGCATAGTCGACTTGTTGAATTTCATAGGCTCTCATCTCTGATACCATTACTAAGTTATTAAAGACTGGCGTTAGTATTGTTTCACCACCTACCTTCTTTCTATTAACCGCTACAAAGTCATCCTTATAGTTCATATACTTTGCAACAATCTGGTAGTTTTCTGATAAGTATTTCTGTTCATCACTGTTACCTTTATCGAATACAGATAATAAGTTCTCAGATTTCTTTATCTTCTTCTTTAGTTTATCTGCAAAAGTTTCTGGTGTCACCTCTTTACCTGGCGATAATGTCTTATAAAATAACATCGCCTCATTTCTCCATGGATTCTCTTTCAACCTCTGACGTCCTAGTATCTGAGGTAAGTCTAGAGAAATATCAACTGCCAGTGTATCAATATCTGCGTCACTTACTACATAAGACTTTGCATTGTCACTATAAAAGTCAGCGCCAAGATATACAGTTCTAGTACAGAAAGTGAACATTTTCCTTGGTTCATCTCTTAACGGGACAGTACCTATATCGAACTTCCTACCAAGTGTCTTACGAATTCGATTAACATTGTCTTGTGTGTTAGCAACGAGTATATTGACCTGCTCTGGAGTTAACTTTGACTTCTTGATAATACTGGTGATGTTATTGACTGAGTTAACGTAGAAAACTGCTTCCTTTGACTCTACTTTCCTAACGCCCTTCTTACAAGTTTCATCTTTAACGTACCTATAGTCAAATTCACCATTTAAGTAAGTCTGTATGATGGGAGTAACCTCAGTAAGAACACCCTTTAAGTTTCTAGTAATTATCTTTGGCTTGTTTACTCTACCTGGATCAAGTGCTTCCCAGTCAAGTTCATAATATGGTAAGTCTTTGAATTCCTCCAACATTTCGAGATACTTGTCAATCATAGGAGTTGCACTGACATAGCAAACCTTATTAATGCCTTGTAAGTTACTAACAAACTGTATCTCTGTGTCTGATTTAAACTTACTGTCAGTGAATATACTTTGGAACTCATCTACTACAACCCTGAAGTTATCTAGATTGTCTTGGTGTCTAATAATATCCTTAACAATCCTGAATGAATCGTAGGTAACCAGAATTTTCACTCGCTTATCGTTCAACCTGCAAGCCTTGATGTAAGTACTGATCTTGTAAGTAAGACTGTCAAAGAAGGATTTTTTATCCCCCTCTTCTTTCTTTATTTTCTCAGGATCAGGTTTATCAAGCCAGTCAAACCTATTACCCCTGTACTTTGGAAATTTGGTAAGGTCTTTATCAGTACCAACTTCCTTTTCATATTCGTTTACTACCAAGAAAACCTCATCCTTGTGTTGATCGTACTTGTTCTGTAGTAAGATCTTTCTAGGACTACACAAGATGACATCCTCATTGTTAGTAATGCAGTATTCAGTAAATCCACATCCTGGTATTTGTTTGTTCAGGATGTGTGGGAAGTTGAAAATACTGTAACCTTCCCATTCACTCATGTACCTAATTTTTTCTGGTACTTCAATTGTTTGTTTAATCATAAGCTTCTATAATTAACTTTTATTAGTATTTTGTTAACATATTTTTCGAGATATGGTCCCGTCGCTGGAAGCTAGGTACCACACTCGCTTGGGTAAACCCAAGATATTTCGATTACACTTATAAGGTTTTTAAAAGTAAAAACATACAGAAATGTATATTTTGTAATGACCTTAAAAAAGAAGAAGCTATGTAAGAAAAATAGCTTCAAAAAATTATACATTATTTTTATATTTTCAATGACTCCTCAATTTCGCCAATCGCTCCGCTCTTTGCTACATTTCGTCATCCTATTGAATCTTAAAAAATGTTAACGGGGAAGTACCGCCCTAGTCTTTCTCATTTTATCGATTCATACTTCGCTTCGCTCCGTAGAATCTCAAAATTTCGCAAGCCGGAGAAAATCATAATCTCTTCTTCAGACTCCTTAAGGCGAAGCCGCATAGTGAAATGATCAGTGATGCCGAGGGGAGCGAAGCGATCTGAGGTATCTCTTTTACTGATCATTTTGCTAGTTCTCTTTGACATGGAACTTCTTCTGTCTCCTCATTCCATTCCCGTTCCGCTGACGCTCCACTTCATGTCATTCGTCAATTCAGAAGTAATTTCCCATTCAAGCAAGTGCGGGGCCTAGCTTACCCTTTTTTCATTCGGGTAAGAAAAGTGTGCATGTCAACTGTTCGCCCCACACACAGATACGCGCCGAATTTTTATGCAATTTTTATACAGATTCAGGAGGAACGAAAAAAAAATGGGGCGCAGGATTTTATACTATCCCACGCACCAAGTCTTTTTATAGTCTCTGAATTACACTTTCCGCATACTTAAGAGGTTCAAATGCGGTTAATTCTTTCAGCTTTGTTTTTAGCGCCTTAATTCTTTCTGTTGTATCTTTATTTTTTCTAAGATAGCTAATTGGTTTTGACATTACTGCGCTAACTACTTCTGCTTCTAATCCCAGCTCATTAATTATCTGACGGTCACTTGCTTTTGGGTTTACGTTGATAATATAGTTTGATACGACTGGGAGAGCTGTTTGTACTTTTATATCGAACTTAGTTTTTTCTATGTTCCTTCTATTTACTTCCCCCACTAGACCTATGAAATTATCTAGTGTGTATTTCAACCAATCTCTCAACGGTATTCTAAAAGCAGATTTTCCGTCAGTTACATTGAGCTGATAGGTAGTGGCATCAAAACAACATTGCCTACATAGTGTTTCAAGTCCCTCTAGTTTCAGTGAGCCTCTATTACTAACAAGCCCAACGAACATTCTAGGTCCTTGTTTTGTTGTCATGTCTTCCACAAATACCTGTCCCAGCTCAACATACTTATCAATTTTCTTTAGTGAGGGTGTGAAAATGCATGTATCACCTTCAAACATAAATCCATCCTTACCATCTTCATTTGTATAGGGTGTGAGCTTGTATGAATAGATAACCCTACCTTTACCTGTTTCCCAAAGTCTCTGTAGTTCTGAATTCTCTTTATCAATCAAGAGGTTTACATTTGGTTCTAGGAGTTTTGGGTTATCTTCTACCAGCGCCCTATACATTGATACTGGTGAGAAGTTCGGATAGATAGTGCTAATACCATACCCAATACCAGACACCAGCGATTTCATATAAAGTGCCAGTGGAAATACAAGTGATAAGCTCTCTGGTTCTAGTGGTCCTTGTGGCGATTCTACCATCTTAAGACATTGTAAGTTAGGCCTCAAGATTTCACTATACAGGTTACTCAGCATTGTCTTTGTATACCTAGGAGATGCAGCTGGTTTTTCATCTCCCAATATTGACTTAGTACCAAAACTACCAGATCCACTCATAACACCACTTCTTACCATTGATGCAAGTAGTGGTTCACATCCAGTTAAGCTATGAGGATGATAAGAAGCCATACCATTCAAGAGCTTAGAACTAGGTTGTAATTCGCCCTTTGGAAACTGAAGTGCTGAATAGATTAACCTTCGATAACTAGGTTTACATCCATCACTTACATTTGCTAGTGCCCTTTCTGTGTTAAGATAAGTTGCACCATTAACAATTGCTTCCTCCGTCTCCTTACCTATCGCTTGCTCTAGGATCTCTGCGAATACTGTTTCTTTTAATTTATCTGCCTTACTTTTTCTAGCCATTATATTAATTAATCTTTAAAGTTATATGGATTTGTTAAGATTCCTCTATTAGTGAGCAATTTCTTTCTCTCGTTTATATCTTCATTCAACGCCCTAGAATAATCAATACCGTCAGGCGTAATCTTAATAAGTCTTCTAGTTGACTCATTAAAGAATATATCCTCTACTTCACCAGTCTCAGGTGAAAGAGAACCTACAATTATGTTTACTTATGGCCGTCTAACCTCCATAAGCGAGATTATCTCTCCACTCTTTCTCAAGAAGTGTTCAGACTATATCTTCATCTTCAGCATTACCTGTTAAGATGTTGCACATTTCGAACAGCCATTATAGACGTTGCTGTCCTACTTCCTTATACTCATCAGGAATAGTCGTTGTCGTTATATCTTACTATAACAGCGGATTGTCTCTATTCTTAGGATTGTTACTCTTTGGTACCTAAGACCTAACGAGAGTTCCCCGCAACAGTGCAATTTGTGTGGTAATTATTTCTAATTACCGGGACTAGTTTATTAATCCCTTAAAACGAGAATAATGGCATTTTTCATCCATATCAACTGGAAATCCTGTCTCTACGTCATACTCATCATCTGGGTAATAGTATTGTACCTTTCCAGTTGTTTTGCTCTTGCCTTTCCATAGAGGTGATATTGCTCTATACACAAGTCCAAGTTCTATCATAAAACGGGCGAACTTGCTAAAGAGATATAATAACTCCGTAGCTATTAAGTCACCATCGGGGTCAGCGTCGCTCGCAATAACAATCTTACCGTACCTGCTTTTTTGTTTTATGACTTCTAATGCTTCTTCTATTGTATTACAGTCTTTTGTTACGTTATTCACATCAAGACCTAATCCAATAACTTTAAAAATACTATAAATTGTTTGGCTCTCCATTGCTCTCTTAGCTGACGCATTGGTAACATTAAGAATTTTACCTCTCAATGGAAGAACTGCTATCTTTGTTGTATCAGGACGTGCAGTAACCAAGGATCCCGAAGCGGATAAGCCTTCGCAGTTTTTCGTAAACACACCAGACGCAAGTGGAAAGTTGTGAAGTGGGTTATCTACTTCTAGACAATATACATCTTCTACTGCGTCTATTACTTCAATTTTGGTTACTTTATGGTTATTATTTGTAAATTCAAATTTTTGAAAAAGATCTGGATATTTTTTTCTTAATCCAGAATACCCACAACCATTAACTACTCTATCCTTATTAAATAATTTTTTAACCTCTTCATTAAAGTTATCTAGTGTGATATCTTTCCCGTTTTCATGAAGAGTTTCTAAAATATTTTCTGCAATGAAGTATTTTAGTTCACATGTAGAATCTAAGTTATTCGTATAATCACTAACCAAGTCTGGATTATTTTTTATTATTGTTTTAAAATACCTAACTCTAATGTTTTTATCTGCTCTGGATCTCTCAAAAGATATTTTATCAAAATTTCTGGCATTAAGTGGCAATTTCCTATCTTTTATTATAGCAGTATTAGTAATCACCTCTCTTTCTTCTGTAGCTCTTTCTGCCAGTTTTTTATTGTTCTTTGCAAACTCTGGATGTTCTTTGCAGTACTTCTTGGTTTCATTTGATCTCCACTTCCTGAGATCTTTATTACTCCACTCTTTTATTGCCTGAGATCTCAAGTGCTTCTTTGTACTATCACCTTTAGGAGTGTTATAGTGAGATTTTATTGAATTAGATAATCTCTTTCTATATTCATCAGACCTCTTTGAATCTAAGTAAACTTTCTTATAGATTTCCTTATTTTGACCTGCTACATTATGAAGACCCATTGCCCCATGATGACCTCTATGCCATGTATTTGAGCATAACATTAAGTTTCTTGGACTATCATTTAATGTATTGTGGTCAATATGGTGTCTAACCTGCTTTAGAGGGTCATTCTCCACCGTCTTAAAGCTATCATGTACAGTAACATCCTTATGTGTAGACATTACCCTGTATACATAATAACCACCGTTTACTCTCTTACCATACTTTTTATCAGGTGTTTCCCCAGACTTAACTATATTTCTGGTGAACTTAGTGCCTTTTTTACCTAAGTAGCTTTTTCCTACTACTTGAGTCTCTTCTTTTATATATATAGGCATCAATGAATCCCCAGGTGATAAATTGCAAGCCTCTGAATAAGTTCCATCTCTTAACATCATCTTATGATCAGGGGTACATCTAATTACCTCTCCATTATCTAGTGTAATAATAGCCAGTTTATCTGAAGTACTTATTTTCTTAGCAGCAATTATTTTAGAAGGTTCGATAATACCATTCTTATCACAAGAGAAGGTATATAGTTCTTCACCATTTTCTATCCTTCCTACTAAGTCCCTGAATGCGATCTTTTCATTATTACAAGTTAAGATTTCAGTATCACCAGTAAAGCATAGAAACAGTTCACATGCTATTCTATCTTTTCCAGTTGCCTCAGCGAATCCAGGTACTAGGTCATTTTTACTTCTATACAATCCAACTCCACTAGCGCCATCCATCATCTTCTCGGCCAATTCAGCTGCACCAATATCTTTCATTGATTCAGCCAGTTTATTCAGCTTACTAACATGAAGGTCCCAGTAGTCAGAGTTTTTCTTCATGATTTTTTCCATATCTTTTACGACATCTCCAAAATCAGTTACCTTGACCTTTGTAATACTCTTCAGTCTAGTTTTTGTCTGACTATCGAACATTACCTCACCCGCCAATAAGATAACACATACACGAAGACCATTTAGGAGGTACTCATGTTTTATCTTATACATATCTTTCAGGGCAGTTTTAAAGCATGATTCGGCGATTGTTATGTGTTGTCCTTGATTTACATCTAGGCCATTAACAGATCCCATCTCTACTTTATTACCGAGTTTAGGATCTACTTCAAATGTCACATAAATACCGACCTGCTTATTAAAACTATCATCCTTAGGTGTAATGTTTCTGACTAGTTCATACTTAAATGGTTTGAATGTATTATTTATTTTCTTACCATCCACAAATACGCTAACCTTTCTGTTGTAGAATTTTTCCTGGATCATCAAGAAGTACTGTAAGTTTGTAATTGGTACTTCTGCTTTAGTTGATTCAAAGATTTCAGGGTCAGGCTTAAAGAACACAATAGTACTAAGATCTCTAGGTACTGTCTGATAGTCTTTAATACCTTTGAACATTAGCTTCTCGATATCACCAAGTCTACCTGCTGATTCTAGTACCTTTTCACCTTTGACGCACTTAACGAAATAATACAAGTCTCCCTTACTTCGTGGTCCTGCATTATTCCAAGCTTTTTCTACGTCTGGTATTGATTTATTGTAGTTATGTTCTCCGATTCTAGATAAGAGCCAATATTCTTCACTAAGGAAGTTTGTTGCACTACTACCTACACCGTTCATACCTACCCTTGAGACCTCTGTGTTACTGAATTTAGATCCACTATGTAATTCAGAGATACTAAGATATGCTTGTGTTGACCCTGGTTTATCTGGTGACATTGCGATTGGTATTCCTCTACCATTATCAGCAACGAAACAGAAACCATTAAAGTCTCCACTTACCAAGATTGAATCTCCATAGCCTGCAGATATTTCATCTCCCGAATTATCAATAATCTCACGAAGTAGTACATTAGCGTTTGAGTTATCGCCAATATACATACCCCATCTTCTTCGGACTGCATCTCTCGGTTTTAGGAATTCAATTACATCTTCTTTAATTTTCTTTGCCATGATTTATAATTATATTTTTTATAGTTATTCTCATACTATTAAGAATTGAGTGCTGTTTAATTGCAATACACTCAATTATAAGGAATGTAGGCGGGGACAAAAAAAAGAAAAACATACTAGGGTTTATTCTAGTATATCTTTCTTTACTACCTTAATTAGATTTTCAGGTGAGCTAAATAAGAAGTCCATTATCTTATCATTGTCTGGCCATTTGAGAAGATTTTTTGTACTTCCCCAGTCCACAAATAATAGTTTTTGTTCGGCTTCTATATTTTCAATGGTGTCCCTAACCGCTTGTCCCACTAGATCATAGTTAGGGTAGTAGTCGTCGCTTAATCCTCGAACAAACTTAATACGATCCATCTCATTATTAAGGTTAGAGTTTCTGATTTTGTTCAGGTCATATGTAGTAAGATCATTTAGTTTTCTATCAATAATCCTTCTATCAAACTGTACTAATACTTTTTCAATTACCCTTAGTTTCCCTTTGTATAATCTAACTACACTATACTTTGTCAGTACTGGAAACAAATCCCCACATGATAATATAAATATTGGTTCTATTGTTTTCATTTCTTAGTTAACTCAATATAATTATTAGGTGAACTTTTTATATAATTCTCAACCTCTTTATAGGCAGGCCACTTTAAACCTCCAATATTGGCATTATCTATATCTACAGAGATTTTATCTTGGATAGTTTTGATATCACTTATAGATTTATTAAGACCTATCCTTACTATATCACTGTCTGGGTAGAACTCATCATCTAGTAGTAGTACATATTTAAAATACTCAAGTTTATTTTTATATTTACCTCTTCTTACTTGGTCGAAGTTAAGTATCGTCACTTGATCCGATCTACAGTCTATGATTCTGTCCTTAAACTGTATCATAATTTTTTCTACTTCTTTTAACTCATTGTTTTCTATGACAAATGTTTTATATCTCGTTAATATTGGATATAAGTTGTAGAGTAGTACTGCAAAGCTTGGTTCTACTGTTTTCATTTCTTTACAAGTTCAATATAATCTCTAGGAGAACTATCTATGAATTTTCTTATTTCTTCATACTTCTTCCACTTTATATTAGTTCTGCACATTGTTTGTCGATATGCACTTATGACATATTTATAGTATTTTATATCTTCTAACCCATCTCTAAGTGCTAGTTCTACCATTTCTTTTGTTGGGTAGAATTCATCATCTAGTTCATATTTTTTCTTTAGGTTTTTAGGGTTAATTGAAATACATCTTTCGGCTCTAATAGTAGTGGTAGTTCACGACTATAAGTTTGTATATCGTTACCTACTTGGACAATTATTGACGCTACTTCTACAATATCACGACTGGCCCACATAAATTTTCTATACTTAGCCAAAACCGGGTATACAGTTCCTTTAAACATTATGAATTTTGGACTCATCTGACATTAAAATATTCAGTAATTAATTTTTCAGGACTATTCTTCATGAGGTCTAATAATTTTCTACCATTCTCAACCTCTGGCCACTTAGTACCAAAACTGTGTTTACTTATTCGGCAGTTAATGAAAAATTCCCGCTTCTTTAGGTACTTAATAGTTTCAGTTGTTGCATCTTTTACCACCCTGCTTGTTCTATAGTAACCTTTTAACCTATAGTACCTGTTAATTCCCTCTACCTCATCTTTAGTTAGGTCTTCTAGGTTAAGCAGCTCTAAGTCACCTAGGCATGAAAACTTACCGCCACTCATTAATACTGTTAGTCCAGGTGATTCAATATACTTTCCACCTGTTTCTACTATAGTTCTGAGCTTTAGAATAACTGGACATACTACTACTCCACCCAGTCCTCTTGCTCTTACAAACTTAGGATCTCTCATAGAAGTCTGTTTTTAATATGTAAAGTTGGTCTATATTATCTTCTATACCCCTCAACATTTCTAAACACTCTTCCTTATGTGGCCATTTTTTACAGATCTGATTGATTCTTCTTTTAGAGTTGTCAATCGAATTAATAAGTGCTTTTAGTAGAAAATCATCTATATCTTTTTTACTGACATAGTTTCTATCAGATTCAATAATAGCCTTCTCTGCCATACTTAGCATGTTATAGTTAAAATAATACCTACTCACTAGGTCTTCAGTGTCATCTTTGAATCCTAGACGAGGTTTTTCTCTATTACTATATATTACAAAGATTCCTATCAGGTCTTCATAATTTACTACAAGTTCACGATCATTCCGAATCGCAGGCAGTACTAAGTATCCTATCAAGTTTATTATTTCCTCACGAAAATTGTCTACTTTAAACTTACCTAGTCTGTCTATATCTTCTTTACTGAATTTAGTCTCCATAAAAATCAGTTCTTAATATATAAAGTTGATCCATATTATCTTCTATGTCTCTTAATTCCTTCAAATACTCTTCTCTTTGTGGCCATTTTTTATAAGCCTTATTGATCTCTGTTCTGCATTCGTTAATTGATTCGATGAGTGTTTTTTGCAGACAATCCTCTATATCTTTTTTACTTACATAGTTTCTGTTAGATTCAATAATAGTCTTATCTTCCCTGTCTAGTTCGTTATAGTCAGAATAATATTTACTCAGTAGGTCTTCTCTATTACCCCTGAACCCTAGACAAGGTCTTTTATCGCTAGTATACATTACGAAGAATGCTATAGGGTATCTAGTATCAACTACAACTCTACGATCATCTAGAAGTTCTGGTAGTACTAAGTAGCCAATCAGATTTAGTATTTCTCTACTTTCTCCTACTTTAAACTTACCTAGTCCTTCTATATCTACATAATCAAAATTAGGGTTTCTCATAAAAATCAGTTTTTAATATATAAAGTTGATCTATATTATTCTCTAAGTATTTCAGCGTCTTAAGAAACTTATCTCTTTGAGGCCACTTCTTACAAAATATATTAGTATTTGCTGTCCTGCACGAATATATATGTGATTCTAACCTATCTCTTAAGAAACGTTCAATTTCCGACCTGCTAAATCTAAGTTTATCTTTACTAATTTTCAACTTATCAGGTTCAGATAGGCTACTAAAATCTACATAGTCGTTTAGTTGTTTAAGCTCATAGAAACTTAATATAACCTTTTGAGATTGCATTAAGTCATTGTAAACTACTACACATGCACATACATCATTTTTATCTATAGTTATTTTACCTTGACCCCAATTCATCGAAGGGAACACAGCATAACCAACTAGATGAAAAAACTCCCAATAACCATCTTCACCTGTCTCGGTAGTCTTGCTATTGTCTCTAAATTTTCCTAGTGCTTCTCCATTCTCTAGTAGCTGATTCTTCATTGACATCTAATATTAGTTCACCTACTTCGATCCCCTTGACAAATTTACCAAGTTTCTTACGACCTTCCTCCTCAGGCCATTTAACATTTCTCTTAATTCTCATTAGATTTGTAATACATTTAAATATACAATACTTTATTTGGTCCAATGCGCACTTCTTACCTTTATCTATTTCAGACCTTGCTGGGTAAAAGTTTTCATCTAAGTTATAGTTTTTCTTAACACTTAGTCGCTCTGTTTCAGTAAGGTCCGAAAGTTTAAGTATGTTAGCAGTACTTTCGTAGTATATTTGTAATTGACTACCTATTTTTACTACTAATCTGACTTCACTTACTACTTCAGCATTATTATTAAACACTGCCGGTAGTTTTATGCCTTTATACTTTACCAATACTACACCTATGATTCCTCTACTATCTCTTATAAAACTAGGGCTCATAAAAACCATCTATTATGTAGTACAGCTCTTCTTTTCTAGACATAAGATCTTCTAGTTGCCTTTTTATCTTTTCTCTAGAGGGTATTTTCTTATATCTATTACAAGCTTTCCCATCCATATATAAAAATTCTTTATCCAACCCCTCTATCAGCATGTTTTTTATTCTAGATATCTGCACACTACCTGATAACTTACCTACCAATTCTAGTTCTGAATCTGTAAGGTTGTTATAGTCGTATTGTACCTCATCTAAGTGTTGTCTATCAGTTGTCATAAACATAGCAGAATTTTCACCAATTGAACTATAAATCACCGCCACTAGAATACCTTTATTTTCATTAGGGTAAACTTCTACATTATCCTCGTCTAATTCTAGCTCTTTATAGTAACCAACAAAGTGATATATCATTAGAGGGCTCCACGGTGTATCTCCTCTGGACACTTCAAACTTTCCTATTAATTCTTTCAGGTCTACATTAGAACTCATCTCTTCTACTTATAACGTTAATCAATCTAAAGGCCATGTTATTGTAATCCTCTGTGACTAATTTTAAAGCCCGTTCATACTCTGGATACTTACCAAAGCGTCCCTTATAAGCCCTACACTTTCCAAGTAACATAAAAGTATCTGATTCTATCTTATCTATTAAGTAATCATGACATTTATTGATAAGTTTTTCTTTAATCACAAGCTTACCGTTAGTTTTCTCCAGGTAAGATTTATAGAGTGACCTAGCAGTATCTATTGGTATCTCTATTATACTGTATAATTCGCTTACAAGATCTCTACTATGAAATGTCCAGTACTCATTACAATATATTATTCTAGCAATCTTAAATAATTTACGACCACCTACATCTAACTGGACATGATTATATACTGCCATGATCGGACAATACTTATCACCAAATCTTGCAAACTTACCGAAAACCTCTTCGTACATAGCATTCATCTATATTAATAACTGGATCTTTCTTAATTCTATCCAATTTCTTAAGTAAGTATTCGATAGTTGGGTATTTAGAACCAAACTCCGTCGGATGCTTAACTATATAGTCTTTACAGTCATCTAATCTTTGGTTAACGAAATCAAGTGTATACTCTCTTGCGTCAGCTATTATATGACCTAGTATTAATCTATCCGTCATTACACTGATATCAAATTCATGTAGTGAATATATATTAATGCTACACTTATAAACTCCTTTATCTGCTTCCCAGACCTTCAGTTCATTGTTCAGAGTATCAAAGACCGTAAAGTATGTAATATTACAATCTACTTGAACACTAGGTACTATTGAGGTAAATATTGGAAAAAGATATCCATTGTTATAGTATTCGTTATCTAGTTTATCATCACTGAATCTTAGTATACTTATTTCTTTCACCATATTACCTCCTCTATAAGTGCTTCTGGATTATCCATCATATTCTTTATATAACATTCAATACTATGGAATTCTGGGTATTTTAGTCTCGGCGTCAAGAAATACATTGTCCTAGCATACATTTTATCCAATTTTATCTTTACAGTGTTTATTAATTTCCTTGTTATCTCATCTTTCTTTTTCATAATAAGGCTAGTAACTTCTTCAAACTGCATTCTATCCTTATCAAATAAAAGGTGAGGTGTAGTTATATTTCCACTAGCATATACCTCGACTATAAGAATATTTTTCCCATTAATTATAACAGAATAAAATATGTTATTTATACTAGCTATTAGCCTGCCACTGCTTTTTTGAATATAATATGGTAGTACTGCTCTTGCAATAATGGGGATAAATGTATAATCTCCTATCAAAGGTTTATATGCTCTTCCAATTAGGTTTTCTTCTGATTCATTTACTGTTAATAATTCTTCTATCACTATATCTTTCATCTTACTAATAAGGTATTGATAGGAAAATAAAAAGAGAGCACACCTACTACTCTCTCTCTTATCTACTATTCTAATTCCCATATTATATATTTTTCTGGGTTCGTCTCTAACTCTCTTAATCCATCTCTAGCCCATTCTAGTGTTGGATATTTTAAGCCTTTTCTGCACATTGTATTCTTAAAACAGGCTCCCCACCTATATACAATTTCAGACACTGCTCTATCCCTCGCACTTTTTATTATGGCACTCTTTTCTCTACACAAGAATTCGGCAACGCTCTGATGTTCTTTATCTGATAGGTAGTCACTGGCCAATTCAATTCTATGTTTATCTGGATCTAAGAACATTATGTATGACTTAGTTGACGGCCTATAGCAAGTGATAAATATAAATTCATCTTCACCATACCAAGAAACGCCTTTGAATGCATTAATTATTAGGTTCACATCTTGATTCGCGTCTATCAGTATTTTTCCTGTAAAGTCTAAAGTTTCTCCCATAATACTTCCTCCAGCTTTAAGTTCTCTAAGTTTTTTATAAACCTATCATACTTCGGATACTTAAGAAATTTTCCTCTTATCCTTGTCCCGACGCTTTTGATTTTCTTGATCTCACGTTTTTGACACTTTCTTAGGTCATTCAGTACCTTATTCTTGTCTATCTTACTTACCCAGTCCCTATCATGTGTGGTAGCAGTTATTAATCTACAGGGGGCGACTATAATATTTTTACCGCTCTCTAAGGATACAATGAACACAGTACTTTTATCAATCTCACAGTTCATCGATACCCTATCTTTACCATAAATATAGGGTGAGTAGTCAGGGATTTCTACCAGACCTACTATTATACCCAGCTCATCATCCAGTCTCACTTTTTCACCTAAGAAATCTTTATCCCTCTCTGTTATCATGATCTTTTCTATTGATTACGCCATGAATTATACGTGCAGCCCTAGTCAACATTGTATTTATTCTTTGTTGATGACCCCGCACTTAGTTTTTGGCGTGTAGTAACCAAGTACTAGTTTTTTAGGGCAGTCTATGTACTTCTTATATTTCCGGACTGCTTTTTCATAACTTGGATACTTGGGATACCTTTTTAATATGAGTAAGTTCAGTGTGGTCATGTTATTTTCTACCCACGTTGATATATAATTTTTTATTTGTATCATAGTGGGCATTTTTTCTTCCACTTCTTCAAGAAACTTATTCACCTCATCTTCAGTTAGTTGATCTTCGTCTAGAAATATTTTATCGTCTAAATAGAATGTATGGTAAGTCCTCCCATCTCGTTCAATAAAATATTCTAATGGTCCAGATTCTATCTCCTCTCCAGTAAAAGCAAGATGAAATAGAGATGCAAGTACAAGACCTCTAATTTTTTTGCCCTGTCCGTTATTTTCCATTAAATACTTGCCTGCTAGATTTTCAAAAACCTTATCTTCCAATGCTAACTACTGCTTTTTGTGGATTTGCTATCAGGTCCTTAATAATATTGTCCTGTCTTTTAAATTCTACCCATTTCATATTGTTTAGATTCTTTCTCCTGTCTTTATACTCTTTTGATTCTTTAATACGTAAATGATAGTTCCTTATAACCCTCAACACGTTTCTTCTTATCCTTTTTATGTACCTACTTTTTAGCGTACCATCAGATCTTAGCATAAATCTAAACTCTTTTATAATTGGTCCAACTAGATTTTCATGAAAACTACTCAGACTAACTACTTTATGATCCTCCATACTATATATAAAGTAAGAACCGGGACAAGAAACTGCTACTATAATTTCTGTTAGTTTAATATTAGGGCCTACAAATCTCACTCCTTTGAACACCCCCACTACCGGAAGCCATCCTAGTACTGTTCTTGCTACATTAATCATTCCTAGTTTCTCCTACTTTTAGTATAAACCTCTTCAAGTCTTGTCTTTTTTCAAGTAAGATCTTTTTCACTGCATTGACCTTAGGATATTTTCCAAGTGTGTATAGATTTTTAGAACCCATAACCCTGTAGTAATTATTATAGTTCAATCTAATCAACATTCTCCTAAATTTTCTAACATATTTTGACTTAAACCTACCATTCTTATCTATGAATTTACTATAGCGCTTGTAAACACTTTCTCTTATTTCAGGGTCTAGGTCTTTACTTATAAATATCGATGAGGTTCCAATGCTGACTCTAAAACTAGGGTCTAATCCAACATATAATGGTGTCATACGTAATCTTCCTTTATATACACTTAATTCTACATACTTACCAATGACTGGTAGGTAAATTCCATCTCTCGTTTTTATCATATCTATCATTCTACTATTAAGGATTCTACCTGAAACCTGATACAGAGTCCGCTTGATTAAAAAAGTGCATCTAGGAAGCCTTAGATTTCTTATATATGTAGAATAATAATTGGGTCTATAGTTTAATGGATAGAACAATGGCCTTCTAAGCCGTCAGTCCAGGTTCGATTCCTGGTGGACCTACAATGAAAGTGAGGATAGGTAAGAGCAATTAAGTTTGTTCTTGCCTTTTCTTTTTATCCTTTTGAGATGCCCTAAATTCCTTATTAGTATAATAGAATAATAAAATTTTCAAGTAGCTTATGAGTAGAAGCGCTATTATAATTAGAGAAGTGGACTCGAACTCCACCTTGGAAATTTTATGGTTATTCCCACTTAGCTCAGTTGGACAGAGCGCCCAGAGATGGATCTGGAGAGGTCGAAGGTTCGAATCCTTCAGTGAGATAGCCAAGATGGTACTTAGTAGAAATGCTAAGTACTTTTATTTTTTTCTAGGGGGAGGTAAAAAAAGAGGAGCCACACTGTGACTACCTCTATCCTTAGCACTACTTTATTCTACCGCACGCCATTAATTTCTTAGTCTCTTCGTATATCTCTCGAATCGAACTGTACAGACACCTTGATTGGTAAGGTTTTAATTGTAACCCTACTATCTTAGTAATCCTACCGTACTTATCTCCCCTACAACATCCGAAAGTGAGACTAGTAAATCTATCTGGGCCAATCTCGTAGAGTTTTGATATTAATTCAAAATCGAGTTTAACACAGATTTTAGTGTCGCGCGAAAAGTATCTATCTCTGTAAACTTTTGATTGACTTAGTTCCTTTTTACCTAGTCTACCAAGCTTACCATCTACTACATACTCAAAGCAAATACAATTAATCGGGTCTTTTCCTTGACAATCCCAGTCTTTTGAATTATCTGGATTAATAACTAGATAATATGTAGGGGTCTTCTTATCTAGCGTCATCATGATTTCTATGAAGTATCCAACTCCATATCCACTAGTAACCTTTGTCTTAACTGTATTACACTCTGACCTATCAATACTATGACTGACGAATAATTGCGCACTCCCTGTTATAACACACATAAACAGAATTAATGCCGTAATAATCCTTTTCATGGTACAATACTTTTCTCTCTTACCTATAAGGGTTTATGACAGAGATATTTACAGTATTGTATGTTTTAGAAAAAGTGCGCCTAAGAACCCGTGGAATCCTTACTAGTGTGATGATAGTAAGGTCCCATAGTTCAATGGATAGAACGTAGGTTTCCTAAACCTTTGATTCAGGTTCGAATCCTGATGGGATCACATATATCGTTTGTATGTATTGAGTTTGTATAAGACGAAGTAACTTGTCCGTGAGGATGGGTTACTTTTTATTTTGCCCTTAATTCCTTAGTAGTGGATATTAAGTTATTTTACTCAGATTTGTATTTACGAGGGTCAACTTGTTCGGGAGAATAGGTTGGCTTTTTATTTTTCCTCCTGAAATGTCCTAGAATCCTTATATATGTAATAAAAATTAACCTTAAGAATTAAAATTTTTCTTAAGGCTTTTTGTTTTATTGAAATTTAACAATTAAAAACTATAAAATTATGAAGAAGATTATGATTATGTTAGTTATGTTAATCAGTGTATTAACTACTAACGCACAGGTGAGAGTAGTAAGCGAAAGAAATTTACTTCGTGCTACAACAGAGTGGGTCAAATTGGCCGACAATGGAACAATCTCTACTTATCTCAGATTTGTAGCGGAGGATCACCCTGGAATGGATGGTGCGGATCTATGTACTTATGTAGATTATAAGTACATTAACAAGAAGCCGAGTGGTATTTATACACCGGCTAATGCGAGAGGTTTTGTACTTGCTGTATATAATATGCAGTATGGCCAGTATGGAACATTTGCGGGAAAAAGTAAAAACATTAAAATAAAAGATGGTATGATCAATAGAGTATCTATGGATTTCTTAACAATCCAGGATATCGAAAGTTGGACTACCTTTATCCTAGCAAGTGGAACGGCGTATTACTTAGGAAACGGTAAGTATACGAAACCTAATTTTGTAAAGATAAGTGATTCGACACAGACAGGTCTTGTAAGACAGGCCCGTTATCTTAGGGAATTCATACAGAGATGGTAGAAAAATATTAAGAAGAGCATTATAGCTCTTCTTTTTTTTGTTTTTAAAAATACAACGAGAAGCTAGCTATACTAAAGTTCCTCTGGACTTATTCTTTATATGCCAGCAATAACATAACTATCCTTTCGACTTCTCATTTCTACCAGTACCGTAACCTAAACAGTATAAGTAATATAGATATCTCATACTTAACTGAAAGGTCTCCTGCCGTACCTAGCTCACCTTTACCGCTACCTAGGGTAGTCTAGCGTTGAGTACATTTTGTAGGGCTAAGTAAAACTAGACTAAACCTTAACCCGTGTATGTATTACCAACTCTCGTGATATATTATATAATATATTGTAATCTCATACACCTCTTTCTCACTATTAAGGATTTGAGGGCAAGAAAAAAAACGACAGAGAGTTAATTGTTGGTGTGTACTCCAGGTCTTACCTAAGAATGCAAATTGCCTGGCACTAAAAACAATTTCCTTTCGACTCTCTATCTCTACCATACCGTAACCTAAGCAGAATAAGTAATATAGATATCTTCATACTTAACTGAAAGGTCTCCTGACGTAATTAGCTTCCTTTACCGCTACCAGGGTAGTCTAGGACCATTTGGCAACTCATTATAAATTAGAGTTGAGACTTATAAAACTAGACGAAATTCAGCCTATATACGTATTATACCTATTATATTGTACAATCTCATATATCCCTTTCTACATATAAGGATTCGAGGGCGCTATAATTACATCAACGTTATATTGATACTTTATATAACTACACACTTCGTAGAATTTATCTAATTTATTTGATAAATAGTATAAATCACTTTTACTAATAATGTAATTATCTAAAGCCAATACTGCTCTTTTATTATAGAGTAGATATCGTTCAATTTTATTAATGATAGGCAAAATTCTATGATTAATTATCACATAGTTTCTCATTGTTAGCCCTAAGTAATTAAACTTGATAGGAATAGATCCGTGATTTCTACAATAACATTTTAAGAATTGAAAGTTATCCTCGAATGTTTGATAACTATATCTACCATATTCATAGAATCTAATTGTCTCTAGCCCATATTTTAGTCTTATATAGTCATCTCTTGCTTTATCATAATCAATTTCATGCAGTTGACTATCTATCTCTACTAGGAGGTTAAAGTCTGGCATGAAATAATCAATTAAGAAATAATTCCTACTTAGTTTATCTTCACCTAGTTGATACTTAATACATAACAATTCCCACAGTTTTCTATCTCTAATTATAATGGGAAATTCTCTAATGTATCTAACGCTTTTATGTTTAGTATCTAAGAAGTTTTTGAAATTAGGAGACCACGTACTGCTTTGATGCAAGTTCTGGTTCCTATTATCCTCTAGGTTTATTTTCTTATTCTTAGTAGAAATTAAAAACTTTGGAAATCGATACTCATCTACCATAAATGTGTATCGATCATTTCTTCTTAAATATCTCTTTAATGTCTTTTTATTCATATACCTATAAGGGATTTAGGGGAGGAAAAAGAAAGCAGGCTAGTAAGAATTTCTCCTACTAACCCACTTATTTTTATACTTCTTGATCTAGTCGTATTGCATCTTTCCTCATCTGTCTAACCCTAAAGAACCTATCAACGCTACAATTCGTCGTCAGGTCTATTACATCATACTTAGATACTCCCTCTCTACCATAAGAAAGAATAATATCTTCAAAATGTATTGTCGAATCTTCCAGAATTAGTCTTAAGCTTTCTGAACCGACATAAGATCTAGCAGTTCCTTTTTCTAGTTCTGCCAATGTTAAGTGTGGTGTATAGCTAGAAAAATCACTAACTACACCAAACTTTTCACTGAGTTCTTTATTAATATTCACTAGTGTATCGTACCAAATGTTTCCTTCCTCTTTCACCTTGAGAACTACATAATCACTGTCATTCTCAAAGATATCTAGTTCAAATACATCAAATACTGGCACTGCGAATTCTGCATTACTCTTATGATTGCTTAAGTACTGGGTAAGATTTGGTGCTTCCATACCCAGTGACAATCTAACACCTTGTACCTCACTTAACACTTCTGATCCACTTAGCTTTTTATCTCTAGCATAAAGTAGTGTTACGTGTGAGTCATATTGAATACCTGTATCTTTTAGATCTCCAGAATCAAAAACGCAATTAAGCAAGACTGGAGTACTAAGATTCGCCGCTAACATTACGCAGCTATTCATGTTCTTAATTTCTTCCATTACTTCTGATTCTTTAGTCTAAATTTAACCTTCATATCACCTAGACGTCCCTTAAGATTTGAACCTCCCTGATTATAACCCTTAGAGTCAGTCACAGTTAGTCCAAGTCCCAACAAGTTATTAAGGAATATCTGATTATCTTCCTGTGCTGTATCCCCACGAGCACTTTCAATAAATTCCTTAGCACCACGAGCAAGATAAGCACTTAACTCCATCTCACCAATCTTCTGGCCAGTTGTTCTATACTTACCTCTTCCCATAATCGGACTGTCCTTATACTCATTAATATCAACACCAAACAATGATGATGTTACTTTATTTGAGTATGTTGGAATATGGTAAAGCTCCTCTATACAGATATAACCACACATAAGAGGTTTATCGGTAGGTACATACTTTCCATCAAGATCTTTCAGTGTCTTTTCATATTCGTCAGGTGGCAGGTTCTCTTTCAATTCCTCCAAGTCAGCTACTGTATCTGCTGGCATTAGAATTTCAGATTGAGACTTAACACCTAATTCATCACTCCACTGTTCTACTAGTGATGGTGTAAACTTTGTACTATAAGAACCAACATTGAAGTAGTATACCTCCTCAATTTTATTCTTATTATGATAGTCTATGAATTGATCCAACGTCATACTATCGAATCTGCCTGGGTAATACTTCTTAACTAATGGTAAGATAGTTTCCCTCTCCTTTGGCGAATTCTTACGTTCCTCCACTATGTCATGAATTCTGTGAGCAATATTACCAAGCCCACTCTCCAACATAACTGAAGGGATCTTACGATGGACAGTACTATAAGGGTTCATAATAACATCACAAACCTTCTTCTTACCACTCGGATCAACCATCAATGGCATTTTATTGTCAGGTAGAATTTTTGATATCACACCCTTACCGCCATATCTATTAGTAACCTTAGAACCTACCATTAAGTTCGTTCTCTTAATGAGTCGAATTCTAACAGTATATACAACACGTTCATTCTTATCTAGGATAACAGGTTTTAATCTATCAGCTGCGACGTACTCTGGATATCTTTCGTATATTACAGACCTATCCATATTCTTTTCGTACTCCTTGATATATTTATTAGAAGTGCGTGAATAAGTGAGATCTGGACGTTTAATACCCTTTGTAATTCTAGGCTTCTTATTCTCCTGTATTAAAACATCACTGACATAAGCCTCATCAATATTGTTAGGAACTTTTGTAGGATTCTCAGTGGTAAATTGTGAAACATCTACGTCATCGCCAAAAATACCCCCTAGTTTTTCCTGAAGTGCCTTATTGATTTCATCTAACTGTACAGCCCTATAAGTTTTAAAGATTACATCACCACTTTTCACTTGATGTCCAATAGGTGCAATCCACTTAATAGCTTCACTAGACTTGACGTCAACAGAGAGGTCAATAATAGAGTATGAGTGCATTTTCTTTGAGAATGATTCACTTACTACCAAGGCATCCTCATTTACATAACCAAACATTGCATGGAATAGTACCAATGCGTTAATACCTGGCTTATATGTATCCTTTTCTAGACCCACTGCACCAGTAATTACATCACCCTCACGTACTGTCTGTCCTACTTTTACTTTAGGCTCAGTATATACAGCAACGTCATTTACTGATTGGATTGCAGTTCTTCTAGGTACCTCAACCGTTTCTTTATTAGGGAGCTCAATGATAACTTCCTTTTCATTGATTTCCTTTACCTTACCCTTCGGATGTTTAAACCTATCATTAAGTACATTAGATTTTAGTTCTTCAGAGTTACCTGAACAAACTAATGGTCTTTCTGCAAGTGGTAATGGGATAGCTTGCTTTAACATACTAGATCCCATATGTACACGAACAGAGTCAGTATAATTAACAAAAGGCATCTGTCTAACTTCCTCAGATAGTCGGTAATCTGGGTGTAAGTCAATGAATTCAACTTCACTAACAGGCACTGTCTTTCGCCTCATTCTATGCTTAACCTCAACCATACCATTTGCATCTGGTTTTAGTGTGTTGGTATCATAGTCTACGTACTCTGATGCACAAACCTTATGATTCAAGTAGTCTAAGTATGATATTGTTATCTTGTTAAACTTCAAATCATAACAGTCGAAAAGTACATCGGTATCTGTCACATGCGTACTAACTGTAAGCGCATTCTGTTTACCTACGTTCTGATTAATAGGGGTTGCACCTACACAGATCAGATCAGAGAAACTCTTATTATAGGCAACTGATGGTGGAATTTGGATCTTATTAGTCAAGCTCTCCAAGTTCATTGCATTGATACCTGGACTAACTTGAGGATCATTACCACCCTTACCAGAATCACTACTACCTTTCCAATACTTAGCACAAATCAAAGTAAGTACGTTGATTGTATCTTGTAGTTTGCTAAATTTTGTCCAGTAGTGTCTAATGCTGCTATAAGTTGAGTTAAAGTTTCCTCTATTGTTGTTCTTAAAGAGGAAGTTCATAAAGCCGCTAGATACAGATTCAATCTTCTTGTCGACTACCATATCTTTAATACGATCATCGCCAAAAGCCATACATTCCTGAATAAGCTTTGATGTAATGTATTCTGGTTTATAGTCGAGGTCAAGTTTAATCTGCAGCTTCTTTGACTGTCTTTCTGTTAGCTTTAGTACTTCTCTTTCAAGTCCCCTAATATTATCCACTTCCTCCAGCTTATACTCTCTCACCTTCTCCGGCAAGCCAAGTTCTGGATTAGTTCTTTTTATTCTCAAGACCCCAGAGTTAATATCATAGTCTCTATCATAGTCAAAGTTTATATAGTACCTACCTGAACCTGACATATTGATTCTACATTCATAATCATTGCCAAGCGTATTAGTAGCAACCCTATACGCACCTTCTATAATAAAACAACCATCTATCTCTCTAGGAACTTCAAATTCAGAATATCTAACGTCAGAGTCATCGTAGTTAATTGTATATTCTAGGTTAACTTTAAAGGTAGCTGTGAGGCCGTTTTCAATGAAGTAAGAGGCAGGTTTATCAATACCCTCCTCTGATATACTCCACTTAAGGTCAGTCAGCTTCGCCTTATCGTTATACCTATCAATACCAGTAAAGAATTTTTCTACAATGGTCTTAGCGCCTTGACTTCTAAAAAATTGATTAAAGTTACTCATTATAAAAGTGTTTTAATATTAAGCTGTTTATAATCGCAATCAACAGACTCAAAGAAGTTTTCTAATTCCTTCTTTGCTTTTTCTTTTATCTCTTCAGCTCCTACATACTCTTGCATTGGTAACCCTGACGTACTTCTGAAAAATGCTTCATAAGTAACGAGATAGTTGAAGGTATCTTTTAGTTGATGCAGTACTAGCTTAACTGAAAACTTCTCATACTTATCCTCTGGTACTAAATTTTTCAGAGTTTCATATAAGATTTCTCTAGCCTGTACCTTATCTTGATCCTGACTATCTAAGATATTTATAGGAATTTCATAAGATAATACGATTTTGTAATAATAATCGTTTGACTTATTATTCATAACTTTTTAAAAATCTGCGTTCATCATATTTCCACCTACCGAGCTATTTGTTGTCGGCTTAGTGGACGTCTTTTTTACTTCTTTTTCTACACCCTTATTTGAGCTAGAGGTAGGAGAGGATTTACAAACCACCTCTCCATCTCTACGTATAATCAGTTCAATACTAATCTCTTTCTCAAAATCAGGAATATCAACTTCAAATTTAATACTTCCCATTTTTAGATTTTATCAAGTTTATCGTTCATTAATACACCCAAGATAGTATCAGTCATGACATCATTCTCAAGTTCAATCTCTCCACTAAGTGCTTTACCGATGATCTTATTTGACCAACCATAAGAAAGCGTTGTGAAGAATGATTTTCTATTGAGGATTGCATTCTGAGTACCAAGATATTCAAGCTCCTCTAGTTTATTCTCAGGGTTACCATCTACATACTTTGGATTAGTAAGACCTGTAAATACTAGCTCAATAATCTCTTCCTGCATATCACCTGGACTAACTACTCCGCTCTTTTGATAAGATGAGCTAGTCAATGAGTAATACTGCTTTCTGAAAATATTGAATATACCATCAATATCAGAACCTAAGTCACTTGATACTTGTCTCATATTTGCAACACCAGAACAAAATCTCTGATACTTCTTAATTACTGTACCCTCAGGGTAATAGTACATACTTTCAGGTGAGTAGGCATATCTAGTATCACCAATGTATACCTCAATTCTACCTTCCTTATCCTCTACGTACTTAATCTTACCCTCATTATAAGAGTAACAATCTGCAATAATTACCTTGTCCTTCTCATAGTACTTAATACCTGAGCTACCCTTTGCATTCATTAACTTAATAACTGCATTGAGTTTATATACAGGACTAGTTGAATTATAAGCAGTACCGATTAATTCTCCTGCTGAATACTTCTCCTTAGGCATTGCTACCCAGTTACTAGGTCTTGGGAATTTCTGCTCTCCGCCTCTAACTTTCAAGATCAACCACTTACCTTCTTCTCTAACAGTGCAATCTTTCTCAGCATACAAGTTACCTGTTAAGTCTTGTATACGTTCATGACCACCATGCTTCAAGCCAAGTAGGGACTGGGTTGTTGATTCTGAGAAGCTAGTACCGGCAGATAGTCCAAGTGCTGAATTATTTGGGAAACTAGCCTGTAAGAATCTCTTGCTAAGTAAGTCTGGGGTAACTAGATTAATGTCACCTGTCTTTTTCTTAACAATTGATCTTACTGGTACGAGGTCATCTTCATTTGTCCTAGCTACTTCTGGATATACTTTACCATTTGGGGCTGTTCGTCCAGTTGCAAGATATCTAGGAATCATAAGTCCCTCATTGTTCTTATCTTCGCCTTCTCTTGTAAATGTATAATTATTTAACAAGAATGAAAGCTGTCTATTTACGTAACCGCCAAGAGGTCTATATTAGCTAGTGAGGATATATTTTCCCCACTAGATCATAAAGCGGTTATTGTTCAAAATTTCTTTCAAACACAGACTATATCATGAATGGCTTACTTATTACCACCCTCGCTCTTATAGTCGTTGGCCTTATTACTTTCTGGCTTGGAGTTATCGGCTAAACTTTTCTGAATACTTGCATAGTTCTTCAGTGTTTCTCCGATACCTGCAAAAATTACTCCAAGTGCTGTTAAAATTTTAATCGTTTTTTCCATAATAAGTTGCTGATTAAATTAATAACTAAAATTAATAATTCTCTTACATTTTACTATTATTCATTCCAGCAATAGTTGAGCGTTTTTATAGTGACGCACCTCTTTGACTATTACTCTACGCCACTTTGTTTAATGCTTTGAAGAGATCGGTTCTCAATTGCATGATAAATATACTCATCCTCACCAAAACCAGTTAGAAGTGATTTTTTGGTAATAACGGTTTTTTCATCTACACCACTAACAATAAGTGATGGCATGTTGATAGCCATGATAGATGCAAGTTTTACACGAGCTGCTCTATCAAGTTCGTTCTTCAAGTCACTACTAAACTTACCTTCTGTCTCTTTCTCATACTTGTTATACCTTTCAGTCAACATCATGAGCTTCTGTTTATCGGTCAGTTCAGTTGAGTCAGCAATTTTTCTAATATCTCTATAAGTATCTGTATCAGTATCTACATAGAGAGTCTTAAAGTCGAAGGTAACAACACCCTTCTTGCTGACAACCTTTAGTGCAAATTTCTGGATGTCTCTTGCCTTTTCAATCCAATCCTCATAATGGTCTTGGAGATAGGACATGAGCTTTGCCGCACTACCTGCACTAATTCTATCGTAAGGTGTTTTAAATATTCCAATCTCATCAATATCCGCACCAATGATCTTAGAAATTCTCAACCTTCCGTATGTTGTTATTTTGCTCTGATAATCTACACCACCTAATTCACCAGTAAACACAATAGGAGTGCCATAGTCAATTACATGATCAACTTCTACATCTTTCAGTAGTTTAGAATAATCTGTGTAATAGTACTTTGGATCCTTTAAGTCATCTGGGTCCTTTGGTGTATATTCAGTAGCATCAGCCATACCATTTAGAGTCTCATGGTTAAATTCAAATACACCCTTTAAGTTTTTCTTGTAGATGTAGTTGTAACGTGGACTCATTTTATTATATGTATCCTCAGCAACTTCTTCAGGTACTAAGGTTACAGAAATAGTATCGCCATCGAAATCCTTTACATTCAAACAGGTACACTACCACCTGTCCCGTTCTCTTATGAACTGCTATACGTCTCCGCATAGAATAGACTATATCTTCTACATTGATAATAATGTAGCCTCGCATTTCCACCTGTGACTTAGGTGTACTCCCTTACATTCATCGGGGATAGTCGTTGAAGTTATAAGTAGAATTTAGTTCCTACTCTTTACCTGCTGATTGTCTCTATTTTTAAGATTGTTACACATTGGTACTTAAAACCTAACGAGAGTTTCCAGCAATTAACGAGGTTTTATAACGCCTTGATATTCAATTAGTTAAAGCGTTAAGTGGACCACAGAGAGAAATTGGGTAATGAATTGCATCATCATCTACCAATCTCATTTTCAGTGCATAAATACTGTATTCATGAAGCGTTGGTTGTCTATTTGCTCGGTCTTGTCAATAATTTCTTAATGACACCAGACTATATCTTTAGAGTAATCCACTACTCTATTTTGTACATAGTCGTTGAACTAGAATTTATTTTCGATTTCAAATCTTAGGTTACTACTCTTCCCTACTGCGTCTTTTAGAAACTTATATACTTCTCCTTTCTTTGATTTTTCCAGGAATTCAGTATATCTAGTGCCAGTTGGGTCGAGTTTTGTATAGTGTTGGAATTTAATCATTGTATCAAACTCAAGATCTGCCAGTTCATTAGTAGGTCCTGATATGATAGCAATAACTCTTCCACCAAGTATCATCTTAGGAATTTGTTTTTCCACTCTTCTTTCCCAATCTTTAGAGAATCCGACTTTAATACTTCCAGGAAATTCTAGAAAATACATAAAGCCTTCCTCTCCCTGAAATTTATTATGTAGTAAGTTTCTATTATTAATTCTCATTGCATACTCAGATCCATAGCCTCGAGATGTTTTGTCTAGTAAGTTTCTTTGTCGGATACTTACCATTCTATCATGTTTCTCTTGGCTCTGGTTCCAAACGCCGATCTTACTAGTCCCAGCATATCTTCCTTGTTGGTGTAGTAATCTCATATGTTCGGCTCTATTCCAGACTGAATCAGAGTAGTATTTTCTTAATAGTATCACCCTGAATTCTCCTTTCTTGTGTTATTATAGTTTTGAAATCGATTATTCTAGCTGCTGGTCTAATAAGTTTGTTCTATTTATTCCAGCAATTCTCAAAATTACGTACCAGTCATACTAGTACTAACTGCTTCTCAGCATATTCTTTGAAAAGCTTCTTAGTTGTTGGATTATCAAACTCCTCTCTGGTTGCTTGTAGTGCTTCCTTTTTAGTGAAGTTTAAGTTTTCCATAAGATGCTTTACAAAACCTTCACGACACATTTCATATGCTAGATGTGTAGGTATTCCCAACTCATCTACTGCTAAGGTCGTGCTAGGTACAATAGGACTACGTGCAGAGTTCTTAACACGAACACTGTACATATTTCTCGCTTCGTTCTTCTTTGATGTATTTAATAAGTCTGTTGCTAACTTCTTACCTGAATTTAGCATGGCCCTTAAGAGAGCAGTATATCTAACCCTTTCACCAGGTGTTTTAAACTGCTTAATAACGTCAGCATAATTTTGTGGATTAGCGTCGGTATCCTTTACGCAACAGAGACGTATAATAATAGAATACCAGAGACTAAGCTTATGGACGTTCATCTTCTTATTACTACCTCTCATGACAAGGCTATAAGGTCTCATCATTGCAGGCAGAACTAAGTAGTACCTATTTATCAGTTTCTTGTAGTCTGTTAGGTATGATGGAAAATGCTCTTCAATTATCTTAAGTAAGCCTTCATAAGAACACATACTTTCATCTGTTATAAATTCAGAGATAGTTAGTTCTTTCTTCTTGCTATCATAAGAAAATTGGCAGGTATCAAACACTTTAATACCAAGCTTTTTTGCACTTCTACCGCTATAACCATTTCTCTTTAAGTCATCCATTAAGAAATCTAGCTTAATTTTTGACCCGCTAAAGATATGGTTAAACAAGTCTAGGAATATATCAAACCTAAGCTCATTCAAGTAATAAAAAGGTAGTTCAATCCTAGCAAATCTACGCAGTCCTTCCTCTCTTGAAAATACTCTAGCACCACAATTAGGACAAGGCTCTAATGATTGCTGCCTGATATGACCGCAAATACACCTGTCTTCATAAGGTGAGCCAAAGATATCAACGTCATATACACCTCCCACTACTGGTTGAATTGATGTAATACGCGTAAGATTAAGGTCTTTGTGACTTGTTATGACTCTGTCTTTTCCGTCTGATCGAGTATAATCAATGATATCCTCGTCAGTCAATAATTCCAAACTAGCTGCCATTTATTTTAATTTTTTACAAGGTTTAGATCTTTCCAAATAATCTTCTGACTAATCTCGGAATCCTCAGCTGTTTCATTTGACCACTCCTTATAAACTCTCTTTACGTCGGAGATAGCCTCAGATCTAGTGCGGTCCTTTAATTTTTCATAGATTCCTGCATCCTTATCTACTACCACTTCGATATAATCTGAGATCAATTCTTGTGTAATAGTTTTAGATGAGTTATTATATTTTGGTCTAATCTTTCTGTATTCTACGACATCTTCTGGCGTTAAGTCAAGGTCTGCAAAGTCTGAGATAGAAGTTAACATCGCCGGCTCTCTATTAAACCAAGCAACTCCCATATCTCTAACTCTTTCTGCTACCTTATGTCTTCCTTTCTTATCGTATATACTAGCCAGTTCTTCAATAATGTCTGTCTTATTCTTCTGTATCTTCTTAAATGCATTATCGATCTGCACTTGATACTCTGGTGGCATCGTTGGGCAGTTCATAATTAAGTCATACATATTGGAAGAGAACAAGAAGATAATAAAAGCAGGCAATTGTCTTTGTTTTCTTTTTCTGGACATAATAGAATCCTTTGAGAGATCCCTACTAGCCAAGTATTCAACGAACTTTTCAATATGCTCACGTACAGACTTGGTATACTCCTCGTTAAATCCGCCATCATCTAGTCCACCAAATTCATCTTCTAGGTCACTATTTCTAATTGGCCTATCTGGTGTGTAGAGTCCAGCTGGGATACGGTTTTTACCTTGTAGGTTGAACAGGTTTTTCATGTAATCTTCTACTGTCTTACTTGATGTGTTCTTTGGGTCAGCGTCTAGTACATTCCTGACTGCATCACTAACACAAGCATCAATAATACCTGCACCACCTAAGCTTACCTTCTCATCATTTTTCTTAGAGGACAGAGCTATATTATTATAGTTCGCGCTAAGTTTAATTTCAGTTGGGGTAAGTCTTCCTTCTTTGTTTGCATCTAATAATTCGCGTTCACTTGTACTCTTAGAATCTTCTTCTGACTTAGATTCAATATCTCCATCATCTTCATCATCGTCGTCGCTATCATCTTGCGCTTCGACATAATTTAAAGAATCAAGATCTTCATCTTCATCTAACAAAAAATCATCTTCATTCATTAGCTTATTATTAAAATTTAAAATTTATATTATCACTTTGAGGAACTCACAAAACTCTTCCTGAAATTTATAAAAACTTCCTCAATAGTAAAGGTTTAACCCCTGCAGAAGTGTGATTTTGTGCATTTGAGGCCCTAAATTCCTTAATACTGAATAAATTTGTTTATTTAAAATTATACGGAATTTCTGAAATGAATCCAATTATTAGTTTGTTAGGGATAATAGGCTAATGAGGTGTGTTAGAAAGGTTGTGAAACTGAGTATAACACACTTATTTTTGCCTCCTGAAATGCCCTAAAACCCTTATTAATGTAATAAAAGTTATCTCAAGAAAATCAGAATCTTGGGATAAATTATTTTTTAGGATATTAATAAAATAAATATAAAAGCTATGAGAAAATTAGCAAGTCAAATGATGGATAAGGGTGTAATCCTTGCCATTAGTGCCGGAGGCCAGGCAATTGGTCAGGCCTTATATAACGTAGGTCTCAATTTGTATGAGAACCACGAATTGTATGCTGAATATGTTAAGAGCATGTTCAGAAAGGAAGAGCAGACTGTAATCGAAAATAAGGAGGTTGCAGTATGTTAGAACTATTAAAATTACAACTTCAACAAGGGTTTGAGGTTGTAAAGGGGTTCATTCAGGAGGACATTAAAGAGTACTTTCAGAGAATGATAGAAGAACAAAAGAGAAAAGTTCAGGAGCAAAGTAAGTAGTGCTCCTGGATTTTTTTGCTCCTCTAGAATCCTTATGTATAAAAGAGATACTAGTAATCCATTGAAATACATGGTACTGTATAGACTTAGTTTTGCCTAGTTTTATAAGTCTCATATCTTATAATAGAATATGCTTAATTAGTCACGTTGACACTAGGATACCCCAGAGCGGTATAGGTGAGCTATGTGCGCAGGAGCTGCATTTCGAGCTTAATAAGTTCATGTGTAGTACGGTACTGGTAGAGATAGAGAGTCGAAAGGAAATTACTTCAGCACCAGGCAATGACAATAAGACCGAGGAGAAATGTCGTTGTAATTAACTCTCTGTCGTTTTTTTTTCTCGCCCTAGAACCCTTATATGTATGAACAACAATATTTTAAAGGGGATGGTAACTAGGTGTAGTGATTATTCATTCCAGATAGGCAGTTACTCATTCCCAAAACAGATTAAGTCCTATTCTGGAAAAATAATAGATTTAGAAGATAACAGATTACAAAATCTGCAACAAGGAGAAAGTAACGGGTCGCGATTATTTGAAAATTATCTGAAAACTGGGCAAAAAGGATTACGGTACTACAAAGAGTTTCCTTTTATATTAGGTGATACTAATCTTTGGGGAGAAATTTGTAAATACTGTAAAGTAGATGATGATAAGATAAATAGAAACTACTTCTTAGCTGACTACTTTATACCTGAATTTAACTTACTAGTTGAGATAGATTCAGGGTATCACGATGCTGTATATGATAGAGCAAGGGATGAGTATATACAAGAGGTTTGGGGAGCAAAGAGTTTAAGGTCTTATATGTATAACCCAGGTAGTGTTAAATTTAGGTCTGACTTTGATAAAGAACTGAAATGCAGGAGAAACTTTAAGATTCAGAACAATATAGTCGGAGATGTTTATATAGACTATTCAGATCTATCAGTAGACTGTTTTTACTTTATTAATGAAGATATAATTAACCTGATCAATAAAATAGAGTATTTAATGTTGAAGAAATTTAACCTTAGATGTGGAGAGTTTGATCTGCCTTTAGATAAATTAAGTGATCAAGAGAGGTTTTTGATACAGAACGATAATATCCTTCAGAGGGTAAGATTTATATTTTACTCTGTATATTCTGTCTATGTATCTATAATGCCCTAGAATCCTTAGTAATGAGACGAAAGCATGCGTTTTGACGCTTGGCCAGGCTAGTATGTGAACAGTCTCGGAGTATGTAGAAAAAACAGCAACAGAGGTATGGAATTCCTCCGGATCTAGAAATAGATGTTCCGGCTACGTACGGTGACCATATTAACCTTATTTATGTTCAGTTTTAGAGGTTACATTGCTTATACACTGAACTACCCTTGTAGCGGTAAGGTGAGCTATGTACGCAGGAGGTCTGCTATAGCATACGTTAGTCAGACTACGGTACTGGTAGAAATAGGAAGTCGAAAGGATAGTTGCTTTTCAGTAGCTAGCTTCCTGTTATTTTTTTTTGCTCCCTGAAACTATCGAAATTACTAGCGGGGAGTTTTAGAACCCTTATAGATAGAAATAACCTTAAAAATCTAATAACACAATGGGCAGAATATCAAGATCGATGCGCTCACTTATTGATAACAAGAGTAGCCTTAGTAGTAAAAGTTTTGCTCTTTTGGTATCAACAATAACAGGTGGACTTATTGTAATTTGTATTTGTTATGCACTTATTTATGATGTAATGACAAACGGTTACATAAAAACAGACTTAGCTGACTTGGGTATTTTCTTACTCTTCGTTGGTATGTATATAGCGGGAAGTGGTATACCTAAGACAATAGCAGGAAGGTTTGATAAGTTCCACCCTTCATCTTCACAGGATAGTAATGAAGAAGGTGAGGGCAAAGAGGAAGAATAGCAGGGTGAGGTAATCTAAGATAATAATTTCTTAGGTTACTTCTTTTTTTCTTTCTCCCGGTAAAAAAAAATAAAGAGCTAGTATTACTACTAACTCTAATATCTATTATCTCTATATGCTTTGTAGAAATAATAATATGCAGGTCCACCATTAAGGGTAGGTCTCACGTCTACTCTCAGCACTGGAAATTCCGGACAAGCACTAGGAAGGTTTACAACATCCTTCCATCTTAGCCTAATTCTGTCCGGGTCTCTAGTGCTATCAAGACCACAACCAATACCCTCAATCACAGCCTTCTTATCTTTTACTGCTCTATACAAGATTGGTGCATTATCATTACTCCTAGTCAAGTCACAAATACACTCGTCGAATATAAAATAATCACCCTCCCTGATTGTACCATACTTAGCAATAGTAAGGTGATCATTGCCTAGACCTGGAAAACCTAATTTAATTTCGTCAAGCCTATCCAAGAACGCTCTCACATACCTAGGCCAATCAGTTTTTATACCTCTACTATTTCTTACTAACTTAATTACTGATCCAACTACAATCATAATCTCTGAGTTTAAAGTTTCTATTATAGAGTCTGACTATCCTATCAATGAAGTCAAAAGTATTCAAACTCTCTACTCTATCTCCGTCTATAGGGGAGAAGAAAAAGTATGACTTACTTATTATGTGGCTTCTAGTGTCGCACTTATCTACCAGTTCTTTATGAATAGGTATGAGGACTTTATTGTATAGCTCTATTGTCTCTTCATGTAGTATTGCCTGAGGTATTTTACTGTTCAAGAATATTCTCAGCATAAACAGTAGATCTTGTAAATTATCAACACCACCTAGAGCTACCTTATAGAAATACTGCTTAGGATTCACCCTAGTAGATTCATAAGGGTCATACATAGATAATACAATACAACCTTCTGATAATATAAGGTCTAGTATACTCTCGTCTTCTAATATTTTTTCTATTAACTTGATCACGCTGGCTTTATATTAACATCAAGGTGCATTACAAAATCTCTACAATAACCATATATATTTCTCAATACATCAACCGGATCATTTTTCCAGCCGATAGTCATTAATCCTACTTGAAGTCTACCATCCTGTAAAGGCCTACCGTAGCCAATCTGATCTAGTGGCCTATCCATTTCATCAATAAACTTAGATATTGAACTTAGATTCATATACAATAGCTTAGTTCTAGGCATACTAACTACATACGATTTCTTAAACAATCTTACCTTGACTGCATCTAATATATCGTATGCGTCTTCAGGGTCCCTATCAAACTCTTTCCGGTCTATACAAATCAACCGTTCTTTGTCAGGGTTTTCTTGATCTACTACTACAACAATAAATCCTTTTAGCTTCAGTATTATTTCTAGGTTTTCATCAATAACACTAAGTAGGTCTTGTTCAAACTTTTCTATCATATATCAAAACTAATATAAATTTCTCTTGTCTGATTCCAATACTTAGATTCAAACAACATTTTCCTTAATGTTTCTAATGGACTATCACCCTTCTGAATAGTGATATTTTCCTGGGCGAATAGAGGCTCATTATCCTTTGATGGTAATCTGATTGAGAAACTAATTGATTCCCCAACATCAAATATATCTATCCAATCAAGGTAGAGGTAAAGCCTTTTTGTATATTCAAGATTTAGTACAGCATCGTCCCATGGATACCTTAATTTCTTCCTAAAATCCTCTAATATTTCTTCTAGATATTTCTTTGGACTCCTCGTACGTTCTAGGTAGATAAATGTTCCATAACCGTACGGAATATTAATGGCAAGTACTACACCACCATACTTCTCTACCTCCTCAACATGGTCTAATAGGAAACTTTGTATATCAAGTCTTAAACTCATACTCTGGCTCCTTTCCTAGTTCTGGTACTCTTACGGCCATTAAGCATTCTGGGTTTTTATCAGAATCCCAGTACGCCTCTAATAACTCTTTAAGATATCTATAGTAATCATCTTCTTGCACCCCCGGATTCCATCTCAGTATTAAGCCGATCATCCAGTCCTTATATTTCCAGAACTCACTTAACATTATATTATGGTCTCCAGTATTACGTGCACCTATTAAGTACTTACAGAGACGGAATGATAATGCACTAGTATATTCTGGGCTATAGTATTTTCCATTATGATTTTCTTCTATCAATTTCCCACTAGCCCATGCATTATTCTTGTGATTCTCTTCTTTCTGTACGTTCCTTAGGTACCTCTCACGTCTTCTTTCTTTTTTTCTCTTGCTTGATGACATCTTCTAATATTTGATCTGACAACCATCTTAGGCTACACCTAATAAAATTATCAATTGAAATATCTGATTTATAACTTTTTAATGCTTGGATACATCCACTGAGCCTTATTAAAACTTTTCTAGTTAATTCTTCATTAATTACCTCATCATGTACTGCAATAATACTAGCGTCCTTCATTCTTACTAAGTCCACAGTATCCAGATAATCACTCAGATCTATTTTATATTCCAACAGGTTTACATAAAAAATATTCTTCCCACTACTTCCATCAGTAACATATAAGAGTCTATTATAGTTTAGAAGTAGGTCAAGTAGGTAGTAATCATTCAACATTAGGTTAATTATATTACTAACCGCTTTTTTATTGTGATCATACTTTTCTAGGTCTTCCATACACTTTCTTATAGTTATTCTGTATGTAGGTTCTAATATCCTCCTGTTGTTGTAATGGTAAGTCTCTAAAATATACACACTCAAGAGGATTATGGAATGCAATGATCTCTCTATAATCAACGTAGGTTCTGATGTAATTAATAGGCCTAAGATATTTGTCAACCAGGCCTAAGTCTTTCACATCAATTTTTACGTTGTCACCTAGAGAGAGAAGTAGTTGATATTCTGGGCACTCTGAACTAGGGAACCAATTACTGAGATCCTCTACTTCTGCTAATACCTTCTCTAGCCCCTCAACACTATCAATAAGTACTCCGTCTAGATAGATATCCTCCATTCTCCTAGTGACTATTCCTATTTTAGTACACAGGAAGTCTCTATAATGTAAGATTCTCCTTATTGTTCTAGATATCTTATTTGCATTTAATCTCTTTGTCATACTAAAAGCTCTTCTAGTGTTACAAGTTTACCATCAACTTCAACCCCTAATAACTTACTCATCCTTTCTGATTCGCACCAAAGATTATTGAACAAACCTCCAAGCTTACAATCTATAATAGTGTGCTTATCGTCTTTATTACCTTCTCTTACGTAGGCTAGCTTAATTACACTATTGCCGTCATCAAACATATCCAATAATTTTCTTATTAGCTTACTATTGCTCTGTAAGTAATCCTTAGTGGGATCAAAGGAAAAACAATCAACCCATTCTACGCCACCTATTACACTTAGTAGTTTATTTGATATGGTATAAACTATCTTATCGAAATCTAGCCCATCTTTATATGAATCTTCGGGCAGGTGAACTACTCTTATTGCACTACACCAGTACCAATCTTTTTTAATTATTAGCGGTAATTGTCCATGTAATAATATCTCCATCCCTAGGTCATCATCTGCGTAATAGTCTAATAATATCTTAGCCAATCTCATCGCCTCGACATCCTCTTTGATAGATACATGCATTACCCAGCTTTGTTCTTTTAGTAGGTAATATATTCTTCCTACTATATCAAACCCGCGTCGGATCGTATCAGTCCGTGCTCTGCTATCCCCTTCGATATTTACATAATCAATAGAGATTACTAAGGCTTTATTACTAGATGCAATTCGCTCTACACTAGATATACAACTAGAATAGTCCTCTAGTAGGTCTATAGTGTTATCCAGTAAAAGACCATCGCCATCAAGTGCACCAAGTATATAAGAAAGTAGGTTAGTGGAATTTACACTACTTATCTTTTCTACATAAACTAGTTCAATATAGGAGAACATGTTTTTATCTACACCAATTATCGCAAACTTACCATAAGTTTTTATATGCCTGAGAACCTCTGGTGTTCCCATGATGAACTCAATAAGCTTTTGGATGTCCTCTATGTCATCAACAAATCCGTACTTCTTATACGTATCTCCAGTATAATACTTACTTAACATATCCAAATTTCTCTACATAATCATTTATCTGCCTAACTATATCAAAACAGAACTCGGATTTAACCTTTGCTGGTATGATTGATATAATGTCCCTAAACCAAGCAGACCTATTATCAGTTGGTATTAGATCTTCTACTAGGCTCAACAAATCCTTTCTTAAGTTTCTCAGGACGTGCATATACTGAGCCCTATATCTAATTGGGTCACTAGGTTCTACGGTTAAACGATAATAGATAATATTTCTAATTCTTGCTACTATGTAACCAATTTTTTCTTCTCTTGTTATCATATACTTATAAGGAATCTAAGCTAATCATGTAAACAAAAATAATAAGTAGAACCACTGCCTACTTATTATCAATCTCCTCTATTCTAATATCTTTAGTTGGGGTATTATTAAGAACCATAAACCACCCGAATAGGTTTCTTATCTTGATTCTTTGCTTAGCCTCTCGTTTTTCTCCTACAATAACTATATAGATGTACCTATCTGGATCAGGGTCGTCTATTACCTGTTTAATCACATCCCCATATCTATCTAACAATCTAGTAATAGCATCTAAGTTAGCAGTACAATTATCATCATAGTATACACTTAAACAGCGCTTAAGGTGTGAGGTTAATGTTTGATAATCTTCTAAGTTATTACCGATTGCTATAGTTCTTTGTCTAGTGTAGATCCTATCGTTTACGTAGATAGGTACTGTTCCCCAATTTTCTACTATCTTAAACAGTAGATCATTCTCTACAATTAACTTAGCGAGTTTTTCTATTTCTGTACTTAACATATTATTCTTACTATCCTTACATCACTACTAAGACCTGCATTATTTAGAAGCGTCTTACATAGTTTGTTTATTGTAACTGTATATTCTATTTTATTGATAAGTAGAGTTATTTCTTCACTTGGCTTATGCACTATTGTCTTCATTATAGTATTCCTATGTATCCTTAGAAATTCTACTATACAATCTACACTAATAGAGAAGGAATTTCCATAGTAGGTTTGAAGCTCCTTAGTAACTTTATCAGCCACTGAATAGCAATCCTCAACATCAGCTTCACTAAGTTCTATGTGCATCCTATATAGGTCATCGCTTTCCCATACTTTGTAAAATACAGGTAATGATTTCCATGTAGTTACTATATCAAACAACAAGTCATCTTCTAATATTAACTCTACCAACTTATCTACTCTGTTTTCCATAGGATACTTAGTTCTTCGAATATAGTATCACCGTTCACAGATAATACTAACTCTATTGCTTTATCTGGATCTCCCGTGTTTATTATCCTCTTATTTTTTCTGTTCATATCACTAACACCTACTAAGAAAGAGCACTCATTCATAACCTTCGATCTAATATATGAAATTGCACCTTTTATCCTTGTTAGTAGTTGATTAGTCTCTTCAAAATCAATATCATATCCAACTACTAAGCACTTATGACAGTGACTTACTATCTTATCAAATAGTTCTGGATATATTCCGTCTTCTATGTCGAGATCACCTTCCAGTTTTATATAGCTCACTGACCTATCCATCACATATCCTCCTATATCTAATCCTGTGAGGAGCGGAAACTTTTTGTATTCTATTAACATACTTAGAAGCTCTTCATCTTCCAGCATCATACGTAGTAATCCTCTAAATTCTTTCTTATCGTATTCTGTCATTTTACTGGTACTATTGAAACTGGATAACTGTCAAAAGTACATTGGTCAAACAAGAGATCCTCTACTACGTCTCTAGCTGCATAAAAGTCCCCTAACATGTGTGAGGTTATATACTGGTAATTCACAATAAATGTGTTATACCTAGAATCCTTGTACACATCTAGACATTTATTATACAAATCTAACAACCACACTGTCTTATCCAGATCTATATCCTTATCTATAATTGCAAGTCTAAGACATAATGATAGTTCACTGATCATATCTAATCCACTCTCTAGATCTATACCATCAACATTTTTTATAATATTATACCCCTTACCTTCAATATCGACGCACCACATGGGAACTTTTTTATATACTAGTAGGAAGTCTAGGTATTCATCTCTTAACAGAATTCTTACTAGCTCACGGACTATCTTATGGTGTTCTTTTTTCATGCGTCCTATCTATTTTAGCCTTATTAAATAAGAAACTACCCATCATCTCACTAATTTTACTACTGTTAGTGTCAGTACTATCTGCCCGAAATGTAACATGATCACCAAGAACAGTGATCTTAATCATTTCATCTATATACTTTAAATCCTCTATTGTTTTATCAGGAATCACGCAGAAACCTATAGGAAGTAGGCCACTAATATTCTTAACTGCATAATCTAAGTCTGTGTTCCTGTCATCATCAAGACTAAATTGTACAAAAACTCGTCTGACTACACCATTATTCATAAAGTCTCCGACTATTGGAAACTTTTCAGTATACTCAAGGACATCTAAGAAGTTATCTACTACATACGCTAATACCTCGTATAGTTCTTTTTCATTCTTGACCATGTTTAGCATCTTTTATTTCATCAAAACTTCTCTTTCCTCTCTCCCATAGGTCGGCACACTTAGCTAGTAGATCTCTCTTACCTATTGTTTTTTCTCCTAGATTTGGTATTTTATAATATCTAGCTGGTCCTATGTAATTCAATCTCTCTGACAGTTTTCTAAGCAGTTTTCTTGTCTCTTTTAAGTCAACACAAGTAGAAACACTTAGTTCATTATACTCCAGTACCTTTTTAATCCAAGTACCATCGTTAGCACTATCTAGGATCTGTACTGGTGCATCTAGTGAAATTACCATACTATCATCATTACTAATAAAAGGTCTACTTACAATAATAAAACCTTCTAGTTCAGTAAGTTGATCACAGAATTCCTCCTCTACAATTTTTTCTAACTTCTGCAGTTCAATTTCCTCATCCATTGTTATATCTGGGTTCTTATCCTCAATTGCTGATATACTAATTAGCTCTTTGCCTGAACAGTAAAGGGTTGATATAAATTCTAGCAATACCCGCTTATCCAGTTCTAATCTTATTCCACTACTCGCACGAACAAGATACTTCTTAGCATTCAATTTAGGCCTTGGTAAGAATCTAGATATCATACTTAGTAGACCTTTAGTTGCTTCAAAGTCTGGCATAAAATCTGATCCTACTTGACTTTTTGCTAAGTATTTAGTATTATCTAGATCTTCGTCCCCTATAAAAATAACCTGTGGGCTGCCTTCGCTATTAACTACTATAAATCCACCTAGTTCGCATAATTGATCTAAAAATATCGTTCTTACAATATTTACTAGTTTATCATAATCTATGTCTGTCATATTAATTTCTTATAATACAACTATAAGGTATCAAGGGGGATAAAAATAAAGGAGAATAGTTTCCTACTCTCCTCTAACTACTATATAAACTTCGCAGCGTGATTTTCTACTGCATCATCATATACAATCAAGCTTGGATTCTTTGAGTTAATTGTTGCCATTCCATCCTTTAAGAATCTCAGCTTTCCCTCAAATCTTCCATCCTTCACTAGGTCTCTTACTGTTTCAGCTACACAATAATCCATAGCAAATCCAGCCACTACTATTTCGTCAAACTCCTGCATTGCTAAGCTATCTAGTGTCTGTTTACCGTAGGTTGGTATACTTCCATCTGCAAACGAAAATGCACTATACATCTCAGCAGTATCATCAAATCCTTTCTGAAATATGCCATAGTGTTTCTTATTTTCTTCACACCACAACTCCAGAGCATTCATTACGTGTTCACTTATCGCCTGACCAATTGACCCGGCTAAGCAGTGAGTTGGCCAGATTTGATGTTGGTGACCGAAACTCTCAATCCTTCTAAGATATGACACTGCTTGGTCTTTGGTCATAATAGTAGGCGAGTAATCATCACGTTCAACCTGCTCTGATGTAATAATGGTGAATGGATCTACAATGTGTCCTTTCTTATCAGTCCAGGCCTTAGGATGACCGATGTGAGTGGTATAGTGAGTATCCATTGTGCAAAGAATACTATCAATACTCTTCTTATTCAGCTTAATCCAATCACCTAAGAACTCAATACCATGCTCTGCGCCAGGTATATATAATTTACCAGGTCTCCCATCATATACATCTACATGAGGACTGACAAAATCAACTTGCGCATCAACTATCAATAATAATCTTTTCATTTGTTATATAGGTTAATTAAATAATTCTTACCTTCCTCTGTCCAAACATTGTATTGCTTTGTGAAGTTAGTGTCCTTAAGAGTAAATGTCTTCTCCTTAATGAACCTTAACTTACTTCTATCACACATTGTCCACTTCTTATCCCTACTGTTAGCCTGACTGAACTTAATGACGCCTTTCTCCTCTAGGTCACTTAGTAGGGTTTTTACATTCCAGTCACCTTCTAAGAATTTGATAACCTCTGTAGTCGAATAGAGTGAGTTCTTGTCTGTAGTTGCACTAGTACTGGCAATTCTATTACAGACTGACTCACACCATACGAAGAGTTTAGGACTAATCCACCTACAGAAGTCGATTGCAAGGGCCCTACAAAACCAAGTACCCCTATTCGCCCCCTCTGCTACAGTCTTAATCAGTCTACCTCCATCAACGGGCTGATTCTTACACCCTGACTTTGGAATTACCTCCATAAGAACTTTAGTATCGTCCCTCTCTAAGTAGCTATGAACTGTATAGATTGGAGATACTTTTTCTAGGTCAGATGCACAGATAAAAAACTCCTTTGGATCATCTAAGTCTACAATAGTTCTAACCTTAGTTGGTCCATACTGATATGTATTATTTACGTAATTCATATACTTATTTTTTCTGTTATTACAAAATTAGACGGATCACTTTCAGACTCTTTGATGAATTTCTCAAGTGTTAAGTCACAATGTTCATCAATCCAGTCAGCAACGTAGTAAAGATTCCTAGAACCTCTTATCATACCAAATAAGATAGGATCGCTCTTCTTCTTTCTTTCTTCCTCTAGTTCCTCTTGGGTTTTCTTGTATGACTTACCGCTAGGATCATAGTAGAGAATACAGTAATTATCAAAGACGTGTAGCTTATCTAGTTCTACCTTCTTTTCAATTACTTCGTCAGGTATAGGTCTTGAGAAATTTTTGATATAACACAAGTCTACACCCTTATCAGTCTTCTTAACAAAATCAACTACCTGTCGTTCTGTTATCTTCTTACCATAACCGTACGACAATAAGATAGACTCAAGCTTGTTAATAATTATCATTGCCAGTAGTTTCTCACATAACGCAGTCTGTCCCATCTTCTTAGCGTTTTGTAGTGCCTTCAGATATGGTTCAATTCTGTTATAGTAAGTCCCTGCATTCTCAAGAGTTGTTAGTTTAACTTTCTCAAAGAACTCAAGCACACCTAGCTCATACGTCTTTTCTGGGATATCACCCCTCACTGCAAATCTCTTCTTATCTTCGATTAGGCTATGCAGTTTATTGTCAAGCCGGTCTAGCTCTCTTTGATATTTTGACTTTGTCCAGAAGAATGGCTTTTTCTTCATCAACTTGTATAACTCTGAATTAGCCTCACAGATCTCATTCTCCTTCTCTGACATCTTAAGCTCTGAGATAACAGTTAAGTCCCTCTCTGGCTTGACATAAGAGTTGAGACTTATTGACCCATTAAACTCTGGTAGATCATCAGGGGTAACACTATCAAACATCGTACTATCCCAGAGTGGTTCGAAAAATCCCTCACTGAATCTACGATCAAACATCACTGTTATATCATCAGCAGTTAAGTTATCATAGAACTCAGGATCAATTAATATCTCCCTTGACCTCTTCATTAGGTGTCTTAATTTCTCTGCACCATCTGGAATACTTGTCTGTTGTCTAGAGTAATGTTCTTCTACTGGGTGGGCGCTTTCTTTTTTAGCCTCCAAGTCACCCTTAAGTTTTTCCATTACACCTTCCCACTTAGGTAATGCGTAATCAACTTCAAACTTCCTATTAAATATAGAAAGTTCATCACCATCTCTATTTAGTATTGCCATGATCTTTCCTACTTAAGTCCTAGGTGTACAAGTTCATCATCTCTACCTATTGTACGAAGGCAGAGCTCAACTTCATTCAGGTCACCCATGTACTTACCTTCTGTATCTGGGCACTTAACACAATGAATCCAAGGACTGTTCTTATTAATCCTTGCCTCTGATAATTTCATTACTACCTGAGGACTAGCATTTTCTACGCCAGTATTATTTGTGAGCGCTCCACCAATACCCGCAGCAACATGACCTACTCTTCCTCTGACGTTTCTATGTATGTCTAAGAATTTCTGCATATTAATAGAGTCAGAGTATACTAAGGTCTTTGTTAGCGGGTCAACTCTTAGCTCAACAAGTCTGGCGATAATCTTGCTAGTGAATGATTCCCAAGTACCAGAATCCCACCTAAAACCATCTGCCGCCTTAGCATAAAGTTGTGGTAAGTTATTAAGGAACTGATCAATACCAATCGTGTCCACTAAGAAAATACCATTAGAGCCACCAAATGTATCATTCCAGTTCTTCATAGCGTGATAATTACCAAGTCTATAACCGGTAAATGCATTATTCAGCATGATCCAAGAATGTGCCTGTGTACCTGAGATTGCTGTACCATACTTGAACGCCATATACACATTGCTATTACCGACAAAGTACTTAGAATTCTCAACTAGTACCTTATCTACCATATCCTGTACAGCACCAGAAAATCTCCTCCTAAGTCCAAATTCACTAAAATAGAGTTGATTCTCGTTTGACAATGCTATCTGATCGTTCAATATTTCAAGTGCCTCTGACCTGTTGAATTTCTTATCAAATCCACGATACCTAGTACGAAGCTCACTAAATATAGCAAGCAGTGGCACCTCCCAAACTCATTCTCATACGCAAGTCCTCTAGACTCCACACAGAAATGCTTGTCTTCATCTAACCATACCTTCAAGTTAGAACTATCGAACTTAAAGTTTTCATACCAATCGAAGAAATACTTAGGAATCCAGTAGAACTTAGATACCAAGAACTTTTTCTCCTCTGGTTTAAGTCTGAGCGCACAAAGGCTTTCTACTTCAAGATTAAATTGATCAACAAAGTCCTGATCAAATGTTTCATTCTTTCTGTCCTTGAACTTAAAGACAGTCTCTGCGAATGGATAAGTCTTCATAATTGCATAAGACATGTTCCACTTATAAACATCATTCTCTAATAAACTTTTAATAATCATAATTCTTTCTATTTTAATTAATACTTCATTTCTACTATTAAGGGGACTAGGGGAAAATAAAAACAAGGATACCAATACTGATACCCTTGTTAGTTTCAATTAGTCGGGAGTGAAAATTTCTCTGGATACTTAGGACCTATACCCTCATATGCAGCCCTAATCTTATCCCATACTTCCCCTGCATTCCCTGGATTTTCTATCACCTCCAAGATTCCAACTTCCTTCTTCTTGTAGTCGATAAAGCTCAAGACAATAGGGACGTTACACTTCTTGGCAATTAGATAAAACCCTGGATTCCATTTCTCTACCTTCTTAAGATGACCCTCTGGACAAATAAGAACGTTCATTTCATCTGCACCATTGATAGCATTTATTGTATCCATTAGTGCATTTCTACCTGTATTTCCAACTGGTATAAATCCAAATGCTCGGAATACATGATTCACTGGCCAAATAAAATACTTACTGGCCATCAACAACACATGCCGTACTCCCCAAATATAGAAATACATCTTCCCTAGGAATCCATCACACCAAGACGTATGAGGGGCAAATACGACAACACTCTTCTTTAGTTTTGGAGCCTCACCTACTAGCTTCCAACCTAATAACTTCACTAAGATTAGTTTACTTAAAAATTTCATCATAACACTTATAAGGGAGTACGGGGAACAAAAAAGAAGAAGAGACTATTTTAAGCCTCTCCTTTTCTCTTGACTAGTCTAATAGATACTTCCTCCCACTTTCCTTGTCCGTGTGGGTTGTCAATGTGTGTTAATATGTCTATTCTATCAGTAAACCTCTTGTTCATTGTGTCATGAACTTCGTATAGACCGTTGATAGATTTGTCATCACCATCCTTAGCTTTGATCTCAACTACGTCTCCGTACTTATAGACCTTTCTAAGATCCTGTGATACTGCTATCCATCTGATCTCACCTCTCTTTAATTTACTGAGAGATATCTTAGACATATCAGCCGTAATTAATGGCTGATCATTACATTGACTTTCTACTGGATTGTATCTAGTAGCTGTTACAGTTCTTCTTGTTGGGTTGCTATTTTTTGCTAGCTTCCCATCACCAAAACTACTAGGGTCGATCGCTATTTCATGACCAACCTTAAAGTCTCTGCTATTAACATAATCAATAGCATTATCCATCGCCTCTTTTTCTCGAGACTTTTTACCTATGTTTCTTACGTTGTAGGCGAACATAGAAATACCTAACAGAACAACCAGAATAAATAATAGGTTGTCAGTTCTAAAAAAATTCTTCATAATCTTATATAATTTCTAATTAATAAAAAATTTCCCCAAGATACATCTTATTATATCTTGAGGTATTTGTCTACATTAATAAGGGATCTAGGGCATCCCAAAGGGCAACTTTTAATACAGAGTCCACTTCGGAGAAAAAGTAAGGAGAACATTGCCTCCCTACTTACTTTGCCCCACAATCTTAATAAAATTCTTAGTAGATTGAATTAATGACCTTAGTTCTGAAATTTTCTCGCTTATACTGCTTAATCTATCCTTAAGACCGCTCATATAAGTCTTAGCCAGTCCAAAATCAGAAACATTACCGCTATCATCCTCACAGAGTAGTTTATTGATTACTTTTCTAATATCCTCAAGTCCCTCTGCGAAGTCTAGGTTTAATTCCTCATTTAATACTGACTGTCTTTGTATTTCATCAGTTAGGTAGTTATTACATTCCTCCCTGTACACCTCCTTATCCATTGCATCAAGCTCTAATTTCGCCTGCTCTAAGGAATTACTAAGGTCGTTTATTTTCTTACTAAGTTCTTCTCTATCAGTTGTCATTATATAATAATTTTAGTTTAAGAGGGCTAAGTGAGAAAATAGATCTCTTATCTGTTCCCATACAAATAAAATCTTCTCTTCCTCTCGCTTTTACTAGGACGCTTAACCCGCTCGATTCTTTCAGCTCATAACCACCAGTACTTGAGCTAACTATTTCGAGCTGAATATTTCCGTCCTGACCCTCGAGATAAGATACCTTCGCAATATCAGATAACCACTCAGGAACTATCTCACCTAATCTCCATGTCCAAATTTCATCAGGGTACTTATTATTCCTACCCCTCTGTTTTAGTACTTTATTTGTCATACTTTAAGTCACCAACACCTTTAATAGACTCAATGCTATCCTCTATCATATCTACACCTAAACGTTTAAGATAAGAAACTAACATATCACCTAAGTCTGTATAATCTTTGAATGAGTCAAGTATATCGTTGATCTTGCTGTCTGGATTTTCCCGGTCATTCTCATACTCCTTCAGAATAAGATCAACCGTTGCTTTCCTGATGAACACTAAGTCAGATTCACAATTCCAAGTATAATACCTACCTTCATTGTTTAGTACTGCCTCCTTGTTCCTCTTAAAGAAACCTCCACCTTTACTAGTATCTCCCTCCTCTACTGTATAAATAGCCTTAAGTTCATCAAAAGTAGATCTCCTTACTTTACAGATAGGTTTTTGAAGAGCACTAACATGAATCCTAATGATATTATCCAGCTCCTCTTTTCCTAGAACTACATCTCCAAGCTTAAGAATGTCAGTCACTATATAAGATACATGTGTTTCATATACTTCTTTTGCATATAAGAAAGCTTCAAACAGAGTCTTATGTAAGTTACCATCAGAGACTATAAAACTTGCAGACTGATAGAGCTCTGTGAATTTAAAAGGATCAATAGTATTAACAACCTTAGGATCAAAGATAAACATAATATCACTAACCCCCTGTATCAAGTCGATCTTATTATGAATATCCTCATTAACTTCAGAACCATAACCAATCTTGATAAATGTAATTAATGAGTGCTTTGGCTGATTAATTACGTACACTGAATTCTTATTCATACTATATAATTTTGTTAATTGTTTCACACTAATAAGAACTTCAAGCCGACCGAATAGCAAAATTACACCTTTTAAATCCTTATATAAGTAAATAACATTAACAATTTTTTAATATGAGAGAAGAGAAAATTAAAGAAATTTATGAAGAGTGTAAGAAAACATTGTTCAGCACCAGAGGTTCCATGTTAGAGAGATTAGTTGACTCTAATAGAAATATTTTTGGAATCGTCGGAAAAGGGTCGTTTAGGGACAGATTGCATGAAACTGTAAAGGAAATGCTATTTGACAAAGACGCGAAAGACTACTTCTTAGAATGCTTAGGCGAGAATGGTATTATCAGAAAGTATAATATCTCAGAGCAGGATGAGAAGGATGAGGTAGTTAACAAAGTCTTAACTCTGGAGTACGAAGATAACGTTAAGACAATTAATAATATTGTAGATAGAATAGAAGATGGATATTAGTAAGAGAGAAAAATTAATAGTCTTTGCTGATTGTTTGTTCGGCATCTATCAAAGAGTATCTACTGAGGAAGATAATACGGTAGATACTATTAAAGAAGCAATAAAGTACCTCAGACCTATGATGAGTAGGGAAGATGTACGAAAGTTCTTTATAAACTCTGCGAATAAGGTAAAGCAAGGTAATAAAGTCCTGCTAATAAACCTACTAGATAGCGATAGTTTTAGCGAGATTCTTAGTAATATTGGCGAAGAGTTCTCTAGACTAGATAGAGAATTGATTGTAGATGAAGTTAACGAGAGAATATACAAGGCAAGGATTGAGAAAGTTGATAATATAATAGAAGAATTATGGAAAAGTCAAGATGCATAAGGAAATAAATATAAAAACGTATAGAAGATGACAGCATTTTATTTAATCTGTTCATTAATAGTAGCTGCACTTTTCATTGTACTTATAGTTGGTACAATCACAGCAGCACTAGACATGAATGAAAAAGATTTTAGAATAGTAGAGACAATAGATAATAGGTTTTCAATATACTGTAAGACTTATATTGGCAGATGGGTCCCACTATTCGACGTACTGAAGAAAGATAGGAATGATATAAGTGTGTACCTGATTAAACAAGGTACTACACGAGTTGATGAGGTTAGAATAGAAGAGTATTATGCGGATCAGACGTCAGCAGTTAATGTACTAGAAGACCTACTAGAAAAACTGCGTGAATCGAACCGACGTAAGAAAGGTGATGATAAAAGAATAATAAAAGACTTCAGAGTATGATGATGACAGTAGGGGATATGTTAATTGGATTACTAGCTGATCTAATAGTAGTCTGTATATTTCTAGTAGTATTCATTGGTATACCGGCCTTCATTAATCATCTATACAAAACACCTAACCTAAAGGACTTCAGAGTTTGTAGAAGATTAGACGGTGCTTTTGTAGTGATGGCTAAGAATAAATTAGGCTTCTGGAGACTACTTCCTAACATGTGTGATATGGGTTACCTATTCCTGAGAGATTACGAAGATAGTGTCTTTATTTGTAATTCTTATTGGAAAGAGAGTCTAGCAGAAGAAGCTGTGAATGATATTGTAGAAATCATCAAGAAGGGTAAGGTTAAGAAAAGTAATAAACTAGAAACAATAAAAAAGATAAAAGTATGAAAGTATTTCTTATTATAGTAGGAGTATTAGCATCACTATATTTCATTGTACAGCTAACAACAATGCCTGATATGAAAAGGTTTAAGGTTGTTAAGAATGAAGTGAGCGGGCTATTTACTCTATATGGAAAGAACATATTTGGTATTTGGTCACCACTTTACAACCTATGTGAAAGAGTGTCAGGTGAGTTTATCGTAAAGTTTCCTGGATCTAATAGGACTGACTGTTATTATATCAAGCAGACCTATAAGAATCAAGAGGAAGCGATGGAAACGATGAATAAGATAATCAATTCTATTAGACTAGCAAATCAATCACATCTTGAACTAGAGGAAGAGAGTAGGAAAGACCATAATAAGACTGTTAAAGAATTTCGAGTATGAGTAAGGCAGTTGATAGTCTTTTAAAGTTCTTGAGTACAGCATCACAAGAAGAGCTAGATGAAAACTTCAAAGACTTAGAAAAATACTGTACTGTTGGTCCTCTCGCTAAAGATTATATTGAGAGGGAATTGAACCGGAAATAAGCAAAAAAAATTAATAGTAGACTTAATTGTTCTACTATTTTTTTTCTTTCAAATCAGTAACCCTAACTACACCTTAGTTAATTTCTTGTCTTCCTATATAGATTTTCAGCATAGTTAGGGTTATTTTAAAAAGCACTAAGGAGGTTCTCAATATCTCCTAAGTCATCTCTCTGTATTCTTTTCTCCTCTACCTCTTTTAAGTCTCCTGTTGGTGTTACATATTGAGTTCCTGGAAATAGGATCTCTTTTGGTTGAATTGTCTGAGAATTTACTGCATTATCATAAGCAGTTTTAAATTTCTTCAACCAGTATTTAGCCCAATCACCTTTTGCAGTAGCTAGTTCTTGATCAAACGGACCATCACCCCACAAACCATCTTTAGGTCTAGGGCACTCAATCATTACTTCTACCTCTGTGTTGTCATCTTCCATTGACGTCATCTTATAAGTCCAGTAGAAATAAGACTTGCCATTATACTTATATGTTCCACTATCGCTGGTTAAGTCCTTCCAGATATCTTCTACTAGTGCTACTGTATTATTGCTTGTTTCTCCATTAGATAAGATTAACGTCTGGTCCTGCAATAGTTTATTTCCCATAATCCATGCCTGACCCTTAATTGTCTTACTTGTCATATTAAATATTAAAATAAAATAGAGAGATTATACTAATTCATAATCCCTCTATCTCTTTTTTATTGTTCTACATAACCCATCAGCTTTTCTGCAATTAACATATAGCTGATTGAATTATAGTACTCACCGTAATCTGTTGGTACGTGGATAAAGCTAACTGGGAAGTGTTTTTCTACTTCCTTAATAAACTGCTCATCATTCAAGTACTTAGCGAAGAAGTGAGATAGTCCACCTACAATTAGAAGTCCATTACTTGCATCTAACTGTGATGAGTATTTTTCCTCTAATAGGTTAAGTACATTAGCAAGGTAAATTCTCGTATACTTATCAACTACATCTGATAAGTCAATTACCTTTCCCCTTCTCGTTAAGATACCAGAATCCACTACCGTCTGTGCTTCCTTTGTTGAAATTCTATATTCGTATGTCTTATAGATATACTCTGCGATGTCTCTAGAAATACAGATAACACCCGTATCAGGAATTCCAATAGTTGCACCAGCTGCAGATTTTTGGTCAATCACTGCGCAAATATCAATACTTAGATAACCACCATCACAAATTACGTATGAATCTAGTTTGTTATCTGTTGTATGAATATTGCTATCTTTTACATTCTGACCGTACTTAGCAAAAGCCGCCTTACATGCAAGACCCTGTGGCAAGCATACAAAGAAATTGGTATCAGGACTAATCAAGAGTGACTCATACAGAAACTTTAAAAGATCATCTGCCTTGTCACTAAATGCCATAGATAATCCGATTGCTACCTTGTCCCACTTAATATCTGAATACTTGCTGAGGAAGTAACTAATCACAACTGGATAGATTGCCTTCATCTGCTCGTATGTCTCCAGCTTAAGTCGATAATTTCTATCAAGCTTAAGTGAGTTAGGGCCGATTACATACCATTTTTCATTCAGCTTAAATACTGTATCATTATCGATCTCAAGTGGTGCCTCGGGGAGTTCGGAAATTGCTGATATCATCTTATAATTTACCAAGCTTCCATTATCATCAATAAAGGAGATCTTAACTGATGAATAACCAAGATCGATTGCTAATACTCTAGGTCTTTTTTGCTTATTTACTGCCATACTTTTCTTCAAAATTTTTAATAACCTGCTTATAAAGATCAATCAAGTCTTTCTCTACCTTATACTTCTTCATGTCGTTAATTACATCATTCTCAACATAAGTAAGAGGTACATTAGGAAGGAGCATGGTGAATCCCTTTGTTACCATACCAACTGCATAGCTATTATCTAAACTAGTAGGGTTACCAAATGGATCCCTCTTAAGATTTCTAACTACTACTAACTGAACTAAGTCAGTCTTATCGTTGGTGGCTTTATAGGCAAACACAAGAGTACCATCAACCAGTTTACTATGAATACTGCTCCATACACTAGCCGCTACATCATCTGCATTTCTCCAACCTACTACTAATTGACTTTTTCTTTCAACATCTCCCATTGTTAATTTCTCATTTGATTCCATAACTTTTTATTTTTTTTTAATTAATACCTGAGCTGCCAAAGCCACCACTACCTCTCTCTGTACTTCCCGAGATCTTGGCAACTAAGTTTAACTCTGCTTTTTCTACTCTTGCAAAAACCAACTGTGCTATTCTATCACCTGGGTTTATTACTACTTCCTCTGCACTTAAGTTAATCAGGATAACACCTACTACACCCTCATATGACTCATCTACTGTTCCTGGTGTGTTTAGTACTGTTACTCCCTTCTTCAATGCAAGGCCACTTCTAGGTCTAACTTGAATTTCTATGTTCTCTGGCACTTTAAACTTCAATCCGGTACTTATCAACCTTCGCTCTAATGGTTTTAATGTTACAGGCTCTTCAATGTCAGCCCTAACATCCATACCACTATCACCAGGATGTTTGTACTCGGGAAGTTTAATACCAGTAATAGATACATTCTCTACAACTACTTGAATCATAGCTTATATTTTCTTTTTGTTATAAACCTAAATAACCAAGAATTACTAGACACAAATCTAACAGTGCCTAGTATCTCAGGGCCTTTCCAGAATTCTTTTAAGTTAACACCATACACATCAAAGCCATAATTTTCAGGGCTAAGACATATACGATCATCTAGTAACCTACCACTAGATATAAGACTACTCAAGTTATACATAAGGTAGTCATAATCTTTCGGTAGTAGATATGTTAGCTTAATACTGTCAAGACCTAGCGAGTAATAAACAGGAAGTCCAATCCTAACTGAATTACCAAGTTGTTCAAATAATAGGGAATTGGACTCCTTCTCAAATTTAACAGTAATAGGTAGTGGATTACTATTTACAAGGGTATCTTTATTGAATACTATTAAGTTATTATAGATTTCAATTAAGTCATCCTGTAATGTTGTCATACCTATCTTCTATTAATCTTCACTAACTGCGCAGAATACTTTAATGCCAAGGTTATCAAGTACCTCATAAGCCTTTGTAACTGGGCCTGGTTCAATACTTCCCTTAACCTCCTTGACCTTCTTGATTGTATCTACTAACTCCTTAAGTGGATTTTTAATACCACCAAACTTATCCTCACTGAATAAGCCAGTATTATTAGCGATATTCTCAAGCACAGATACTACATCAGTACCACCAGATTGTACAATCTTAGTAGTTGTTGGGTATCCATTTTGCATAAAGTTATAATCCATGATATTCCACTCAATCATCTCAGCTGGAATAGACAATGGATTTTCCTCATCTTCGGTTACATTCTGAATAGTAACCATATAACCTGACTTAATGAGGTAATAGTTAATACAAGCAAAATCCTTCGTAGTGAGCGTAATGTCACTATTGATCAAGCTAATAATGTCAGGATTGTTCACTGATGCATCGAAATTAGGAATATTAGTCTTCAAGAAACCCTTAACGAATTCCATTACACTAACCTTCATAATGTCCATGTCATAACGTGTACGGTCAATACAACGACCTACTGTTGCTCCTGCATCCTTAGCAGGAATTGCATACAAATTAACTTCTATCATCTTTTTATAATTAAGAATTATATTTTAAATTTAACTCTGGCTTAGTAATCACAAGGAAGATAGCCCAAAGTCGCTCTCTTACATTTCCTTGCTCAAACTTCTTTTTCTCACTCCCTACAAAATCACCCGCTTTTAATAGTGCCTGGTAGATATCATCAAAATCAACTGGCCTATTATTCATCCACTCAATCTGTTCGTCGATTAAGTAAGATTCTAAGTTTCCATTTTGTAGGAGGTTTGGGTCTAATGCAATCCACTCATCAATATCAAACGACTCTCTAAGAAGTGTAAATATATCTGAGATTCTTGCAATATTCCTATACTTGTCTATCAATTTAAGATAAACATATTGAACTGTTTGTGTGTAGTCTGTATCGTTAATCGTCTTGATAAAACTGTTACTACTACTTTCCTCTAACATGTTCTTGAATTGCTTTAAAACTTGCCACCCAAACAAGATCTAAGTTTCTAATCTGGAGCTCTGTTTTCAAGAATCCACGCAGGTAATTATAATATCCAGTACTATCATTGCCCACTGCTAATTCTACTAACCTGTCTATTGAAACTTGTGTATTTTCCCATCTGAACCTGTCAATCACTAACAACTTATTCAGGTCTAGATCCTTTGGTGAGCTTGTATTGTTTAGAACTTTTTTCATTCTTCCCAACCTCTCACTACACAACTGATTTCCACATTTCAACAGACTTCCATAAATATCCTTAGAGCTTAACTTATAACCACACTTACAAGAAGGCCACATATAATCACCGTTTCCTGGCTTAAATACATTACCAACCATAGGAATAGTACTGTTTGCTAAGATAATACCAACTTCTGCGCCTGGTGTTATGTTGTTCTTTATTAACTTACTAACACTTCCTGCACTTGGTTTCTTGATTGTACAGCCTTTAACTTGTACTGGCTCTACTTCTACATTAGCACTCCAACTATCTTTTCCTTTGCAAGTCTGATCATTCCAAATAATACTTCTTACTCTGGTCTTTATTGCTTCAGTTCCACTACCAGCCCCTGCATACTTAATAGCTCTCTGACAAATACCATGCTCATTATAAAGCACCCATCCATCATTTAAGAAAGTACCAGTATCAGTAACTGTTCTATCACTCTCACAAAAACCTGGCATTCCCTCTAATTCAGGTAATGTCCAAACTTGTGCAGGACTAAATAGAATGTGGTTATCTTGCTGTGACCTAACTGTATCAAAACTCTGTAAGACATCTCTATAATCGGATTCCCTTACTTTCTTACCTTCCTCAGAGTCATCAGTATAATACCTATATGCTCTTAAGGTTAGTAGTTCTGACACTTCTTGATCACAGTACTTAGAATTGATAAGACCATTTGCTTTCTGTCTTGCTTTTTCTGGATCAATACTCTTATCTAATCTTTCAATATCAATAAGAGCTTCGCACTGAATAGCAACAATACCTCTTGGAAATCGTTGAGGTAGAAAATTAAACAACTTAGCTGTCTGATCTACACCCCAATCATTAATATTCGCATTTCCAACTGTTACTACTCTCTTTGGGACTCCGTTAGTAGGATCTATGTAGACTGCAATACTAGAACCGTCATACTTCAAGTCTAGGTATATCTTATCTGTACCTAACTCTACTATTGACTTCCTTATTGCATCTAACATTGATTTAGGAGCTTTAAACTTTTTGATTTTCTCAATGTACAAGTTCTTTGTCTTAACACCTTTCAAGTACGTGTCAAATACATAATCCCTCACGAAAAAACCATCTTCATTAATCGCTCTCTGTTCCATCTCGTCATAATCAGAGTCACTAATACCTGTCGGCTGTGAATCAATGTAATATGACTTACACGCATTAATTAAGATAGACCATTTTGCTAGTACAGAGTCCTTTATATTCATCCTTTCTTATCTTTATTAAAACTTGCTGACCACTCAATAATAAAATTCTGCATCTCCTCTGAAAAAGCTTCTACTATGTTCCTCGTATCCGGCACATATTCAGAACCAGATTTAACAGCAACTTCGAAATCTTCATCAGTGTCAAGGTCAAATCTCTTTACGATACTATATCCCCTGCTCTTTAAGAATTCTATCATCTTTTCTCTCTTCCAAGTCATCCCGAAAGGTTTTGGCATCATAGTTAGTGTTAGGAGAGTCTTCCATTTGTAATCCTCACCTTCATCACCATCTTCTAGGTCACTACTCTTTACCAATTTTCCAAAATCACTTAGGTTTAGATTTCCGTAATTATCGTTTTCGTCTATACCACTCATCGATTTTATTTTTATTTTTATCTCATTTTTTAGGAATTTAGGAGCTTTCTAATGCGGTTTTGTTCATGTTGGCTTAAAAATCGGGCACCGTACTAAAAAATTCAGTACAGTACCCTTTATATATGAACAATTTGCAACTTCTACTACATCATCATACCCTTAGTTGCAGGCTCAGCTCCATCCTTACCGCTCAAGTCATCAGTAATAGTACAGTCAACCAATAAGATCATACTAGCAGCTGATATACTATTCTCTAATGATACACGGAGAGACTTTGCTGAATCTAAGATGCCGTCCTCTACTAAGTCAACAACCTTACCAGTCTTAGCGTTATAACCAAAACCAGGCTTCAATGACTTAGCCTCCTTAACTATCACATCACCACTAACACCGCTATTTTCTGCGATAGTGTGCATGATGATAGGAAGTGAATTAACAACAATCTTAGCACCCTCTGCCTCATCTTCAGTAAGCTCCTTCCAGAACTTCTTATCCTTGGTCAAACTCATAGCAGCCCTCAAGAATGTATAACCACCGCCAGGAACACAACCTTCTTCAATTGCACTCTTAGCCGCCAAAATACTATCCTCAATTGTTGCCTTTCTATTTGCCTTCTCAGCCTCACTTGCACCACCTGCCTTGATAATAGCAATACCACCAGTCAAGTTAGCGAGTCTCTTCTCAAACTTTGTCTTTTCGTAGTCTGATGTCTTAGGGTCTGCAAGTCTAGCCTTTAAGATCTCAGCCCTATTCTTAACTTCCTCAGGATCACCCATACCTTCATAGATAACACATGAATCCTTTGTCACTACTACTTTCTTAGCCTGACCGAGTACTGAGATATTAGCCTGGGTCATTGTAATATTATTCTCTGGGCAAATATGAATACCACCAACGGCTACTGATACATCTTCCATAATGTTTCGTCTTGAGTCACCAAAATCGATACCCTTAACTACACAACAGCGAATAGCACCACGCATTACATTGATTGCAAGCATCATATTTGCATTATCGTCAATTTCATCAACGATCATGAGAAGTGGACGACCCTGACTGTTCTGATCATAGTCCTGAATGAAATCTACCATCTGCTTAATGCTTCCGATATGTTCACTCGCAACAAGTACATAAGGATTCTCCATCACACATGTACCATCTTCAGGGTTTGTTACGAAGTTAGGACTAGACCAACCACGCTCAATCTTCATACCAGCTGTTGTCTCAATTACAGTATCAAGACCACTAGCAAGATCAGCCGTAACAAGTCCATTAAGTCCTACCTCACTAAGACCCTTAACTACCAAATCACCTACCTCTGGATCATTATTTGCAGAGATTGTGGCTACCTTACGGATCTTCTCCATATCACCGTCAACTAAGATAGCATTCTCCTTGATATACTGCTCAACCTTTGCACGAGCCTTCAACATACCAAGCTTTACCTCGTTGACATTTGCACCACTATTGATTGCTCTCTGTCCACGCTTACAGAACTCTTCAATTAAGATAGATGTAGTACTAGTGCTATCACCTGCTACCTCCTCAGTGGCAGATGCAGCTTTCTTTACTAGCTCTGCACCCATATTCATTTCCTGGTCCTTAAACTGAATATTCTTTGCGACAGTTGCACCATCACGAGTAATTTCAGTTGTAAAACCATTCATGTTAATAGCAACACACTTACCACTAGGGCCGAGAGTTGATTTAATTGCACTAACTGCCTTACTAACACCCTCAATAATCTTTGCCTGTGTGTCGTGTCCTGTCTTTACTACTTTGTCTTCCATTTCTATTTTCTTTTGTTAATTGATTAAAGAATTACTAATACATCAGAGTCAATAATAACTGTGTACTCTGAATCACCAATTTTCACATTATGACCTGCATTTGGCCTGATCAGTAGCATATCACCCTCTGCAATACCAACTACCTTACCACCAACGCTGATGACTTCACATGTGTCATAATCGTCATCTTTTTCACTTGTAATTACGAAGTTGCCAATTTTCTGCTCAGCAACAACCTTCTTTACTTTCTCAACTAAGATGTTAAAATTGTAAGCTTTCATTCTTTTTGTTTGAAATTTATATTAAAAAATCTATATCATGAGTAAGAAACTTCCTACCCACTTATAAAGGAATTAAGCGGACCTACTCACTTTTTTGTTCATTTTGAGCAGATATTTTCATAATTTCCTTCAGAATTCTCTTATTTCCGAGATGATTGTCCGTACTTCTTAAGAAATCATCAACTGTTAAGTCCGAGTCGAATGTACTAACTTTGGCATGTTCATCACACTTAAGACCAATCAAGTAAAAAGGATCAACGATGGAATAATACTGTGTTGGGTTGGATATTGCCTCATCAGTAATTTCATTTAGTATTATACTACGAATCATCTTAGGTGTGAGTACTTTCTCTAACCCATTATACCTGTTATCATAAATCTCCAAGTAATGATCTATCTCTGTATCTAATGGCAACCCTCTACACCTATCAAAGAGTCCCTCTGGATCTAGTATAAGCTTCATTACTTTAATTGGAAACTTGTCCTTACTGTAATTATTAAACAGGACATCCGCCATTTTCTCTGGTATAAAAAATCTTGGGAGTCTTATGTATACCTTTATGGTTCCTTCAAAATTCTCACTTTCACCTCTTACTATTACTACTACTTTCATAATTCTACCTTATTATATATTACGAGTGACAGTCAATAATTGCCACAACATCATCACTACCTTTATTATCTAGTATCTTCTTATAGTAGAAGTCTAGATCATCTTCACTCTTACCATCCAAGTCTACCCAACCAGTACTAGGACTAAGTAGACTATAAATACCATTACTTAGTAGTTCTCTGATATTTACTACATCATCTAGTCTTGCAAAGTCAGCCCTATTTCTGCTATTCATTTCGTACATCTTTTCTACTACATTATAATTGGCCTGGATAAGCGTAGCCTTTGATTGGTACTGCAAAATCTGATAATAACAAGCTACCTGTAAATCTTCCTCCAAGCTGATACCAATCCCACTGACCCTCTGGATTATAACTACTGTAGACTCCATCTTCACGCACATCAGATCCCCAGTCCTTTGCAAATAGTTCATACAGCTTTTCTCTAACTTCTTCCTCAGGGGCTGTAAAATCTACCTTAAGGAAACGATCTAGATCTCCCTTCTTATATGCAGGGGGAACATAGTTGGGGTCACTTTTTGTTTTTTCTATGAGGCCTTTGTACTCTGACTCATACCTATCTAGTACATCATCCACTACATCATCAAAAGGGACATTTAGATAGGACTCTACTTCTCGATCTTCACTGTAATATTCGAGTTGCCCTATAACATCATCTTTGTCTTTTCCTACTACTAATACTGAAAAATGCATACTAATTTATTATTTTACTTCACTAATAAGGAAAAGAAAGCCTAGCAATACAAATTAATGTACTACTAGGCGGAGTGCGGGCTTTGATTAATTACCCTTATCGTGCACCCTGGGCTGATCCAAGAATGTTAATATCATAAATCATATATACAAGTCCAGACAGTGTATCAAACTTGCCAAGATTATCCCATACCTCACCGAGTCTATCTATGAGTTCAGGGTAAATCTTACTTTTATCAAGGTAGGCAGAATTATAACCCCCTATGAAATCTATAAGTACTCTCTTTGTAATTAGGTATCCTGTTGCGTCACTTCCACCTAGGTCGTCGTTATAGTAAGAATTAAGCGCCCTAGCAATATTAGATTCTGTGTAGTGTAGTGATGGGTAATGTTTCTTTAGCTCCCATACACACTCAATCAGCTTCAATACTTCATCTGGCTTAACTGTAATCGTATCAATCCCTGCTTCTTTTAGGATACAGTTAATAGATGTCTTTACTAGTTCTTTCTTACTACTACACTCACAATTACTACAAGGCTCTTTCATGACCTCCTCAAAGTCCCATGAAGTAATAGAATCTGACTTACTCAAAAACTCAAAATTCTCCTTAGTTTCTGGCATATCTACTACCACACTTACCTCGACACTACTACCTGATAACCTCTCAACTACTTCACCAACTTTATCTGAGGTAGTTGTTATCTTGATTCTTCTCTTAGGCATACTATTTTATTATTCTTCTTATGTTCACTCACGTAATAGTTAACCTTATTCTCATCTTCAGGGTCTAGGTTAACAACATTACTGTACTTAGTGGGATTAAAACCACTTGGATAATAGCAGTGTGCATGGATAGAATAAAACTTATCTCTTACGTAATTCTTAGTAAAAGCCTCATCCACACGCTCAATGTTTTTGTTAGAATTGATCAGGTTACCTACAAATTTTGGACTTAATTGCTCGATCCATCTAATGCCACAGTGTGTACATATGTAGGTATTCTTTCCCCTCTTATAGATGACATACTCCTTAAGCTTTCTATTCATCTCATCAATCCAAGCCCAGGCCTCAACACTACTTAAGGTCTCAAATTCCTTAGCAGTTGTCTTTAAGAATTGATCAGGGATAGAATTATAAATACAAGAAGCTGCTATCTTACGGTCTGCTGCTTTTAGTACTTTCCAACCTAGGTATTTTCTGAGTCTCAATTCATGGTTACCTTCTAAGTATCTAACATTCTCTTTATCACATAGTAAGATACTTTCCATTACCTTCCTACTACCACCTACTACAGGACCATCAATGTAATCCCCATGAAATACTGTTAAGCTATAATCTGATGTAGGCGGTATTCCCGAACTCATTGCGTTAAAGTGCGAATGTAAGTCAGATACATGTAGGACCTTATCAGTTACCTCTAGCTTTATTGTCTCATCACGCTTCGACCAATACTTCTCTAGGTTCTTATAGGTAGTGATTAAGTTTTTATTTTCCAGTGATTGTGACAAGAAATTACCTACCTCTTTCTTCAGGTCTACTCTACTATGGGGAATATACCTAAGATCACTATACTTTCTGTTCTTAGTTACATAGTCTTGAGGAATTGGAAACACCTTATAAAAAACAGTATAACCGAAAATCCTTGCTAGCTGTTCTAAGATAGCAGTAGATTCATTTTCCATGTCCACTACTATCAAAGTACCAGTGCTAGCTTTTGTACATACTACCTCAATGAACCTACTATAAACCAGCTCATCGAAAGAATTAACTAAGTAATCCCTGTCACCTTTATAGTCAGGCTTAAAATATAATGATCTTAAGTTATCTATGTCTAAGAAAAAACTAGATAATCCCTCTTTCAATACCCAATTCCTTTTATCCTCCTTCACAAGTCCTTTCAATACTACAAAAGATCTCATTATTCTGGGAGTTTAAATTTTTGAATCTCTTGAAACTTTGGAATATAGGACCACATTGTTTGTAAGACGAGTAATACACTAGTTGTCGCACCGGGTAAGAGAGGCGCCTTATATCTCTCGCATAATGTTCTGATAAGCCCATAATTCACATACTCATTACTACACCTCGTCACTACCTTACCTGATTGTGCGATGAGCGAGAATTCAACAGGCGCAATAATACCGGTGCTCTTCTTAAGGAAATTGAAGAAAATACCGTCCGCTACACCTGAGTAATCTAGATCTGCACTAAGCTTATTAACGAACTCAGGATTATCAAAGGTCATCTGAGGGTTCTGTGGTTGACTAGATTGACAGTTGAGGAGGAGAATCTTTGTACCCCTGAACTGAACAATACCTTTACCAGGCTCTGTACTAGTAATCGCCGCTACACCCTGGGCAAATTTACTCTGCCATGAATCATTAGCTGGGTTAAGATCAGTAGGACCCATGAGAGCAATCTTTACAAAATCCTCTGTACCCTCTGGAATAGGCTCTGACCCCGAAATCATCATTACTGTTGGACTAAGTTGTTCCATCTTTGTTATTTTGTCTATTAAAGGTTAAAAACAAAAAGAGAACCTAACTACTAAAGCACAACTAATCTGTACTCTTTCATTTGTTCTCTTCTCTAGCTTATATTAGAACCAATCAACTACCTTCGCATTATCTTTGAAGTACTTCTTGAGCGGCTCTAAGTTATTTTTCTCTATCCAAATTGAAATATCAGCATAGTCAGAAGTTCCATACTTAACTAGGACCTGCTTAAACTGATACCTCCCTGCTTCTACTTCCTCTTTATATGTCTTATAGGAATCAAGCAGTAAGAAATCTCTCTTGTTCTTAATGGCATTTACTACATCACTACGTCTCTCTTCCTCACTGTAACCACCACTTAAGTCATTGATTGGTAAGAACTCAACATGCTTTGACATATTCCTAACTGATAGGCTGGCAAAACGATTAAGCTCTTTCAATAGTGGCTCTAAGAAACTAGCATCAATACCAACGACTGAATTTCCATCGGGTGTGTTCCTAATAGGTCCCATATTACTCTTTGGGATAGGAAACGTAATGATTGCTGTATCCTTGGCCGCTTTCTCAACCTGTATACCTCTTGGACAAGTCTTAGATACTTTCAACATTCCACACAAGTGAGGATAGTACCTATCAATCAGGTTCGTATTCACTGTTACTACCATTCTCTGTCCACCTTGATCTACACTTGATGATATTTTAATCATAACTTTATATATAATTTATTTTTAATTTTCACTACATATATAAGATTTCTAAGCCAGCCTAATTACAGCTTTTACTATTTAAATGCTGTAAGAGATCAGTATTAAAAACAAGCGGTGCATAGTTATTGATCGGCTCTATTCCACGTATCATCTTAGTCAGGTCATGAAACTTTGTCTTCTGTATCTGTGGTTTCTCAAAATTTCTCATTCTAAATACACTAATACCATGTGTCTTATAAAGGTATTCATCTCTAATTGCATCAGTATCATTAGTACCCTGCTCATCATGATACTCACTATCCAACTCTACCGCAAGTCTAAGTTCTGGAAAATAATAGTCCATCAAGTAGTACATTCTCTTCTGATTTGATAGGCGATGCGAATTCTGTATAACCACTGGAAACTCTCTAAATACAGTAAGAGGCTCCCAATAACCAACATTAATAAGTGCATCAAATATCTTAGCCTGCATTGACCTCTTCCTAAGCTGCTTATTCCTAGTAAACCTCTTGCATGATGAAGGACTAGGGTATACAATGTTCTTAAAATTGCAAAGTCTACCACTCTCTGATAGACAGTAGACCGGAAATGATTGGCCTACTATATCTGGAAACATAAAAGTCTCACGATAATCTATTTCTTTCTTCTTTGCCATAAAAAATAAAAAAGTCGGAGAGCCATTATAATCACTACAACGGACTCCCCTGGATATTAACAATTTAAATTTATAAAATTATGAAAAAAGTGAAAATCATTTCTTCCAATTATCTAAGTAATCAGAACCTTCTATTTCTTGTAGGAGGTCATGAAGCTTACCTAACTGTATAAGACAATCAAGGCAAACTACTATATCAGTACCATCACCACCAAGAGATAAATGTTCCTTCCTGACTACTTCATCCTTTCCTAACTCACAGCACTTCTCTTGCCACTTACCGTATTGATAAACAGGCTTCCCACAAATGCCGCAAGACTCTACCTCATTACCATCAATAGGAACAATACTATTATCCTTCTTGACGAAACTATGAAGTAGGTGACGAATATATTTATTATACTGTCTACATCTATAAGCGTTTAACAGCATAATAATCTCATTATCTACAGGTTCAAGCTTTCCTGTGATACTACCATCTTTATTATTCCTGTATGTCTGAAACTTACTAACTAACTCCATATCTCCTAGGTTAGTTGGGTGTAAGTAGACATAGATAATATTTTTCTGAGTGGGGGTTAGATCTGTTCTCTGCTTTAACACCTCTAATAACTCACTACTGCTTAACTTACTATACTCGTCTATTAGTTTTTTAATCTCCATATAATAATTAAATAATTTGTAAAACAAAGCTGGCTAAATAACATAACCAGCTTAGATTTAGTTTACTGATAATACAATTCTGGCAGTATATCATCATACTCTGCCTTGGCCTTTTCGGACCTTACTTCAATTACATGATCTGCTTTGAAAAATACAGTATCCTTCTCTTTGTTTACCATAATACTATTATTTAAAATTATTATTACACTTATAAGGAATCTACCTGCTTTCATGGGCGAAAAAATATTAGTTGGCTCAGATTTTACCTACCTAAACCAACTAATAATATTCTACTTAAACTTATCGGGGCTGAACTCTTCCATCAGCTTCTCCCAACTTTCAATATCATTCCTCTCACCACTATTGTTATTGTCGTTGTGATGAATTTCTCTCACTTCCTTAATTTCTCTAAACATTCTCATAATCGTATAATTTTAATTGTTTAAAAATAAATTATCCCAAGAATTTGATTTTCTTGAGATAACTTTCATTACATATATAAGGATTCTAGGGCATCTTAATCGACTAAAATCATCTCCCAAGGGCTATCTCGAAACAATTTGACCTCTAAGACTGCAAAAAATCCGCTAGGTGGGTCTGGTAGGTGAGAACTAAGTACATCCCACCCTGCAAAACTCCTATAAAGATCTCTCCCTGACGGTTTTCCAGGCTTTACGTAACTACCTCTTGTGAAATAACCCCTATTTTTCTTAATCTCCTCTAAGATCGGATACATTACTTCCATATCCGCATCACTCACTTTTGATATTGATACACAATTTTCACCATCTTCTCCGGCTACTTGAATAATCATTGTATACTCATGATACGCCATAATTTTATAATATTTATTTGTTTATATCTTCTACTTATAAGGATTTTACTTGATTTTCTCTAACATCTCAGTTACTCTCTTGATAAGTTCATCCTCAGACATCCCCAAGAGTTCAGGGTGAGTGAATACAGTTGTCCTATCATCAAAATAATAACAATCTAGTAGTTTTTTCGCATCTGTATCTCCCTTCTTAATAGGAGTATAGCTGAGTTTTACAGACTTCCTCACTTCAAACTCTAGGATACCCAAGAACTTATCAAGATTCTCCTTTTTTAGTAGGTCTGGATATAATGCCATAAATACATCAATCCCTGTCTTATTATATAAGTCGCTAGCAATTGACCCAAAGAAACCGGACGGGCTAAAATCACGAGGTAAGTCAATTACTGTATCTGTTTCAATAAGTCTAAGTTTTGTTTTCCTATCATTCCTACCACAAAAGAAACGATCACATGTCTGGCTCTTCTCTACCATGTCTGATATAAACTCAAGTAAGGTAGGTTTTGTGGGAGAATCTAAGAGAGGTACACAAGATTCATAATCAACATCAATGAACAGGTCTACATCATTCTCAAGTTTGATCCTAGGTAGTTTAGATAAGCTCTCCTCTACCCTATAAAGACCAGCAACACTAGATAGGCAAGAATAACTATTACGTACTACCTTACTTATTTTTCCAAGATATATAATAGCATTCGTATTATTCTTGTATAGGTATAACTTGCCAGGTACTAGCTTAGATGTTGTACTGCCCTCTCTATATTCTGACAACCTAACACTATTTCCAATCTTATCTCTATTACTAAAACCAACCCTGTGAAATCCAGTAGTAGCAATGAAATAATTATTAGACAGGGGCTTAACGTAGAACTCCCCTGGTATTGTTAGGCCTGTCATACCTCCACTAGCTACGATAATTCCCATTAATTCACTAGCAAACATAAACAAACAGACTGATCTACCTCCTGTTTTCTCTAATAATTCAGGACTTGATACACTAACTAACATCCTAGCTGAATTATAACCTCTTTCATCTGTTGGGTAGTAATTAGTAACCTCATCACAGTCTACTAAGGATAATGTAAACCCGCCATTCTTCACACGCACTACTTTATAGTTTGTGTCATGTAGCTTAGCTATATGATCATACCTTAATCTAACTGACCTACTAGCAAGACCCTTAATAGCAGCACCAAAACAATAACCCTTTCTAATTAATGCCCCTATCAGTTTCTCGTGATAGAGACCATAGTTAGGCTGAATTGGTTTCACAGTTAGGTAAAAGTCCAACAAATTCGGTAATTCCATCTTCTTTCTATTTTATTATACATCACATATAAGGTATCTGCGCCAAACTAATCTACACGCGAAAAACCATAACATTTCTATATTCCACTTTCCTATCTAATATATCTTGCGTGTGATTATAAGTGGCGCGAGAAAAAATAAAGATAAGAACTAAGTCCCTATCTCTAACGCTGGCTCATGTTTCTCTCCAGCATCTCCTTAAATTTTATCTCTAGCCCATACTTCGACAAAAAACCATACATCTCTTTCTCATTCTTTGGCAAACGACTCATTGCTTGTATGTTTGTCATGTATACTGTAATAGCCTTCTTGTTGAATTCACTAAGAAAATCCCCAATACTGAGAATCTTCCTCGTCTTCTTACTATCACCTATGGAAACGCTCATCACACCACGCCTAATAATCCTTCTTGCAATTCCTACTAAGCCTGCCGTAATTGACCTACCTGAGATAACAAGATCCCCTAAGTAGTTATCGGTATCGTCGTCCACTCTCCTTTCGTCTACTATATCAACTTTGGCCCTCTTTTTCCTTCTTTCATCAGGGACTAATACCCTCTTATTATTATCTTTCTCCTTAACAGACCTCCTGCCAATATAGATCCCTAACAGTAACAATCCCATTGATACTGATACGGACGTCAACATACCTCGCTTTTCCATAACCGGGCTCTACTAATATTCTGAACTATCATAACTAATAAATTCTCGTCATTATAATTCATCATGTAAATAAATTGTTAAATAATGTGTCTAAGGTTTTATGACATTCAATAATAAATCTCATGCCACCGTACTCCGCTAATAACCTATGAGATAAGTTAATAGCATCGCTCAATCATTAGTTTCACAACTTTAGTGCTAGTTATCCCTCATACCACGTAAAGGTTATTGAGATTTAATGAGGGTAAAACAAAAACCACATACTAAAATTGCCTAATCATTAGTTGACAGTATTGCTCACGTGAAATCTAATCACTAACACCCACTGCCAACTACTTAAGCGTTAGTATATGATTTTCTACACTAATAAGGGATTTAGGGCGTTTCAAGAGGGGCAGGTTAATACAGAGACCGCTTTTGTGATATTCTTGGGCAAGCTAAGCTCCGCACTCAATTCGTACTCTCCGTTACACTCGGATTACATCCTCCCTCCACTACGACTACTCCTTGCTTCCCCGCCTTCCCGTTGCCACAATATGAACCCTCCCTCATTACCATTCGGGAGATCATATTGAACCCGGGGAAGATATTCACTCATTCGTAGCCTCGCCGGCAGAGCACGGCTCAGGACTCATATGAGGGTAAACTTGAAAATACCCCGATAAAGGGCGCATCGCAATTTGGAGATTTAATGGGCGGAGCGTTAGCGGAGGCCATAAATCGATGTCGATGGAAATAATATCGGGGAGTTTTTCAAGTGTGATATTTTTTTATAATATATATTATATAAGGTAATTGATAGGTAAGTAATCACTAAAATGTCATTTCTGCGATGTATAACAGCTAGAAGACTTACATGTGAGAAATAGCCTGAACACATAGAGCGACAGTATGGAGTCTCTTGTGTGCACGGCTTAGCTTGGGGTGAAAGCCCAAGTTATGAGAGATATTTAAATTATAAACCAATTAAAACAAAAAAAAACAATGGACAGAAAAACAATTGTAGTACCTGCAGGATATAGGTACATTAGTGAAATTCCAGACTTCAAGCTAAATGACTTCCCGCATATCCTGAATAAACAGATACCAGGATGCGGGTTTACAGAGTATTGTATTACTAACAATGAGAATGTAATACTCTGTAGTCCTAGGAAAATCTTACTCCAGAACAAGTATGAACAGCACAAGGATGAAGTTTTCTTGGTAGTAAATGAATATGAAGGGGATCCAGGTACTGATAAAGACCTATTGAAGTCAGAAAAATCAAAGAGTGGTTATAGTAAAAATGAAATAGCGAAAGAAAAGCGGATATTAGAGACTGCGAAGGGTAGGTTTTTCTTTGACCTTACCAAAAAATTGACAGGTTATATCAATAGTTGTCTGTATGATGGGCGACCAATTAAGATACTTGTTACTTACGATTCTTATAGGTTGGTGAAGGATATAATAAACCATAACTACAGTGAGGTCGACTTTAGGGTAATAATCGATGAATTCCAAAGCATATTCACTGATAGTAAGTTTAAGTCTGATACAGAGCTTCAATTTGTCAGTAACTTACAAGGAGTTCAAAAAGTATGTTACGTTAGTGCAACTCCTATGATTGATAAGTACTTAGATATGTTGGATGAATTTAAAAATCTTCCATACTATGACTTGGATTGGAGTTCACAGGATAGCAGTAGAGTAAAGCGTCCTATGTTATATGTTAAGACATTGAAAGCTGTTTATACTGAGGTCAAACCAATCATTAAATCTTACCTTGATGGAAAGTTTGAATATAGGTTTGTAAAGGATCAGGATGGAAAAATCAAGAAAATAGAATCAAAGGAAGCTGTTTTCTATGTCAATTCAGTTAATAACATTACTAGTATCATCAAGCGCGCAAAGTTAACACCAGATCAAGTTAATATACTTGTCGCTAACACTAAGGATAATATTAAAAAGATACAGAAGAGGTTAGGTAAGGAGTTTGATATTGGAAGGGTACCTTTGAGGGATGAGCCTAGAAAAATGTTTACCTTTTGTACTAGGACTGTATATCTCGGAGCAGACTTTTACAGCGATAATGCACAATCTTATATAGTGAGTGATGCTAATATTGACACACTAGCTGTTGATATCTCTCTAGACTTACCACAAATCTTAGGTAGACAGAGATTAAAAGAGAACCCATGGAAAGATGAGGCGACATTATTCTTCAGGTCAGTCACTAGTGGTAATAAAAAGCCAGAGGAGGAATTTAGTGACAAGATGGATGAAAAGATGAAGCGCTCTGAAGGTTTACTAGAGGCATTTAATGAGGTAAGTACAAAGAATCGGGGTTACTTATCAGAGAGGTATCAAGATACTGCTAAACTACTAAACTATAAGAAGGATTATGTGGCAGTTAACCAGGTAAAGAATCCTGATGGTAGTATTAAGCTTGTACCGATAATTAACAACTTAGTTAGAGTAGCAGAGATGAGGGCTTATGAAATGCAACAGGTAGATTATGCTGATCGTTTTGCAGTCTTTAATGAACTAGATAAGCTAAATGATACAGACATTAACGATGAGGTATTTAACAAGTTCTTTGAAGAGTTTGATAAGCAGAAGAATAGAAGGGACAAGTTGAAATTACTGTGCGAATCATCTGGGTTACCTGGATTTTGGACAATTGTAGATAATGTTCCTAATAAGAGATTTAAGGAATATATTAATACTTTAGGTGTAGATGGATGTAGGGCACTAAGTTATAGAATAGAACTCATCGATAAAAAGCTCAGTGTATTATCTTTCAGTGAGGATAAACTAAGGGATGTAATATATGATACCTTTGAAGTAGGTAAAGCTTATAGTAAGTCTAGCATAAAGTCAACTCTTACAAAATTATACAAAGAGATTGGTTATAAGTCTGCTGCAAAAGCTAATGACCTAGGTGCATATTTTGAGCTTAGAAGAACTTCTGTAGATGATGGTAGTGGTAAAAGAGTAGCAGGTTTCAAGTTGTTGAACAAAATAAATAATAATAACGATAAAAATTAATTAGAACATGCTTTACGTAATAGAGATGATGGCTAGTGATAGCTTTTTTAGCATTATTCTGTAGTCCTCTAAAAACCTTACTTGTGTAATAATAATATAAGAAAATTAATAGTAAAATTTATGAGCGAAGAAAAAAGTATTGCAGGTCTTAAGGTAGTTAACGTTAAGTTTGAGACAGCGGAGAATGGAACAATCAAGTTACAGTTCAAGAAGGCTGTTGACACTGAGAATACGAACCAGCTTATATGTGAGTATGCTTGTCCTTATGGTAAGTTAGTTGCATCTACCTTAGCTGATCCAACCGAGCCTAACGATCCAGAGTCTTGTTTTTGTGATTTTTGTAATTCACTTGGCGAGCAGAGGAATAAGACAGGCCAATCAGATCCAGAAATTTATAGTGGTCTTGTACCAGTTGAGGGAACACTTGAGGAGAATTTGCCAGACTTTAAGGATTATTACTTGAAGTTGAACAGAAGGAATCCACTTGTTCGTCTTGATGCGGTTATTGATACTGTTTGTGATGGAATCTGTGAGTTCTACTGTAAGGATCATTCACAGTGTACGGTTGCTAATGGTGACTGTTTCTTGATGGATCTTATGAAGGAGCAGAAGAGGGTCGAGCAGGAGAACAAGAGAATAGAAGAAGCTGAAAATGTTGATGAGAGTGATGAGTAATGCTTATGGAAGAGGAGAATCTTGGATATCTACCTCCCGACTATTCAGAGTATCCGAGGGAGGACGATGATGACTTAGATGACGATGACATTGAGGATTACGATGATGAAGAGGAAGATGAAAATGAAGACCTCAGAATCGAAAAATTACTTGATGAGCAGTCTAAGTATAACGAGGACTTAGCAAGGGTTGAAAGTATTGAATTAAAACGAGCAGAAGAAAAAGAAATGGCAGATACACCTTTTGGAAGTAGTCAGCCTTGGAAAACGGGCAGTAGTAGTAACAATAATAATGCTGGAGAGGCTGCGCCATGGGAAAAGCAGACCCAACAGAGTACAGGATTTGGAAGTTGGGGCAGTGGTGGTAGCAGTTGGAATAATGTTGGTACTAGTTGGGGAAATAATAGTACAACACAGAAGCCAACAGTTGATTATACCAGAAATGAGAAGGTTAAGAGTGTCTTGATAGTAGATGCGCTGGATTGTCTGGTAGAGTCTTATGATAGCAATGGAAAACCTGGCATCTTACCTAGGTCTATATTTGATTTAAAGCCTAAGTTTGATGTATGGGAGAGATTAGCAAGTTTTAATCCTCGTCGAATCTATGTATTATTTCCTGCTATTGGTCTTGTACCTAGCATTGGAAACACAGAATCGGCTAAGGTTGCATCAGAGTATATTGCTCAGTGTATTGCAGCCTACTTAAGAATACCTCGTAATCTTTGCAGTATTATCCATGTAGTTGATAATGCCGTAAAAGAGCAGAACATATCTGGCATCCTGAGCATGACTAGTTTCGATCATGATAGTGTCTTATATGTTGGCGTTAGATCTGGTAGGTATGGTTTAAGTTCAGAGGATATAATCGCTGCTAAGAAAAACGGCATAGATTACATGGACTTATACAACCTGCTAAAAGGTCGGTATGAGTATGAATAATGCAGAGGGGTGGTTAGTTAAGGAGAAATCTTTAATTAACCATCTTTTTTCTTCCTCGAAACTTACAGAGATGTTCCTAAGAAGACCTAGATTACTTATAATTGTAGATAAATTATTATAATTTTAATAGTAAAAATGGCAAACAGTAAAATTAATGATTCAATTAACATGCGAATTTTCGCTGCGTTGAAAGTGAGTGAACTTAGTGGTGTACCTTTGTTTCTGTTGAGTAATCCAGGAATCGGTAAGACCACAACAGTTAAGCTTTTTGCAAAAGTTCGCGGGTATGAGGTAGTTGCATTGCATGGTAACAGAATGAGCTCTGAGGCTATTCTTGGTTATGATTGTGCTCCATCAGACTTAGAGAAGTTTGATTCAGCTAGACACCTCAAGCCTGCATGGTTTAAGAGAATCTTAGAAAATGGAAGAAATGGAAAGAAGAGTCTACTTTTCTTGGATGAGTTAACAACATGTCATGAGTACGTACAGTCTGCTTTGTTGAGTCTTGTATTCGACAGGGAGATTGATTCAGAGAGATTACCAGAGGATACTTTGGTGGTGGCAGCAGGTAATTATGCAAACAACTTGAGTAATACTGCTACAATTCTTCCACCTATGTTGAACAGATTTATGCTATATAATCTCAAGGTGGGTGTTAATGATCTCGACGTATTCTTCAACAAGTTCGAGGGTTCTGCATCAGGTCAGAGGGTTGATTATTTCGACGTCCTCTATAAGCAGATGCAGGATATTGATTCACAGGAGAAGAAGTTTAGTCCAGAGAAGCTTGCTATGATTGGTGAGCATTTCGAGAAGAGTATCAAGTTTGTAACAAAGTCATTGATGTCAGGTGGTGAAAGGCCAGTTGATCTTGGTGTAACGGAGCTGCAGACAATCTACTCTGACATTGATGGTGATAATGACCTTCCAAACTTCATATCACCTAGATCTGCTTGTTACGCTAGAGATATTACTATTGCTACTTACATTGCGTTTGGTAGTGCTGGTATTAATTCAGACAACTATAAGAGCATGATGTATGGTCTTATTGGTATGGGTCTCAAGCGTAGCGGTAATGGTGAGGTAATCAAGACAAATATTGTAGATGATTACGTTAGGGCCATGATCGATGTTGTGAATGACGTTGAGAAGATGAACAACGATAAGATCCCTGAGTATGAGAAATTCTACAGAGATATTATCAATAGTGCAGTAGACGGAAAACTGGATATTGCAGCTATGAATGCAAGTTCAAACAAGATCAGGGAAATGATTGATGACCCAGATGTTAAGGGTATTGATCGTCCAATGGATCCAGGTATTGTTCAGCAGTTCTGTGAAATCTTCAGAACATCAGGTAAGAAGCTTGTTAGTGGTTATAAGATTGACCCTAGTGGTGAAAATGTAGCTAATGTAGTTGTGGAGAAATTCGCAGGTGACATTAACTACTGGAACAATCTTGCAACTCTTATGGTGTCATTGAAGGCGCTTGTAAGTAATACCAAGTTCTCATACGATTCTAGTATTAAGACTGATATTAAGAATACACAGTCTGAGTTGAGGAAGATCAGTTTCAAGCTTAAGACAGTTAGAAAGTCTTACCTAAACAATGATGATAAGGCATTAGCTGAAATCGTCCCAGAGGTTAAGAGCTGTGTTGATGAGTAGTTAAGTTAAGATAGGACTTTGGGTTGGTACTATGATTATCACTCAAAGTCTTATTAGTTCCAAATTATAACTAACAAGAAATCAGCAATGAAAACAAGACAAGAACTCGAATTTATAGAGAACCTTGTAAAGAGGGCCTATAATAATCGAAACTGGGGAAACATACTTAAGGAGAAACTTGATAAGCCTTATAATCCTCAGAATCCAGAACTAGGTTATTCATACAGGCATCAGTCATTTGATGGTGAAGGTAAAAAAGAGTTCACTACCTATAATGTTGTTTGTGCACGTACTGGAGTTAATGATATTGACTATCGCGTAAAGCTTCATGAATACGGACACATCTATCTAGCACATCTTGACGGTATCTATGAGGAAATGGATACTAGAATTTGTAATGTGCTTAGAGATTACAGGGGTGAATTGATTGAAACAGTTAATAAAGGTTGTGGTATCAATTTTGGTGATAAACTGATTGAGAGAGTTATTGATGATCCAGTACTTAATCATAGTCTTCACAATATTGCAATGGACATGGAGGTAAATACTAAGGTCCTAAGCAAAGATGATGTGGAGGTTATGGAGAGTGAGTTGTCAAAAATTCTTCCCGATACTCTTAGCGATAAACTTAAGGAACTTCTCAAGACGACTACGGATGAGGAAGTCAAGAAGAAGATAGAAGATCGTCTCAAGAAAATGGGAAATGAGGCTAAGATTAAGTTTATCTTGCCTGAGAGATATCACATGTCAGACGGTACACCTTTCCCTGATAATGCCGACTATCTCGAGTATCTTATTCTGATCGTTAAGAATCTTGATCAGTTTATTAAGATGATGATCAGTATTAGTAGAGGTGGTAATGGTGATACTAGTGATGTTACTTCAGAGGATGTCCAGGATGCGCTTGGTGATGAAAACAGTGCAATGAATAACTTGGACGACCTTATGGAGCAGATGGGTATGTCTGATGGTCAAGGTAAGAAGAAAGATCAAGGTAAGGACGGCCAAGGTTCAGGTAATGGTCAAGAAGGTGGCGAAGGAAACGACGCTAGTAATTCAGGAGGTTTCAAGGGTGACTCTGAGAAAACCGAAAGTAGTAATCAGGGAACTAGAGATACTGACTTTTCTGAACTAGAAGGTGGTACTCATCATGATCACTGTACAGACTCTAGAGATGACGCTGACAGAAAAAGAGAGGTTGGCGAAATTAAGGCTGGCGGTGGAACTGGCTGTAGTGGTGGAGGTACATCTAGTGCAAAACGAAAGGTAAGCAATGCGGATCCAGTTGACGAAGCAATAGATCAAGTACTCAGGAACTATAAGAATAAGGTAGTTAAGAAGGAGATTAAGAAAGATATGATGTGGAACTATAACAAAGGCATCAATCGAACTGTTATCGCCCCAGCTATCTTACCTAGAGTTACAATTAAGGATGAACCGAAGATTGTATACTTGATCGATGTTAGTGGTTCTATGGATACTGAACTGGTTGATAGAGTCTTGAATACTATTGCAAGAAAGATGAAGTCAATTGGTAGAGGTCTTCACTATGACATTATCAGTTGGAGTACAGAGCTAGAGGATCATTTTAGAGACATTGACCCAAGAAAAGGTATTCCACATATCTCAATGGGTGGTGGTACTAGAATGGCGAAGGGTATCAAGTACTTCAGAGATCACTACAAGGATGACTCTATCTTAGTTGTTATATCAGACTTTGAGGATTACTTAGAGGAATGGCAACAAGTAGAAAGGACAATGAATAAGTATGCACTCTATGGTTTCAATTATGGCCGTAGTAATTATAATGTAGATTTTAAGAACCTGATCGTTAAGAACTTCAATGTGAGTTATAAGGGTCCAAGGTATTAAAGTATGATAAGTAGACAAAAGATTCATAGATTAGTTGAGTCAGTATATAATTACATATTCAAAGTATTTAATGTAGTTGAAAGTACTGACAAGCCTAATAATTCGGTGGGTGTATTTGTTAGCTTGGGTATTACAACACAGCTAGAAACTATCAGAAGCATTAAGGATATTTTTGATAACATGAAGGAATATAGTGCTAAGGTAGTTGAGATAGTTAGTGAGAAAGTTGGAAATACCTATGTTAACACTGTGCACGAAGATGTTAATCCAGGGCAGTATAGATTGAAAGAGCTGCCTGAGGATTTAATGAATAGAGAAGAAGCAGTAAGTGAATTAGAGAGGATGCAAGAAAAAATAAATCCTCAAAATGACTTAGATTCATTAGTTAAGTGTGGAGTCAAGGTACAGAAATTGAAAGACTTGATAGGAAAGCTTGATGAATCTAGTAAATGGGATTCTCACTTGATTCAGAGACTAGGTGAATGTGATTATAGAATTTTTCACCTAGATCTTAATTATGAAAGACGTGGGGACCTTGAATATAGAGTAGGTATTTTGATAAGTGAAAAAGAAAAACGAGAGGATTAGTCTTCTCGTGGTACTAGTATTGATTGGATTTGGTATTGGTATGTATGTTGGAAAATGTATATATCAGCCAGGTCCAATTAATCTTGCTCCCCAGAAAGTACCCGAGAAACTAGTAAGACAGGAAAATAAGAGAATAGGGGAACTTAAGACACAAGAAAAACAGGTAGGAGACACAGTAACAGTAATAAAAGAGAGAATTAGTACTGTCTGGAGAGAAAGGGTAGAGGAGTTAAATAAGATTGACAGCCTCCCACTCGATAGCAATATTAACTACCTCAGGAAAAAAATAAAAGAATATGAAGAGTAAGGTAATCATGCTTTTCTTTCTACTACTACCTATTATTGGACATGCACAAGAGAAAGTAGTAATTAATAACGACACACTGATCACAATAACACCTGGAAATCTGAGAACCATAAATAAAATGATAATGGACTTAGATTATCATAAGCAGGCAGTGAAGGACTATAAGGAATTAGTTAAGAAAGATAGTGTATTGTTGGGTATTAAAGACTCACTAATTGTCCAGTATAACCTAAGAGAAGCAAAGAAAGAGAAATACTACATAGACCAAACCACTAAACTGACCGCTGATAATAAGAGGCTGAAGAAAGAAGGTAGGAGAAGAACTACTTGGATGTCAGCTGTTTGTTTATTAGTAGGTGCTGTGCTAGGTCTATTAGTTAAGTAAGAAATATTGAACTGTCAGTATTTCTTTTTATTTTTGAAGTTATGATAGAAATAGTAATAAAGCATGATCCAACCAGGCATGAGTATAAAATCTATGAGCCAACTACTGATACATTGATGGCGTCGAGTAATCTAACTGAGGCCTTGTGTATGTTAAATAAATTCATTGAGAGTAGTGGCCTGTCTAATGTTGGTAATATCTTAGATTGTCCTGATATATCTTACCACATAGATTCAGCAACAATGAAGGCTATGATAGAGAGTAATATATCGCTTCTTAACAGACTTCGTACTGCACCTAGTGGATTTGCGGCGTCTAGTCAAAAATTCGGAGGCACAACACAATTCCAACAGAAGATGACACAACAGAAAGCAATGCAAGGCGGAAGTAGTCAGAGGAAAAAGAATACAATGTCCTCTGGTTTTTCTAGTGCGGATGGATTTAGGAAAAGTTACAAAAAATTTAAAAACAATTAGAGAAATATGAAATCGGAACTGAAAATAAACACCTCCTTTGTTTCTCCTGCGACACTTGAGAGATTTAGGAGTAATAATATCTTGCCAATCTTTATAGTAAGAAATATCGAAAATTCAGAATTAATTGGACAGTATAGTGGTTCACCTGTACACTTGAAGGAATTATCTCCAAGTAATGAACTATTTAGGAAGAAAAGGGATAAGGCATTAAGTATTGACGAGTTTAAGAAGTTATATGCGATTGAAATAACAGAGAGGGTTGATCTTAAGAGGATAATTGATAAGCTTGAGTCACTAGTTGAATTATCTGGTGCTAGGTCTGTTGTATTACTTGGTTATGGAAGTGATTATGATAGTTGCCATAGGTCAGTCCTCGCTAAGATTTTAAATGGAAGCGGCTTACTTGAAAAACCGGTAAAAGAGTTAGTAGTATGATAAGTAGTACAGATTTTCAGGAGGCGGTTATTAAGTACCTGGAAAAATACGACATCTACCCATTTTCTGTTACCTATACAAGCGATTATAATAGGTCTAGTGATGGATGTATACTTGGAATTACTACTTTTATTGTGGATGACATTGATACAATCCTAGAACTCCTTGACTATAAGAGCTTGTGTGATAAGAGCGGGTTTACAGTGTTTAGAGATAATTGTACAGTTATTTTACAAGGAATGCCACTTGTTCACTTATATAGTATGCTGTAAATCTTATAGATCTTTAGCCTGTAGTATGCAAGGTACATTTAATAACTATATATGGTTTGCTATGGGTGTTATATTAATAAGCAATAGTACACGAATTTTTAAAGTGAAAAATAATATATATATTTGTAAGATATGAGTAAAATATATAGAACATACAGATTTAGATTGTACCCAAACAAGGTACAAACCGATCTGCTGTCAAAGCATTTTGGCTGTGTTCGATTTGTGTATAATTACTTTCTCAATCAACGTATAGAACAGTATAAGCTTACAGGTAGAAGTGATAAATATTATGCACAGTCTAAGTGCCTTACTGAATTAAAGAAGCAGGAGACAACCACATGGCTTAAAGAAGTAAGTGCTCAAACTTTGCAGTCTGCTATCCGATGCCTCGAGGCAGCCTACACCAATTTCTATCAAAAGCGTGCAAAATTTCCTAAGTTTAAATCCAAACGTTCTAAGAACAGTTTTACAGTTCCACAATTTGCTTCTATTGCTAATAACAGACTCTTTATATGTAAATTTAAAGAAGGTATCAAGTGTCGTGTGCATAGGGAGATAAAAGGAAAAATTGGAAAGGTCACTGTCAGTAAGACTCCGAGTGGGAAGTATTTTGTTTCTGTAAATACAGAAGAGGAATATACAACACCGCTTAAAAAGACTAATAAGTCGGTTGGTTTGGATTTAGGGTTGAAGGACTTAGTTGTTACTTCTGATGGAGAAACTTTTAATAATAATAGATATACAAGAAAATACGAACATAAACTTGCAATAGCACAACGTCATCTTTCACGTAAGAAGAAAGGTAGCAAAGGGTTTGAAAACCAAAGACTCAAAGTTGCCAGACTCTACGAAAAGATTTCCAATAGCCGTGCTGATTATCTGCATAAGTGCTCTATTTCTCTTGTACGTAGATATGATACAATTTGTATCGAAGACCTAAATATTAAGGGTATGGTCAAAAATCATCGTCTTGCTAAATCCATCTCTGATGCAAGTTGGGGTAGCTTTGTTGCTATGTTAACATACAAAGCTGAATGGAACGGCAAGAAAGTTGTGAAAGTAGGCAGATACTTCCCATCTTCACAGACTTGTAGTGCCTGTGGATATATCAATAAACAGGTAAAAGACTTGTCTATTCGTGACTGGGAATGTCCTGTGTGTCATACTCATCATAATCGTGATGTTAATGCAGCAATAAATATCCTTAATTTTGGTTTTAACAATATATCGGCAGGAACTGTCGATTACACGGATGGAGAGGAAGTAAGAACCAATCTTTCGAAAGGTCATTCCTCTATGAAGTCCGAAATCCATGAGTCTTCGGCTTGTGGGTAGTTCATAGTTTGATATGAGAAATTTAGAAATATTCAGGGGATACATGGAGCTAATGTATTCTGATAAGTGTCCACCTATTAGAGAGAAGGATATAACTATTGATAATTTTATAATAGGTAGGTTCAATAGTTCAGGTTTTACGGTGCACTACTTATATAATGGATCAAGTCTTTCTATTTCGTCTAAGTGGTTGGATATGTTTAAGCAGCTCTATTATTCTAACCACGCTGAAATCTTCTATAATGCTAGTAATGACACAACTACTAAGGACTTGGATAAATACTTAGATACTTTTATTTATCTCAACACAAACTTACAGACTTGGTTGGGACAATCAATAAGTAAGGTAAGTGGTCCTGAATTTCTCGACTGCTTATCTAGTATTTGTGAAATGAAGACAGGAAGATTTAGAAAGTTTATAAGGGAGGAATATGAGATTAACTTAGAACCTTTCAAGTATTGTTCACTAAGTAAAAATTTTGATATATGATAATTAATATTTACACCGATGGATCACACCTAGACAAGCAGAATAATGGTAGACTTGGTTGTGGTGGTGTTATGGTGCAAGATGATAGTGCAGGTAAGTATGGGACAATCCTAGATAAGTATAGTCAAGAATTAACCCCAGACTACATGCAGGCTGAGTATGGCAGTAAAAATTGTAGTAATCCAACAGCCGAAATGATTGGAGTACTTATGGCCCTCTCTAATTTTAATATCCCAAGTAATGCAAGTAAAGTAGTAGTGTTTGCAGATTATATTGGTGTTAGAGAGTGGTGTACAGGCAAGTGGAGAATCAAGGAGCCATACATCAAAAAAGTAAAAGGACAGATAGACGACGTAATAAAAAGAAAAGGTCTCACAGGGAAGATTAGTTTTGAATGGGTAAAAGCACACCAAAGAACAATCAATCGAGACTCATACTGGAATAATTACGTCGACTTACTCGCAAAAGGACAAACTAGTTAGAATAAATGATTGTACTAAGAACAAAGCAGTATTCCTCACTCTGGCAAAGACTCAAGGGTAACCCAGACTTAAAGAATGTATTGAGAACCTGGGACCCGAACTATGTTAATCCTGAGGTAAAGAAAGAACCACTATTTAAACATTTCCCAAAACAGGTACTATCATGGCTGTCTTTCCTCTATGAGAATGTGAGAGATGAGAACGATAGCTATATGTATGGATTCTTAAATAGTGTTACTGTATTTTCTTATGAGAGTGTCTTAGATCAGCTCAGTGGTGGTCGTGCAGAGTATACATCAAAGAGGAATGATGGAGTTATTAAGCTGCTTAGGATTCCTTTCTCAGAGAATGCAGACTCTTTCTTAAATTACCACGTTGATGAGAATAGAGTAACATTGATTCCAGAGTCTAGTAGATTTGACCTATCTGGTATGCTTGCTGATAAGATTTCAAAGGGACTATTTGGTGAACTTGATCAACTTCCATCTAGACGTGAAAGAGACCCTGAGAGATTAGTAGATACAATTAAAAAGATGTTTATTAATAAAGTACCAAAGAAGTAGATCTATGAGAGGTTTTTGTAAGGATGATGAGAAGAGAATTCCTAAGTCTGGTAGGTCTGGATTAATTGATTATAAGGATCTTCTCGGCGCTAGTGTTTATATTAAGTCACTAACAATGGGAAATGGCTGGATGTGGAATAAGGATGGAAGAAAAGAATATAAGGTAGAGGATATTTCTTTCAGGATTAGTACGGATGGTAAGTGCATTACTATTTTGAAGCTTTCTGATTGTCCTGGAAAAACCTTCACCTTGAAAGATATTGAGTTTAAATTAGACTAAGATGGATGAATTAATATTAGGCAGTAGTACAGATAGGACGGTGAGAATAAACTATAGAAGTGATTTTCCACTAGCTGTCAGGTTAAATAATTTCACTAATTTTCCTGATTGTGATTTTGAACTTCGTGCTACTGTTGATAATGAAGTTAAGTCGTACTGTGTTGAGAAGAAGGATGGTGTCTGTAAGAATTGCAAGGTACAGGGTGATCAGTTAGTAATTTTCTTCAACAATCACGGTCTCAGTACTGGTAGACTTAAGATTGAGATGATTCTTTATGTACCTGACCCTAACTATGCAGATGGGTTTAGACAGGAATACTACTCAACAATTACAAATATATTACTGGTTGAGGGAAATAGTGATACGATTGATAATACTGTCCCATCAACTCCAAATTCACCTGTTGCATCTGTTCAGCTTACAAACTTAGGTAATGCAGTGAGAGATGTACAGGCTAAACTAAAAGAACTACAGGCCGCTACAAGTAATGGTGGTAGTTCTAGTAGTGATGTACTGGCTGGAAAACAAGATCGAATTGAAGACCTTGATACAATCCGCAGTAATTCTAATATGGTTGCGGGAAAATTAAGCAAGGAAGAAGCCGATCAATACTATCAGCCAAAGGGACACTACTTAACAGAACACCAAGATATTAGCGGCTTAGTAAGTAAGGAAGAGGCTGATAGATTATATAAGAAAGTAGGTGATGCTGAAGGAAGTGTAGGTACTATTGTAGATCTTAGCGGTGTTAATGAAGAGCTAGGAAAGAAGCTGAGTAAGACAGAGGCAGCAGAATTATACCAACCAAAGGGGACATACCTAACAAGTCACCAAGATATCAGTAATCTCCTTAGTGAGTCTAGTGCAGATGAGAAGTACCAGACAAAAATCACTGACCTAGATAATATCAGAGAAAAGGCTGGACTAGTTGATGGAAAGCTTGGTAAGGAAGAAGCAAAGGAACTCTATCAACCGAAGGGAGAGTACCTAACAAGCCATCAAGACATTGGTGGACTACTCGAGAAGACTAAGGCAGAAGAATTATATCAGCCAAAGATTAATGACCTTGATAGTATTCGTGAGAAAGCAGGGCAGGTTGAGAGTAAACTAAGTAAGACTGATGCTGAAGAAAAGTATCAACCAAAGGGAACCTACTTAACAAGTCATCAGGATATTAGTGGTTTTCTTAGTAGGACAGATGCAAGTGGTCTATATCAACCAAAGGGAGAGTATTACACCAAATCAGAGGTTGATGTAAAGATTAGTAATATCCCAGCATCATCTTCTTCTCCAAGTGGTCAGGCTAGTGGAGAGTTTAATCCTAGGGGTATTTGGAATAAGACAAATACTACTAAGATTGAAGCATATGTAGATAATAAGGGAAAGTTTACTAGGTCTTCAAACTTTAATTCTTACTTAATACCGGCTGAGGGAATTGATAAGATCACTATTACAGGGGCAGGTGCAACAGATACAGTTCCTTGTGTATTTTCTTGTTTTAATAAATTCTTAGACCCTCTTACTAGTACTGAACCAATTTCAATATCTAGGGCAGAGACAGCTAAGACAGTCCCTACTAATTATACTCTCACCAGCTCTGATATTCCAGCTGGTACTAAGATGGTAGTAGTAAGTTCTAGAATTGTTGATAGCTTTACAGGATTCGATTTTAGTATTGAGTATGATAAGTTAAATACTACTTCTAGATATGCACAAAGCTTATCTGACTGTGATTATATGGCACCATCTTCTGCGGTACTAGCAAAGGATCTACTATTCATTAACATAACAGATCGCTTAGTACAGGGTAATGTTACAATCACTGCATCAGGTTGGAATGTAAATCAAGCTAACCCTAAGAGATGTTACTGTATGATCGAGCTTAATAGTGGTATTACAGTTCATATACCATCAGGACTTAGATCATATATTGGCATACAAGATAAGAGTGGTGTTTATAGCTTCGTACCTTGGACAACTGGTAAGTATACAACTACTAAGGATGGTAAGTATTGTTTCTTGCTTAGTAAGATTGATAATACTGACCTATGGATAACCGACTTAGGTAATTATCCTCCTTTTAAGTTAGAAGTAGTAGGTAAGTCAACTCTAGAGGTTATTATGAATTCACTCAAGCTCAATGGTATTGATGTCTTAAGTAATAAAGTTAACACTGAAAGTACCGGAAAGGACTATTCTAAGTACGATACAATTATCAAGGGCGTTAATCATAGAGGTTGGACAGGCTTAGGTGCAGCACAAGATACACTAGACGCATATAAGGATTCATTTGCGATGGGTTTCAGATATGTTGAGGTAGATGTGCATAAGACCAGTGATGACAAGTTTATAATTGGGCATAATGACGAACTCCCTGATAGACTAGTTAATCCTGCAACTGGCGCCAAGGGTAGTACAGTTAAGATAGCAGAACATACACTAGAGGAACTTAAAGCATTCAAAGATTCTAAGGGTGGAACAGTGACTGAGCTATCTGAATTCTGTAAGCTCTGTAAAACTTATGGACTTCACCCTTATATAGAAATGAAGAAGGCATTTGATGAGCAGACCATGTATAAGATCCTAGATATTATTACTAGGAGTGGTCTTAATTATAACTTCACTATTATATCTTTTATTGAATGGACACTGGAATCATCTATTAAGTATGATGATAAGATTAGAGTTGGCTTAATCTATGATAAGGTTCAGGATAATACAATAGATGATGTAGTGATGAGGATTAATAAAATAAAGTCTAAGAGTACAAATAGAATCAATGTTTTCCTAGATGCAAATGGTCAATATTTCAAAACACCTAGTGAAGCAGTTATGACAAAACTACTTGCTAATAAACTACCACTAGAGGTTTGGACTATGGATACTGAGGCTGATGTACTTGCGCTAGACTCTTATGTATCTGGTGTAACGTCTAATGCAGTACATGCAGGAAAAGTACTACATGATAAACGATAATAAACAACAATGTCATATTTTACAGTTCCCGAGCTCTGTAGTTCGAATACTGCGGCTCGATTAAAACTAGACAATACACCACCAGCAGCAATCAAGAAAAACCTAGAAGAGACAATTAAATTTCTAGACTTGATCCGCGTTGAGTGGGGTAAGTATTGTGAAAAACATGGCCTGGCTAATCCGTCAATCAAAGTATCAAGCGGTTATAGGAGTCCAGCAGTTAATAAAGCTGTCGGTGGTGCTCCTACATCGGCTCATCAATTTGGTTATGCGGCGGACTTACAACCAGCCAATGGTAAGCAGACAGAATTTGAGAAGTTCTTTGTGACAGTTTTTTCTAAGCTGGGTCATAAGTACGATCAGATCATTATAGAAAAGAGTAAGACATCTAGGTGGGTACATGTTGGTTATAAGAAAGCCGATGGTACACAGAGAATGATGTGTTTTAACCTAAAAGTATCATAACATAAATGGAAGTAGTAACACTAGGAATCAACAGACAGAATTCAGAAACCCAGGGGGGGGGAGAACTTAGTAAGAATTAATAAGAAGAGTGATTTTCCTCTGGCGGTTAGATTATTGAGAGGTGGTCAGGTAGTACCATTCCCAGACTGTGACTTTACAATGGAGGCACACATAGAAGGTAGCTCTGAGATTTACAAGGCAGAGAGAAAAGATGGTGTCTGTAAGCATTGTAAGCAGGATGGTGATAGGCTGATTTTGTTCTTTGATAATCATAACTTCGTAGAGGGAAGACTCTTGATGGAACTTACTATTGAATACCCAGACCCAGACTACTCAGAGGATGGTATTAGACAGGAACACTTTGTAGAGATCGCACCAATTCAGATAGTAGCGGATAATGGTGATGCACTTGATCTTCGCATACCTGAACCAAGAGTAGTAGAGCGTGTAGTTGAGGTAGAAAAGCCAGTTGAGAGAATCGTAGAAAAGGTAGTAGAGAAAGTAGTAGATAATAGTACTTATACAGACCTACAGAAGAAAGCAGCTAAGTGGGTAAGTGAGATGGAGAGTGAAAATAGTGAACTTGAAGAGGAAGAAAAGGTTAGAATGAGAAATGTACTTAATATGATATTTAAACTCATTAAGTACAGTGGTTTAGATTCTGTTCAATTAGAAGATACTGTAATATTTGAAGGTATTAGCGAATCTGATCCAGAGTTTCAAAGTAGGATGGACCTAGCTCAATTTCTATTAGGTGGACAAGGTGGTTATGGAACCTTTCGTATTTTTAGTAACCTGATCGTTCCTAACTACAACTTGGTTATTTATTTAACTGTAGGTAGTGCATTTAGTCTAGGTGCACTGTTTCAAGATTCCACTTTGAATACTATTACAATAAATGCAGAGAATACAGATTATGTACTTTCTACAAAGGATAGTTTAGATGAAAAAATAGAAGTTTGTAAGGGTTTGGCTACGTTCGCTGGATGTACTGCAAATAAGGTAATAGTTAAGAGTAAGCCTGATATGAATGCTGGCCAAGGTTGGTATATCTTACCTAGCATTGCGAGTAGTAAGGTAAAGTGCTTTGACTTCAGTGGCGGAGGGGAAGGTAAGTATGAAGAGTATAGAATTGATAATATCATTGAAAAATTCCTCCCTGATGTAACTTCGGATGACCACAAACCTAGCCTTATATTCAGGGACTACACAGGTGAAGCTACCGAAGAGCTAAAGCAGAAGGTACTGGATAAGGGTTACACGTCTGTTGAATTTTACATGGGTGATACTAAGGTTTTATAATAAAAATAATATAATATGAGTAGGGTAGTTAGGAGTGTAAAGGGTATGAGTATTAAGAGAGGTGGTTCTCGAGATACTACCCCTATGACTTACAAGATTGATAGGCCTAGAGTTGATCAGATTAAGGAGCTAACAAAGGGTATTAAATCTGGAATGGGTCTTGATAAGTGCTCCTTAGATGTTATGAAGTTAAGTTAAGGATATGGAATTATTAGAAGGAACAGGTATTGACAAGTTTAATGTAGGTCAGGGTCTTTCATCAGCAATCATGAATCAACTAAATGATGCAATTAATATGAATGCTCGCGCCCTAAATACCCTACTTAAATCTGACATAAACCTGAACGCTGAAGTAGGTGATTATAAGAAGACATTTACATTCAGCGAAGCGATAAGTCAAGTACCAGTCTCTAGAAGAATATCAGGTATTAAGTTAAGATATATTGATACCCTTACTAAAACTTGGGTAGAATATGTCTTTACTGGTTCTGATTCTAGTGAGTGGGAAGATGAAGGTTGTTGGAATTACAGCCTTAGTAGTATAATTAGTGGGGGAGAGTTTTAATGATCTGGAAAAGCGAAGAAGGTTTTAAGGACTATAGCATCTCTTTATCAAGTCTTAAGAAGTCGTTGGGTATTGAGAAGGTAGATTATGAGGTTAGGCCAGAACTTGCTCCTTACCTAGTTTATATTATCAAGCACTTAAATAACTTACTAATTGATGCTGGTGAGAGTGCTGGTATCGTTGATAAGTTGAGGGTGATTTTCGATGAGCATGAGAGAGGTGCTGATATGATAGTAGGCCTTAAGGGAATAAAGCTGGCTAAGGAGATAGGTATTGAGACAGATAATACATGGGGATCTGTTAATGATTTCTTTGTACCGTATGAAGAAGATAGGTTTGTCTTCTGTTGGTCTAATGTTATGTCTAGTCTTATCACTCGTCTTAGGTTACAGTATGCAAGTCTCTTAGTGGAACCTATTACTCAAGGTTGTGGTTGTTGTTGTGGTAAAGGTGAAACACAGAAAGATTGGGAGAAATATACTAGTGGTGTTTGGCCTGAGGAAGAAGATTACAGCAACTATGATTATGGAACGACTAGTACAATGGGTCTCGGAAAGGATGGCTCGGAGTGTACTTGTTGTTATAGGAGATAAGATATTTTAGAGAATGAAAAATATAAAAAAATTCAGAAACCTAGAAGAATTTAGGGAGTATAGAGCTACAGATGGTTGGGGTTATCCGGCTATTAACTATGTAGGTACTGATGATGGTGGTAAACAGGTCTTCTACAATAACGAGTTTATCATGAGGTGGTATGACGAAGATACACTCAAGGTACCAGTATTTGCAGGAGATATTAAGTATGATGATTTTAAGACTTGGGTAGAGAATAGTAGTTGGCCTTGTGAGATTAAGAAGGATGGCACTAATTTTAACTACCTAAGGAGAGAAGAAACACTTGATGGAAAAGTAAAACTAGTAGACAGGAATAGACTTGATAACGGAACGACTAGTCATTATAGTAGCCCAGACAAAGATGATTACTTACAGATGACAGAAATACCTAATATCAACATTGGTCTTTTTTCAGGGGTGGACAATATTAAAGGTTCATATAAGGAGGTTAGATTTAATTTTGATAAAGGCTGTCCAGTGGGTTTTAGAAAGTGGTTTGGTAAGTCTAAGTTTAATAAAGAACGTGACTGTTATACTAAATTACTTGGTAGATATGATGCAGTTAATACAGAGACCGGTTTAGTTTGCTCTACCGGAAATCAAGTAGTGTATTCAAAGAAGTGGGTACCTAAGAAGTTTAAGGAAGCTAGACAGAAAACTAATAAGGACTTACTAGGTATTACATACTGGGAGCAACTTGTACTTAGTTTTATCTTGACTGCCTACTATAAGACTTTTAATCATAACAGTATTTTCCCGACCACCTGTAATATTCAAAACAGGGTAACAGGTGAGTCTGATGCTGAAGAGTCTGGCCTGTCAATTGCATATACTACTTACATGAAGGGTGATGTGAATGAGGGTAAGGTTAGTAGTTTCAGGTTTATGCATCTTGAAAATCCATTCTTTTTCAATAAGAGAGGTGGTATTTTCACATTTGGATACTTAGTTAGCAAGACAGACGAAGGTGACAAGATATCTATTAAGTTTGATGAGGTACTTGCAAATGATGAATACTTAAAGACAGAGGGTTCAGATGTAGTACTAGATGCAACCAAGAGAGAATGGGGAAAAACACCTGGGACTAGATTTATTGGGGAGGTAGACTTATATGGTAACTCTATGAAATCTAGTATCCCTGCTTCATCTACCACTGGATTTTGCGCGTCGATAATCAATACGCATGGTCCAAATAAGTTAGAATCTGAAAAAGGTCTGATCGTTGGTGGTGTTGGTATGTCGGAGAGTCAGGTAAGTGCATTATCTAAGGAAGTATCGTATAATGAAACCGACGCAGATTCCAGTGTTGAGCTCAGGTTTAGATTGACGATGTAAAAAAAAATAAGAGAGAATTGGTTAGGTATTTATTCCCTTTCCTTTTCTCTCTTTCTTGTTTGTCCTAGTTAACCCAGTCTTTAATCCTCTCAGTACATAAGGTAATCAGTTCTTCTCGCCTACTATTACAAGGCGGTATGCTACCAACTGTACTTACTTTCCTATCCACTGACCAACTGTTCTCATTGTAGATCATGTTAAAAGCGGTTTCATCTACATCCAACAGATCTTTATAAGTTTTCACATTTTGTACAGTACCCTCTTTATCTCTGAGAATAATATGGTCTCTACCTCTATCCAAGCAAAGAATGGTATTGTCTAACATTTCCTTGTATTTCTTATAGTACTCAAGTGTATATCTCCTTAAGTCTTCTAAGTCACTAGCCGTTTTATTTTTTCCTAGCCAGTCTATAAATTCTAGGTATGTAGTCTTAGAAGTACTTTTAATAATAGGGCCTTCATCTGCATTATAACGAACCCCAATAGAAATATAACCAAGTGCAGCAATCCTTGAAATAGGTTTATCCATTTGCTCATCTAGGTACTTCCCAAACTCACTTCCTAATACTTGTCTTGGATAGTAAGCACAAATTTTTAAAGTCTTGCAGAGATGTGGTGCTTTCTTAAATAGTTCACCAATGGCAGGACAAGTATCTATTATATACTCATTCCATAGCTTTTTGATCTCACTACCTATTTTTCCCAGACAGCCCTTACGTACCTCCTCATGAAACTTATCAGACCTGTTTCCGAAAAGAACCTCATAGTAGTTGCCTAATGTGAATAGATCTGGTTGACTAATAGCTGTACTTAGTAGTTCTGCATCCTTCTCACCCTTACTTAGTAGAGACTCTAACTCGCTCACACTACTAGATGGTTTCAGGTTCTTAGACGTCAACTCTAGTGTAGTATTGCTGGTTAGGAGGTCGAATATCTTTTCTAGTTTCCTATTAATATTCTTAAGTGATTCTATATAGTTTCCTGCTCTCTTACACAACCCTTCATAGAATTCTGGGTAGCTTGCTTTAATCTTATCAGCGTCTATTGCATAAGGCCTGAACATAAATGGTAGGTCTTCTTCTATTTTTATGCCACCATTTTTGAAGTCTACCCCACTGAATACTTGAGCTTGATAGTCTAAGATTCTATCTCTCCTACCGTTTTCAAGAATTGTGGTTAGATTTGGGCGAGATTTTTTAGAAACCCCCAATAAGAAGTCAAAATCTATGTAGCATTCCTGGGTTTTTGCTAGACCTATCAAGTCCATATCCGAGCTAACTTCATCCCAAGCTAGTCTCTGTTCTTTTGTTAGGTGAGACTCTACTGCATTCTCAATATACAGTTTCAAATCTTCACGACATTTTTTATAATTTTCATACTCACTTGAACTCAATAACCATGAATTCGTAATTTCTAATCTGTCTTTCTTACTAATCATACTCATAAAATAATTGGTTATTACTACTAATAAGGAATTTGGGGCAAAAAACAAGAGACCAGAAATTAATCTAGTCTCTAACTCTCTTAAAGTATATTCTTAAGTTTTTCTATCATACTGTCTAAGTCATCACCTATTTCAATACTAACTGATTTTTTCCAAGTCTTAAGATAACTCCTAATACCTTTAGATCTACAGAATTTTATGAAAAGCTCTGGATCAAAATCAAATAAGTCTTCAACCGTTAACAGGTCTTTTCTATTCTTGAAATCTATTGTGTATGAATATGGATATTTATCACTACTAACAATAAATAAGTCACTAAGTTTATCATTTACTCGTCTGTAGCTTATCTTAAATATCTCGTTTTGTAGTGTACGAATCCTAGTAATTATTGGCCTTACCTCTGGAATCTTATCTATGTTTGAGGTTACCCAATTATTTAGCGACATAAAACTAGATAGACTTACAAACTCACTAATAATCACGGGCGGTTTTTTTGACATCTTGCTAAAATCTACCGTAATATTTATAGGTACTACTGCTTTACTGTACTTTTCACTTTTTTCCTCTGTGTAGATTGAATTAAGCTTACTACCATTAATGAACCCAATAATAGAAATACCATCCAGTGTTTCACAGATACCAGGGTGTTTCTGATAAATTTCATAGAGTGCAGGGTTATTATGTGTTATGTACAGCTCTATTAGTTTTTTCATCTCTACCGCAAGCTTGTCATGACTTTCTGTAGCATCCCACTCTGATAGATTATGATACCTTTCCTTTATATAACTGCAAATGATGTATCTATCACGCACGGATAACTTTCTCCTCAGTACATCTTCTCTAATGTATTCCTTTTTTAACATAGCTTATAGAGTTTTGGTAGTTCTTTTTTAAGTTTTGTCTTTGTCAGATTTTTATCACTAAGTACTTGACCTAACATATCTATCTTACTATTTAAACTTTTACATACACTAACATACCGAATAAGTAAGTTTTTTAAAGTATCATACGCTTCTTTGTTTGTACTCGCCAAGCTTTCAAAACTATCAATAGAATAACTATCAAAAAGTCTAGGTAATTGATCTTTGAAAACTATTGTAAGGTCTCGTATTTCCGGGACAACACTCGTATCAAAAGTGCTGACATACCTACCGTTATATTCTTTAAATCTAGGAAGGATATTATAAAACGTAATACCAAAGTTAGGAAGATATTTCCCTATAAAAACATCAAAGAATGATCGTCTTATATCATCCTGTTTTAGTATACAGGATGGGTTTACATTTTTCGCCTCCTCAATCAGACCTAACATACTTTCTCCTAGCGAACTCTTTACATAGTACTTGACAGTATCTACTATTTCTTTTTTCAACTTAATAATCTCTAAGTAGTCCTTGGACGTAGAAATCCAAGAACTAGTTATTTTTAATCTTACATTATTTTCCATCTTACTTATAAGGTATTGACTTGCGTCTAGATCCCTATAGTTCTCTTATAAGTGTATAATTAAATTATCAATTATGAATATTAGCAAAATTTTAGATCAAGAGAATGTAGAGAAGAACCACCAACTCTATGCAGCTGGACTTCTCGATGTAGTTAATTTCCTAGAAGCAGATCTTTGGGGTCAGCTAGAAGAGGAGAACAGACTTAGAGGTATTGTTAAGACGTACCAGAAAAAAATTAATACTGCATTTAGTAAGATTAATAGTGGTGTAACTGAGTCTGACCTTCTTCTATTTGGTAAGATCCTTTACTTGCATAAGGGATTACTGAGAAAAGAGTTCAACAGATTAACTACTAAGAGGTTATCTCCAGCTGATGCATCTATTACTATCATAAGACGCCTACTTAGTATTATACTTGAGGTCGAAGATCTTGAATGTAAGGCTGAGGTAGAGAGTGTTAAGGAGGTAATAGATAATCTTTGGGAGTATATTAAGAACAGATCAAAGAACGATTCCCTGTTTAACTTAGCGGATGTTGTAAAAACTAATCTCAATAAGGGAAGTCTTGGAAAATATGCGCTCGATGAATTTACCCTCAAAGAGCCAGAGTACACAAAAGATCCTATTCAAGATGATGGGGTCCGATTAAATGAAAGTAGTGAGTCAGCAAACAAACTACTTGAAATAGAAATGTAATACAAGAATGGACAGAAAAACAGTAAATACACTGATTGTTGACGATAATGACTTTGAGTGTAAGAAAGATCGCAGTAAGGTAACATTAGATGATATTAAGATGTCTAATATTGGTTTTATTGCGAGTGACCTAGAAAAGTATCCAGTAATTATCTATAAAGGTAGGCTTGGTAAGAAAGCGCTAAAATTGGATATCTAGGGGAGTGAAAAAAAGTCTAAGGCCGGAGAACTAAATCTCTAACCTTAGGCTTTAATTTTTTTTGTTCTAACCAAGTACATAGTTTAGAACAGTTTTTTCTCTACCTAATTTCTCATCATACTCTCTATCTAAGCATACGAGGTTGTCATAGTTGTAAGGGTAGAACATTAGATATTCATACTTAAATGAACCTCTATTTCTACTAGACGTTACTTCTACTCCATCCTGCTCATCGAGAATATCAAGTAGTATGTTTTTTGCAATATCGACCGTAATACCACACTGCTCATTTTCTTTGAACATTGGGTATGATAGTCTACATGCTAAGAGTGAATCTTGTACGACTATATTTCTAATGTCACTACAAGAACTTTCTAAGATAGATTCTGAAAGTTTTATGTTTTTCATGAACATAGTTAAAACTTCATTCTTTGGTCTATCTCCATACTCCTCTAGTAAATTTTTATACTGATCAAGATATTTATCAACCTTAATCATTGCTGACCTTTCTTCCCACTCACCTTCATCTGTAAGTGCTTCAAAAGTAATCAACAAGTAGCCATCTAATTCGGCTTGTAGTTTGAGGTTTCCCCACATACTGAAATACTTATCTTTCACCTGTTCGTAAAAACCTTCAACTCTTTTTCCCAGTTCTTTATCGAAACGTCCAATGATAGTAGATAAGAAATCCCTAATATCTACGCTTCCATTTTTGAACTTAGGACCTCCATCTACATACGCTGATTCAGGTATTGTAAATAAGAAGTCAATATAATCAATGCCATCAACCCATGTCTGTCTAATGTGAACGACATTTTCAGAGCCGTTTGCATTGGAGGTGTTTATGCATTCTTCGCCAAAATGTGCAACATCATATACAACCTCCGTATATAGATCTCTTACGAAGTCCTTGGATTCTGCTACGTTCCCTGTTTCGGTACTTGTTATCGTTCCATCAACTTCGTCAATCTTATAGCCTGCCTCTTCAAGTACTTTCGTGTTTTGTTTTTCACGTTCTTCTAGTACTTGTAATTTTTGTTTAGATCTCTTATAAATCCAAACACCTACTGCGGCAATGAGTAAAGTACCAATGCCTAATTTAATTACTTTGTTCTCCATTATAATATCGAACTTTAGGTTTTTATTATTAGACTTTTATTACCTCACTCCGTTGTTAAACTTTGTAAATCCACCACGACGATTACCAGGTCTATTATCCCTGCGATGATCATGGTGACCTCCTCCGTTGTTATTGTGTCTATCTCCCTGACGATCGCTACCACCAGGTCTTACATTACCCCACTTATAAAGGGTTGTGACTGTGGCAACAATACCACCAATTGCAAGACCCGCAAAAATAGCTGAACTTGCATAATTGTCACTGTATGACTCAAGGACTGTTCTTTTACCGCCCTCTCTCTTACCATTGTTATTACTACCAATGATTCTAGACATCAATTCTAATTTCTTAAACATAATTTGTTCTCCTTTGTTTTATTTGTTGTTACTGTTTCTTCTCAACTCCTTAAGCTCTCTCTTACTCTTTCCGAGAGACTTATTTGTTAGGTCTGCACCAACTGCTGCAAGTGCACCTACTACTAACACTAGGAATCCTGCCTTTACTGCAAAAGATCCCATCTCGCCTAATGTGTCGCTTACTACTACACATCCTCTTCCGAACTTCTGCTTACGTTCGATTCTCTTTACTAATTTCTCACTCTTCATATAATTAATTTTAATTGTTAATAATTCATGTTTATTTTCTAATTATAAGGTTTTTAGGGGAATCTAGTTGAGGTGGATAAAAAAAGAGTGCGACAGTATTTCTGCCACACTCAATTCAATTAATAACTATCTGGAGAACTAATCCTTAATTTCAGATTTGGTTTCTTCTACAGTTTCTTTAATCTCTTCAGCTTTCTCTTGATATGCTGATTTAATCTCAGCATACTTTGACTTAACTGCTTCGCAAATTTCTTTGCGTTTGATTACTACAGCACTTACTGCTGCACCGAATATAGTTCCAAAAATGAATTTTCCCATGATTCTTCCTCCAATTTTTAGTTAAAATTGTTAGTATTATTGTACTTACGGTTGTTATTCCAACCGCCTTTGTACTTACCTTCCCACTTATTATGGTTAGGTTTCTGCTCTTCTGACTGAGCAGCTGTAGTCTGAGTTTCCTCAGCTACTTCTACAGGAGCTTCCTCCAATACTGGAGTCTCCTTCTTAGCGAACGCATTCTTACATGCATTCAGACCATCGTTACCTAAGGCAACGATCTTCTCACGAGCCGTCTTAGACCCGATCAATACACCTACAGCAGTACCAACCGCTGCAGCTACAATCTTACCACGATTTCTCTTAAAGAAACCTGGCTTCTTCTCTACTTGCTGAGCTACTGTCTCAGCTACGTTCTCTACTACTTTTTCAGCAGCATCTTTTAAATTCTTGTTCTCCATAACTTTATTTTTTATGAATTAATTGTTAAAAATATCTCTTATAAATGTTTTATTATTTTCTCATATATAAGGTTTCTAGGACATTTTAGACGTCAAAATCTGTGGAGCCTATTTTTACCTCAGGCGGGTGTATCTGGGGTGACTTAGATTCCTTATATGTGATTAGAATTTCCATTTATATTTAATATGATGTATTTTATTAGATTGAGACTTGGCCGTGAGGTTAGGTCTCAATTATTTTTTTTTCATCACCCCAAGTTTTTCCGCCTGTTCATATAAATAGCCTATCAAGTGTGCCCCAGGTTCTCCACTAGTACTAATACCTCTAGTGGTTAGAATATTTTCAACTAAGTGATAAAATTCATGTACTAATACTCCACCTAAGTCTCTATCTTTCGCACTAATATTATCCAGTTCAAGGCAGATTAAGTACTTATTATCCACTACACAACCTCTACTAGTAAGGCCGCATGCATTTCCTAGTTGCTCCTTGAATCTTTCCTTTAGTTGATTATCTTCTGTATACTTCTCTGCTTCTTCGTATATTTCATCAAGCGTCCCCACTAAAATTATGACCCCTGTAAAATACACGTCTATGTCAATACAATATCTCTCCATAATAATAAAGAAAGAGAGCATACTATTTCTAATATACTCCCTTGTTTCTTAAATGTTACTTTCTAACCACCTACATGTCTCACTATCAATATCATGCGACGCCCAGCCACATAGAGAAATATCTACCACTAAGACTGCACATTTCCTGTCCGGATCAAACCCATCTACCATATTTCTAAGATCTGATGGTGTATGTGAGTCTGTTGATACTACGTATGTGTTTCTGTTGATTTGTCTTATTTTTCTTCCAAACTTTCTATTAAGTTTTTCAGTGACCTCCAAGTATCTCTGTGCAATATCCTTACTTGGTTTCAGCGAGAAGGTAATTAGAAAAGCTGCCATACTACTCCTCCTCGTGTGCTCCGTTTTCCATCAACCACTCTTCAATCAGTGTTTCAGTCACTTCATTCTGTTGGTTCGCTTTCTGAATACTCTCCCAGATAGCTTCGAACTGCTTATCTGTATACTCCATCTTAGACTTGTCACGGTCTCTGAGAATCTGATCAACTATTTTCTGGATAGTCTCAGCATCTTCTGGATCTGCTGCAGCTTTTACTTGTACTGTGAGCTGTCGGATGTTATACTCCTTCTTAACATCTTCATCATCACCCATTACAAACTCCTTAACAGCTGAGCCAGTCTTTTTGAGCACCTCCTTAGCACCACCAACCAAGTCTTCTCTCGTTGACTTAGGATTCTTTACTGTCTCTACAAAGCCCTTAATACTTTCTTTAGGACTCTTAGACATTTCACGAGCATCTTTGACTGCTTCGGTCAATTCTTCTTTTACTACATCTGCCATTATTGCAGCCTTCTTCAAAAATTTTCTAATTTTATTCATACTAATTGATTTATATTCACTAATAAGGGTTTTAGCGGTTCTCTTAGTTTCTTGTACCTCGCAGTAGTTGTCAGAATAAAACCTATTACAAAGTATCCTATCAAGGTTCATGGCGATTAATTCTGCTAGCTTATCATGACCGAAACAGAATTCCTCAGGGTGTCTTAGTATGTACTTAAGATCAAATAGTACATACTTCTCTACTTCCCCCGATTCACCTCCTCTGGTAATGGTAGACAATTCATTTCTACTACTCATTATAAACCTAAGCATTTCATGTTCTAAGATTGTCATGTACCTCAGAGTGATGTTTCCATTGTTAGTATTAGGTCCATCATCTAGTCCGCAAAAATGTAGGTCCCCAGGATTTACAACTAGTCCTGTCTCCTCTAGTAATTCCCTGACTGCACCTCCTCTAATATACTGGTCTGCAAAATCATAGTACCCACAAGGCATACAATACAGGCCTACATTATCAGGGCAACCAGGACCTCTCTTTTCAAACAAGAATAATAAGTTTTCAGTTGGATCCATGCCCTTATCATTCCAACAACACACTGAACATACTGTGGCAATGCTAGGAGAAAACCACCTAACCTTACCATCCTCCTTACAAGTAAACGGTTTATTTGTTTCCATAATTTTTTGAAATATACTCTAATTTCTCTTTAAACACTAGGGGACTTATTCCTGCCATTATTACCACGGCGGGAACATGTCTCTTACTCATGTCCTTCACAAATAACCAGGGAACAGCACCTAGGTTAATATCTTCTACTGACCAAGGACAATTACCTCCGCCGTAATCCTTTGGCAGATTATATTCTAGTGGGTATGTGCTGAAATAACCCTCATCATCCTCACTACCAACAAATGCAAAAGGTACCTCTATTATATCACCTTCAGAATTTTCATATGGTCCCTCTGCATTACAATCATAGGGTGCATCATTCCAGTCATCACCCCATTGTTCTAGGAGGTCAAGTCTTGTAAAATATGCGGAGTGTGTTCTACTGGTTTGATCATATTCTGGATTAGGTAAGTCTTTATACACTACCTTAGAATTATACTGCATTACTCCATACTCTTTTACATAATCTTTATACTCCTGAGATTCAAAGTACTGTTTCGTTGATTCAGTAGGTCCGTATATAGTGGGACTTATTTCACTAACGTAACAGAGCTTGTAATTATTCAGGCTCTCATCAATCTCGTTCAATAATACTATCTTACTCATGGGAATACTTGTTTGAATGGTTTAATATTACCGCCCATTACATTTCGCTTACTGTTTTTATCCTCCAGTATTGCAAAACATATCTGACTAAACATATTCTCAAACTCAGATTCACTTAGGACTTCTCTGAATGATTCTGCTGTCTGTAGTGGATTATTACCATATGCACCACAACCAAAGGCACCAAGCACTAATTTTCTATGTCCCTCTAGTAGTGCTATCCTAAGTATTGTCCTTATCTTACCTTTCAGCGTTGTCAAGTCCTTCTCCATCATTTCACCATTACTATTTAAGTCTGGTCTTTTAATGGCTGGTACTGTGATGATTGAGCAGGTGAAAGGGTCCGATAAGTAGCTGTAAGACGTAGCGGCTCTAAATACTGTTACGTTTCTGCTATATACCCCACCAAATTCAGATATAGGATATGCTTGCTTCACCAATTTATCACCAAACGTACCTAGCCGCTTTTGATCACAGCTATATAAGGACCGAACTAGGCTGCTCCTCCTACACAGCTCTTCTTCCTGTGCTTTAGATCCTCTCTCGACACCACCACCAGGACAATAGAAAGATGCCATATTAAGTACAGCACAATCAGGACCTAGTTTCTTAGCAGCGAGTAGTGTATCTGTGTTCTCTACCCAAATCTTAGTAGGGCCAGAGGGAGCATAGTTTTTATTCTTTACACTCAATGTTCTCTTATAGTATCTAGTGGTTGGTAAGGTTAATTCATGCCACTTACCGTCAGAATCTAGATATCCTTCATTACTAATTACATCACAAGTGTCTTTAAAAACTTCTACTAATTCACTTTTAGATTTTGTCATGTCTTTTTGATTAATTTATATTATTAAGGATTATAGGCTTACTCCCTCTACTACATTACTACCTTGTTTTAGCATACTCAGTTCATCATATATTTTTCTCTTGAGTGTACCTGGTTTTGGGAGGGGATAAAATACAGTACCCCTATTATCCCAGAGCCAGTCATTTAGGTCACTCACAGGGGAACCAAATATTGTCTCAACTTCAGGCTCATAGTAGAACCATTCATCTAAGAACTCAACTTTATAATCCGCAAGTCTTAGGTGAAGTTTTAATTCCATTGTTCTATCACCATCTCTCCAAGCAATAAATTCGCCCATTGGATTATGTAGGTTATATGCGGTTTCTCTTGCTTCCTTACTACCGTCCCCAGTATAACCTACCTTAACTGCTTTCCTTGAACTCTTGAAAGCACCAGTTCCAAATAAATATAACATAATGAAAAAATAAAAATGCCAACTATACCTCGACACAAAACAAACGAGGTAGGCATTTGACCAACATCTTAAATAAATAATTACTCTAGATTAACTTATGTACCTATTATGTTCGGTACCTTTTTCTACATTTTCACAAATTCTATAACATTGCCTGGCCTATTGATGTAACATGTGGTAATTCCTGTGTATGGATTGGTAGTGTACAGTTTTACATTGTACGGCTCACCTTTCTCATTGACCATACCATCATAAGAACGACCCATCCAGTCTGTACTTAAGTCACCAGGTACAGTTTGATATCCTGAGTAACCTGTCGATAAGCTAGGGTCGTTAATTAAGTTATATGAATTCTTATCAAATAACCTATTAACATTACTAGCTACTGACGAAAGTGACTGAATAATCTCCATAGTACCTCCGCAAACCATCTGACCAATTTTCAGACCATTCACTACGTTACGTCCAAATTCACTGTTCATTGCATTACCGCCACATTGATTCTGAGGCTGCGCTTGAACTCCCGTGTTGTAGGATGGATTTGAACCCCTTGGAGGAACTGTTGAAAAACCACGCTCCTTGATTTGTTGTTCTGCTGGCATTTCATCAATACTCTGAGGTCCTTGGTTAGAATTACTCTTACCCAATTCCCTGATACCTGCAAATACAACTGCACCACTTACTGCTGCCACTAATACTTTAAGACCTAGAATGGCAATTTTAGAATAATTAAGATTCATCTAAGATTCTTTTAAATGTTTGACTAAAATTTTTCTTTTTCTCATAATAATTTTACTAATCTACCAGTCGGATAATTGATTCTCTAGCGCTATTTTTCGATTCAAATATCTTCACTTATAAGGAATAGAGACCTTTGTAATACGGAAGCCTTCAATCCCTTAACTATGATAAGGTTAAGGTTTGTCACGACGAAGGTCTAAGGTCCAAGTAGGAATATCACTATAGATGGGTGATGAAATGGAGATACAGAGTGTTAAGCAGACTGTAAAAACATGAATGAATCAACTTAAGTGCATCCGTTCGGTTCCTACTATGTATGTACAATGTTGGGAAAGTAGTGGAACCCTGGCCTTATCATTTTTTTTCGTCCCCATGGAAATAAAAAAGAAGGAGAACTTAACTGTCTCCCTCTTTATTTTCTTTTTCTTCTTTACCACAGCACCAGTATTTTACTGTTGCCTTAATTTCTTTCCATACCACACTCAGAAATGTTACTGAGAGTGGCTTCTCTGTAATATTATTCATATCTTAAAATATTATTCGGTTAAATACTCTACTAATTCTCTCTTGACTTTGTGGAGCCCATGCATGATGAGCTTACCAACTATTATCGATCCAATTACTAGAACCATCATCGTTGTATAGATGACTGTCCAAAATAAGATCCAACTTTGATCCACTGTCATAATTGTATGTATTTGATTGTTAATATCTTTATTACACTAATAAGGGATTTAGGACATCATAGGGAGCAAAAAAAAAAGAGTAGCCCAATCTCACGACTAAGCTAAATCTCCCAATAAAATTATAATTATGACTTTGTATATACACCTATAAGGTTCCTAGGGCTCTTGATTACAGACCTAACTTATTAAGCAACATTTCTATGTTATGCTTTATGAGTACCTTATCACTATCACTCCACTTATCTTTTTTCATCTGAAGTTCTAGTGTTTCTCTTGCATTCAGCTGCGCATCCATCTTAGTAAACCTGCTACATTCCCAATCAATTACAGCAGCTGTCCAGTCCACCTTACACCAACCATGTAATTTACCATAGTCTAGGTGATGGTCTGCGTGCGTTCTGTGAAATTCTTTAACAGTAGAATATTTACAGAATAATTTTAACCAGGGCTTTTCTATGTCATGGAGTAGGTATTTCCATCTCCAGACTTTATGATTTAGCGCAGTCATTTGGAAAGCAGACCAATGTGCAAACCAATACTTAAAACTACTCCTATCACTCTTACGAAAACCAAAATTCCTGGCAAGATACTTTCTAATCTCCTCAACTACCTGCAAGCTGAATTTTTCGACATCATCCCCATCCTTAAAATCAATTAAGACTGTTGGGAGATATATCTCTGAGTTAACCTCGTGATATCTCAACAGTTGTACACCCTTTTCTGGGTGTTTAAAGTCAAGAGTTAATGATGTATAACCTTCATGCTCCTCTAGAAAATCTAAGCGCACTACAAACTCACTACGACTCTGTTTAAGCTCTTCTAACTTAGCACCATACGTAGACAGTTCATTGATCTTACTACATAGGTACTCTGGTGTTAATTTTTCTTCCATATTTATTGTTTCAAATGTTACTACTTCTGCGTCTGGTGATAGTTTGAAATACTTCTCGTCATCACAGAACAATGGAGAATTATCACCAAACCTAGCATTCATAAGGTCTTCAAATTCTGCAGACTCTTTAATAAATGGTTCACACTCGCTTATCTTATCCGTAGGTGAGTAGGATACAAGAAATATTCCTTTATCCTCGCTGTAATTAAATCTGATCGTTAACCACCTATAACGGCCTACTAAGTACTTAAACCACTCTCTAAGTTCTTTTTCTATCTTACTTTTCATAATACGTGTATATTGAGGGACTGTATAAGTTAACATTATCATATCCCACATCCATTACTTCTTCTATATAATCTTTTACTAGGTCACAACTTCTGACTAATGATTTCTCACTAAGCTGATCTTCCCAAAGTTTATTAGTAGTTAGGCTCCCATTACTGTTAACTATTATCGACTTAACCTCTAATTTTCCATCAGGCTCATTAATAGTAATTGTAAGTTCCTCTGAATTTCCTTCTAACTTTACAATAAGGGTTTCACAAGGAACAGCACTAGTAAAATCGTAGACTTTGTATTTACTACCTACTAGTCTACTCATTAATCTTGTTTTTATTGTATAACTATCTAATAACATTTCATCATTTCTTTTCATTGTTCTCACTAAAGCGGACTCTGTATTATTTTACACAGGTAAGGGTTCTAGGGCCGTGAAACTAGAAAGCCTTGAAAACTTTAATAGTGTAATGAAAATTAAAATTTTATCTTATGTTAATATGTGTAATATGTTAAGAAAAATTTTAGTAGATTGCCTTTGTTCATCGGTGACTAGTAACGGTTCGAATCCGTTCAGAGGCACTATGAGTTATTCCACAGATAGCTCATTAATAATTAACGTTAATTTTATAAATCAATTAAGATGAACAAATTTTTAATCTACACAAGTAACTTGGATAGAAATCCAAGAAGCATGCGAGATGTTATTAAGTTTGCTCAGCAGACTCCAAAGTTCTACCTAGCAAGTGTAGAGCTCAGTGACGTACTAGGAGATGTCCGAGAAGGTGATAATATTATCACTAAGAAAGGAAACTCTATCTATGTGATTAGAGCAATCTCCGAGTCAGTAGATGACTGGTCAGATGAGACTAGGGAGTATGTAGAAGAACTTTCACGCCAGTATGGACTTAAGAGGTGTAATATTACAAGTATTGCACAGGTGGTTAAGTTTGAGACCTGGTGTAAGCAAGGAAGAGCAATTATTAACAAAACAACAAAAGAAAAAACAATGGGAAGTATTAGCAATCTCAGCAAGTCAATGTTTGCAAAGTTCATGCCTGCAAAGGCAGAGGGTGTTCGCGTATCAATGGATGGTAACATCTGTGTTGAAACTAGCGAGGGTTATGTAACAATCGACGCCAATAATAAGTTGGCATCTTACCCAGAGGAGTTCACAGTTGATCTTCCAGTGTTCACAATTTGCAAGTCAATTGATCAGTTGGCAGTTGGTGATATCATCAAGTGTCCTAAGAGCTATGCTAAGATCACAAAGATCGAAGGTGAGAAGTTGACAGCGATCAGCTTTACCGGTACAGGTAAGGTTGTTCACACCATCAAGGATATCTTGTTCAACCAGACAACAGTTCGCGTTGTTGTATCAATGGTTGGAAACGTTGGTGGTCAGATGAACCCAATGATGATGATGGCACTTATGGACAAGGAGTCAGGCTCTGGTAAGGGTCTTGATACTACTGCCTTGCTTGCTATGATGTCTATGAACCAGAACGGTGGAAACCTCGGCATCAATCCGATGATGATGATGCTCATGGGTGGAGGCGACGATAAGTCATCACTCAAGGATCTTCTACTCATGTCTGCAATGACTGGTGGTAATGGATTCAATATGTTCCAGGGCTTCGGTGGTATGCAGCAGGGTCCAGCAAAACCAGCAGCAGAAGTAAAACCTGAAGGGGAAGGCGCTGCTGAGTAAGTAGGATTATTGAGATAGGTACTTTTCTGTGGGAAGTACCTATTTCTTTTTAGAACTAGAGTAATATGAGTAATGCAATTTTTAGATTCTTAGGTTATTATACTGATTATGAGTATAAGATTCAAGGAATGAAGGATTATAAGAAAGCTGGTAATACAGCTTGTTTTGCTGAGGCCCTTCAAAAAATGAGATCTAATTTTGAAACGAGTGAAAAATTTAGCGGATCTTACAAAATCAAGATCTATAGAACACAGTATCAAATTAGTAAGAGTAAAAGCAATTTCTGCCTACTTAGTAAGAAAGAGATCAGAGATTATATCAATATTCTCAAGAAAGTGGTTAAATTCAGGTGGAGATTCTTGAAAGACAATAAAGACTATTTTACTGTCAAAGTGGATATCCAGGAGGGTTATCATACAACACATAGGGCAGTTCTATTTTGGATTAGAAACTTATACGAGTTCCCATTTAATGTACTTGTGAAAGATGCTGAGTTATTCAGAAAAGATCACAGGTATAGTTATATTGGTGCTCTCAACATACACAGACTTGTTTATATATCTAATTGTCTTAACGAGGATTGTCATTCAATGTTTAAGTATCACTATAATAGTCTTGGGACATTGGATGAATACCAGAGAGCGTTTAACAATGACAGAGAACTCTACGTGTCTGATACAATCCGTGATATTGCTAACAGTATTGAAATTGAGGGACCAATCGGAACTGCTTGTTCTGATCTAGATAAACTTAAGTCTCTGGAATTTTGGACAGAACCAGAAGATGACTGTCCACAAAGAAAAGATAGGTTTGAAGTGTACAGTAAGAATTTAAAACATTATACTAGAAAAAGATGAAAGTATTTGTAGTAGGACCAGCAGTTTATTATGCTAAGTTTTTGAAAAATGTAGAACTAGTAGAGAAACAAGAAGATGCTGATGTGGTTTTGTTTACAGGTGGTGAAGATGTTGATCCAAGCACCTATGGACACCGCCGACATCCTCGCACATATTCAAATATACTGAGAGATGAGGAAGAAATCAAAGTGTTCAAGAAGATTCGTAATGATCAGCTTGCATTTGGTATCTGTAGAGGCTCTCAGTTCTTATGTGCAGTTAACGGCGGAAAATTGGTGCAAGACTGTAACAATCATGCAATAGGTGGCACACATGAGATAACTGATGGAAAGTCTGTGTACGATATAACATCAACTCATCACCAAATGCAGTATCCATATAACTTGGGGGACTCTGAGTATGATGTTCTCTACAAGTCACTAGAAAATAGGTCAAACTATTATGAGGGAGACGATGAAATAGATAGTGACAAGATAGAGAAACTTGGAGAGCCTGAGATTGTACTGTATAAGGTAGAGGGAAATCCAGTATCTCTTGCAGTACAGGGACATCCAGAAATGATTCCTACATCACCAGTTGCGGAGATGATTAGTGAGTTAGTAGAAAAATATAGTAAGGAGGTTAAGAAAGTATGAGACTGAGAAACATTACAGTAGGTGCAGATCCAGAGCTTTTTATAGTAAATGAAAAGACTGGAAAAGTAGTATCATCAATCGGTATTATCCCAGGTGAAAAGGGAAATGCATGGAAGTCTGATGATATGCCAGAGGGATTTGGTATTGAGGTAGATAATATCCTAGGCGAGTTCAACATTCCACCTTGTAGGACTAAGGAGGAATTCATTAACAACATCGAATATATGAAAGATTATATTGATAGGTTTGTTAAGGAGAAGAACCCAGACTTAGGAATTCAGTGTATTGCATCAAGAGAAGTGGATGAAGATCAATTACAGTCAGATGAAGCTAAGCTCTTTGGTTGTAGTCCTGATTTCAATGCTTATACTGAGATGGAGAATGAGAAGCCTGATGGTGAATCAACAAATCTTAGGTCAGCGGGTTTTCATATTCACATTGGATATGATAACAATGACATAGATACTTCAGTCCAGCTTGTTAAGTACTTGGATCTCTACTTAGGGGTTCCAGCAGTAATAGATGATCCCGATAAGAAGAGAAGATCACTTTATGGTAAGGCAGGTTCATTCAGACTTACACCTTACGGAGTTGAGTATAGGTCATTATCTAGCGCTATGATGAAGGATAAAAAGACCCTCAAGAAAGTTTGGTATAGAATTGTATCAGCCATAGATGCATTCAATTATGAGAAAGAACTCCCATCATCTAGTGCAGTAAGAAAAGCGATTGATAACAGTTCAGTTGAGATGGCTAAGAAATTAGTTGAACAATATGACTTAGTATAAAGTTATGTGCGGAATATTTGGAATAATTAATAAAAAGAAGAGCGATTTTGATAAGACAACATTTAACGTCTTAGGTATTAATAATGACACTAGAGGAGGTGATTCTTGTGGTGTTTTTATAGATGGTCGCTATGAGTATGGTGTAGACGATAAGAGTTACTATGAAGAGTTTTTTGAGACAAGTAAGATCTTAAAGACTACCACTAAGTGTACTATTGCAATCGGTCATGATAGGAAGGCAAGTGTTGGTAAGATTGATAAAACTACCGCACAGCCAATAGTCCTCAAAAACAAGAAAGGTGAGGTGGAGTTTGTAGTGATTCATAACGGAACTATCTACAACTATCTTGACCTGGCTAAGAAGTATATCCCAGGTGTTAAGATCGACGGCCTAACAGATTCACAAGTTATGGCAAGAATCTTCTACTACAAGGGATATGATGTACTAGAAGAGTATAATGGAGGTGCTGTATTTGTAGTCGTTGATTATAGACAGCCAAAACCTAAGGTACTATTTTTCAAGGGCGCATCTAAGAAGTACAACACAGGCAAGGAGATGGATGAAAGACCGTTCTACTTCTCAATTGATCCAAAGCAAGGGTTAGTATTCAGCTCCATCAGTACATACCTTAAAGCACTTAGGCCAGAAGGAGAGGTATATACTATCAAAGCTAACCAACTGATAGATTACAACAACGAGACCTGTAAGATGACGATTATTAAGAACGTTGACAGGTCTAAGCAACAACAGACAAAGGAATACACGAACAAGTATACTTTTGCTAGTGAAACTCCTACTAAGTGGGGCGGTTATAGTAACAGTAAATACAGTTGTAGTGGGTATACAGAATCATCCTATGTGAAGGTTGACTATCTTAGCAATACTTATTCAAACAAAAAGGGTAAACTACACGGAGAGTATCATATGACAAGATATGGAAAATTCGTGAGCCCTGATAGTAAAGATTCAGAAGTATTTAATGTCTGGTTCTTTAACGGTATTGCGCTGAAAGGAAAGGAGGAGTTTAAGTTTCTTGAGTATTTTAACAAGAAAACAAAGCTAGATATCAACAAGTTCACAGAGAGATATCAAAACTTAGTGAGGTCAATTAGTGTGGATGGCCTGTACTGGAAGGAGATAGATGGTGAAGAGTATCTAGTCAAGGCAATTAGTACAGATGATTTCCAGAAGTTTACAGGTGGCTTTCAGATGTTAGGTCAATCTAGTAATAAACAGTACTTAGTTGGAAGGTATACTGGTGACTGTTACTCTGGATTTGATAGACCTTTCGTATTTAGAGATGAGAAAGATAAGTTCAATATCAAAAGCTTCTATAAGATATGCAAGTTATTGATGAAGTCAGCGGTAATAAAATAGATGCGTTTTCAGCCATCAAGGTAATCGTTGGGCTGAATAGAGAAGATGAGACTCTTATTTATGGTTATATAGATTCAAAACATTTAAACCTAACTAAGAGAGTACTAGTAGGTTCCAGAGGTGCGATTATGTATGTACTTACTACTAAATTCCCTGAAGATGAGCTATTCTTCAGTAGGTATTATGGTATGTATAGGACTAAGATAGGCCTCTCTCAAGCAGATATACAGAGAGAGTCTAAAATTCTAGGTAAAGGTAGTTTTCCGTATAGCTTTGAAAGGATGTACGAAGCAGTTGACAACTTTCAGATTTTCCAAGACAAGGATAAGCTGATTGATACTGAATTCAAACATCCCCTCGCTAAACAGATGAACTATACATTTGGCTTAGAGTTTGAGACATGTAAGGGCTATATACCAGAGGATATTTGTTTCAGAGATGGACTTATACCGCTTAGAGATGGATCTATTAGTGGGCTTGAGTATAGTACTTTAGTGTTACAAGGAAATTCTGGACTATCTATGCTAAAACAACAGATAGGTACCTTACAGGAATATACGAGGTTTGACAAAGACTGCTCCTTACATATTCACTTCGGCGGTTATCCATTACAGGCAGATAAACTATGGGCGCTTTATTCAGTGTGCTATAGAATTCAGAACAACCTTAAAGGATATGTACCTAAGTTTACATTTTATAGTAGTAGGTATAAGAGTTCTGGGAAGGATTATTGCAAATTCCTACCAGATTTCGATAGCTTTAATGAACTGTATGAAACTTTTGTAGGGAGAAGATTCTTTGGTGACCTATCTCAACCACATCCAAATGATCCTAAGAGATGTGCTAAGTGGAGAATCCCGCACAGATATTATTGGGTTAACTTTATAAATGCAATGTGCTATAAGGTTAACAAGACAATCGAATTTAGATTACTTAGACCAACATTTAATTATGCAAAGATAACATTATGGATGTATGTGTTTAATGCAATCTTAAAATATGCCGACAAACATTCAGATACTTGTCACTTAGGCCTAGATAAATCAAGCCTAATGATTTCAGATATACTGGATGATGTCTACTCAAAGAGACTTGCTAGTAAACTTAAGACTAGATGGAATCGTCTTAGTAAGGTAGTAATGGATCAAGAGAAAAAGGGAGATTACATTGGCAGTAAGGTTGACATAGATAACAAGTACATACCAGTATTTGAAATAATCTAAATGACGAAAAGAAAGTAGTAGAAAGTTAAATTCTACTACTTATTTTTTTTACAATTCCTCAATCCATTTCAGAACGAGATTAATACAAGACTCTACATCATCCCAGTGACATTGTTCGTATGGTTGATGCATGTTTCTATTAGGCAAGCTCAATAACATGGTCTCACAGTTTGTTGCATGTTCCTGTATTGCGCTTGTATTAGTACCCCCTGCTCTACCAACACCAATCTGATAAGGGATGTTATTCTTCTCTGCCAAGTATTTCATAGTGTCACCGATTCTTCTTGACTTAGCTGGACCATACTCTATTACTACACCCTTGCCCAAACTAATATCACCGTACATTGCTGAACTGATACCAAGATCTTTTTCAGTACTTGGGCAAACGTCAAAATCGATGCTTATTTCGGGGTCAACTCTTCTGGCTAGTACTTTTGCGCCCCTAAGTCCAGATTCTTCACCCGCTACACCTGCACCAAATAATGTAATGTTCTTTTTCACGAGCAAGTCTTCATCTACCCTGCGCAAGATTTCAGCCACGATATACACCCCGAGTTTATCATCGAGACTATTACCGACGATGAATTTACCTGAGGGACCAAAGTTAATATTCTGTTCATACTTTGGATAGACTAAGAGAGTACCTACACCAATACCAAGACCTTCAAGCTCCTTCTTATCAGTGCATCCAAAGTCAAGGCATAAGTCCTCCATCTTAGCAATACTATCATACTCACTACCTGTCTGAACATGTATCGCCTTGTACTGAATAATACCATCCACCATTCCATCCTTAGTAAGTGCAGAGAGTCTAGAACCAGGTAAGACACGACGATCTTCACCACTAATTCTAACTATCTTACACATACCAGATTCAGTTACCTCACTCACTAAGAAACCAAGTTCATCATAGTGGCCTGATAGTAAGATAGGGGTACCATTGATTGCACCTTTTGTAAATACTGAGTTCTGAAATTTGTCGGTGAATGCATGTCGACTGAAATCTGACATATGATTGTTAAATACGTCAACCGCTGCATTCTCATAACCTGTTGGAGATGGTGCCTCCAATAATTCTTCTAAGAACTTTTGATTTTCTTTCATTTCTTTTTCTATGTTTTTATTCATTACAATATTAAGGTATCTAGGGTAATACAGAGTCCGCTTCAAGGCCTTCAAAAAATGACGTCTAGGAAGCCTCAAAATCCTTATTAGTGTAATGATAATAAAGCATTACCTGAAGGATATTAGAACTAGATTCTAGTATCCTACTATATTTTCATGTACTTGAAACGAATAGTACTAGTATTATAATGAGCCTGAAGGTGGTCTACGGGAGATTATAGTACGAATAATTTAATGAGGTGACATTAACTTCGGCTTGGCGAAGTAAAAATAGTAGACGTATTTCACTATTAATCAGTGATTGGTTTGAAGTGGGAGTTTGTTATACCCGTGAAATATATAGGCCGAGCGCGTATAAAGGTTTTAAGGACACATTATGACAGACCTACATTTAGTGGGACTGTCTGTGTAACAAAATAAAGATTAAACTATAGCGAAGAGTTATAGTTGGATATGTATGGACTGAACATGAGGAATGATCAGCAGCAATATCAAAACACAGTAGTCAGAATATTATGACGAACCGAGAAATAATAGAATGTATGTATTGACAAGCTATTAAAGTATCGGGGTGGACTACTAGGGATTAAGTAATACAACTTAATTATTAGGTGAGGATTATATCGGTTGATATAGGACCTTGGTATAGTATTGAAGAAGTACTATTGCTCCACCTAATTAGTAGTAGGAAGTCTAGATAAGAGAAGTATCTAGCAAGTTATTAAACTTTATGACATTATTAACAATTAAAATAAAAGATTATGAACAATTTTGGTAAAGAAATTAAGAATGGAGCTGTATGCTCAGTGAAGATCGGTGCATGTGCGTTTGTTATTTATGGCGCACTTACTGTAATTAACACAATCCTCGGCGCAGGTAGCAAAGAGGAAGTAGAAACAGAGCCAGAAGTTAAACAATCTGGTGAACCTTTAGAGAGTGCTGCTAAATAGCACTCTCAGTACATATTAACAATTTAAAAACTTATATTATGGATAAAGATCTTAGAGGAGAGAGAATTACTATCCTTACTGCAATTGTGGTTTTGATAGTAGGATTCATCTGGAACGTTAGCAATAAGGTTCTAGATAAGGTCGATAAGTAGAAAACCAATAAACGGGGTCTAGCAGTAGGCCCTAGACATATTAACAATTTAAACAAAGATTATGAAGAAAGAATTATCAGATATTTCTACTATTGGTATAGTAGTTTTATCAACTACAGTTCTGAAGTTATATGACTTATACAGAGCAAAGAGAGTTAGAAAATTGTATTCTAAACTAGAAAAATTGGAGGAAGAAAGCAATGAGAAATAATACAATTGCAATCGGATACGTGACTGTTATGGCGGTTGCGGCAGTGGTTGTCAAGAAATTTTATGACAGCTTCGAAAAAGATTTATTAGAGGACATTGAAAAGTTCTCTAAGAAGAAAAACCAAACAAGTGCTGAAGAATAGTAAGCACTTAGACATATTAACAATAAAAAAATAAAGATTATGAAAACTATAATGAGTGGATTATCAATACTTTCATTTGTATTGTATTTTTTGTGTGTAGTCGTTCTGCACTTTAAACTTGGAAACGACACAGTTAACTTGGTATGTGATATATACCTGGTAGTTATGGTAGTAGTATATGGATACTACGGAACAAAGATCTGGTGGGAGACGCTGGATAAATAGAAAATATATATAACCGGAGACGCAGTTGAACATGTGTTTCTGGTTATATTTTTGCGTAATCAAGAATATAAATACTTGATCTGATGAGACATGTTTTGTCGAAACGCAGTAAAAATATTAATAGGAACTAAAGCTTCCAGAGGTTATATATTTTGTAGTTAGGGTAAGTAGTTGCCCTGATTATTTTTTCTCTCCGATCCCCTTAATTCCTTAACTATGTATGAAGGTTGATGAAATATTAGAAAAGTATAGTAGTGATAATATTGACCTACTTTATAATAGGTTAGTAGGATTAACAATTGGGGAGAACTGGGAATATGACTATGAGGCATTTAAAAGATTCTATGGTAATGTGGATGATCTATGGCTTGTATTATCTATGTGTTAAGAGAAGCGAAAAGAAAAGTAGTAGAAATTAAATCTACTACTTATTTTTTTTTTCAATCCCTGTATAGTCCATTCGCTTTTATTATATCCCATGTACCTTTAGTTGTCCATGGGAGAGGGATTTTATTATTTCTCAGTAAGTTTCTAATGGCGGAAGAGCTCACTGTAATACTCATGTCGGAAATCTCACTACTAAAACCTGGCCTACTTATTTCAACAGTCTTCCAGTTCTTTAATAGTTCTTCTCCTCTATACCACTTCGACATATCTTTCACAGTGTCAGTCCCGCCAAGTATTACAAACTCAATATCCCTGGCATACAAATTCTTCAGTGCCTCTAGTTGATCGTAGGTATAGTAATTTCCATCTTCGTTCTGCTTACTTACTATCTCAATGCCAAACTGATCCTTACTAAAGCCAGATTCATACATAGCGGACCTTATCATATCAGCCCTTAGATCAACACTCACCGCCTTCCTATATTTCCAAGGATTTTGCACAGCTGGTAAGAACAATACCTTATTAACTAGTCCTTCATTCAAGACCTTACTAACTATTGCAATGTGACCTATATGAATTGGGTCAAAACTACCAAGTAATAATCCTATCTTCATCTCCACTTAATTAATTTTTCTGGGTTCCTTACTAATTCCTCTAACTCATGCAATTCCTTCTCATAGCTTGGGTACTTATAATACTTTTTAAATGTATTATCGCTACTTTTAAAGAAATCTAGACTAGACTTTGCATCCATACGTGCAAGTTCTATTGCATAATTTCCTACCGACTCTAGGTAAGGTAACTTTAACTTACCATTCCTATCTAGTAGGCTACTACTAACCTCATCTTTTAAGTACTGTGGGAGATCTTCAAAGCTAATGACCTTACGATTACTATACAATAAGTCATTTATAAATAAGCTCCTGTGATCTTCCGTTATGTTAGTACAAATGACAGTATCAAAGCTAGATTCATCTATTATATCAGCAACATGAAGATACAGGTCAGCGATATTAATATTTCCTGGGTCTAATATAAAATCTTCATCGTCTTCTATATTTACTATAAAACTATAATCAATCATATTCTACTAAGCATTTCAAAAATTAATTGATATACTATTACTGCTCCGGTCAATATATAACACAAGCTAAACGCAAGCTCTGGTAGGACTACTTTATTCCTATAGTACTTTCCACCATGACTCTTCAGGAAACAATACTTAACTGTATCATATCTCTCTAGTAGCTTAACATAATAGAAAGTAGTAACAAACACAAACACAGTAAAGCAAGCCGATACTAAGTGAATATGTCCCACTAGTAATCTGATTATAGCTATTAGTACTACCATAAGTAGGTTAATACAGCTCAACCAGAACATCTTTTTCTTGGTTGATTGAAACCTAAGATAATCTTTTTCTGAACTCCAATATCTTACCATCCCATGTAAAATGTAAACTGTTTTATCATAAATGCTGTGTAACCAATGAAGTATATAATAATAAAGACATTCACAGCTTTCAATATCTTAATATACTTATCATATGTCTTCTTTATGTTGTGACGATCTAGGTCATCCAATCCCCTATTATTGACCCTGCATACATTAAATGTAAAGTCATCTATGTTTGCTGTGTCAATCAACATTACAGTACTAACGACAAATAATGTAGCCGCTAAGTAAATTATCATACTAAAAATTGTAAGTAGCATTACTAGATTTACATGCCAACTTACGCCCGATCCTCCAAGTAGTTCTTCCTTGTCATACTCAATCTTAATAGTACTACCAATATCATGTGTTAGATAAGTCTGTGCATCTACCTCTTTTACCCAATTATACTTACTATTTTTCAGGTACAGATAGTAAGTACTTGATTTCTCTTCGTTTTCTGCTAGCTTATTAACTATCTTCCACTCGCTTTCTACCCTTGTGTGGTACTCTCTTGCATAGTCTTTCATGTCACTACGAAAAATCCATTGCAGTGATAATACGAACAGTGATATAATAATTAGAGTGCTCGTTATTCCTACCTCAGACCACGCATTTTCACCTACAGTAGCCCACCAAATACTAGTCTTCAATGGCTGGTTACCTTTCTTAGACTTTGCCTCGTAGTTCATAGACATAATGTTAGGTAGTATACACACCAGATTTCAAAGGCAGAAACACACAGAACAACTCCCAGTATTCCAAGCTGTAAGTAATCCTCATACTTAACAAACTTATCTGTTATCCAAAGTTTATCAACCTCTTTATCAAACATTAGATTATGTTCTTCTACCCTCCGTAAGAACAGGTAAGTGGAAGTTTCAATATTCCAATCTAAGAGGCCAGGTATGATAAAAACAGGTAGTGCCATAATACACATTGTAAATAGCAGCATAAAACAAGTGACTTTATAACCACCAATTGACTGAAGCTCATGATCTGTTGCCTCCGTTGTCAGTGTGTCGCCTACATTAAAGCTATCATAGTCAACCTTGTCTAGTCTCTTGTTTGTATAGTACTTACCCTTCTCAACTTTAACATAGTAGTCTGTCCTGTCCGTACCTTTGTCTACGTACTTACCAATAATCTTCCACTCTATGTTTTTGTTAAGGTCAGCTACACTCCTAAACTCTTTGACAGTGTCCATAAAAATTAGTTGGGTTACTACAGATACAGCAGCAATTACAAGTACTGCACCAACTACTCTCACTGTTTTTAAGAACTCTCTCCTATTCTCTAGGATCCAACTGAAACGAGATACTAATTTTCTCTGTCCAGACTTTTTTGCTTCTGATTCGTAGTTCATTATATTATGCTAGCTTACAAGTTAATATTAAGTAGTATACACACCAAGTAGAGTAACCTATCATTAGAGTAACCACTATACCTTTTATTAGGTTATATCTGGTTACGTACAGGTCGAATTGTTTTTGTATTCTAGGATCATCTACCCCTACTCTATTATTCTCTGACATAATCCAGCTCCTGAACCTAGAATAGTCTGTATATCCCTTCTCAAAAAAATCAGCTACATTGCAAAATACTGCAATAAGCAATAGTGTCTGAATTGCAAGAGATACAAATCCAATTACCGCAAGATATTCAGGCTTGTTCTCAGGAAATAAGTCACTCTTAGTATATTCTATTGAGATCGTACTTCCGACATTAGTAATATTATATCCAACATTACTAACTTTCTTTGCCCACTTGTACTTACTATCTTGAAGCACTAGGTAGTAAGTATTATCTCTAAAGGTGTCATCTACAAACTTACCAACAACATGCCACTTTGAGATTGTACTAGTCTCCCACTCGCTTATCTGTTCCTTAGCTGTCCCGAACATCAGAAACTGTGCCACCATTATAGCAGCAAGTACGGTAGACATTATACAAATTGTCCTAACAGTTTCCCTAGCTTCATGGTTACTGTTATAAAAGATCCAATAAAAACTCGATCTTAATTTTCCATTTGACGTCTTTTTCGTCTCTGCTTCGTAATTCATTTTCTCATATTTTTTGTTAATAATCTACTAATAAGGAATTTAGAGGAAAAAGAAAAGGTAAGTACTTAATACCTACCTCTCTTATGATTAAAGATCTGCCATGTCTTCCAATTCTTTAGTATCTGGATCGTCTGTAGTTGATAAGTAGTTAGATATTTCCTTTACTACTAGGTCTTCTACATAATCTTTCAGCTCCATACTACCGCCTGTCATATCAAGATCCCCAATACTTACACAGACTTCATTATTAATACTTTCTAGCTCTGGATACTCACCACCAAGTTTTAATGTTCTAGTTGCACACCTTAATTCTACTCCATCAGTTCCAAGATTTTTCCTAACTTGTAATAGAACTGAAATATCCCTCTCCTTCCTACTTACTAGTGTTGGAATTTTTATCTCCACCACTTTAGACTCAAAATGTTCATCTCCATCAAAGTATTCATAGTAAGTTGGAATATACTTAATCTTATACTCCCTCTCTAAGTATCTGTTGGGCCATCTTCTCGTCACATACTTAACTAGCCTACTCAGCTTTTTGAAATAGTTAGGGCTTGACTTAAAATACTTACCTATTCTTTTAGTGGCGAGATCTAATTCAAATCCCTCATCACTAATGTCAGAGTAGTGTCTTTCGAACCAATCCCAAATTACACTCTCTTCTCCAGTTACATCAATAAACCTACAACTACTTTCTGGAAACCTATTAAAGCTGCTATTATAGTGTTTAACGTCAAAGAATCTAACTCCACTACACCTAGGAAGTCGCCAACAGTTTCCGATACTTGTAGATACTAATAATCTCTTTCCATCACTCTTTTCTAGTTCCATGCATTCGTAGAGGGTATCTTTTCTTTTTTCATCAACGCCTAGGTATGAAAACTTAAGCCCCTCATTCTCCCCTTCGAATCTATCTTTTATATATTCAAGAGTCTCATACATTTCTAATTCTTCCATAATCTATTAATCTAAGTCATCATATTCATGTGTCTCTAAAGGTTTTTTCTTAATAGATTCTTCAATATTATCGTCCAAGTAAATTCCCTTACTGATCATTGTTCTTGCGGCGATTATTTTTATCTCAACTGTCTGTATACTATCAAATAAGCCTCTAATAAATTCTTGCTCTTCCTTTGGCGGGTCTGTTCTAGTGCTTTCAATTCTCCTCAAGTATACGCAGTCTTTTTGAATATTTACTGCGTCAATATTAGAGGAAGTTATTAAGCACTCAAGTCTCCCGCCAATCGTTCTCCTAGAAAAACTGAGACTTACTAACCACAACACTAATACTAAGATAATTAAACCAAGCCCCGATATTCCAGCCGTCCAGTATTGTTCTTGTATGGCACTGTAGGTTATCAATCCAATCATAGCCATACAGGAGATACCAGATAGGACTAAGAATATATTGTTAATCTTCCTGTCAAGCTTATTACATAATCCAACTAGTGCGGTGATTACTTTATTAATATTATCTGTTTCCATGTGTTATAAAAATTAAAAGAGGGTCAAGTATAACAATGTATACTCAACCCGATTAGTACTCTTAGATTTCGGCAGCCTCAAACGACTTCTGCTCCATCATTCGAATTACTCTGTTAATATCAGACGCTCTCCTTTCTCCTGACCACTTTGTTTTTGGATAGTTCAGTTTACTAAGAGAACCGGTTAGGTTATTCTTCTGATCAACATCGTAATTATTATAAACTCCAACAGGCTCCAACCATAATTGATCACTGTTATCACCTACTAGCTTAAATACAGCATACTTAGTAGGTGTCACAAGTACATCAACATAGCAACCTTCCTGGAATCTATACTTTGACCACCTAAGTTGATCTCTGACACCCACAATGATTGCTCTTGTTACGTTATTATTATTCTCAACCTCCCACATTGGAAATTTGAAATTACCAAGATCATAGTATAAGTCAGCCTTCCCATAAACACCCTCTGCTCTGTCTAAGATATTCCTATACATGAAATCAGAAATCTTCTTAAATGAGTTTGTTCTATTGTGGATGATAGTAGAAATGACATCAAGATCATATTTCTTAGTGTCACCCTCTCTCATACAGTACTCACCCTTATTCATTGTCTTCTCACTAATCTTAGTAAGTGACAAGAGTGGAATCTCATTAGAACTAATACCTGGTGTGTTAACCTGGTATAGATAATAACTCTGAAGATTTGTGTTGTTAAGGAAGAATGGATATACTCTTCCAATCATTGTGTTGTGTAATCTAGTACGTCCCATTTTTAATAAATTTAATCTGGGTTAAACAATTATATTAATTACTCTCGTTAATTCTTTTTATTGTTAGGTGGAAGTCTAGTAATAATTCTACCCTTTGTTAAGTCATAAGGGCTCATTTCTACTACTACACCGTCACCTGCCATGATTCTGATAAAATTCTTCCTGATCTTACCAGAAATAGTGCAAAGTATCTCATGTCCGGAATCTAGGGTAACTCTAAACATTGAATTACCCAACTCCTGAGACACCTTGCCCTCTACTTTAATATTATCTTGTTTCATATAATACTTCTTATTAAATTATTACTTTGGAGTTTCTGTCAGTCCTTAATATGACTTCTCGAAATCTACAAGCTACTAACTCATTACTAAGGGATTGAGGTACATTTGAGACCCCATTATAGTAGTTTACGATATCTGTTAGTGTTATCTTAAAGTATTCGTATTCAAGTGGGGTTCTAGTTGTCCCATTATTCTCTACCTTATACTCACAGATACAAGTACCGTAACTCTCCCTTGCTTTATCAACTAGCTCTACTATTACATCAGCCACTACCCTACTAAGTTTACTAGTAAGAGGTATTGGTTTAGGTGTTCCAAACTTAACTGAATTATCTAGTTGATCAAATATCTCAGATTCGTATGCCCAATGATTTTTTCTGTACAGCTCAATATAACTATACATACTGTTGAGATCTTTGAATATAGTCCCATCGTCTGAATAAGAGTCTACGATGCCAGCAGTAATATCCTTCACACTGATACCTAGCTCATTAAAGAGACTCGTATAGTATGACACCCTACTGACATTATTATCATTCATTGTGTTAATAAAATAAGACTCAACTACATCATTGATTAATTCCGTATCCTGACTAGTACTGTCCTTTGTAATACTAAACATCGTAACTCCCTTCTGAATAGAGTTAGTTGAGATGATAGTATTTAAGATTGTAGTACTTAAGACAACCTCTAGCTGTTCCTTTATCGGTGCATTAATGTTTCTATAGTCTTTTACTTTATCCGACATTAGACTAAGAGGTTCAAATATACTGAAAAGATCCGTATAATCTCTCCACCTGCCACCACCATAAGGGACTGTACACTTACTTACTGCACTGTCAATCATCAATCCCCAATAGTTAGTAATGTCAAAGTCGTCTATTGGTTCAAGTGCTTTACCACTCTCTACCATAGGCTTAGGTGAAAATAGGACTTGTAGCTTATTATCATCATTAGTACCTTGACCTAATACATGGTTCTTAAGTACATCCTCTACCGATTTCTCAGTGTCTTTATTGATCTTACCTACTACTAGATAACCTTTGACGTAATCCTGTGGGTCTACTAGTAGTTCAGAGTCTAAGTTATCTCTTCTCCTAACTAGCACCTCACCTAAGTAGTAGTAAGTCTGTGTTTCTGTATCATATCTATAACCAGGCTTCCACTTAGCACATCCAGTTTTCTTGAATATACTACAATTAACAACCCTGGTCATCTCGTCAAAGTATTCATCGTACTCTTTCATAGTCTTACAAGCAAGTACTACCTCGCCCGGATAATCCTCTGAAAATGCAGCCTCAAACACAGAACCATCATTAACGATTCCATTGTCAATACTACAACCTTCCAAGATATTACCTAGGTACCTTCTATCCTTTGCGAAATTACATAGCTCGTACCATTCATCTTTCTTAGGTAGTTCTTTAGATTTAACAAATACTCTAAATTCTCTACCTAATTTCACTTGGAACTCATTATTATCCAAGAGCACATCATCAAGTACAAGGTTACTCGCTCTATAGTCACTGTTAACCTGCTTTCTTACATTGGACTTATATACTTTCTTTCCGTCCATGTAGAGCCAGACCTTATTTTCTTGGTTACTTACTAATGCACTAAGCTCTGTTACTAATCTCCACTTCATACCTTAATTTTCTATTATTACTTTAACTTTTACTTTAACGCCATTAAATTTAATAGTTGTACCGCCAATAAATTTCTCTACCGACTTTAATACATTAATAAGGTTTTCATCTGGCTCTATTACCTTTTCTGGCGTTGTTAGAGTAAAAACTGCTTGCTTATACTTCTTCCTAACTTCATCAATGCCTGTAATAGACTCGAACTTGAATAGATGTCCACCTAGTAATTCCTCTGCCTCTCTAAACTCAGGAATATTCCAAGCTTCCCTATTTAGTCTAGCATCCAAGAAATCACTCATCTCTGCAATAATCTCTTGACCGCTGCTAGGTGTTCTACGGCAATCTATCCACCCATTCTTCTTATACCAGATCAGGGTTCTATTTACATTAATAACTAACTTCTTTAAAGTAACGGCTGCTTCCTTCATTGTTCTTAATTAAATATGATAATAGGCCATCAAGATTTTCCAAGTACCTTCTAGATGCACCACACCTATACTTCAGATCATAACAGAGACAGTTTCCAAAATCGAACATATAATATATAGTCTCAAACTTAAAAAACTCATCTTGCTTATAATCTATTCTATAACTCCCGATATCAAGGTAACTATATCCAGAATCGACCTCCGCTACTAGACGAACTTCACTAGTCCTTAAGAACTCATTATCAGTATAACTAGTAGTATCACTAAGTCTTGTCAAGGTAAAGCTAGGTAAGTCGATTGAATCCTCCTTACTAAGCTCCTCTCTTAACGTATCCTCAGTATCGGTGTCGGTTGGGTTGAGGACAGTAACAGATCCTACAAACCAATCATACCAAATAATCTTGCCACTATTCAATTTAAAGTCTGTCCACCTTAAATGTTCTGGAAGGTTAAGTCTATACCTGAACTTAATCGCCTTCTCCTTATTAAAAGTAGGGCGAAGTTCCTTGAGTTGTTCTAGAAATACTGGTATCATAGGTGATTCTTCTTAAAATATTCAACAATACTTGTACTACCCCAACTAACCCTTTCCTCCTTTGGACTTCTACTAGTTGGGCCAAATGTTTCTTCTACTGCATCTACATACATACTAGAAGAAAAGTCACAACCGCAAAAGAGATTATTCCACTCATCAGGTAGTAGTGATGATTCGATATCAAGCTGCTCTAATGCTAAGTTATCAAAACCTATCACAATATTTGGGTTAGGTTCAGACGTCTTACCTGTTCTGATCTCGAATATTAATTTCTTAATACCCTTCTTCCAGTTCTCGAGATCTACACTAGTCCCTGCTGCTCTACCAAACTGCTTATAGCCTAGTATTAAAATTCTAACAGGTCTATCTAGGTAAGCACTTTCATTGACAATCTCATAGAGCTTCATAATATCGTCCACTGGAAATATACCAGCGATAATATGAAATACAGACCTTTCCAACCTACAAACGCTCTTGAATAGTTCATCAACAACTGGGATCTTTTCAATGCTAACGCCAACTGCCTCATAACAATTGGCTACTATACTATAGCTGCTGATTGGGTCACCGTCATACTCTCTCTGAAGTGTCTTATAGTTGACTGTTATTCTTGGTTGGAAATTGTTTGCCCTCAGCCACCCTACTAGCTTCTCTGCATCACTAATACAATCCTCATCAAAAATATCACCGCCACCTACTGCAACTTCAATTCCACACTTCGGGAGCTTATCTAGGACCTCAATTGTCTTCTCTAGGTTGAACTTCTTTGCACCAGCCACACTAGATTCATGACAATACTTACAACCTATACTACATGCATTGGTTATCTTAAGGTCAATACTGTCGGGAAAATCTGCACATAAGTCCTCATCGAATCTAAGTGCTCTCTTCACCTTAGAACCATCTCGACGACTCATTACAAAATAGTTTCCGTTTATATACTGATAGCTCTTTTTATCATTAATATACTTTGAACAGCTATAAAAGAACGTGTTTACTAATTCTTTACTCATTGACCTTAACGTTTAATTTTACCTTAATCAATCCATCATAATTACTCTCGACAAATTCAACATCCTCTTCTCCAAATATTGGACAGCTATATATACTATCCTCATCCTTCTTTCCAAGGGCCATTAGCTTACTTGCAAAATCTTTGGTTGCATAGTATAGGCATGGGTAATCATCGTGCTCCTTTGCCAAACGAGGCCAATCACTCCTACTAGGATACCCCCCTAGACTATCTCCTAAGTTGATCAGGAAGTATATACTATCATTCTTAGCTGACCCTGTTAATATCTTCTTGTCTTCCGGTGTCATTGATCTAGCAGTACCGTTCTCAAAAACAATACTATTAGCTATCTCACAAGAAAACTGAGAGCTGGATAAGTAGTTATAGTCTGCATAGAAGCACTCTAGTAGGTCTATAGGATACTCAGGGACATTAAACTGAACCTTACCAACCTCTCAGCCGTAATCCAAAGTTACCTCTGCACCTACTATATTACTATTATCAAATGCAGGATTATAGAACTCATCCGTTTCATCGCTATTATCGTTGCCTGTAAATAACCACGACTTACTGTTAAATAGGAAGTTCTTTAAGCTGTCCTTATTGTCAACGATATGATCAAAGATGCAAGTAGATTCATGGTCAATTTCTGGATATCCTCCATCATCGGTCTTACTATTGACCCAAGTAAATTTAATACCATTAGCACCAGTAAACTTGCAAACTAAGTTACTGAGCGTTGATAGCTTTTTGTGAACATCCATATATTTTTGTGCATATGACTTCTCGTTCCACTTAGTGCTATGATAATAGATACCACAGACATAGAGTAGTTTGTCTTTTATTGAATTCATTGCTTTCCACTCCCATCCGAAACATCTACCGGACTCTAAGACAATATCACCGTCTTCGTCCAGGTCTATGTCACTAGATAACTCAATACTCGCTCTATTAATTACAACAGAGTGAGATGAGCTACTGTTTGTTTCTGGGAGGTTAAATCTTTCTACTTTCTTAATTTTTCCCATAATTTATAATAATTAAATTTATTCATCTACTAGTAAGGATTGTAAGGGGGAATAAAAAAGTAGGGACACTAAATTATCCCTACCTATATTTCTTTGTTTCCTTGTCAAGTATTTTTAAGAGCTTTGGTATTCTAAACTCTCCTGACATCATCTTAATATTTCCAGCTGCTACATTATCTGGAAGACCTATACCCTGTACCCATAATGGTTTTTCCGCCGATCCCCTAAGTATGGACGCACTAATCTCATCCGTCCTACAAAATTCAGACTTTGCTAGGCCTATTATTTTTAGACCCGGCATGTTCAGTTCATCAAATAGTTTCTTCCCTAGGCCATCTTTCTCCGTACCATCATTGAACCTAAGCCTAAGAAATCCATCCACTATTATCGTCTCTACCTTGTCTAGATCTACTTTCTCTACTAACAGACCAAGAACACAGGGAAGCTCTCTCTTGTAGAACTCCCCTGGTATATAGGACGAAAAACTAGTGCAGATACTACTTATTATTTCGGCGGGTTCATCATCTGTCCACCTATTAAACAAGACACCAACAGTTAATGCAAGAGTGTCTGAATAATAGTAAGTATCTACCGCTAATTTCATACGTCCATTACATCCAAAAACTTAATCGTCCCAATGTAATCGCCAAATACAGTGAGCTTATATTCTTTGTCGGCCTTATTAAATACAATATTATAATTTACTGTATCATCTTTGTCCAGCTTAAAAATTACTCTCCACTCATCACCCTTAACATGATGAAGCTTAAGACTACTAACCCTACCTACTAAGAACTCACCAGACTCTTTCTTGATTGTTGCCTGAATATTTCTTGAGTATCCAAGTAATTCACCCTGCTTCTTTGTTTCACTAATATCGGCAAGAGCAGTGAATGGTAGTGTATCTCTTACTGCATAAAGACGAGACATCCTATCAAATAAGAATGACTCCTCCATCATCTTACAGTGAAGACTAAGCGGCATAAAGCGATTCATACTAGACTGAAGACCTTGACCCATGATATCGAAGCTAAATCCCTCTGGTATAATCTTCTCTGTGTAGACCCTATGATCCTCAGCTGTACTCTTTGCCCGCTCTGGAAAATAGTACTCAATCTGATATGTCATAGTAAGAGGGTCATATCCACTAATCTTGTTTATCTTTACCCTCTCACACTTAGTATCATAACCATCACCACTGCTCTTTTTCTGGTAGTCTACATATATTGCATACTGACCAATGAGCTGTAAAATCTCTGAGCCCCCTGGAACCCACTTGAGACTACCTGAATTAAAACCATATCTCTCAGTCATTAACTTCAAGTAGTCTTTCTTTTCTTTCTTCTTATCTTCCATAATCTTTTTTATAGTTAAATAATACCTTTTTCTACTAATAATCTCTCAACCTCTGTCCAATCGATAAAAGGACGAACACTAATAGAGAGATCAGTTTTCAATGGAGCACCTAAGGCAGCATCGTCAATATAAAGATGTGCAAAAATCTTCCTACTACTTGTCCATCTGTTCTGTGTCAAGTTCTCATTAACACCTACCAATGGAATACCTCGCTGCGCAAACCAATCCACAGCTTCCTCTAAGTAGTTTGGATCACCTGGACTTGTTGGCTCACCTCTCATTGTATAGAGAATAAGCTCATGCCCTGCCTCAACTAGTCTCTTAAGAACCGGTACTGCACCAATATCTTTGCCAATCTCTGGAAATTCATGACTCACTACAGTACCATCAAAATCAATACAAATCTTCATCGTTTCTTACTTTTTCTTATTAGTCTTTTACAATTCTTACACTTATACGTTGACTTAATCTCATTGCCTGATACTACCTCACTGACAAGCCTAATATCTCGACTCGGTTTCTTACAGTCTGGACATGCAAGCTCACTATTCTTGTCATCCTCCTTAGAAAATTGTAAGACAAGTGAAACTACAACCACTGCACTGACAAAAATACCCGCCAGGCAGATTAATAGAATATCCATCATTCGCTGTCCTCCTCTTCGTCGTATTCGTATTCTTCATCCTCATCTTCGTTCTCTTCTTCTTCGTCTAAGTCACCTAAGTTAACAAAATTATACTTACTACCAAAAAAGATTTCACCGGATTCTGGAAGTTCTGCAACAATAACAGTTCCTCTATCTTCATGCTCTTCAATACCAGTTACCTTACCAGATACCCAATCATACTTAAATGTTAGGTCTGGTGAAATAGCTACATAGTCTCCTACTTTAAATTCATCTTTCATAATAATACTTTGTTTTAATTACACTGTTAAGGAATACAAGACGGGGGAGTGGAAAAAATGAGCAGTACTATATCTCAAGTACTGCCCCTAGAAACACGGCGCATTATAAAAATCATTTGAAAAGGGTGGCTCCTATAATTCCCCGTGTGTTTCTACGTGTGTTAATTTATTTCCATAAAAGTATTTTCTATGGTCGATATTATCAAGTAGACACCATAACTACTTGGATTCAAACCAAGTTCTACCTGCAACTTAATTGTTACAGCGCTTTAGTCCCATATAAGCTATAGTCATTGTATACCTCTATCTAACTCTATCGATTATTCTCAACCTTATACTAATTAACTAGTAAGGCTGTGATTGTTCAGTGAAGTTCTTAGGCTCCACATCAGTAATTGACTATTCAGCCGCATACTGGTTTTAGTTAAACTATGAACTACTACCACAACCTAACAAAAAACGTTAACAATATAAAATTAAGAAGGTTTTGTGTCTTATAATATGGTTTAAAATTTCTTGTTACACATTAATGCCACTAGTAGTCCTTATAGGTCCCCAGTTTTTCAGCAGAGCATCGCCCCACCTCAAGCATTAATTTCTTGTGTCTTAATAATATAAATTTCAGGTTCTTTACGTAGGAATCATGCAAACACTAGAACCGCATTACATTCCATAATACTAATCTAGTTGTCACTTAGTAGATTTCCTCACGAAACTAAACATCCACGAAACTTACTACCTCATGACCTGTTTATCCATGTCTCCTACATATATAAGAAATCGAGGCCTTTTCAAACTGCATTAATTTTCGAGGCCTTCATACTTCCTACACTAATAAGAAATCAAGGGGATCTCAAACGCCCTTATTTCTTAAGGACTACGGCAAAAAATAAGCTAAGGTATTACCCCTAGCTTACTTAATATTCTCACGTAACCACTTAATTATCTCATCCTTACTATCTACACCTAATCTTGTCTTGAATAACTTAACTACTGCCTCATCAAGATCAACACCAAGATTATCTAGCTCTTCTTCACTTTCGGCAGTCTTACAGTACCTACAAGAATCACACATTGCCGTATATCTTAAGTGGGCAGGTATTACATCCCACATACAAGCAAATTCCGGAATCTCAACACTGGCAACTCTTAACTGACTACCACAAACAGGACACTTATACTTTCTCTCTATCATAAGGCAAAATAATATGGACAGAACGCACGGACATAATTTTCATCGAGGAGACTGACGCATCTAACCTCCGTAGGACCTATATACTCCGCGTCATGATTCGATGTGTGTAGGTGTCCGTGAATATTAAGGTCCGGTTTCATATCTTCTAGTAATGTTCTGATCTCCTTATTACCAACTGAACTACCTCCCCAATAAACATCAGGCTGCAAGACAATATCACTACAACCATAAGGAGCATCATGAGTAATAACAAGAGATTTAACTGTGTAACCATCAAACTCCTTCTCCAGTGCAGACTTTGATTTACCTCTTACCTTGTCAAATTCCTCCCTCTGATACTCTGGCGGATACATAAAAGCCCAATCACCAAAGATCTTACACATAGGAGAGCCATACACAAATACTAAGTGGCCTGGTAAGTCATCATCAAGCAAGAGAGTACTGGAATTACATAGATAAGTAGTACGAGGACCTAAGGAACCTACAATTTTATCCAGACTCTTATTGTACATGTAAAAGTCATGATTTCCCGCCACTAATAGGACTTTTTTCTTCACTGGCAAGCTATCAACCCACTCCTGATAATCCTTCTTTAACCACTTCTCAACCTTTCTATCGTCTTGTTGAATATTAAGAGGCACTAAATCACCCGCAATAATAAGATAATCAACCTCCTTATCTAGACTCACCCCTAGATCACCGTGTAAGTCTGAAACCGCCGCAAAACTAATATTATTCTTCTTCATCTTCTACTACTCTAACTGGTATATTCTTTTTCCTTGCTATGTCAATCATCATCTCAGTTCCCTTATTCTCAGCATACGCACTCTTAAAGGCAATCACTGCGTTAGCCGTCTCTGCCATCTGTAAGTTCCTGAGATAACCCGCCTTCTTACCATGCTTCTTCCAATCAGCAGGAAATACCTCACACCTAAGACCATACTCGCCGGCAAATTTTTCCCCTAGTTTATCAGCACCCTCAGCATGACCAGATATGACAACAACCTCTAATGATAAATCGGACATCTTTTTCCCTAGGTAGTACAGACACTTCTTCTTTAACCGAGCATAGTCAGTATAACTCCTACTACCTGCAATAATAACTCTAAACTGATTTACTTTCATCGCAAAAAAACTATTATTAATTCTCACACTAATAAGGAACAATGGGCAAGGAGGTAGTAAAAATAACAGCTTTAGTAGGATTATTATTTTTCCAATTTTTTACTTATAACTTAGCAAACAACATATAGGATCTAATAGAATGACTGTGGAAAATTTACGGCCCCATCCCTTAATAGTAGAAATGATAAATAAAATTAATATGAAAACAGGTAAACTAATAGTTATTTCAGCTCCCTCTGGTACAGGTAAAAGTACTATTGTTCAGAGATTAGTAAGAGAACATCCAGAACTAAACTTGGTATTCTCGATTAGTCACACAACTAGATTACCCAGGGGAACAGAGAAAGATGGTGTAGAGTATTTCTTCACTACACAAGAACAGTTCAAGGAAGGTATAAGGTCTGGACAGTTTCTAGAGTATGAAGAGGTGTACGATGGCCAATTTTACGGCACTCATAGGTTACAAGTAGAGAAACTGATAGAAGATAAGCACAATGTTATCTTTGATGTTGATGTGAAAGGTGGATGTAGTATTAAGAGATTCTATGGTGATCGTGCACTAAGTATCTTTATTCAACCACCATCAATAGAAGAACTTAGAAGAAGACTTATTGATAGAAAAACTGACAGCCCGGAAGCAATAAATACTAGGCTATCAAAAGCAGAATATGAACTTACATTCTCTGGTAATTTTGATAAGATAATTGTAAACGATAAATTGGAAAAAGCAGTACAAGAGACTTATGAAGTTATCACAGAGTTCATGAATAAGTAGTAACAGGGGTCGGGTAAGCCTGCAGCTCCCCTCCCCGCCTTCCCGTTGCCACAATATGAACCCTCCCTCATTACCATTCGGGAGATCATATTGAACCCGGGGAAGGTATTCACCTTATGTGGCGTCGCCGGCAGAGCACGGCTCGACGGTCTTAAGGGTAAACTTGATCAGACCCCTGAAGTACATCTGTGGTTAGGATACAAGAAAATACCGAGCGCCAGCGAGGGATTTTGTATGAACATTACAGATGAATATTGGGGTTTGATTATTTTTCTAGGCTAGGATATATATTAGGAGGCTCCGCCTCACGATTTAATGAAATAATCAGAATTACAGTAATAGTGTTCTAAAAGACTTATCTATGTAATAGATAGGGGCATTAAGCGGCCCGCTGCCAAAATAGGCCGCTTAAGCCCGGAACAATGATTATAAACCTTTTAAATAATTTATTATGACCGAAGAAGGAGCAATAGTAGTAGAAGTACCTAAGGGATATAGGTACATCTCTGAAATTCCAAATTTCAAAATTAATGACTTCCCTCATATCCTGAATAAACAGATACCAGGATGTGGGTTTACTGAGTATTGTATTGACCCTGCTAAAAACAGTGAAGATATAATACTATGTAGTCCTAGGAAGATCCTACTAAAGAATAAATATGATCAACACGTAGGAGATGTATTCTTAGTTGAAAATAAATATGAAGTAGAATCTAGAACGGACAAGGATCTTACAAAGATAGAGAAAGAGAAAGGGGGAAGTATCTTTACTGAGGAAAAAACTCCAACAAAGGAAGAGATTGAACAAGCTGAGAAAGAGAAGGTAGGTTTCTTCAATGGACTAAGAGAGGACTTAAAGAAGTATATCATAGGTTGTAGATTTCTCAAGAAGCCAGTGAAAATCCTTGTTACCTACGATTCATTCAGGATTGTAAAAGATATTATTAAGAGCATTGATGAGCTTGATAATTTCAGAGTAATTGTGGATGAATTTCAGAGTATTTTCACCGACAGTAGATTTAAACCAGATACAGAAATGGTATTCGTTAAGAACCTGCAAGAAGTGAAGAAGCTCTGTTATGTTAGTGCAACTCCGATGATGAAAAAGTATTTGAGTCAGTTGGAGGAATTTAAAGATCTTCCCTACTACGAATTAGATTGGGAAGTACTTGATCCAGATAGAGTAAGGAAGCCAAAACTTACACTTAAAAGTATGAGGTTTATGTATACGGTAGTTGGCCCAATCATACAGAAATACTTAGATGGAAAATTTGACTATAGATTTGTAAAAGGAGCTAATGAAGGTGAGGTAGTAAAGGTAGAGTCGAAGGAAGTTGTATTCTATGTTAACTCTGTCTCCAATATTACAAACCTGATCAAAAGGGCGAAATTAAAGCCCGACCAAGTCAATATACTGGTTGCTAATACTCCTGATAATACGAAAAAGATACACAAGAGGCTCGGTAGGAAATTTAACATAGGTACAGTTCCACTAAGAGATGAACCTAGGAAAATGTTTACCTTTTGTACTAGGACTGTTTACCTGGGAGCTGATTTCTATAGTGACAATGCTCAGACGGTAGTACTCAGTGATGCAAATATAGAGACCCTGGCAGTTGATATTTCTCTGGACCTACCTCAAATCTTAGGTAGACAGAGGTTAATAGAAAATCCTTGGAAAGATGAAGCAACTGTCTATTTTAGATACTTACTAGATAAAAGTAAAGTAAATAAGAAAAGTTTTGATGATAAGATAAAAGAAAAGATGGGAAATACTAATGGTCTTTTAGTAGCCTATGACGAATTAAAAACAGATGACTCTAGGTATCGTATTTCCGACTGTTACTGGAAGATAGCGAAAGCTTATAACTATCGAGATGATTATGTAGCGGTAAATATCGAAGAGGATCCAGAGACTGGTGGACCTAAACTTATACCAGTTGTAAATAACTTAGTGCTTGTATCAGAGAGGCGTGCTTTTGATATGCAACAAACGGAGTATGCGGATCGATTTACGGTCTTTAATGAGGTTGGTAAGGTATCTACAATTAAAGCTATGAGTGATAAGGTATCTGAATTCTTTGAAGAATATGAATTGAGAGACTCAAGACAGAGAAAGTTGAAGTTCTTATGTGAGAGTTTTGAGAAATTTGATAAAAGTGAGTGGAGGTATATACTTGACAACTTAACAGAGATCCATTTCCAGGAATATATTGAAGTACTAGGTCTTGAGGAATGTAAGGCGCAAGCGTATAATACCTCACTGCTGAATAAGAAGTTAGATGTACTAAGTTTTGACAAGACGAAATTAAATGAGTTGATACTTAACGAGTTTATAGTCGGCAGTACTTATCCAAAGTCTTATATTAAAATCAAGCTGGCAGAACTCTATAACATAGTTGGCTATAGAGCAACTGCAAAAGCTAGTGACTTAGAGAATCTCTTTACAATAAAGCCAAAGAAAGCAAAAAATGAAGTAGGTGAGTGGGTAAATGGTTTTAATATAATAAGTAAAAAATAAAATAGTATAAAAAAAAATAAATTAAGTATGTTGTATTTTATTGAAACAATTTCAGGTAAAGACTTAGACCATCCAGTCCAAGTTATTAGGATTGGGTACGCAAGTAACTTTGAGAAGGAGTTGAAGATATACAAAGAAGACTGTTGTGTTTTTAAAGTTATTAAGACATTGAAAGGTAGGAAATTTAACAGAGATCACGAAGCTATCTTACATGACTACTTTTCCAGTAAACTATTCTTAGGTAGGGATTCTTTGTAAAAGATGATGAACTGGTTAATATAATTAATAGTTTGAATACTGTTGAGGATATACTTATTATACAGAAACTTAAGAAGAAGTGTAAAAAATAAAAAATAAACTAGAGAATAGGTTAGACGATTATGTTCTATCCTACTCTCTTTTTTTTTTATTCCCCTATGAAGTTCTTGATTAATTCTGCTTCCTTACCTTTTTCTATGATCCCTGCTTTTACATTACTATATCCCATCTTACTTATCTTATCTACTAGTTCCTTGTCGGCTTCATTATAGAGAACATAGTAGATAAAATTTCCCAAGTCTCTGTGTGTATAGATATAGTCAAGTATTCCAAAGTGTATATCAAACAGGTTACCATCGGTTGTATCAATTAAGAAAACGTCGGTATCATGTTCTTTCAGTTTCTTATCGGTACTACTAAGTTGGTATTTCAGTCCAAGTTCTTTCTTTACTATCTTCCTGAACTCTTTACTATCAAACACTGCTTCTCCTGTGTGATGAAATAATACTTGTTGTGGTCTTTGTATTTCATCGAACCTAGTATTAAAAGTAGAGGGTGTTATTTTAAAGCACAGGTATTCTCTTTGTGACCCAGGGAGAATGCTTTTATACAGGTGAACATCGCTAAATTGTGCGTCATCAAAATCTGTGAGTCCTAGTGTTCCTCTAAAAAACCTCACAATAGAATCTGACGCGAGTTTTTCGAAGTTAGCACAATCTCTCTGTTTAATACCTGACTTCAAGATAAATTGTTCAGTGACTGTAAATTGTTTTGTTGTTCTGAGCCAATCAAGGTGCTGTGTAAAATCAATGGACTCTAATTGTCGATCTATAATAGTTTCCATCTTCTTCGCCTCAGCATTTTTATAGATATATGGTACTGGTTTTCCTCCCTTATATAATAGTCCAGCCCTATACATATTATTAACAGAGATGAGTTTTACGTCATCCAGTGTAATTACCAAGTTTATTTCTTTCTTCATCTTCTCACTACAAAAACTAAGAAACCCAGAATATATCTCTAGGTTTCTTTTTGTTATTATCTAAACGGTGAATCAACTCTTTTCATTCTTCCCATACTATTATCTATTTGGTTATTGACTTGTGATCTCGCCGCGTTATAGTTGCTAATCATCATATCAATTTCCTGTTCTGAGAAGTATCGTTTTTCTTGTATATTTTTCAGATCTTGGTATACGGACTTAGGTATTATTTTAAACCTACCATTACCGAGTCTTATTGAATATGCAATAGAGTTTTCACCATGTCTATTTTTACATATATAGAACACACCAAGTCCATTAAGGTTTTGTGGTTCTTTTGTTCTGGTTATACATACATCAGCGATATGTCCCTTTCTACTTGACGTTCCTAAGTTTTGCAGTTCGATTGGGTTTCCGTCGCTCCATGTAAATTGTTTTGGTTGACATAGGATCCAGCTATTAATTCCTGCATACTTAAGTTTTGTAAATTCATTATAGAGATCACCAAACTCAGCATACATAGAATCACTGCCACCATTTTTACCATCACCTCCCATTTTAAAGTTTTCGTCATAATCAACAAAAACTGCCTTATATTTCTTGGGACTATCTATTACAAACTGGACAAATTCCGCTGCGTTAATAGTACCGGCAGGAGCAATGATGATGTCTAATTTATCTCCTATTTGACCGCTCATTTCTTTATAGATCCCCGCCAAGTTTTCTCTCACATCACGAAAAGACAGGCCGGTATAAATCGCAGCGAGTCTAATAAATAAGCTTTCCCAATCAAGGTCACCCATAATAAGCATACAAGTAGGAACCTTATGTACCATTGACATATGTAGTGCCTCTGCCTCTGCGATAAGTGATTTACCTACTGATGGCGGAGCACTAATAACTACAATATCACCAGGTTTAAATGCACCCTCTGAGAAAGATTCATTAACGAAGCTCAGTGATGATGTTAGTTTTCCCTCTTGTCCAGATTCCGCAACGATTGTATTAATATCTAGGTTATTGAAACTAGTAGTGCTTAAGTAATCAGTGCTACCTGTCTTAAATTCTAGCTTCTTAAGATATTCTAAGTATTCGGAGGGGCTGTCACTATAAAGTCTATTTGCTCTTTGTACATAGACCGTTGCAACAATGTCTCTGATATACTTTCTCGCTGGTTCAATCTGGTCCTTATTATATTTTTTATACTGGATTATCTTATTTAGTATCTCTTGGCTCTCAGTCTGATTTTTCCCAGTTTTAGCTAGGATACTTTGGAACAGAGGTAATCCAATACTTTCCAGCGGATAATCTTTAATGGCGCCTATTAATTCTTCAATGAGCGGATTTCCAGACGTTGATGGATTAGTTTTAAAGAAAATAGAGATATCTTGTATATTTGTTTTACAGTCCTGATATAAGAACTGATTAAACATTGATAATACTAGCTCTAGGTAATTGTCGTTGTTATTCATTTTCCATTCCTCTTAACTTTATTCTCACCTATAAGAGACTGCCAACTTCGTGATTGCAAAATTGTTAGTTTCAAAGATCAGACTCCTCCATTTCTATATCCTCAATCTCGCAGTACTGATAATAGTTGTCAATCATTTCTTTTCTTTCCTGTGCGCTCTTTGTGTAGACAGGTATTTTTTTATTTCCGTATGGTCGCAAGGTAATAATGTTCATATGTTTACCTCTCGCAACACGGCCTACACATTGAAGAGTGACACCTGCTATTTTCCCGGCGAATAAACATATATTCTCAAGACCTGGGAAATCAAGTGCTCTATATCCTGAACTAGTACTTGGGATGACATCAACTAGGCCTTTCTTGATATAGTCACAAGATTCATCAAGTGTTAGTTTAGTCTTATTTCCATCCAGGTCATAATATATATAACCCTCGCCGCACACTAGCAGGACTCTAAGAACGCCGAGCCAGTAATTATTAATCCAATCATAGAGTATTGTATTAAGGTTATTCATTGGTATAAAGCACTTAGGAAACTTCTTAATTACCCTAGTCACTGTCCTACAAATATCCTTATCCATCCAGATCTGATTCATAATCTCAGCATATCTATTTCCCGCCAAGTCAACCTGTTCATCATCCAGTACTAGGTTGTCAAGGGATGCTGTCTTTATGCTAATATTAGTGACGCTGTTATTGAGTGGCATTCTAAAGATAATACTTGGGCCGAAATATTTAATAAGGTTTTTATTTCTCACCACCACTTCACTCAAGCCTTCTCTAAAACTAATTGCTTGTCCACCTACTTTATCAGCTGTACCACTAAATGCATAAAATCTCTCAGCGGATATACAACTATCATACAAGTATTCCCCTGCATCATTAATTGTATACTCAACCTCATCAACTAGTACCCATTCATATTCAGACAGGTATTGATGAAAGGTTTGATATTCGCTAGAGTCACTCTTCTTAACCTTGCCCGAATTCATCAGGCCACTAGTAATAACACAATCCAGGTGCCCATTTAGTTTCTTGTCACAATTAGAAACGGACAAGCCAAATACATTCTTGCACCTCTTAACAAGTTCATCTCTGGCCTTATTTGACGGGCAGACAATCAAGAGTTTTTTACCTAGCGTTTCATGTGCATAATTCGCTAAGGTTGCTATCACTTGCGTCTTACCATAGCCAGTCTGTACTTGCATTAATCCTCTTCTGTGTCTAAGTAAGAATAGTACGTCATCATTCTGGTAATCTCTCAGTTCACTAAAAGGTACTGTCCTATATGTATCTGCCATGATGATATTACTTGCAATACCATTATAATCATCTACACTAAGTTTATCCTTCAGTGCCCCCAATAAGAATCCAGACCATCCAAGACCTACTATATACTTAAATGTTCCGTCGGGTTGTGCATGTTTTATTTTTCTCCCTGTCTCATATATTTTTTCTACTTTCTCAACATAACCCCACTTCTTCTGCCATGGGATATACTCATAATTACTTGTCTTTGTCTCTAAGAAATAATGAAATGTTGGATCGTCTGTTATGAGAACTAGTTTATTTAAGTCTTGATCAAAAAATACCTTTAACATATAAATTCTGGCTTAACTACTCTACCTATGTTAAACTTCTTATTATTAAACTTCCTAGATATCCAGCCAACTTCACTACCTGGACAAATAGAAATCATCCTATTCATTCTCTCCTCTGGATCTTCACCATCAGAACGAATTATATCAATCGGGCAATAATCAATCTGTGTTTTCAGTTTATTCATTACTCTCTTTGATATACTTGTTTCGTCCATATAGATCAGTATTTTCTCTGGCATATATTCTTTAATGAAACCGATCTGATAGTCATTCAAGCTACTTCCCATGAGTGCAATTGGTATGTAATCTGGGGCTTGTATTAGGAGGGATACTGCATCGAATATACCCTCACATAAGATCAGTTTTCTAATTCCCTGTCCATGATCAATTATATAGACAGGCTTTTTTGAAATCTGTGGGAAATAATATCTAATGCCTTTATCATCATGACCCACATTACTAAATCTGATCTGGTAGTATATTGGTTCCCCGTGATAGAAGAACGGCATTACTATATTACCATACCAGAATTTAAATCCGAGCTGTTGATACAAGTCTTTCATGTACTTATGTCTACTGCACAAGTAATCATAACCAGTCTGATCAAAGTCATCGAATTCATACTGTAATCTATCTAACGACCAATCAGGATCTGTTAGTTTAACTACATTGAACGGTTCTGCACCAAATCCAAACTTAAGAATTGACTCTGGCACATTAACGCGGAACTCAAGCTTATCGGACACATGTATATAGTTTCTACCGCATACAAAGCAGTGTCCAACAGTCAAGTCAGTTTTTATATAGAGCTTATGTTTAGTATGCCCTTCTTTTTTACAGAACGGACAATGCATGATATATTCACCATTACCGTTTGCATGACTTTCTACTTCTGCCATTGACTTAACTCCATAATACTTAGATAGGAGTTCTTCAAAATTACAGAATATAAGTGTAGTTCCGTCCCTTCTTTTTACTTCTTTATATTCGAACTCGTCCATTTGTTTGAAAAAATTTGAAATCTTTGAGAGAACTTAATTATTCCCCCAAAGACTTCGTTAACTTTAGGTAGTCTTATTTCTTAGCATTCTTCTTTGGTGCAGCCTTCTTTGTTGGTTCTGGCTTTACCTCTTCTTCTTGCTTCTTCTCATCTACCTTCTTTTCAGGTACTTCTTCCACTACTACCTCTTCTTTCTTAGGCTCTTCAACGACTGGCTTCTCTTCCTTCTTCTCTGGTGCTGTACCTTTGAAGCGGATTACAGCCTCATCTAAGCTCTGTACTACAAGAGGTGTACATGCTGGAACACCTGCACAAAGATTAAGTTCTGATGGACCTGATACAATCAATGCGATCTCAGTATCAACAAAACTAGTAGAAATAAGTTGTAACATTTCTACATTTGGCATAATGTCTTTTGACACTGAATTAGGACCAATCGTAATCCTTTGTGTTGCAAGTGGTAATTCTACCTGTGAGTTCTTTCCGTTATAAATTCTCATGTTTACTAAATAATTTTATAATTAATAACATATAATTTCTCTCATTGAGTAAGTTCCTAACACAAAATAGGAATTACTCACATATAAGGAATCTAATCTGTTGTAGATGCAGTTTCGTTAGGTTCAGGTTCTGGATCATCAAAAATCTCACGGAACACAAACTTACCTTCTTTCTGCAGTAGATAGAATGTCCTTATGTCACCTGGTATTTCTTTCTTCCACCACAGCATACCCTTAGTAATTGGCTTTCTAGTGAGCAAGACCATCAAAACAGACTTACCAATCATAGAAAAATCATACGACCAAACTGCACTACTGAAATCGCACTTAATCAGATCTAGTAGTTTATACTTGGCCACTGCAAACTTACTACTCTCGTCTCCGTCTGATGGTAAGTGTAAGATATTCAGTAAGTGATTAGCCTGCTCAACAAACTTACTACTATCAGAGCTATCAGTTTCACCTGGCAGTACTACATCATCTGTATCCTTTGGTGGTCTCTGTACTGGTTCTGTCTTCTTAAGTTTCTTACTAGGCTTACCAACTTCGAGTACTATCTGATCTGCATATAAACACATAGTAGGATCATCGTATGGTATAATCTCATCCTTTAGCTTGAATGATGTAAATACCGCCTGACTAACACCCTTAACTGGTTTATTTGTTGATTTCTTGAGGACGTAGTTATTTCCTGCATCCTTACCTTTCAATCCGCTCAAGTAAAGTGAATCATTGTCAGCTGTATCTAAGTTTCTACCACTAATCACAGTAATATCAGAGTAGAATGCAGAGAAACCAAGAAGATAAGGTACAGTGAAAGCCGTGATATTTCTAGGCGCTGATAAATACCCGCCAAGTGGATTAAGACCTATTATTAAGATACCATTATCAGTACAGTAATTAATAAGGTCCAAGTTAAATTCAAGCGGGTTAATAGTCAGCGCAATATACTTCACGATACTATCACTGCCTACTGTCTCAACTATCTTCTTAACCTCTTCCACTGACTCAGGCTCCATAATTCCCCAAGCCTTACAACGATCACCAAGACCTACTACCTCAGACCCAGCCAACTTCCAATCTGCCTTTGAATCAACCAGTAAGATATCAACATAATCTCTCCCTATTAATTCAAGGTGACTCTTAACAGTATCACAAAGACCATCTAAGTGACTAGCATGAACAATTAGCTTAGTACCAGTTAGCTTGAATGACTCTACGTAATCTTTTATTAAGACGTCATTATTAGCGGGTATAGATGTTAAGATATAATCAAAACTACTCCCTAGAATCGCTGCTGGTACATACCCCTTCATTGTAGAGGTATCAATACAGGTTCCCTCTATTTTAAACTTTGTCATAATATTGAAATGTTAATATAGTTTTCCCTCGTCTCCTCAGGTAACCAAGACAAGTGAAGCCTTAAGTCACACCCAGGATTAACAGTTACTGTATTTCTTAAGAACACAGGATCACTAAGGACACCTACATTTCTTAAGACCTCATCTATTAAGTCGATAAGTAGTCTGAAGAAAGATTTATTCCTCAGTAAGACTAGTTTTATTACTACCTTATCAAGTTCAGACAGCCCACTAAAGAGAATTGGATTACCCTCTATGTCAGTAAGCTCAAAAATTGAATTATACTGTTCATTCAATCTATTATAAAACTTAATACACTTATCAGGACTTGACTCCTTTAGCCTTAGTCTCTTAGTATTTCTAGTCTCAGTCTTTAAGTTAAACAAGTTATACCTACTATGATGTCTTTGATCATAGGGTATTATATCTGCATACTTAATTACGTACTTATCATTTACCCTTATCTCTGACTTACCACTATCAATCACATAAAGATCATTGACTGGTACTATCTTAAGACCGCCAATGTTATCTCTACTAAATATCTTAGGGTAGCCAGGAATAAAATCAGGAAACCAGATCTTATTTCTATCTATACTATACACCTTCTGTAACCTCTTGAGAACTGCCTTGAATTCTTCGTAAGTATGAGGTAGTGTGTTGTTGAAAAAGATCTTGTCAACTAAGAACATTTGTAGGTACCTGTCATCCTTAACAGTTACATAATGATCTACAATTGCTCTTCTAATTGTTTCTATTGCTTGTGGCTTTTCATACCTATCATCCTTCAAGCAATCCCAACATGGTACTTTAAAACCAGTGGGATCTAAGTATGTTAGTGGATGTCTTGAATTACCACATCTATAGCAGTACTCATTCTCACGGAGGTCCATTTCATAGTAGACCGCCATATCTAAGAAGTGAGTATTCTTGAGGTGATCTTCTATTTCACCTTTGTCAGTAAATTCATGACTGCAGATCGGACATTTGAGCATCTGTTTATGTAAGTTTCAAATTCATACTTAATACCTTCGTCGTCCTTGTAGAAACCTGACTTATAAAACATGTCAAAGCCCTCTACAAGTTTTGAATAGTGAAGGTATGTGTCTGCTTCCTTAGTGGTATGGAATCTAGTGAGGTGAATAATATCTGTATATTCTAGGAGTTGCTTATATACACTTGCACCACCTATAATAAAGACATTCTCTTCACCACAAGACTTAATATACTCAATCAGGTCTTTCAAGTTCTTCATACAAACACAACCTGGTATATCATTCTCTGTTAGTACTATATTTGTTCTCCCCTCTAATGGACCACCTGGCAAAGAATCAAATGTCTTCCTTCCCATTACTACTGCGTGTCCCATTGTTTTCTCTTTAAACTGTTTCATGTCTTCTTTATTATGAAACAAGAGACCACCATCTTTTCCAATACCACCATTATCATCAATTGCTACGATAATGTGAATTAAACTGTTTCCTATCATACTGCTACTTCACCTTTTATTGCTGGCCATGGATTATAACCAACTAATTCAAAATCATCTATCTTAAAATCATCAATCCTAGTCACCCCTGGATTAATTTTCACCACTGGCAATTCTCTAGGCTCTCTTGTTAGTTGCTCATTTATCTGCTCCGTATGATTCAGGTAGACATGAGCAATACCAATATTATAGTAGAGTTTCCCAGGTTTCTTTCCCGTTACCTGTGCAATCATCATAAGTAGGAGAGAATAAGATGCAATATTGAATGGACAACCTAAGAATAAATCGTTAGACCTTACACTCAGGTTCATATCCAAGTACTCACCCCTTACATAGATCTGAAAGAAATTATGACAAGCGGTTAGCACAGCATCATGATTAAGACCTGCATTCCAAGAGTCAACTATAATACGTCTACTACTTGGCTCCTCCTTAATAAGTCTTATCATCTCCCCAATCTGATCAACCTCCCCGATATATTCATTCTTGCTGTTGAATTTAGGGTAGTGTCTCCAAAATCTAGCATAGGGAATAAACTTGCCGGATTCTCTACTAGGCGGCCATGCATCCCAGATATGAATATTTCTATCCACTAAGTAATCAATGCTATAACCGTCAGTGTGGAGGAAAAATAATAACTCCTCTATCACTCCCCTGAAAAATACCTTCTTAGTAGTGAGGAGAGGAAACTTGCCTGTCGATAAGTCAAATACCATCTTCTCACTGAACAGATTTAAAGTACCTACACCAGTTCTATCGTGCTCCTCAAGATTACCATACTTAACAACACGATCGATTAACTCTAAGTATTGTTTCATTCCTGGTCCTCCTCTTTCATCTTCTCAATAACTGCATCACTGTCTCCAAATCTTGTGCAAAGTAATCGTAAGTTGTCCATGAAATACTCCTCATTAAACTTACTACTTTGTTTAATTGAAATCTTGTACGTTGCCATATTATTTTTAAAATTAATATTCATACAACAATAAGGATAATAGATAGAGTAAACCACAATTATTACCACTACAAGTCATTTCTCTTAGTAAACAATAACTCACAGACCATAAGCTTTGCCATTGAGAATAACATGTGGGTATAGTCTTCGATCTTATCTACGCCGTCCTCATCGAAGTCTATTATCTCATCCTTACTTCGAACATATACGGCATTATTATAGATCGACACAGGACCCACAACTAATTCAATGATCTGTTTCAAGTCTTCCCTGCTTAAGTCTACAATTCTCAACGTCTTACCTAGTATTAATTCTGCTGATCTAACAATAACAGCAATGAGATAAGATTCAGAGACAGACTTAAAATAATTGTTACAGAGTCCGGTTAATTTAAAAGTCTGTACAAGTCTTGAATATTGAGCTGCTACATCTAAGTCTGATTGTAAGAGCTCTATTGCACTACTTGGATTTCTTAGGCCCATCTTATAATAGAGCCAATACAAAAATTTAAGCTTTACTTTTTTCCAATTTATCATAATAATTAAAAATAAAAAGGGAAGAGGTGGCATGTAACACAAAAATACAACCACAACTCCTCCCAATTTGACATTGTTGATTTATTATCACATATAAGGATTTTAGGGCGAATAAAAAACCTAACTCATCTATCACAGACAAGTTAGGCCAGATTGAATTATATACATGTTAAAAACAATAGTATCAATTATAAGAGAACTAGGGCATGAGGGACGAAAAAATGCCTAACTCATTCTCACGAACAAGCTAGGCCAGAGTTCTAATATATTTAAAAAGAGCTATAAATAATCTATTACACTATTAAGGAATTGAGGGGAAAATAAAAACCTAACCCATCTTCACAGACAAGTTAGGTATAATAAAACTTAAATAAATACAAACAGAGTTATAAAATACTTTTCCACATATAAGGTAATCAGGGGAATCGAGGAGTAAAAAATCTAACCTATCCATCACGGACAAGTTAGATCAAATGCAATGCGATCACTAAATAAATACTTAACATTATTAAGGAATCTAGGGCAAAATAAAATACCTAACCAATCTTCACAGACTAGCTAGGTAACTTAAATATTAACTTAAATATTTTCTCAACTATAAGGATTCTAGGGGAAAATAAAAGACCTAACCTATCCATCACGGACAAGTTAGGCACAAACCATCTAATAACTTAAAACTTATTTCTCAACTATAAGGATTCTAGGGGTTTTGAAAAAATTGCTAGCCTATCTATCACAGACAAGCTAGCACGCACAAAACTTATATTATATCATCAACACTATTAAGGAATTGAGAGGGAAATAAAATACCTAACCGATCTATCACAGACCAGTTAGGTTTATTAAAATAATGAAGTTAAAAATATTAAATACAGCTTTATTATCTTCACTATTAAGGATTCTAGGGGGAAATAGATGACTAGCCCATTCTCACGAACAAGCTAGTCAATAGTAAATCAATCAAATATAATACAACATTTTCTTTATTACATAGTTAAGGTAATTAGAGGATCTCAAGGTGCAAAAAAATCTGGCTCATCTTCACAGACAAGCCAGAATCGATAAACAATAAACTAACTAAATAACTAGAAAGTGCAAGCAACCTACATTGCTCCACATATAAGGGATTTACTACCATGCTAAGTGCTTTAATATTTTATACAGTACATACCCATATCCAAACTTATCTTTAACCGCTTTTACATATGCAGTGTAGTCAAAGTCAATGTCTACCTTCCTAGATAATTTAACAGGATACACACTATAATAAATCCTTCCCCTACTACTCTCAAGTTCAGGCTCCGCAACAAATATAGGATCGATCTTGTTCTGTAGGAGAGATATTTTCTTAGCCCTCTGTGAATACCTACTTGCATCACTCAATACTAGACAGAGATAAAGATTATAGTCAGTTAAGTCTTCCTTGTCTAGCTTTGAAAAATCCCGAATCTCAGTGATACTAAACTTACCACTTCCTATTAGCTGAGATGTTTTCCTGTACGCTCTAACACCAATAGTACCGTGACTCACTACATAGGAATTGATGATATCTATGTTAGGTAGTCTTAAGGTAATCGGGATATACGCACAGGTTAACGTTGTCTTCTTGTCAAACTTAATCCTATCAAGTTGCAATGTTATTCTCTTTACAATGTTCTCCTTTTTCTTCTTACTTCTTGCCATACTATTATAAAATTTTCTCTATCACACATAAGGAAACTGAAGGCTAGAGAACGAAAAAAAAACGACAGAGGGTATAGTTAGACTCAAATATGGTCAACCCTCTATCTCTACCACACCGTAACTATGTATACCGGTACCTGTCAAAGTATACATTGTCCTAAGTGATTAGCTCACCTATCTCGCTACCAGGGTATATTGTTTATAGACTTTGTGACTATAAAACAATCAAAATTCATCAAATACGATTACCTCTTTCCCCCAGTTGCCTTCAAAACCGGGCCTTCTACTCCAGGAATTTCGTATTTCCCTGTATATACACTTATAAGGGATCGACGGCTTTTTTATATACACGAGGGGACGAAAAAAAACGACAGGAAGTGAAGATTGCGTTTAGAATCTTCTCCTTGCGACTTCCTATCTCTACCGCACCGGAACCGTAATCCACTGACGACATAATCGCCGAGCGTACAGCCCTAAGTGTTTAGCTCACCTATCTCGCTACCAGGGTATATTGTTTATAGACTGCAGTGACGATAAAACAATCAAAATTCATCAACACGATTACCTCTTTCCCCCTGCTGCCTTTAAAGCTGGGCCTTCTACTCCAGGAATTTCGTGCTCCACTTGTACATATATAAGGAATACAAGGCTTCTCAGATGTTGTTTTTTTATCACCTATTCCAAACTCCCATAACAACATTGATATTGTAAACGCCTTTTATTATTTCATCAATCCTGTCTAATGTTCTATAGTCCCTAATTAAATGTTGATAACCGCTAGCATCAAATATACCGTTTCTAGAGCTGTTAATATTAGCTTCAATTATATTCAACGCATCTATTATATCTTTATTTTTCTCATAGAACCAAGATAATACTAAGTCACTATTATCAATACTAAAAGGCCTTGAATACTTTAATTTGTTGAGTGCAATACCAAAATCGTCTATTCTTGCAACCTCAGTACTAGGTTCACCAAACTCATAAAGTCTTTTCACCTGTAATCCATAAACTACATTCATATAATCATCTCTTGCAGAATCATACCACGGATCATGCATATCAGAATCTATCTCTACTACTAAATTATGATCCGGGAAGAAGTAGTCGGCCAGGAAGTAGTTTCTATCCAGCTTATCAGGATCAGTAACGTTATGATTCAGGCTGTAATGTCTCCACGCTTTTAAGTTCCTTACAATCAATGGAAACTCTCTATGATATTTTACACCTCGAAACTCACTGTCTAATACTGCCTTAAAATTTGGTGACCAATTACTCCCTTGAAGCAGATTTTTCTTTCTGTTATCTTCCAAGTCTATAAAATTCCCATTAATAGTTTCTAACTTCTTTGGAAATTCATACTGACCAATATAAAAACAATAATCTTTGTTTCGTTTTAAATAATTAATTAATAAATTATCTTCCATCCTATTTTGTTTTTAATATTTCAGATTTATTTTTAGGAGGTTGATTTCCCCTCCTTTCAACATATATAAGGGATTTAGAGGAAAATAAAAATTAGCGAAAAAGAAAGAGAGAAGACTTATCCTATCTTACTCTCTGTTATTGGGGTCGCTGAAATGAAATATCTGCCTCACAAAATCAAAGTACCTACGTCCTAAGTCGGGTTGATTTAATATTCGGTCTCTTTCTAGGTCGATGTCAAACTGCTCTACCCTTTCATATGGAACATAGGTCTTAACGATTGACTCTAAACATTGTGGATTTTTTATGTGACTATTAAACCTAGGTGGAAGTCTGCCATTTTCTAGGTAATATCTAACCACCTTCTTAGTAGTAATTTTGTTAGTACTAATTACGAAGTCAGCTAGATCAAGACATATAAAAAACTCTCCCCGTACTAGTTCCTTTTGATTTCTAATATAACCACTCACATTTTCCGGATAATACCCACTAACTCCTTCATAGAATAGATCTAACAGATCTTTATTATATAAGAGTGTAGTTGAAAAATATAATCTATCAACTCTTTTATGTCTATCTCTTATTACATATACTCTTGACTTCTCCATATACACTACTAAGGAATTAATGGGGATGAAAAAAAAAACGACAGGGAGCGGGGCTTGTAACAGACACCTCTCCTTTCGACTCTCTATCTCTACCTGTGTCGTAATCTGAAAGTACATACGCGTTCTTACTAACAGATCTCCTGCACACTTAGCTTTCCTCTACCGCTACAAGGGTAGTCTAGTATTAAGTACTTTTTAGTAGGACTTGCAAAACTAGACAAAATCAAAGTCCATGTATGTATTGTATCTCCTACGTATACAATCTCATACACCTCTCTCACTAGTAAGGATTCTAGGGCGAATAAAAAAATAAAAATGGCGAAGAGCTAGCTACTCAAAAGCAACTATCCTTTCGACTCTTCACCTCTACTAGTACCGTAATCTAAGTGATGTATGCTACACTAGATCTCCTGACGTACATAGCTAACCTATATCGCTACAAGGGTTCCTCAGTATTAGGTAGGGTGGCTCTATAAAACTGAGTGTAAATTAAAGCCACATGGTCTCTCACTACTAAGACTCCCATGCCCCTGTTTTTATTATGCATACTTGAGACTGTTCATATACTTCTACTAAGTGTACACTCATATACTTTCATCTCACTATTAAGGATTCTAAGGCTTTATAATTACATCTATATTATATACCATACATAGTATTCCATGTATTCTCTCAAAATCTGATTGATCTAATAGAGTTCCGTACATACTATAACTTATACTATCTTTATCTACTATTAATCTTCCAGACATAGGATAGTTATTTAGTATCCTCTTCTCAAGCTCGTCTAATACGAACATTATATCTGAGTTTGAGTTACAAAAATCATTAACTATGCTATCTGAATAGTCTATATTTACTATACAACCCACTACATTATAGAACTCTTTTACCTTAGTTATTCTTTTAATGTAACTATTAAATTTCTTCATATACTTCTTAGTTTGTACTCTTATTTTTCCAAACTCAAAAAATCTTAGACTGTAAGTTCCCCAAGCCAGATTTATATACTCGTTTCTGGCAAGGTCGTAGTTTTTATCGTGTAACCGACTGTCTATCTCTACAATAAGATTGTGCTCTGGAAAAAAGTAATCAGCTAAGAAATAATTCTTATCACGAAGATCTAAATCAACATCATACTTAATACATAAACTATTCCATAAGTTTCTATCTTCTATTATAAATGGAAATTCTTTTATGTACTGTATTCTATTATGCGAAAGCTTCAGAAACTCCTCAAACCTGGGTGACCAAAAGCTTTCTTGATTTAGGTTTTTCTCTCTATTCTTCTCTAGATCTATTCTACAGCCAGAGTAAGTATTCATCATTTTAGGAATTACGTAGCCACCTACTCTGAAAGAATAATCACTACAATTAACTACGAATCCCTTTAATCTATCTTTTCTCATATCTATAAGGGATCTAAGGCGAGCAAAAAAAAAAATAGAGACTAGTATTTTTATTACTAATCTCCATTATCAAGTCTACCTTACTTTCTTATACTCAAAATAAGTCTTTCCATTTCTTTCTAGTACTAGGTTTGTTAGGTTAAATCCAAGTTGTACCACCTCACCTAGTAAGACTGACTGATCTACTTTATCCTTAGGCTCCACTACATAAAGAGTACCACCCGTCTTTAAATACCTATGTGCCTCTTTAATCGAGTCTAGGTAGTTTGTTCCCCATAATGACATACAGAAAACAGCACTATCTACACTTTCATCTCCTAAGTATTCGTGTAGGTCTGAACAATCTGCCTCTACTACACTAGGATCGACTGCACAATGATCAAATGAGTACCAGGCCTTATAATTCTTCACTAGGTCCTTCAGCCTATTCATACCACAACCAAGATCTGCTATTATCTGTCCAGGATTCTCATTTAGTCTCTCCGCAATAACAGTAATAGGATTTTCTACCCAGTCTTTTAGGTTTTCTTCTCTGACTTTGTGATAATCTTTCCATCTTGACTTATCTTCACTAAACCACTCATGCATTCTAGTAGAGGTTGATGTACTAGCTTTCTGATGTGTACTGGTTATGATAGATTCACAGCTATACTCTCTCGTCTTAGTCTCAACCACTTCCACCTCAAGTTTCTTTCTAGTGATGGTAAAATCTTGGATACCCTCTCTAAGTGACTCAACCGCATCTCTTAGTAGTTTTGATCTATTAAGGCTGAAAATACTTGCAAACCTACCATCAACTACTGCATCTGAGAGTGTACGCTTAGTCTTGATAATTCTAAATCTCTTATCATCCCAAGACCACTCCTTACCATTATTCATCTTGATCTTAACCTGCGGAACTACTATCTTAACACTACCAAATTCTGAACCTTGGCGATTAATTCTACCTACCAACTGTACATACTCTGCATTGGTCCAAGGAAGTGATAAGATTATAATAGTGTCACATATTTTCTGCAAGCCATCAACACCTGTAGTAATTGGAGAAGATGCTAAGATGACGTCAAACTTATGCTGGGCGAAATCAGAAACAATCGAATCTCTCTCCACAGAATCAATCTCTCCTGTATACTCTCTGAACGTAATACCATCCTTCCTAAGCTCTTCTTTAATACGGGGGAGGATATTTTTAATGAACTGAGTATAAATAATGGTTCTGTACTTCTTGATATGAGATCTAATACCTTCATACTTAATTGATATCATCTTGCCTTCAATATCACCTACCTCACTATTCTCAAAACCTACTAACTTCTCTGCAAGCTCCTTAGTACCATCAATATCTACCTTCTCTTCGATACAGTTAATCTTATAGTCTGGTACATATCTAAATCCATATAACATTAAATACTTATACGCATTATGTATATTGTTGATGGTTACTAAGTTTGTTGGCATGATATCTTCAAATGAGGTACCTGTTATGAGTTCTAGCAAGTTTCTAACCTCACTAAGATTATTAATGAGTGGTGTTGCTGTCATACCTAGGACTCTCATGCCAGGGTTTTTCTCACCACCTAAGATACGAAGATTAGTTAAGTTCTGATTGATATTAGACATGTCATTCTTTGCTCTGTGTACTTCATCAAAACAGAGGAAGTCAATCTGGTTAAGGCCCACTAATTTATCGACAAGGGCAGGAGAATATGACTGACAGAACTTTTCATAATTAAGGATGACATAATTATACTTAGACCTATCATAGCTGGTTATATCATCTAGGGACTTTGGGATAATGATAGTACTCTCAGGATAAACACGGAGGATTGATTTTCTTATTGTTTCAACCACCGCATTAGGACATACACATACAGTAACTCTTGCATCAATTCTACGAGAGGCAATGAGAAATGCATTAGTCTTACCCGCACCAGTACCACACCAATTTCCATAGCAAGGATTAGTGGCAATTCTATATGACATCAACTTCTGCATGAGAGAAGGCGGATATTCGAACTTATAATCTGGACCAACCTTCTCATTCTGGACACTCTTATATTCCATCATAAAAGTATCAAGCACATAAGTTAACCATGGACCACTTGACTCTCTCATCTCTTTGACTGTCTCTAAGTATGACTCGCTAGATAATACACAGTTCCATATCTTATTAACTGACTCCTTCAATAAATACGCACCCTTTTCGCCGCTACTCACAAAGTACTTATCATAGGTCTTTAATTCTTTTGTTACTAAGTCAGGGAGAACATTAAGTAGATTCTCACTTTGATCATCTGCGGCGATTGTTTGTGCGTCTTCAAATTCTAGCTGTTCTTCCTGTAATACCTGCTCTCCTACTTCTTCGGCCGTTTCATTCTCCTCTACACCACTACAAATTGACTCTCTGAGCTTATTGATGTCATCTTTTCTATCCTTACTACCGCTTGCAGTTTTAGTTAGGACTTTAAAATCGGCCGGAAGTAAGTTTTGACCTATTAATTCAATGAGCTGATGAACCGATAAATGCTCAACGTCAGAATCACTTAGTAATGATAGCTTGGAGTCTGAGGAAAAACCCTTATTACATTTTGGGCAACCAGAACTTCGAAGATGTAATTTTGGCATTTGACTGAAATAACCATGAATCTTACAGAATATTTCAACAGGGGTAGAATTATTCTTATACATGACCTTACTGTAATCATATAAGCTACCATGTACTTCTATAGCTCTCTTAATGAAATTTTTGGCTATAAGCCGCAGAGTATCTGCGGCCGAATCAATGGCACATTTAGGGCAACCACTACCTCTGAGATGGCTACTAGCTACTTGATAGAAATCTCCATGCCCATCTTCTTTACATACAATACAGACTTTAGTAGAACTTTTTTTATAATCTACTTTACTGTAATCATACTTATCACCATGTACTTCTTTAGCTTTTTCAATAAATTTTTCTGTAGTTAATTTAGCATTTCCACTACACACTGGACAACCATAGCCTTGTAGATGACTACTAGCTACTTGATAAAATTCCCCATGTCCCGCTTCTTTACATACAATACAGACTTTAGTAGTGGAACCCTTATAATCTACTTTACCGTAATCATACTTATCACCATGTACTTCTTTAGCTTTTTGGACAAATTCCTCAGTTGTTAATTTCCGCATCTTACAACCTCCAATATAAAAAAGTAGTACAACATAAATATGATCACCACAGTAATAACCACAGTACCAGCAATTTTCAATCTCAGCACTACTTCACTTACTAATAGCCTGCGTAGGTAGTCTTGATTTTCTTCTGTATTATCTAGAATAGTTCCAGTATAATACAGGCTAATGTTTTTAAAATTTTCCTTTACAAATCTTTCTAACATATATTTTTTTGTTTTCATTCTACTATTAAGGCATTAACGTGAAAATATCGGCAAGAAAAAAAATAAAATACCTGGTTCTTATATTTCCAGGTATTCATTCAAGTTTGTTCCACTTAGTTAGATGATATAGGCCCTTGATTAGTCTGGTAAGTGAATCATCAGGATCTGTAAATATCTCACTTGTATCTACCATGACGCTTACTTCTTCAATCCTAGTGTTATTACTATGAATAAAAGCAAACACATCATCCTTCTCATATTCAGAAAGACTAAATAATCTATTGTATAATAACCTTCCATGTTGTAGAAGCCTTATTACATCTTTCTTCAATATTATCTTGCCTGGACACGGATCTTGCATGTACTTATAGGTAACAATCAAACATCTCATTAGTTCTTCTTTCCTACTACTGGACCAATCCCTAACCGACTTCTCTAATAGTCTATCTACAAATTCACTATCAAAAACCTTAGCGGTATTAAACGTCATAATACCATACTGATAGACTCGCACTACATCGTATAATATTTCTTCAGGTATTAAAAGCCTTACTGGTACTACTAAGTGACAATATTCTTTAGTTAATTCTCTTACTACTTTAAGTGTTATCTTCTCTTTCATAATCTAACCATAAATGTCTAATCAGCTTTGTGAATGGTGTTTTTGATTCGGAGAGGATTGTACTTGTATCTATCACAACAAGTCTCTTCTCAAACCTCCACTCTTCATCACTCACTAAACCTCTAATTATGTTATCACTATTATACCTACTCATATTACTATACTCATAACAAACTTCGCCTTCTCTGAGACAGTTTATTATTTTCTTAGTTGTGATTATTTTTCCAGGGCTTATTGTATCGTCTGTAGGTAAGATATGAATTCCAACACTGATCCGGACACTATCACCCTTGCTTAATTCTTCTTCTATATTATTCCCTAAGAGTTTTGAACCGAAGAAACCATAACTCAGTCCAAACCTCGAATAATGTATGAATAGGTCTGACAACTTACTCTTAGGCACAGTCAGCTCAACAGGAAGAACTATGAAAAAACTATGTTCAACCAGGTTCTCTATTATCTTAAGTTCTAATTTTCTTATCATCCTAACCAAAACGCTTACCTTGCATTTCATATATCCAATCAGTCTGTGTCTTATGGTAGATCTGAGACATAAACTGTTGATATGGACCTTGTAGGTTTCCTGTTAATATCCTACTAGTATCAATTACCAGTTCTCTACTAACCGATCGAACATCCCAAGGAAACCATTCGTTTATCTTGTCTTTTGTTGGGTTGAATATTATAACGTCAGACATACTACTACCATCATACAGAATAGATCTAAGTTCCTTGTCTGTTATAAATTTCTTATTACTATCCACTATAAAACATATACACTGCTTCCGATATACAAACTCCTTCTTAGTGATTAAGTGTTCGAAAAAGTACAAAGCTTTCAGAGTATCCAACCCAACATCCAATACTTCACTATTAGGAGGAGATAATCTGATACTAAAAGATTGATCTACTTTTTCAAATACAGTCTTATAGATACCCTCTGGATACAAAGCATCTATTGTTAGATAAAATCTTGTGTAACCTCCAAATGTTACTTCTATAATACTAACTTTCTTTTTCATTCTTCTAACAATAAGGTATTAAGAGGAAGAAAAATAAAAAAACTAACCCATCCATCACGGACAGGTTAGAGTGTTAACTAATCAAGACCTCGCTCGGCCTTCAGAAAGATACTACTAATCGATAAAACAATTCTCACTATTAAGGAATCGAGGGGGGGGGAACAAAAAAGGAGAGAAACTACATAACGTAATTCCTCTCACCATTCCTGCTAATTATTTAGGATCTTTCTCAGTTGTCCGTATAATTCCAACATCCCTATTTCATCAGGGCCAATTACAATATCAGCTCTATCTTTGCCAGTGTCATTCCTATAATCAAAACTACCGAATGAGTCTCTAAAGTATAACCTAAGTACCCTAAGAATAAATCTATTTTCACAAAAACCCCTTGCGTTCTCCGAGTCAATATTAAATGATATCATTCTATACTTATAATCACCTATCGTTATATAGGTTGGGTTATCATCTTTCCCCATCAGTGCAACCTCACCACTACCGTCAAAAATAGCGTAAGCAAAAACAGAGTTAATATTAGCTTTTCTATCTGTATAATCAAACTCTGAATAGTCACTGCCATTAAGCTCCGCAAATATAAAATCTACGGCACAACTATCACTGCTCAACTTCCTAAACCTAAGAGCAGTCCTAAAATTTGTCGGATACTTACCCGTCTTTAATACATAAAAATCAGTACTCTTTGGATTACAGAGTATACTAATTGGGTCAACTACATTCTGACCATACACACTAATACTTGACAACATAACTGCCAAGAACATAATAATTAATTTTCTCATAATCTAATAATTGTTAATGTTAATATTATTCTATACATATAAGGGATTTAGGGCAAAAAAATAGTCTAGCCTACCCATCACGAACAAGCTAGAATATTTTGACCTCGCCAGATCTGAAACAAAACTAATTATAATCTGAACAATATTTCCTTTCCATTAATAAGGGATCTAGGGGATTTTAGGAGGAAAATAAAAAAGAAGGGAACTATGTCCCTTCTAATTCTTACTCAAGCTCACTGAATACTATCTTATTCATTATATACTCAATAAGATATGATATGTTCTTAGGGTCTCTTTTAAGACCCCGAGACTTAAGTATTGCCTCTGCTACATTATACACATAACGTGCGGTTGTAGCCTCCTTACTGCTCTTACCTAGGCCATCAGATACTATGCCTACTAAGAATCCGTGGTTAGGTATTTCAATCTTTGAATAATAACCACTTCTGTTCTTTTTGCCAACTTCTCTTCCAATAAAGTTGACATTCTCCTCAACACTGAGGTCCTCTGCAAGCTCTAAGAGTTCTTCCCTACTTGCAAATGTAAACTCTACGCGGGTATTGTATACCTCCACGTTAATACTAAAAACTGTCATAACTTCATAATTTTAATTGTTAATAACTTCATTATATTAATAAGGGATCTAGGACATATAAGAAGGAAAAAAATAAAATCCAAGCCTATCCCTCACGGACAAGCTTGGTTGAAACTGTTTTAGGTTATAATAGTTAGGTTTTTTACTACCTACACAATCATAAGGAATCTAGGGGGAAATAAAAACCTGGCCAATCTATCTCAGACTAGCCAGGAACTACCTATACCATGAATTGTAACATTGTAATACACTAATTACATATTGTCACATATAAGGATTCTAGGGCAATAAAAAAGAGTAGAATAATATCACTACTATCCTACTACTAATTCTTATTGTACAGTAGACACAACCAATGTATCAACTGCTAGCTCATTCGCATAATTAATTGCATCTGCCTCACTAGCAAATGTCCTGTCTAATACTTGCTTATCCCAACCTAGATAAACTTTATACACTTTTTCTTTTTCTTCATACTAGTAAGGATTCTAGGGGACAAAAAAATTAAACGACAGAGAGCTAGCTATACCAAGTAATCCTAAATGACATAACTATCCTTTCGACTCCCTATCTCTACTAGTACCGTAACTCAGTGGTATATAGTATACTCTCACCATGAGCCTCCTGACGTACATAGCTAACCTATATCGCTACAAGGGTTCCCCAATATTAGTATAAAGACTCTATAAAATTGGGTTAAAATTAGAGCCAACATTGTCGACTATTGCTCTACCATCTTTGCAGGCAGATTCAGGTTAATCACACAATGCACCTTCACTATTAAGGATTGTAGAGGAAATAAAAAAAATTAAACGACTGGGATAGTATATAATTAACTGTATACTACCCCTATCTCTACCTGTACCGTAACCACAATTAATGTATACCTATTAAGTGGTCCCGTCATACTTAGCTTACCTATTTCGCTACAAGGGTATTACGTTCTTAAGTAATAGACTTATAAGAATCATACAAGAATTCAGTCACATAAAGATATCATAACATGTACGAGTCTCTATGCCTCATTGTTAAGGATTCTAAGGCTTTACAGATGCACTAATTCCATAGATAGCTATTAGTATCTCATTTATTGAGAATAAGTAATCATGGTCTAGTACATATAATCTATTATCTTTGCCTAATTGATTCACACTAATATAGAAATTTTCCTTTATATTATTGTTTTCTATATACTTTTCAAACCAAGTTAGAATAGGAATAAGGTTACTATAATCCTTACAAAACCTTTTTACTAACAAGCCGGTGTAGTCAATATTATTATTAATACTCCCATTGCTTATACACCTTTCAAAGTTTTCTATACAATTAATGGTACTAAACTCTGCCTTACCAAATTCATATAGGCGTAAAATATCAAATCCCCAAATAGTCTTTATATAATCATCTCTTGCTTTATCATAGTCCATATCATGTAGAATAGAATCTATCTCTACTATTAGATTTTGATATGGAAAGATATAATCTACCACAAAAAATGTTCTTTTTGTTTTATCCGGGTCTACATTATATTTAATACAAAGAGATTCCCATAGCCCCCTATCCTCGATAACTAATGGAATTTCCCTATCAAATTTAATGTTAGGGTAAAAATGTTTTAATATAGCCCTAAAAAGAGGAGACCACTTACTTCCTTGATTTAGGTATATCTCTCTTTTTATTTCCATGTTAAATCTCAGATGAGTATTTTTATAGTGATCTATATACTTAGGAATTACAAATAGATCAGAGTGAATAACGTAATTGCTATTCTTCATTACAAATTTTAATATATTATCTTTTCTCATACCTATAAGGGAACTAGGGCGAGCAAAAAAAATATTAAGGGCCTCATGAGTAAAATAATATTACTGAGACCCCACTGAATAACCTCCACAGTAGAAAACACCTTACGTAGTTAAGTTCATACAGCTCTTACCTAACCACATACTACTGCTTCTGATTATCCTGATTTCCAGTTCCCCTATTACACTGGCAGGTATTATATAAGATAAGAGTTGCTGTAATTATCTTATATACACCATTAAGGAATTTAAGGCTTCCTAGGAGTATGTTCTTGTATGTTTCCTTCTTACTCATCATCTCTTCTTTCCCTTTATCAGTCTGTTAATAAATCGAATCTCCTGCGCAAGTCTCTTTCTACACTTCTCAGCCATCATCTTTTTCCTGCCAAGATACTCTACTACCATACTAACTGCCTGATTAACGGTTCTCTTAGGTGATTCTGTGTAAAACTCATAACCTTTCAATGCAGCCTCACCAAACTCAAGAGCACCTATCACAAAACTATCTAACATGTAATGGCCATAGTTCTTGTGAGGATCAGGTATCTTGTCTAGGTATTCTTTTCCAATCTCCCAACGTCTACTAAGTATTCGCCTGAGATCTTCCCTAGCTGAATCCCTCTTCTCACCTACTACCTCCTTCCTATGATGCATCGCCTTACCACTTGCATAATATTTAAGACGAAGCTCACTAATACTATGCTCCTCCTCCATATACATCTTCCTGGCTTGATCTGACTTACTCTGCTCTAACATATCATGACACCTACCATCTACCTCAATATACATCTTCAAGGTAGTACTATAGAGGTCAAGTGATATATAAGACTTACCACGCTCAATAGGATCACGCACATCACACTTATCACAACACTCAATCCATCGCTGTTTGTTTAGCGGCACAATATACTCGGGGATAAAATCAAAAATACCTGTCCCCGTACTATCTGCCGCACTTAGGACAGCGAGATCATTAAGTACCATCCTCATATAAGTGCTACTCGTGAATGAATTGTTTAAGAATGAGTTTTCACCCTCCTCACGTCTGGCAATAATTTTAATACTCTTCCTCTTAGTACTGCCCTTTGTAGGATTGCCATAGATACTACGAGGAAAATAAATACCTTCCCTCGTATTACCAGAACCGTCAATGATAGGATTAAAGGCAACACACTCCTCAAAAACACGATTACCTGGAACTAATACCTTGTCCAGGATTTCTTGCTTAACCTGTTTTACTTTCATAACTTTAACTTTATATTATTAAACTTAGAGGATCGCTAGGTAACACAAAACAAAATACCTAGTCCCTCATATATAAAGAAACTAGGGGCCCGGTGTACTATTTTTACCAAGCTAAGCTCCGCACTTGCCAATTCGCGAGAGGCCGCCTGCCCAAAAGTCTATGCCACCAATATTATATCGCTTCGCTCTCTAATATTGTCACCCTAGCCTCTCGCTCTTTGCTCAAACCTTCACACTCCTCCTAAAGTCGTCGGTTCGGTATTGAGGGCTTCGCCTAAGAACTTGAAGTAGAGGGGATGAATACACTATCGGATTTTTATGGGGCGGAGCGATAGCGGAGACCATATTGATGTTGATAGGAATATTATCCCCGAGTATTTCAAGTGTATTATTTTTGTGAAGCTAAATATATTACTATACGTATCTTCCAATGATTGATCAAACAAATAATACAATTTTACATATAGCGCAATATAAAATCCTTATCATTGAAAGGTGATTGATGAAATCAAGCGAGTGTGATACTTAGCTTCAGCTAAATGTATCACCTCAGACCACAGTATATAAATTAACTATAAAAATTTCAAACTAATGGAAAAACAAAAATTAGAAGTACCTAGTGGAATCAGGTACATGAGTGAATGGGAGGATTATAGGATTCACAGTTTTCCTCATATCCTCAACAAGCAGATCCCAGGTTGTGGTTATACTGAGTACTGCATTAGAAACAGTGATGATACTATTCTCTGTAGTCCCAGAAAGATCCTACTACAGAATAAGTACGAACAACATCCAGACACCACATTCCTAGTTGTAAATACCTATGAATCTGAGGTAGGGACTGACAAGGACCTAACGAAGTATCCAAGGGTTCGAAGAACGTTTGGGTACAGGAAACCTAACTTAGAGAAGATCAAGAAGGAGGCAAAACAGAGGGAGGATTTCTTCAAGGAGTTAACTTATAAAATTAGTCTTTACATCAAAGCTTGCAGGTTAAACAATAAGCCTGTGAAGATCCTTGTTACTTATGATTCATTCCGGATTGTTAAAGATATTATTAGGCATCAGGATAGGTTAGAGAATTTTCAGATAGTGGTGGACGAATTTCAAAGTATCTTCACCGATAGCAAGTTTAAGTCTGACACGGAGATGCAGTTTGTTGATAACTTACAGGGAATTCAGAGGGTTTGTTATGTGAGTGCAACTCCTATGATAGAGAAGTACCTTGACATGTTGGAGGAGTTTAAAAATCTTCCATACTACGAACTTGACTGGGAGGCGAAAGATCCATGCCGTGTTAGTAAGCCAAAGATAATCACAAGGAACCTAAAGAGTGTCTATATGGAAGCAGGGCCTATCATTAAGGACTACTTGGATGGGAAATTTGAGTATAGATATGTGAGGGATCCAGAGAGTGATAATGAGAAAGATGTTAGGAAGATTGAATCGAAGGAAGCAGTTTTCTATGTTAACTCAGTCAATAACATTACCAGTATCATTAAAAGAGCTGGTCTAACACCGGAACAAGTAAATATCTTAGTTGCTAATACGCCTGAAAATGTCACAAGAATTAAGAAAAACCTAGGCGCTAAGTATAAGATTGGTACAGTTCCGTTAAGAGATGAGCCAAGGAAGATGTTTACCTTCTGTACCAGGACCGTATATCTTGGCGCGGATTTCTACAGTGATAATGCGAGGAGTTTTATTATCAGCGACGCAAACATAGATACTCTCGCTGTTGACATTACCCTCGATCTTCCACAGATATTAGGGCGCCAAAGATTACGGGAGAATCCATGGAAAGATGAGGCTATCCTATTCTTCAAATCTATCGCAACTGGTAATAAACAGGCGAAGGAGATATTTGATGAGAAGCTAGCAAAGAAGGAGAAAACTTCGGAGAATCTATTGTCAGTTTTTCAGAAGGGTAATAATGAAGAGAAGGGAGACTTATCAGTAGCTTATCAGAAACTTGCAAAGACATTCAACTATAAGGATGACTTTGTAGCGGTTAATGAGAAAAAGATTGGTGATACTAAAATACTTACGCCAGTCTTCAATAATCTAGTTAAGGTATCGGAAATGAGAGCCTATGAGATTCAGCAAGTTGATTACTCTGATAGATTCACTGTTTTCAATGAGCTAGGTAAGGTAGGTGGAGTTGATGATATTGAGGAGCTAGAGAAATTCTTTAAAGAGTATAAGGAACAGAAAAGTCGACAGTACAAACTAAAGTATCTTTGTGAGTATTGTGAAAGAGTAGGAAATTTATCAATTCTACAACACATAGAAGAGAAAAGGTTTTGTGATTATATTAACATTCTAGGTCTTAAGGGTTGCAAATCAGACTACTATAATGTAGGAAGACTTGATAATAAGCTGAAAATCCTAAGTTTTGATATAACCAAGATACGAGAAGAACTAAGTAACGTGTTTGAGGTTGGAAAGTCTTATACAAAAGCAGATATTAAGGCTAAGGTATCAGAAATCTATAAGAAACTGAGTTATAAAGCCTCACCTAAAGCTACAGACTTGGAAGAATTTTTCGAACTTAAACCTTGCCTAATTACAGTAGATGGTAAGAGAGTAAATGGTTTTAAAATACTAAAAGAAAAAGAAGCATGATATATTTTATTCAGATGACAGCACGAGAAAAATTCGGAGCTGAAATTAAAGAGGTTATTAAGATTGGTTTCTCAGACAACTTTAACAAGAGGCTGGGAGGTTATATTACACATAACATGTCTTTTGAGGTTGTTAAGACTCTAGATGGTGATGGTTTTAATATGGGATGTGAAGCTATTCTACACGGTTACCTAAAGGACAAAATGTATAAGAAGAATAGAGGAGAAGTTTTTATAAGAGACCCTGAGGTTGTCCAGCTCATTAATAGTCTTAGTACAGTTGAGGATATTCTTTGCTTATGTAGTAGAATAAAGAAACCTAGAAAGAACACTAAACTTTATCTTCGGTTATATAAGCCAATAATTCTACACAATTGGAAAAAACTCTCTAAGGTATTCAATGGTAATCCTGAGGATATAATAATTAGTATGTTATATTATAGAGTATCTGACATAAAGAAGCATGTTAAGAACTTATTTGGTATAGACTTGCAAGATATTCCAGAGGTAGATCAAAGAGAATTAGAGGAGTTTTTCAAAGGCTATAAGGAGCAAAGAAAAAGGCAATATAAGCTCAAGTACCTTTGTGAACACTGTGAGAAGGTAGGTAATACCTCTATCTTACAATTTATAGATGAGAAGAAGTTTATCGACTACATTAACCTTCTAGGAATTGATAGATGCAAAGCGGTGTGGTATAATGCATATCTACTAGATAAGAAGTTGAATGTAATGACTTTTGACAGGGCTAAGATACGTGAGAGATTGTATGCCGAGTTTATTGTTGGCCAGTCTTATGCTTGTAGTGATATTAAATCTAAGATTGCAGATATTTATAAAGAGATAGATTACAGGGCCAATCCTAAGGCAACAGATCTAGATGAATTCTTTGACATGAAGAGGTGTATGCTAAGAAATTCTGATTGGAAGAGGGTCCACGGTTTCAAAATACTATCTCAGAAATAAGAAAAAATTAGATAGGGCAGCTTAAAATACTGCTCTATCTTTTATTATTTATTCACTGTATCTTGGGATTAATCTTGCGACATCCCTCGACAGTTTTATTCTACTGTCATTATCTAGGTCTTGGTCTATTACGCAAGATGCCCATATCAGGTCTAACTTAACTGGTTTACCCGCATATAATTTTGCGTCGTAGTACATTATATATACCTCGCAACCACTTTTAACCTCTTTTAAGTGATTATATATGCCAGCCCTAGTCAACCCTATTAATCTATTCTGTAGTATAAAGTTGGAGACGCACATACTTTCATCTGACAGGTTCTTGGTAATATATAGGTACCCAGATTCATACTCCTTCCTGTTGTTTTGCATCTTAACGACTATTTCATCATCTCCAATAACAGACTCCATACTATCATACTTACCTCTACTTGGTGTATGTTGAATATAAAATTTCTGTCCTTCTCTAATTACTTTTGCAAATGTTTTCATATCATATCATTTAATTTTTATTTCTTACTAATAAGGATTCTAAGTGTGTAGTTTTTGCGTGTGAGATCCTTTAGAAATCTTATATGTGAGGGATTTCGGGGTAATAGTGCTTTCGGAAATTAAGATTAGCTGCTTTGGTCGGCAGTGAAAGGAGATAAGCTAGGGTGAGTCTGGTGAATCAAGGCCTAACCGACTTTGATGACTTACCTTAGTGAAGTCTCTGATTCCCTCAAAGGTATTTTATTTTGATTATAAAGTATGTATGAGAGGGCATAGCAGGGTATAAATCATAGGTTAAGCAGCTGATAACCTCAGTACTTCAGGGCTGATCTTTTGAAGTAGTGATAAAATATGAAACAACCTCTCACAAATAAAAACCCTGCTTATTATTGCTCAAGTGGTGGAATTGGCAGACACGCTAGACTTAGGATCTAGTGACTAATTATCGTGCAGGTTCGATCCCTGTCTTGAGCACACATATTTAAATTAAAGACAATAAGACATGAAGAAATTTTACATTGCTCCAAGTATTAAGGTATATGGAGTAGAAATGGAGAAGTCAGTCTTATCAAGCAGCAAGGAAGGTAGTAGTTGGAGCAATGATAATATAGTTGGTCCAGGATGTAAAAAACCTACCTTAGAGGACCTTGCAGGATCTGATGAGGCTAATGTATGTCCTCTTCCTCCTAAGTAATGGAGGAGACAAAAAAAGAGTAGTAAGTAGTTTTTTAAAATCTACCTACTATTCTTTCTTATTATTTTTTCGCCACCACAAGAAAACTGAGACCTCCTGTCATAAATTATGCTCTAAATCCCTTATAAGTAGAGAAATTAGTGTTTATTTTATAGATAGCAATTAATTATTTAAAAAATCAAAGAAATGAAAAAGAGTTATTTTAAACCACAAACAAATATTTACAAAACAAATGTAGAACAACCTATTATGGGACTTTCTACCGTAAAATTCCATGAAGTGGAAAATGGTGGAGAGAATAAGGATGAGAATGGTGTAATGCCTTCTGATGACCCTGATAATAGTGATTGGGGTGAAATAGGTTGGAATTAATGTTTAGGAGAAATTAATAATGAATAAAACTAATAAAACGAAATCAAGAAAAATGAAAAAGCTAACAGTAAAATTGTTGATGGCTCTTGCAGTAGTATCAATTGGAACAGCATGTAGTTCAGATGATGTTATTGAAGGTGCTCAGACTACGGAACAGAACAGTAATGTAGTAACTATTCATGTAAGTAACCCACAGAAGCCAGGAACACGTGCAACAGTGGTAGGTGATTACGACGTAAATGTAACGTCAGGTAGAGCCGTTACTTATCCTACAACTGGAAAGATAACAAATTACAAGTATATTTGGACAGTAGGAGATTATCTTTATACATATGATCCAATTAAAGACTTTGTCAGCACATTTGTATGTCAGTCAGTTGATGAGAATGGTGCAGGCGCTACATTTACTTCTACTGATGCTAAATGGTCTACTGGTAATACAATTTATCTCTTTGCTTCAAAAGAGAAACCTACAGTAACCAACCATAATGAAGTAAATTTTTATTATATTAATCCAGCTAATGCAGGCTTTGCATGGGGAGATGCCGATAAGAATACTGCAGTACTTACTAATACAAACTTTACAGGTATAGGTAAGATAGATAAATGTCCAGAACTTGCAAATAATGGTTCTCCAGTGAGGATGGAATGTACACTTGACGTTACACCATCTATGACGATGTACTTTCGTGATATGATGCATGATTATCAGAGTGTTTCATTAACACAAAGTGTAAAGAAAGGGGCATTTGATGGTTATTATGATGGTGCAACATACAATCTATCTACTAAGAAGTATACACCAGGTATGCTCAGAAATACATGGCTTACATTGTCAGATAGGGATCCACAGAGTTTTGGTAAAGGCGTTATTTATATGCCTTTGGTTGAAACAAAATATGATAAAGTAACTATCTCTCTTATTGGTAAAAATAAGAACATGGAGGGTGATGTAACTACTGTACGCAGCATCTACACAAAGAATAATTTTGATGCTAAATCAGAGAATAACTATTATAACCTCGGTGATATGGCTAAATGGACTAAAGATGCAGATCATCTATATATTATTGGTGACGCTACTCCATTTGGTTGGGCACAATCTACAGTGAGAGGTGATAGTACACGTATTTGGCCTTTTACTGCAAAGATGAAGAATGAAGGGAACGGTGTATTTACATACATTGGCCCAGCATTGGGTTCAGGTAACACACCAACACAAATATATAGTCCTTCAAGTCCAGATGCAAATTATCAAACACCAAGTAGAAGTAACGGAGCATTTAAGTTCTATTTCTTTAACAATGGTCTTTATGAAGGGGCTGGGCTCATGCGTAAGTCTGGAGCTGATACTGATAGAGAAACTACTTCATACTATTCTACTTATGATAATTCACTTCGTGGTGATGATACGTGGAAAGTAGTAAATGCAGGTGTTAACAAGATTACAGTTAATGTACGTACAAATAAGGTAACAGTAGAGCCTTACACTGGAACACTGCCTACATTACAAATTACAAAATCTGATGGTTCTAAGGAAACTGTTAATAAATTATGGTTGTTTGGTTCTGCAACACCTCTTAAGAACTATACTGCTACTATGCCCCTTGCATTTAGCTATAATGCAGCAGATGATCCAAATCACTTTGTTTGGGAAGGTCATTTGACTAAGGGTTATCTTAAATTCCCTTATATCTTTGGTGATTATAATTTCAATCAGGCAAGTTATCTGATGCCGGAAAATGGTGTAACTACAACTGTTACAGTTGCCAATTTCGCTAATGTGCATCCTACCCCAATCAAAACTGATGGTAGTTCTATGAAGATGATAGTAGGAACAAATCAAGATAATCAATGGGAAGTAACAGAAGAAGGTAATTATAAGATTATAGTAGACGTAAATACTATGAGGGTTACTTTCATAAAGAAGTAGTAAAAATTTTTAGAATAGTATAGTGTAAAACTATACTATTCTTTTTTTTTCATTACCACAAATCTTCAGAAAACAATAACTCACCGCTAATCTTACCCGGCTCTACCTGTCCTGATCTTAGCGCGATTTGTAGTGCAGTTTTTCTATCAACAAATCTACCGTGTGAAGTATAAAATCCCTGTCTTTCTCTGCACAGTTCATCGCGCCATCTATGCATGATTTCCGGGTGTCTCCTAGCGGTCTCAATGAAGTATATATCATCAACCTTGCCATACTCTTCCCACTTGCTCGGATCTTTATACATTACTCTGAATTCCTCTGGCATGTTAGGTTCTTTTCTATAGACCGCTGCACTAATTATATATTCACATCCTACCTTCTTCAAATTCTTCATACAAGTCGATAATAGATTTGTTACCGTCATCATGCTTATCAAGGAACTTAACAAACATCCTCTGCACATCGTTCTTACATATTCTGTCGTTAAATTCTATCCCATCTCTCTTACACTTCCTATAGACCTGCATAATTCTCCTGAGTGATTTTACGAAGTTATAGTAATCAAATTTAACTTTGAACTTAAATCCTCTTGCATCCGTCACTACAAATCCTTCTATGTCACAATTATCTACACTATATAATGCGATAGTGTCCCACAGTGTATCATCATCGTGGATAGTAAATTCATTTGGTGTTCTGATAGATGTATTCTTCTTTACTACCTCTTTGAACTTATCTGACACAGTTTGATAGTCCGGCTCCAGGTTTAACTTATTATGTAGGATATCCAGAAGTACTACCTCTTCTTTTTCGTACTTAATGATATGAGGATCTTCAGTAGGGCTAATTACTTCAAATACGGCCGATGCATTCTCCTTCTTTAGTAAACTCTTAAGAAAGTCGGCGTCATGCTTACTCACTGTCTCATTAAATATTCTTTCAAATCTCTCAGCAAAAGGTCCACTATCTGTTGTCTTAGATACAAATACTACCTGTCCATCTACTACAGACATAATTCCTAAGTATCCATTTTCCTTGACTGCGACTTTAACTGGAAACACAAGTGATTTTTCTAAGTTTTCCACCCTAGTTTCTTTCTGTTCGCCTAGGTTAAAGAATTTGTCGTAAGATCTCATCCTAACTTCACCAGTATTTTTATCTACAAAAAGTCCCCTTGCCTTGATTGTTGCTAGGTTCCACTTCTTGCCAATAAATGCATTCCTAGTAAAGTTCAGTGAGTACATATTATGCTTACATCCCTTGACATTGACCAGCCTACTATTCATCATCTTACAAACCTCAGGATCATCTACTTTATAGACTGCCTGTTGAAAATTATTTAGTCTCTCTACGCTAAACACTTTATTTTCGTATGATAGTAGCTCTCGGTCTCCTTCTGTAATAGACAATACTTTCAAGTTTCCCCCAAATTCAACACTATCCTCTAGACAAATAGAGTGTTCTGTTGGGTTTGTATTTCTATGTCCATGTACCTGTATGAAGTCTTGGCATCTCCCTAGCAAGTAATTTTCTTCATAGATCTTATCAACCTCCATGTCATATCCACCTACTCCTTTTATCATATTAATTGTTGGGATAGTGGTTAGATTAGGAACTGCAGTGAGGCCTCCATGTGTAACTAGGTATTTCTGCCCCTTATGTACAAAAGCGAAACATTGACGTAGCTTGTTGTATATTTCTTTTAGATTCTTTACTACTTGATCTCTTGGGTATGACTTTTCTATTTCTTCCAGTGTTGCCTTAAAATCACTAGAGGTTATATCCAGTCCATTAATAAGTTTCCATATATGCTTTTCATGATTACCTTCCAATAGTATTACATTTCTATCTTTATGGTGCTGTACTAGAAAATCATACATCTCCTTATTCTCAATACCCCGATCAAAGTAGTCCCCGACAAATACATACAGGACATCCGGATTCAATGTTTCACCTACTGCCTCTTTTAGACAAGTATAGCAACCATGAACATCTCCAATTATCTTGACTTCTTTATAGGCCGATACATCCGTGACATAGTAGTTTATTATTTCATCGATACTACTAATCTGTTTAAACCGGTTTGATAGTTTATTGGCCTGTAATATCTCATATGCCCTGGTTATTTCAGAATCAGGTACTCGTCTTATTGGGTCACGCAGATTGTTTCTCTCTAGGCATTCTTCTAATGTTGCCTCTATGTTAAGTTGGTAGCAGTTATATCTATATTTATCTGCTAGTTCCAAATACTTAGATACTGCCTTACTTGTTTTGTGGGTTGCGTCAATTACTGTAAAATCACCACACGTCATACGAGCCTCTAGCATCTTGTGTAGTGTATTCCAGACTTCCCTATCAGACCTTGCACTTATTGACATACTACCATCTTCCGTCATACTAGGTGAATGGAACATCAACCTAATTTCATCTGCAGAAAGTGTATAATCTGTTAAGTTATTGTTTTTGATGAAGGTAGATTTTCCACTACCCATACAACCTCTTAAGATCAATAAAGTTCTCATATATTAATTTTGTTTTTAAATTTCATGATCATATCCATACTCACGACTTCCTAAGGTACTTTCATCAATTGCTAGTCCCTTATCGATTAGTCCTCGTGTATCAAAGAACCTACTACACAACCAATCTCGTTTTTCTTGACTGTCCATTCGTAGTATATCATCTCTTGTTGCTGTCTTGTCACCACTATACTCCCTATAATCAATCAAGTCACGCTCTTCTATGTCGTCTAGCCTTTTAAGAATAGGTCGTACATTTTCAACACTTACATATTCATCATCACCTAAGAATTCACATAAGGCGGTTACATCTTTTGCTTGATTTGTGTGATTATAGAGTGGTTGTACATAGACTCTAGTTAATGTATACCTGATTCCACTAACTTCTACCTTGAGTCCGAAACACAATCTACTAAGTATGTCTTGGATTAGCTCTATTTTTTCTTTTTTCTTCATACTTACAAATTGTTTTTACTATATCATTAATTAACCTACTTTTATACTTCTCATAACCACTAGTATAATCTATCAGGTAACTACTAGAACACCATACTACATCAAGTTCTGTATGTTTCTGTCCCTGTAATTTTCTCCAGTCAAACTCATAATGTAGCAAGTAGATAGTTGGATATTCGTGGTTAACATATTCACAGTTTACCGATAAGAAGACATTACTATCGTTCAGGCCAAATATACAATCACTAGTACATACCCACTTATCAGGTCTTGCGATAATATATAGATAGCCTGACTTAACCGACTTTCCTCCATCTATTCTCTCTGCATTAACTGTATCCCAACTAGATAAGAAATCTAGATTAGCACCTTCCCCATCTTTCCGACACACTGAAAAACTAGATTCACTGTTTCTTGTTATCTTAAGAACTATGTTTCTCATCTTCCACTATCCTTGTTGCAGTTTTTAACAGTTCGTCAATCTCTTCCTTTAGTTTACCCCTACCTGTTTCTTCATACTTACTAAAACTCCAGACCACTCTTAGTTCTGTTGGTCTATTATTTACGTAATCTTGTCTGTTGAATTTATAGTAGAGCAAGTAGAGGCTATATCTAGTACTACCTCTGGCTATTTTTATAATATTAGCCTTAAGATTTTCGTAGAAGAAATAATCTAGGTCTTCTATTCTACCACCAAACAAATAACGTGTTCTATTCTCTGTGACAACTAGGTATCCAGACATATAATCTTTGTCTCTTAACCTTGTATAAACCATGCCCGGCCTATAGTGTTCACTGTCTCCTATTACTCTATTCTTTTCGAGATAGAACTTACCTCCTATTTCTTTCGTTATATCAAATTCTACTAGCATTATATTTTCTTGCTTTATAGTTTTTTACTGCTTGTCGTATATTATCCCACAGGCCATCTAGTATATTTTTGTAGATATTTTCACCAACTCCTTTCTCACGGTACTTACTAAAACACCATATAACATCTAAGGTAACTGTATCTGGACCACCAATTTTGAAGTCGTAGTATAATAGATACCAAGTACTTTTTATAGGTGAGCTGTCAATAGTAGAATATAATCCAGCCATTACTACTTTTTCATATCTAAGTTTATTGCCTATATACATCGCACCTCTATCAGAATCTTCAAAGTAGGCCGTTATATATCCAGGCTCACAAAATTTCCCGTTAGTGTCTATAAAAACATACCTACCTCCAGTATTAGGTAACCTTGTTGGAAGTTTTGTAAGGAGGAATTTATCGTTGCCCACTCTTGTAAGCTCAAACATTATCTTCTTCTTGTCCATCTTTGAAAATAGTCTTATATAGCTTATGATAGTAAGCCTCTAAGTCTTTAGGTGTCTTACTATTCTTTATCTTACTACAACCCCAAACAAGTTCAAGTTTACTATCAAAGTAATTACCTGTCTTATACATCAATACAGTTCTACCTTGTACTTCTTGAAATTCTATCATAAGACTTGTGAAGAAATCCTTAGTAACTCCTTTCTGTGCTGTCCTCCTGATTGGTCTTACCTTACCATCCTTTAGGTCAACTGATAGGATAATAATACCGGGCTCTAAAAATTTCCTAGTCTTTGTGTGTACTACTACTCTTACCAAATCACTATTACTAATACAATAATGTCTCAAATAGTAATCATCATTTTCTTTTTCTATTTTTGCTTTTATCCACATACTTACAATTAAGGGGTCTAGGTCACTTCAATACCTTACTAGTGAAGATTAAATAATAAAAACATGGATAATTATTTCAGGTATCTAAAAGAATTACTAAAAGAAACTGGATCGAATACTTTTAGCGATCTGGTAGGAGACAATCAGACATACTTAGCTGACTTTAGTGGAACTATTTACTGGTCAACTGGTGATAAAGGTTATGAATATTATCAGACTACTAATATCTTAGATAGTGAATCTTTCTTAGAGAGTGGCGGTATGTATTTCTGTGAGCTATCTAGTAAGTCTGTTAGTAGTGAAGAATATGCAATCTACACTGCTACAATAACACTTCATACATTAGTTGGTGAGGTTAGTCTTATGGCAGAGGCAGAAGATAAGGTAGGTGCTGATAGGTTTGCAAAAGAACTGGCAGAGCTTAGTAGGTCTTATATAGTTGAGTCTAGTAAGTTTAGTGCGAGGGATTGGAAAACATATCTCTACAATAATTTTGGTGGTTCAAGTTTAATTGATAATAGTATAGATGATGGAGAAATTGAATATTAATAGAGTACCAAGTAAGAGAAAGGATAGAATTAAACTCCTAGATTCAGCACTTGTACAACTTAAGCGTGAATTTGTAGGTCTTGATGATATAATTGATCAACTTGGTGCTAGTGTGTATGCTTGGTATGTGACGCCAGAGATTATTACTAGACCGACCATTGTATCTATTTGGGGTATGACAGGTACTGGTAAGACAAGTGTAGTTAAGAGATTGATTAGCTTGTTATACCTAGATGACGTAAGAATTTCATTTGATTGTGGTGAGTGTAGAGATAATAATAAATCTATCAGCACGGACATTATGGATACTTTTGGTAAGTCTGAAGAGTCTGATAGTGGTGATAGATTTTCCGGCAGTAATAGTCTTGTATTTATGTTTGATGAATTTCAGTATGCAAGAACTATTAATGAGTCTGGTGAAGAAGAAGTAGCACCAAGTCTTCGCCCTATCTGGTCAATCTTAGATAGTGGTATTATAGATATCAATGATTATAACTATGATTTCAGTAACCTATGTGATTTTATAGATGAACTAGTTGATACATCTAAGTCATTACCGCATATTATAATCAAGGATAATCATATTGAATCTCCTGATGATGTATCTGCATTTCTAAATATTATGTTCTTTCACTATGATAGGGGACCTTCTATTAAGACGGACAATACAGAAGATCAGAATAAGCCACTTGAAGTATTGACTAGTAGATATCTTAGGACAATTATTAGGAGGCTTAACAATAAGAGTGATGCATTGGGTAGTAGGGTAGCAAAAGAATTAATATCAGGTGAGTATACAATAGGTCAACTAGCGGAGAGACTTGAGGATATTAAGAAACTTGCAGCCTCTTCTCGTAAACTTGATTGTAGTAAGTCGCTTGTATTTATCTTGGGTAACTTAGATGAGGCATACAAGGACAGTTCTGATATAAGCCCAGATATTGATGCAGACTTATTCTATGATATTACTAGTAGAGTAACAACAACTGACATCAAAGAAGCGCTTAAGGAGAGATATAGGCCTGAACAGATTGGAAGACTTGGTAATAATATAATCAAGTACCCAACACTGAGCAAGGATAGTTTTAAGAAGATTATTGACTTAGAAATAGGAAGGATCTTAGACAGATTTTCAGAGGTAGATAAGATAAAGGTAGTATTCGAGCAGAGTATGAAAGACCTCCTGTATTCCGAGTCTGTATATCCGACGCAAGGTGTAAGGCCAGTTCTCAGTAGTATTGACACTCTTATTACACCGTATCTTTCTAAGGTAGTGGAACATAAAGGTCGTAGTAAGTCAGTCTGTATCGGTGTTGTTGGTGGTGTCAGAGATTTTAGATTACCTAGCGTCGATATTAGACTCAAGTTCGATAAGGCAGAGGAAGTGATAGTAGAACAGAAACTAGAACTTGGTAAGGAAAGATGCCCAGAGAATAGAAAGAAAAGATTTATTTGTGCGGTTCATGAAATTGGCCATGCGATTATGTACTCTTGGTGTAAGGGCGAAGTACCAGATAATATAGTTAGTGTTTCTACTGATCATGGTGGATTTTGTAGTACTTATGATAGACGTTTTGCAGGAGAAATAGACTGTAGGAGAGATATCTTAGATGAGGTCAGAATTTCACTAGGTGGATATCAAGCAGAGAGAGTAATCTATAGTAATCCAGATATGTGGTTACTTGGTAGCAGTAGTGATATACGGAGCTTGTGGAAAGAGCTTAGTAGTGCTGTTATGGATTGTGGATTTGACTTACCACTACCATTATCACATAGAGATGTTGAGCAGAATGGTAGCATAAGTAATGGTCTTGATTGTAAAGATGTAATGGTAACAAATAAGTCAACAGGTGATGGTAGAATCTTAGAACTTATCAAGGAAGGTATGGATTATGTATGGTCTGTATTGAGTAATGAGAAAGAACTGATTAAGAAAGCAGCAATCAAGTTAGGTGAGCAAGGCAGTATGAGTGGTCAGGAGTTCTCAGATTTTATAAGGCAGTATGGTAATAAGCTAACACTGGATAAGATGAAAGAGGTCTACAATGAGAGAGATCCAGAGTATTATTTTAAGGAGTTAGTATAGAGTATGATCATGGGAGAGGGTAGTAATATTCTCTCCCTCTTGTTTCCTTATTAGTAGTATGAGAAATTTAACAGAAGAATTAAGAATAAAACATATTGGAAGAAGAGATCCAATAAGTGATGTAGTTAATACTTTACTAAGAACAGGCTTTCAATGTACTGAACTATCCACTCACAAAGGGGACCTATTATTAACAGTACTACGAGAGAAAGGTATGAGTATTCTAGATTCAAGAATAGTAGTTGAAATCTATACAGACGAGAAAAAGGAAAATTTAGAGCTGGTAGTAGTTAATAATAATATAATGACTTACAATTTTACTAAGTACTATTACGATGCAACTAACTACTATATGGGGCTAGATGCAAAAGTCTTACTAGGTCCAGAAGATGTGGATCAGTTAAGTAAGATACTAAGTATTATATATGATAGTACTAAGTTCTTTGAGTATGAACAAAGATTACTAGAACTAAGATTTGAATTATCTATTATGATAGAGAGTACTATTTATCCGATGCTGAAAGAAAATGGGTATAGGATTTATAGGAATAGACAATTTAGTAATTCTAGAATTGACTTAGGAGTTGTTCCAAAGGTGCGTGTTAAAAACTCTTGCCTTGACTATATCTTTGCTAGACTAAATGGAAATACGCCATTCATTGGTTTTGGTGTTCATCCAGTAACAGGTAGATTCATAGTGTTGGATGCAAAGGAGAGCAACTTACAGAATTATCATCGGGTAGATCTCAATGAACTATCGAAGGAAGAATTAACAAAATATATTAAATCAATTATTAAATGAGATTATGGGAAACCTAAGTATTAAGAAAAAAGAAGAAGCACTTATCAAAGCAGGTAGAACAGTTGATGATAAGGGCAAAGTAGATGTAACAAGACTTGACGACCAGACTATCAAGAGGTGCAGGGATATCACAAAGGGTATAACTGATTCTGATAGCCTTAAGAAATTTGGTTCAGATATAGTAAGTACAGGCAGTGATTGTGTTAGTACTTTGCTGGAACTCAATAAGCTAGATAAGGCTGGTGAAGCTGGTAGGTATGTAAAAGAGCTTATCAGTACAATCAGAAAGAACGAGCTGAAAGATCCAAGTACTATGAAGGGTTGGAGAAAGTTTGTTGCTATGATTCCAGTATTCGGTACACCAGCGGTATTGTCAGCAGATAAGATCATGGCTAGGTACGAATCAAGTAAGGATGACGTTAACAAGATCATCGCCAAAGTCAAAGAGATGGAGGTAGACTTGGATAGTGACATGAATTCTCTAGTCTTAATGGAACAAAGGGCTGAGGAGTTGTGTGAATATTACGGCGTTCATGTAGTCGCACTTGCTGTCTTATATAACGACGAGACAGAAAAGCTGCAGAAGATGTTAAAGGAATTCGAGCAAGATCCTTCATCTCACAGTCAGTCAGAATTAGATAAGCAGCGTGAGTTCGTCGAAAAAATAGACAGACATTCATTCGACTTATTTATGGCCGGACAGAAAACACACAATCTCGACCTCCCTCAGATTAGAATGATGAGGCAGAATAATGAGAGACTGCGTGAAAATAATGAGGAAATCTATAGGACGATCATACCAAACTGGGAGACATCGATCGCTATTGCCATTATGAATCAGAAACAAAGGGCAGTGCTTGAAACTCAGAAGGCGATCAAGGATGTCAACAATGAACTTACCTTGAATAATGCTAAGATGATGAAGGAAACAACAAGTAAGATCTTAGTGGAGGGAAGTAGAAGTATTATTGATGTCGAGACTTACAAGAAGGCAATGAATGATGTATTTACTGCCCTCTCTGACACAACTGAAAAGCTAGCACACATCAAAGAGCAGAGGGATAATGACCGCGCTGAGATTGTGAAGGCTAATAAGGAAATGTCAGCAAAGATGTTGGAATTGAGTAAGAGATCTGAAAACCTCTTGCTTAGTAATACTGAATTTGTACCAGATGCGCTTAAGTAATGTATAGAGAAGATAAGATAAGAGACGTTACATACAAGTACAATGAGAAAACCGGCGAAATACTTTATACTAGCACTAAGAGAAGGTACCTAGAAAAAGTCAGAGCAGTATCTATCAGGTCTAGCTTACCAAATATAGAGTATGAACTAGAAGGTATAGAAGCACCGAGCAGTAAGGGTGTAGTTCTGAAGGAAGGTGAATTATATAAGCTAAGGATGTCAGGCTCAGATTTGATATTTAGGCTGATAAAACACTTCCCCGACAAGTCAATAGTAGTAATGCAAGTACTATCTGACGAGCCTAGTAAGTTTAGGTTGATGAATAAAGAACAGTGTGAGGAGTTGGGTATTGTGTATCAAAACTTCCTTGCCGTATTCTCAGCTGGCCTAGGTTGGATTAGTACTAGTCTGGAATGTGATGATTTTGATCCGTTTAACTTAAGTACGTATGATAAGTCTATAGTACCAGGGAAGACAGGTAGTATTAGATATATGATTGTAGAACTCCCTGGATTTAGGTATGTAGATTCTGATACAGTCTGCTTGGATTGGACAGGTAGACCGGTATTATATTTAGACTTAGAGTTACTACTTACACAGCTTGAGGTTAGTCTGAAGAAAGATATAATTAGTACAGACCTAGATAAGTATAATGAACTATCGAGGGGTACATATCTTAGTTGGTCAGTAGTTAGAGAGTCTTTTCCCGGTTCAATTAAGAGGAATGATATTGAACTACTAGACCAGAATGGGAGTATATATCTGATCTTGGATTTTACTTGGAAAGGTTTAGGTATTTGTCCGCTTGCACTAGATGGAATTAAACTAGAAGACCTAATTAGTGTGTCGATTAATACATCTTTTAATATCAAGCCGGGCGAGAAACCTGAATATCTAAAAGCAAGCAGTACTGGATTTGTAACGGTGCCACCTGAAATATTTGAAAAGAGAAAAGGTAGGTACTGGAAAAAAGGTATTACAGGACAGGGTAGATTCCTTATTAGTGATAAATGATTTGTACTCAGAAGTTTGTTGTTAGATTACATAGTTGGCCTGTGATGGGTCGACTATGTTTTTTTTTGCACCCTGAGATCCCCTAGATTTCTTATTAATGAGAAATACTCTTATCAGGGGATTTTTTCTAATAAAGCCATTATTTGTAGCTTAGCCGTGAGGTTAGGCTACATTTTTGTTACTCCCTAGGTATTATTTCCTTATTAGTAAGAAAGTATTAATATAAATTTCAAGTTATGGTAGTAAGAATTAGATTATTGAAAAAAGACTGCGAAGATATAATTCGCAGTTGTGGTTATTCTATTAAGACTATTAAAGACTTAGTGAGTGAGATTAGTTTTAAAAGTGAGCTAGCTAGAACATCAGTTATATCCTATGCTGGAAAAGTTAGAGTTGCTTATAAAGATGAGCTAGAATTGATGAGCTTAAGAGCAGCAATAAAAAATGTAGCCCTGATTGAAGATTTTACAGCTAAGAATTGGGATACAGTACGTAATGTTTATTATGTGTACTGTAGTGGTAATTTTCAGCTAGAATCAATCGCAGAATCCTTATTAGAAGATAGAGTACGTGAATTAATAAGAGATAAGGACTTTTAAGATGAAGAAAACTGTAGGATTTATCGTATATCATAGAGTTGATTATGATGGGTTATTTTCAGCTGCGATTATCCAAGACTACCTAGTAAGAGAGCTTGGATATGAAAAGGTATTGACAAAGGGTTGGAATTATGGAGACAGCATTCCAGAACTACCTAAGATTGGTAAGGATGAGCTATGTCATGTTTTTCTAGTTGACATATCATTTCCACCAGAGGATATGAAAAGGCTTAAGGAGTTATCAGGTGGTTATAGGGCTATCTGGATTGATCATCACATAGGGGCGATTGATACAGCTAAGGAACATTCTTACGATGACATGGATGGCCTTAGAATGATAGGTCTTGGTGCGTGTGAGTTATGTTGGAAATTTATGTATGGTGTTGATAGTATTGTTCCGAAAGCTGTGAGGCTAGTATCTGCATATGATGTTTGGGATAAGAGTCGGTTTTCATGGGACAAAGAGACACTAGCATTCCAACTTGGCCTTCGTACTAAGTATGGCATGGTCTTGAATTCCATTAACCAAGTATTTGACAAGCTGAGGATAGATAATTCCCCACTCACTGCAGAAATACTAGAGACTGGTAAGCAGATAACAGTATATAATCAGAAACGTCATAAAGCCGCCGTTAAGTCTCATGCGTTTTCAGTAGTAGTAGGTGGTAAGTATAAGGGAATTTGTATGTTGACTCAGGAATTTGGAAGCCAGCAGTTCGAGTCAGTATATGGAGATTATGATATTACAGTGTGCGTAAACTTAAGGCATGATGAAAACGGCGGGCTGTACTATTCAATTTCAATGTATAGTGAAGGTGATACTGGATTAAACCTTGCTGATTATATGAAACAAAACTATAATGGTGGAGGTCATAAGTGTGCAGCGGGTGGTACAATGACAAGAGACCAGTTCCTAAGACTACTAGATAATCAGGTAGTGTAGGGCGGATAAAAAAAAAGAAGAGTTAGTAAAACTGACTCTTCTTAAATTTTTTATTTATTAACTCATTTATTGTACTGTCTTTAATATTTAATGTATCTGTTTTTATTTTCTCCGAGTAATCAAAAAGTTGGTATATTATAGACTCATCTTTATCCGGATCGCCTGTTGTTAGATGCCATGCCAGAAATTTATTTTCTTGTATTAATTTTTCTAGTTCAGACAAGACCCTTTTCTTTGTTATATATTTAAAGCTCTTGTCCGATATTACTAGTTCGATATTGTATTTAACAGGTTTTTTTAGCTTACCCAAGTACGTTATTCCAAGTCCCATTTCTAGTTTGTATTTTGACATAAATGATATGTTCATAATGATTCCTAAGTGTGGGACAATAACTCCCCTTCTATTAATATCCCAATAACTAAGTTCTGTCATAGTCTACTCAATCTTTTATCTAATTCTTTTTCTGTTAAACTATTAGCCCTTAACGTATCATTAATCAGGCTATCCTCTATCTCTACTGTATCTGTATTAAGTATTTTTTCCTTAGGTAGTTCTGGATATTCAGGTGGTTCTTCTGTTAACTCCGTATACAATAACCTATCTGAATAAACACCATTCTTCATGTAATCTAGATAAATATCAATAATACCTTCCTTTCTTAGATATTTAGATACAAGGACATCTATCGATATGTAGTAATCCTTAGGTACACGCAAATGGCGACCTTTAAGTATATATCCAAATACATTTTCTAATATATTATACTGAGACCTAACAGGGATAATAATCTTAGCTGAAAGATTGTCACTTTCTGCGTTTTTGTAGTATAGTATTGTTACCTTCACGATGACTTTGTTCTCCAATAAACTATTTCTGCTTTAATCATAACTTTTTTATAATACATTCAATAATAAGGAAAAGAAAGGAAAGTAGTTTTACCTACTTTCCTTATAATATTTTTCCAATCACGTCATAGATATCTACCTCTTTAACTAGTAAAAACTCTCTTCCCAGTATTACATATGGATTATCAGGGTATCTATCAAGCTTTTCTTCCTCACTTATCTTGAGGACATAACGCATTCTAAGTATATTAGCTGTATCTGGTATTAGATTTTTTAGTTCCTTCATTATTTTTTTGCTAGTTAGTACTTTCTTTGTGGGTATACAAAATCTTATATAGTTGTTAACAGTCTTATTACCATTACACACAGATTTTCTGACGCCTGAAAATAATCCCGTCATACAAGTAAGTTTATATATACTATTAGTGACTGGAATTTCTACCGCTGCTAATATCTCCTCTACTGATATACCTGGGTACTTAACTAGTTTATAAGATACTTTAACTTTGATCTTTTTCATCCTTCTTAGTATAATACCAGAATGAACCAACCTGAGCACATGTAGATACTAGTAGGATGCATAGTACCACCATGATTATCGTATTATCATCATCTGAGTCTAATTCCGGCTCAAGGTAATCAAAGTCTCTAAAATCCTTCTTCTTCCATAGTCCAATATTCTCTCTTAGGAACCAGTGAAGTCTGTCTAAGTCAAGCTTCTTCTGGCTCTGTAAGAATAGTTTGCATCTAGTATCAAGTGTTATGTCGTCTTGCCAAGAGAAACAATCTGCCCACTTAACTTCATGCGTAGACTTATTAATTCCCACACAGATAACAAGTTCATTCTTATTACCACCTTGCCAGTAGTTCTTTTGTTCCTCTGCTATTTCTGGACCTTGACCCTCCTTAAATACTAGTACAAAAACTCTTATCTTCTTTCTGCTTCCTTCTCTAGCATTGAAGTTTGTAAATTTCTTAATAACTTCTTTGCCCGGATTAAAGCCTAAGATTGGATTTTGTTCCTGTTCATACATATTAGGACCACTGATACCTGGATAATCGAATAAGCCAAGTAATTTTGCCTCCTCCTTACTTACATCTCTTAGTCTAAATGCCGTCTGTGTTCCTTTTATTTTATTTACGTATGGCATTTCTAAGGAGTAGGATATTAAGTGTTGCCCTAGTTGATCCCAGTAATATTCCTGCGCATCTCCATCCACTGTATAATAGTTTCTGTGCATGTCTACAAAAATGGGCTTCGTACTCCACAATGTCTTAATGCTGTCAAAATACTCCTTGCTTGTATAGATTTCATTACCACCATTATCAACCAGTATCCATCTCTCAGGGTGATACTCGACATAGGAACAATCATAAGTTTCTGTCCTAGTATTTCCCCTAGAATCTCTGATCATTCTAGTACAAGTTCTGTGTATATATTCGTTCCACCTATCTAAGTGTCTGATCTTAGAATAATAGAAAGACCAATACTCCGTATCAGATATCTTACTATACCTAATTGTGTGATCCATTGTAAATATCGTGATCACAGTTAGTATAGTAGGAACCGTTAAGAGCAATAGATATGTTATACCCCTTCTCTCATCACTTAGATCTAACTTCTTATTCTTTCTGAAATACCAATATACAACATTAGCTGCAATAATTGGTAATAGTATTAGTAAGTAAATCATTTCTTTAGATTATTTTTTATTATACTAATTATTCTATCACTATCTAATCTCATCTTATAGCACTTATTGTAGACGTCACTGTTCCCTCTCCAATTGTAAGGCCCTATACAAAAACCGGATCCTGTACCACTAAGTGTTTTCTCCAACGCACAATACACACTCTTTTCCGTTGGATGTTTTTTGTTATTGAATTTAATAGTAACTTTATACCTATAGTATACGGGTTTTCCTTTAAACATTTCAGGGGAGTGACCCTCAAGAACAGCCCTACCTTTAATTATTCCAAAGTTAAGCTGGAAGTCTAGGTCTATCAGAAAATCTAAATTCACTTTATATGGATAGTGTGGTATAGTTTCCGTAAGGTAGTATGTTCCTAGTATTTTCATTTCTTAAATAGATCAACTTTGCCATCTTCTACCTTACCATCCATAATACCTTTAGTGTAGGTACTGCTGATCATTTCATATTTCAGCATCTTATCCTCTACAAAAAGACTAGATGGGAATGTCTGTACTAGGTTATTATGGACTCTCACAATATCTATGATTTCAAGTTGTGCATTCAAGAACTGTCTCCTCTGCACTTCGATCGTAACACTAAGATCCTTGTATAGTTCATTACTGAATTCTGGATTTTGCTCCTTTATCCAATTAAACAGGACCTTATCGTTTTGATCGTACCTTTTGCTCATGATGTGGTTGTAGATCGAATCAAACTGGCTTGCATATTCTTTTGTTACGCCCGCCTTAGATTCTAGCACTTTCCACATATTATCATGTACGCCTTCGATCTTAGATAATTGCATGTCATACTGATTAACTAACCTCGTCTGCTCATTCTTATAGTTTACTTTCATAATGAGCAAGATAATAGTAGTGCAAAATATAGCTGCACCAATACTAATTAAAATTGTTTTTGAAATTCTCATAAATATAATCAATTAAACTGAACTCTGTATTAATTTTCAACTATAAGGGGACTAGGGCGTCATGTGAGAGGATCTGAATACCTTAATAATGTAATCAAAAGAAAAATAAGAGATGAGAAAATTTAAAGTTAGCGAGAGAGTAGAATTTATTGATAAGAATCCAGGAAGTACAGGACTAAGTCACACTAGCATCTATGAGATTATAGGTTTTGGACAGATGAAGGATTCTCAACATAACTGGATCAACGCAGTACTATACAAGGCAGTGGGACATGAAACAGTTTACGTAAGAGCAGAGGAAGACTTCAATATCAAATTTAAACTCGCAGATGGACAAGCCTAGATTCCTTATAGTTGAGCATATTTGTTATCTCAATAAACATTTATAACTTGATTATGTAGTAGTTCGGTCGGGAGACTAGGCTACTACTTTTTTCCGTCTATTTTGTCCTAAATCCCTTATTATTGTATGAGTATTAAAAGATTCCTTAAAAATAACAAGGCAAATATCTTGTTAACTGCGGGTATTGTGTACCTGTATCTAGAGAGTAAGAAGACTATGAAAGAGAATGGTCGTCTTCGTGGAATAATAGAGAACCAGAATGATGAGATCAAAGGTTACAAAAGAGTAACAGAGAGAATGATCTTCAATGCTGGAAAGAATTCACGAACACCGATCTAATAGTCAAGTTATTAACAATTTAAATCAATCAAAGAAAATGGAGAACAAGGAAATTTTGTACAAAGCAGTTGTAGAGACTGTTAAATCGGAAAGCAATGAAAATGTAGCTGACCGTAAGTTAATTTTAGAAGCAGCTGGAAAAGCTTTAAACCAGTTCGGAATGGATAGTTCCGGTAAATATAGACTTGCTGAGTTATTGATCAGTGAGTTAAAGAGTAAAAATCTCTTAGTATCTGAGAAGACTGAGGGAAACACAGAGAAAGAGGTAGGACGTAGAAAACAAGAAGTCTACCTCATTCAGTATGGCAAGGCGCTCGAATATTTAGAGGGTCTTACTAAGAAAACTAGTGGCGAAGTAATATCGCTCACTAATAAAAATAAAAAGATCCGTGATGCTAGAGTAAGTCTAGAGAAAAACGGATATAGCAAGGCGGAGGCAAAGAAAATCTCCACCGTTACAAAGAAGCAGGCCGAGAGGTTAGAACAGCTTCTTAGATTTGTGATTAATAAATGTACAAATCGAACAATCACATTTACACAGTTGAGAGAATTGTGGGGTGTTAGCTATTTGGATGAGAAACAGTTAGAAACTATTAAATCATCCTTAAAGGCGTATGGTGTAAACTTTTTCTACACCATTACAATCGATGGAAGGTCAAAGGTACTAACACTATCTAATGACCCAATCGGAACACTAAAGTCACTTGCTGAGATGGCAAAGGACTTATTTGGTGTAAAGATAGATACCAACATAAAGAAACCGTCTATGAACGATGGTAGAAGATTAATTAAGGTATCAGAGAAAACAGTTGGTAAGGCAGAGTTCATAACTGATCATGTTAAGGAGCTTATGTTTTACATTGGCGGTATTCTTGTACTTGAGAATAGAGCCGTAGACGTTGATGCTATTATATCAATACTTGGTAATAATAGCTATCGAGGACTTAAAGAAACTCGTGAGAGTATCTTTGAGGTAGTAAAAACTTATCCTGAATACTTCGCGAGAAGCATTGGGAATAAGAACTGTATCGGATTTAGTTCTATTAAGAATTCATCCGAGATCTGGGAAGAACTGAAGAATAAGTTCAGCCCAGTTAATGACAAAGTAGAGTTCGCATGGCATATAGGAAGCGGGTTAAGTCTTGAAGAGATTCAGGAGTATTTCCCAGAGTCCTATAAAATAAGACCTGAGGCGAACATTGTGGTAATTAGGCTGACAAAAAGTGTAGAGGATTTACAGAAACTTGCACTACTGTCATTCAAATTCCGCAAAGAGGATTTCGCAATACAGCTAGACAATGTAGAAGAAAAACTAGCCGCAGAGCGAAAGATGTTGGAAACGAGAACAAAAAGGGTATTTAACCCTAGAACTAATAGATGGATTGGTCTGGATGAGTCTGATGCAAGACTTAAGAATGATCGTATTATCTATGAAATAGAAAAGTTATAAACTTTTTGTTGTCGTCCATGACTGTGGCTTACTGGTTCGTGAAGGATCGGTAAGCCCATTTTTTTTTCAATTCCTTACCCTAGATTCCTTAATTATGAATATGATTGAGTTTATAACGGTTAGATCAGATAGGTATAATAGAGAAAGAAGACCTAAATGTAGAAAGAAGTTTGGTAGAAAATTAGTAAGCGATGATATACGTAGGTTACCCATGAGAACTTACTCGATGTGGTACAGAGATAAATATCACTTCAGTTCATACTGTAAGCCTGAGTACGGAGAGACAATTAAGTTCCTGTATTCTAGGATAGGTAAGGACTATAATGATACTTACTCAGAGATTATTAAGAGGCTAGGTAAGAAAACAGTGAAGAACTATGTATTTAGAAGGGACTTACTCGATGTGGTACAGAAAAATGGTGTAGTACAAAGTAGTGTATTCATGTATAGAAGACCATCAAGAAATCACTATGGGTTCTACTTAGATGATCAAGGCCTACTTAGATATAGTATGTATTATACAATCAACAGAAGACCTAGTAATAGAAAAAGATCAGAAACCCTAGAAAATATAGAGGCTTATGATCCAGTTGAGGTATGTAGTGCAAGACCGACCTATAAGCAGCAAAGTTGGATTAGACTGAAAGAAAAATATTATGTTCAGACTTTTATGGATGGACTAATAATACCTGAGAAATTACCAGTCTATGCAATTGGACTGTCTTCTATGTACAGTAATCGAGGAACCTTACCTGGCGCACTTATGATGTTTGAGCCAGTTATGATATCAGGAATCGGTTACTATCATAGCATTTTCAACGTATATAGTGATACAACAATAATATTCTTAGTAAAAACAAAAAATATAGAAAAATGGAGAAAGAAAAAATCTGTAAAGTAGTATTGGGATCAGAGATTGGTAGGTACATTTCTAAGCCTGACCTTCTTGAGCTTCTGGAATTGGATAAAAGTAATTTTGACAAGCTAACAGAACAGGATCTTAATTTCATGATCGCAAATAGAAAATTAAGAAACCCTGAACTTATGGGATTCTTAAGTCTTATGTGTCCGCTAGTAGGGAGAAGTTATTTCTATGGTGCAAACAGTAAGAGGTATGCAGAGTTACTAGATAATTCATCAGTCTTACTTTATGCACTTCTGATGAGTACCTGCACTGCGATAGACATTGTAAATAACGCACCGATAGTATGGGCCATTGTAGTAGTGTTTAACTTAGTAATGTCGGTCTATACAAGATACTGCACAAAAGTAACTAACACTAAATATTTTATGGCCAGTTGTTCGGTGCTAATAGACAACAATGGAAGTGACGCAGTGAAAGATTTTATCAAGAACCAGGAGAGACCATAAAGAGGAACGAAAGAAAAAGTAGTAGAAATTAAATCTACTACTTTATTTTTTTTATTCACCACCGCCTAAGGTCTTCATCATCTCTTCAAACTGCTTCTTCTGTTGATAGTCTGAGATTTCCTGCTGTTTCTTAGATTCTATATCAAGAGGATTAATGCTCCGCTTTGTATTTTCATAGAACCAAGAAATAGTCTGCCTCACTGCCATCTCTGCAATGTCTTTATCCTCCTCATCAATCTCATCACCCCTAAAGAATGCACAGTGATCGGTCATGATAAACTCAAATTCAAAAGGAAGATCGTCTGAATCAAGCTTACAAAGTACTGCATGCTTACCCCCTTCTAATGTTGGTATCTTATCATTACCGTCTAAGAAATAGGTTTTCCACTTGTTATAATCTAGGTAAGGAATTCTGACCTCTAAGTTAAACTCATTCTTATAATCAGGTTCCTTGTCAAGCCCTTTATACTCTACATTGTTTACATTGTTGTCGCCGTAGAATATCCTAAGCTCTGGACAAATCTCTTCTTCCCAGAGTCTATCTAGCGCCTTATAACCTGACCCGCTAAACATGAGAACCAGTCTATCATTACTGTCAACTGCGATAAACTGACCGTCAAATAGAAAACAATTACCTGGCTTTAATTCTGATAAGGCGCCTAAGAAATTCCTATCTTCGAATGTTCTACACTTAACGCCGTTCTCGTCCTGTACCTCCTTATATTCAATCTCTTCACAGTCAGGACCAAAGTACTTATTCCACTCGTCCTTCTCTGTTTCTATGATTGATTTCTCAGGAAACTTACAGATATCCCACTCAATGATGGAATTTAATTTTTCTAGGATGTCTGGTTGATCTAATTTTGCAATCCCCTTATTACATCCACACTTGTACTTATTCTTTAATACTTCAATTACCATTACTTAATCTCTTCAAAAATTACTGGACTAGTTATACCTCCTTGATGTTCTGGTAGTATTAGTTTTCCACCATTCACCATTGCCTGACCTAACGGAGAATCACTTACAAAATACTCACCAAAACTAGACAGGACAGACTTAATTCTCTTTCTAGCCTGCCTCAAGTCCTCAACAAGTTCTTTCTTCTTCTTGGCATTTGTTTCTGCTAACATTGATTCAACTTTGTAGAGAGTTTGATCTATTGGTTTGATCACCTCGTCATACAGGCTTCTCTCTACTAGATTCTTCTCTTGACTCACACCACATGGATACGTAATCTTGTATCTTTTCATAGCTTAATTGGTCTATGCATTCGTTTATACTCTGTTCTCTTGTGACGATCTAAGATTCTGTTAACCATGTCGACGCCAATCTCATCTATCATCTTGTATAGTTTTGATTGTAAGCCTCTGTTCCACAAATCTTTCTCGTCATTATTCATAGATAACCAAGTCTTGAGTACTTCATCGACCTGCTCATATGTACAACCTGGTGCAATCTGGTCAAGGTCACTAGCAGAGGTTCCATTTCCGTCTGTTGGTACTATCTTAAGTGCATCTTCCAGGGCAGCCACAGCATAACCAGTTCTCTTGATTTCTTCATCATCCCTGCCTTCTACTAGGGTCTCACGATATTCAAGGTATTCAGTGAGCAAGTAATCAGTAACCTCATAGATATCTGACTTCCAAAGATTACCTATCGGATTTACATCACCCTCGTCACCATGAATCGTCCAGAACCCAGTATTGTGCTCAGTCATGTTATCTGTATCAACTACAATTCCGCCAGTTTCTCCGGCCTTACAGTACAAGAAAATCATACGAAGTCTTGCCTTAATATTACCTAATGCAATGGCCGAAAGATTGGCGGGATCATCAGTTGAGCTAGTTCCAATTGATACAAAGTTACTAGACTGAAGATACCAATTCTCAATGTTTACCTCCTTAAATTCATTACAAAACGCTAGTCCCGCATTTAACGCAGAACTAACCTCACCCTCTGCATTAGTCTTACACATCAAAGAGTAACCAAGCAACTTAACACCTGTCCTCTTAGCAACTTCATAACATAATGCAGCGCTTAATGTACTATCAATACCACCACTCACACCAAGTACCATAGTTTTGATCTTGTTCTTCTCAAGGTAGTCTGATAGTTTCTCAATAATGTTCTTCTTAATACTTACTGAATAATCTCTAGTTCTATTCATATAAATAATTTTTTTGTTGTTACACTAATAAGGAAACTAAGGCAAAATAAAAAGGTAGTACTACATTATCTTAACATATTTTTCTATTAACTTAGATACTCTACTATCATCTAGGTCTATATCTTTTGCACTAACCTGGAATGTATTTAATCTCTCGTATTCTGATTGTACGACACTGCTTCTAATCTCGAGACGATTTATTCCTGGTTTTGATCCATTCTTTAATTGCTCTTCTATTATATTTAAAATAGTGGCACTGTCTATGAATTTACTAGTTAACCTTATAAAACTCAATATACAAGATCTAGGGGTGCGCAGGTCAACGTCTCCCTTATACAACTTTCCAGAACCTCTTACGATTAAATTCCTACTGAACTCCACAGGTACCATAATTCTAGCAAATATATAGTCACTAAATCTATTTTTATAGTAAACAACTTTTGCTTTCATATTCTATTCATTCTACACTATTAAGGAAATTAAGACAAAATAAAAAGAGTAGTACTAACCACTACTCTCTCTAATATTTCTTTCTATTAAGTCATCTAAAAAACCCTTATCTAGTTCTATAATATCTCTACCTACTTCTACAATTCCACCCAGAAGGTCAGCTCTATGTGAATCTTGTACGTCTAAAAAGCAGTCCGTATAATCTGTTCCATTAGTTAATATTATCTTGAGTATAGAAATAATTGACCTACTACTAAGGTACTTATCAGTCCTAATACTAATAATTAAGTTGTGGTTCAAATACTTACTTGCTTTTAATGCTCTATAGATTCTACCGTTCAATGAGGCAGATAATGTATATTTTGTTTTCTTGATGGGTATGTAGAATCTGGCCCATATTTCTGAACCGTATAATCTTCTATAATACTTAATACTGGTTTTCATAAGTTTTCCCTAATTAATTGTGATAGGTCAGGTGTAGCTAGGACTTCAAAATTTCCATCATCCTTAAGCCATACAAGTCTTCTAGCGATAACCTTAAGTCCTATGTCTTCTAGTGGGATTTGATATGTACTGAACTGAGCATAATATTCACTAAGCGGCTCAGACAAGAAATCACTAAACGGACTTTTCATCTTCTTACCTGTCGATCTTGCAAATTTATTTCTAATATCAGCATTTGTCTTATAATCAGCTATCACAAGACCACTATTCTCAGGGTTAACAGTATCTTTATAGTATAATAAGATATCTGCTGTTCCCGCTAGTTGTGTCTTGAGATGTGTACTAGGATCTGGATTGCTATTTGTGTATAACATCGCCTCTGCATAAACAAAGTGAAGACAAGGTGGAAGACTAGACCAATAATTGATAACTGCCTCCTCTTTACCCCTTGTTGGAATAAGCCAGTTTTTTTCCTCCACATACTTACACTTACAAGACTCAGTTATTCTCTCAGGGTGACCATTTATTAAGTAAGAATAAGACTCCCCAAATTCATGCACTAGTGAGCCAGTAATTGTTGACATCTTATTTTTCCACAACCACTTATCCTTCCAATATTCAGGAGTTTCACCATTTTTCTTAGCATAATTAATAGCTGTTTGTTCTGTATCAAAAGGAGCCATATACTTACCCAACATAGTAGTAACAGAGGTCAACTGCTTACCATGAAGTGAATAAATATGTGGCTCTTCAAAAAATAGTAGGTCCTTGAATGATCTAAGTATGTGAGCCCTAATCTGTGTTACCTCTTGCGGTTCATTTTCCACCACGAACATTTTTGGTATGTCTGAGTAATCTTCCATGTTTTTTACGTTAATTATCTGTTTTCTATTAATAAGGTTCCATGTCTACCCTACCTACGAAAATGTCAACTTGGCAGGGTGGGGTGACAAAAAGGCAGAGAAATTATTTTGGTATTTCATTTGTATTATTAGCAGTACAAGTTTAACAAAAAATAAAGAAAAATATGATGGATAGATTTATAAAGAACTACGTTGATACAGCGATGTCACTTTTTGACGATACAAGCAAAAGAGTAGTTAGTAAGGTTGAGAATACAGAGTCTGGTGCAAAGATTATTCTAGTAGTGCCAGGACTAGATAAAGATGACCTGAAGATTACAACAGAAGATGAAAAACTGGTAGTAAGTGGTGTGAATAAAGAAAACAGTGAAACTAAGGTACTACCAGATTTCAAAGAGTCATTCTATGTAGGCAGGGAGATTGACATGAATAATATTAGTGCAAGCCTGAAGAATGGTGTACTCTTGATCAACTTGCAAAAGAAAAAGGGACTCGCAGGAAAACAGATTACAATTGACTAAAAAAGAAGGAGAGATTGGTATTATAACTTACCTTTCTCTCTTTTTTTATTAACCTGCAAAAAAAAACGACTGGATGTTGAGAAGCTTTCTTCGGTCATTTTTTGACATGAACAACCTCAATCCCAACATCCTATCTCTACCAGTATTACAGCCAATAACGGGTATAGATATATCCTCTTGGCCTCCCGCCTGACTCGCAATACATAGCTCACCTGTTTCGCTCTAGGGTATCTCAATTTTAGACTAGTGACTATAAAACTGAGCAAAATTCATCAGCATGGTTACCTCTTTCCTTACCCCTCTGTCTGTCGGGTCTTACTCCAGGACTTACATACTCCATTTTCTATCATATCTAAGGAATTGATGGTTTTTCAAATGTAGTTTTTTTTATTGCGCTACTACATTGACTTGATATACGTCTGAAATTATTTTCTGAATTCTTTGAAACCTTTCAAAATCCCCTACCTTTCGCTTATCTATTTTATAGATATCACCAGGTCTTTTCTTATCCCCTAGAATAACTGCTTCTATTTCGTCAAGGATATTCATAATATCTCTATTGATTGAACAAAATGCATCATATGCAGCGTTCCTATAATCAAGAATAGGGCCCCTTTTGACTACTTTATTACTGAGTGCGTTATTAAATTGTCCAAGATGGTATCTCATGTTTTCAGGACTTGAACCAAAATCAGGAAATCTCAATATCTCAAATCCCCACTCATCTTTAATATACTCATCTCTCGCTTTATCATAATTTTGATCATGTAGGTCAGAATCTATTTCTACGATAAGGTTGTACTCAGGAAAAACAAAATCGGCCAAAAAGTAGCTTCTCATAATAGAGTCAAAGTCTGTTACTTTGTTACGACCACATAAGTTCTTCCACTTCATAATCTTACCCTTTTCTATAATCAAAGGAACTTCCTTTTGATAAAGAACCTTGTTATAGCAGCAGTTAAGAATAGTTTCAAAATACCTGGACCACGTACTCTCATTTTCAATAAGACCCTTTTCCCAGTTCTCTCTTAAATTCACAAGGGACCCTTTAGAACCTACAATAGACTTAGGTACTATGTAGGGCCCAACTCTAAAGCAGTAATCACTACTACTTAATAAAAAATTCTTTAATATCTCACTGTTCATACTTATAAGGGATCTAGAGGACAAAAAAAAATAAAACGACAGGAAGCTAGTAATGTCTCCGTTTCACCCCAGTCTTATTGTCATTGCTGGCGACTACACTACTATCCTTTCGACTTCCTATCTCTACCAGTACCGTAATCCCAAAAGAAATCCAGTGCACTCTAGATTCTCCGGGCCTCCTGTCGTACACAGCTAACCTATCTCGCTGCAAGGGTATTCTAGTGTTAGTTAATAAGCGGTCTCTCAAAACTAGACTAAACCAAGACCAACATAATAAATGAAAGCCCTCTATCATCTTTCCAGATAGATTGTCACTTAAATTACTATGCACCTTCATTATTAAGGATTTGAAGGTATTACAGAAACAAAAAAAATAAAACGACAGAGAGTGGAATTACGTTTAGAATTCTCTCCTTGCGACTCTCTATCTCTACCACACCGGAACTATAACTTAGATGCGACCCATCCACGGAAATAGCCCTAAGTGTTTAGCTCACCTATCTCGCTACCAGGGTGGATTGTTTTAGATTAAATTAGACTTATAAAAACAACCAAAATTAGTCAACACGATTACCTCTTTCCCTTACCGGCTCTATGGTAAGACCTCTACTCCAGGAATTTCGTGCTCCCTTCTTTCTATAGGAGCAATGCCTCACTCCTATATCGACTGAAGATGTAAACATCTTCTATCTCTACCTGTACGTACTTAGCTAACCTTTATCGCTACGTGGGGGTAGTCTAGAATATTATCGAGATCGGTCCTTACTCGAAGGCTTACAAATACTAGACGAAACTCAGCCTTATGACAAGATCCCTATAGTCGATACTTGCCACATCTCACTAATAAGGAATTGAAGGTATTACAGAAACAAAAAAAATAAACGACTGGGAGCTAGTTAACCCTATGATCGTTTCCAGCCTTATTGACGTTGCTGGCATCGAATTAACTATCCTTTCGACTCCCTATCTCCACCAGTACCGTAACCTAAACATAACCGACTATGAAAGGTCTCCTGTCGTACATAGCTCACCTTTATCGCTCTAGGGTATCTCAGCGTCTCGTGACTAATTAAGCATATCTAACAATAAGATATGAGACTCATAAAACTGAGCAAAACTAAGCCTATACAGTACCATGTATTTCAATGGATTACTGCACCTCTTTCATATTTAAGGATTCTAGGTCACCAGAATTACATTTACATTATAAGAGAACCTAAAGTAACTTACAAGTTCTTCTAAGTAATTAATACCGTATCGTAATTGAACAAATTCTGGGATACTTAAATTTTTATTGTTTAATACTATAGTCTTTAGTTTTTTAGTTGCCAGTAAGTTTTCTATCTTATCATATACAGAAATAACCCTACTATTTTTCTGTAAGAAATTATCTATAATTAATTGATCGTAGTTAAAATCTACTGGTATAGCTCCAGAGTTTCTGCAGAAATTTACTAAGAACTGAAAATCATCTGAAAACTTCTGGTGCTTATTTCTCCCGTATTCATAAAATCTCAATGTATCTAGTCCATAACCTCTCTTAATATAATCATCTCTAGCCTTGTCATATTCTTCATTATGATATTGACTATCTATTTCTACTAGAAAATTGTAGTTATATATGAGATAATCAGCTAAGAAATAGTTTCTGGGTCGTAAGTTAGGTGGGACGTTGTGTATATTGCACATAGATTCCCAAAGGGCTTGGTTTTTTATAATAATAGGGAATTCTCTAATATAACCTATACTTTTATGCTTCGTATCTAGAAAATTCTGAAACTCTGGAGACCATGCACTTCCTTGAGCTAGATTATCTTCTCTACCTTGCTCTAAGTCGTGGGGATTCCCCTTAATAGTCATTATACCTTTAGGGATCAAAAATTTTCCCAACATAAACGAGTAGTTTTTATTTACTCTAAGATACTTTATTAACTTATCATTTCTCATACCTATAAGGGATCTAGAGGAAAAAATTAAACGACAGGAAGTTAACTATTTATAAATAGTTTCCTTTCGACTTCCTATCTCTACTAGTACCGTACTGCACATGTGTCACGGACCCAAGAATGCAGCTCCTGCGTACATGGCTCACCTGTACCGCCCTAGGGTATCTCAATTTTAGACTAGTGACTATAAAACTGAGCAAAATTCATCAATCCGGATTACCTCTTTCCTCTGCCGGCGATTATTGGCAGAACATCTACTCCAGGGCTTACGGATTCCATTCTATTCACTATTAAGGGATTGAAGACTTTTGAATTACACTGCCATATATTAGCCGGCGAAATAAAAAGAGAGAATACCTTACTCGATATTCTCTTTCTTACTGTTTGACCACTTAACGGGTTCAAAATCATCATCACTTAGTTTGTAGTATACGCCTGGCATGATACAGTCTCCATCGACTCGCCAAGATACTACTTCTACTGGCACTATATTCCCCTTATCATCTTCTTTAGTCTTAGTGAGTGTAATCCAACTACCAAGACCTGCACTAACGATTGAATTACTACCTGCATATATAGTACAATTCTTACCAGTGCTTTTTATAATAGACCCCTCACCAACTGCACTAATGAAAGTTCTGTCACCGCAACTATAAATCTCAGTCTCGTCCCCTGTTGTACTTATTTTATTGCAAACTCCAAGTGCTATAATGTTTGCAAAATCGTCTGAGCTACTTATTGTTATATCTTCACCATCAGCGCATATAGTACTACGATAACCACTAACAGAAATACAATGACCACTTCCCCAAGCAACTACAATACTACGAGTACCTGTGGCGCTTATCGTATTATGCTCACCACCAACAAATATATCAGATTCATCTCCTGTCGAACTAACTTTTGTTTCAATCCCGCTTACTCTTACCCTTGCACAATAACTATTCGTCGATATTAAGGAACCATCATAGCCAGAGCACAAGTCTTTACTGAGACTACTATTAGAGTTTAGTCTTATAAATTCATACCTTACATCAGTATACTTAACCCTAACCGGCATCTTACTATCCACTTTAAGTTGTCCAATACTAGCAGTGGCCGCATATGTTAAGTCTACCTCTTCGACTATCCTAAGTTTCGTTGCTTCATATTTAGTTCCGCAATTCTCTTTACTCACTTTTCCAGACAGTACACACTTTACTAGCGTCGATCTTAACATTGGGTGGAAGCTAAAAAGTCGAACCGGAAAAGTCTCACCCTCAAACATATCACTTGGGTCTGTAGTATATGACTCCCCAATTTCAAATTTCTTACCTCGCCTATCAATTCCAAACTCATCTAATGTCTTAAATGCAATTACTTCTTTTTGATTCTTCTTCGACATGTTTTTTCTATTTTCACACAAGTAAGGTATTAAGAGGAAATAAAAATAAAGGCCAGGAATTTAGTTTCCCAGCCTATGTACTCTAACTATTTATTCTATCCTTACCACTCTTGCTTGTGATAATACATGTAGATCTTTTGTACATGTCTTCTACTTTCTTGACTCCTACATAAGACATCGCACTTCTAAGGTATGAATCAAGGTTATCAATCCATCCTGGCAAGTCATCCGTAACGGTTAGAATTTTACTAGTACCTTCAGATGTTTTTGCTTTAACTCCATTCATAGCAACTTGACCTTCTGCACTAGCCATACCATAAAATACTTTCTTTACAGTCAGTCCATCATCAAGCCACTTACTGATTGTTTCGAAGTCTCCCCTATTCTTTGGCACCACACTATCTTTGGCGCCCCCACTCTGACTACTTATCGCGACGTATTCTCCACTGCTGCCTACTAAAGAGCTGAACAATCCTCCTATCATAACATAATCAGCCCCTAGTGATAATGCCTTCACAACATCAGCATAAGATCTAATACCACCATCAGCAATTATCTTAGCAGTATGTTCTCCGTCGCACCTCATGTCATCTTTAAGTTGCGCCATCTTATCTAGTAGTGTAGCAGGGGGACAATGTATACCAGTCTGAGTTGAAGTGATACATCCAAGTCCACCTCCAATACCAACTCTTACATAATCCGCGCCACACTTAGATAGAGGTATGATTGATTCAGAATTAGCTATATTTCCTACCATCACCTCAAGACTACTACCATAATGATTCTTGGCGCGTCTCACTAAGTCTTGTACTTTCTCCATGTGACCGTTAGCAACATCAATCAGTGCCCTAGCCATTCCAATTATTGTACTAGTGCCTCCTGAAAAACGACTACTAAATTCATCAAGACTAAATGCTGCCCACTTACCAGATAATGCATGCTCTAATCTAATGTTCAACTCAATTGTTCTAGGTAAGATAGGATGAATGCCAAGCTCCCTATAGTAATCTTCATTCTCAAGACCCACTACTGAATTCATTGGGGCTGTGAAGATAGGGTACATATTATCATCTTCTCTTCTTGCATTACACTCTGACCTACTACTTATAAAACTTGTCGTAGCTGGTAAGATAAATACATCATCATACGAATAATAAATTTCACTCTTGTCTAACATAAACTTTCTTTTATTATTATCACACCATTAAGGAACCTAAGACTGACTACCATGCAAAATTACTACGTAGTCTCATTAGGTCTCGTATGAACATTAACTTATCAGAACTATAGCTCTTACTTGTTAGTTCATCCCTGTCTATCATAATGTCATAAACTTCCCTGCCTAATATAGTCCCATCATAGAAACTAAAACTTTCCACTTCATCGGTTATTACATGGTCCTTAAGTATCAATTGTATTTGTTTATGTGTTATGTATTTTCCGGCCGTTAGATTATCGGAGGGACTAATAACCCTAAAATACAGTCCCATAGGTTCTAGGTCTGTAAATTCTGATAGCTTCTTAATCTCAGGTGTCTCTCTTGGAAAATCTACTTCTGCAGGATAGAAGTTCATGCTGAAATATAAGTGTCTCAAATAATCCAGGAGATTTTTTGAACCCCAACAAGATAATCCTATGTAGGTACTAATATGTCCATTACAACAATCCCTAACCGCTAGTAACCGTGCTCTTTCCATTATGTAGTTGGTTAATAATGAACCTTAGTGCTGGTGATAGGCCTGGTAGACTTCTCTTGTCAATATCGGAAGGGTTCACGTCAACTATTACCTCTTCGAAAAAATAATTAACTTTCAAGGTATCTATCTTTCTCCTGCACCACACTCTTCCTATTACCTCTGCAGTCTCTAGGAATCTTCTTAACTGTTTCTTGGTAAATACTTTCATTCTATTTCTTCTCTCAGGTAGTATGTCGCCCAAGTAGAAATAATAAACAGTTGGTACTAAGTTTTTAAAGTGATCTATCGAGTATGTTGGTTCATTAGATTTCCAACTAATACCTATAATAGAGTTGTACAGATTATTAAAGTAATCCGTTAATTCTCTAGACCCTAATATTTTCACCTCTGCATAGATTCCAATTGAGCTTGTATGATTAGATCTTCTTATTAATATCTTCAGCACTTCTTATTAAGTCATGTAAAAATTTAATCCTCTTATTCCCCAGATCACACTTACCGAGAAACAAGTCTAGGTCCACTCCTGTATTTATCTCTTCTATCTTATAATCACTCCTCCCTGAATGTATCCTTATAAATCTATCCCTATCTAATATAAAATTTCCAAGCTTAGCCGTCTTCACTAATTCGTCTACCATCTTCTTAGTGGGAATCTTATGCTCCCCTACAAAAAAGTCTACGTCTGTGGTAGAGAAATAGAATTCACGAGGGCTTAGATTTGAGAAACCACTATAGCTTCCGTCAAAATTTCTTGACCAAAACATATCATTATTGATCAAGGATGAAATCTCCTCATTCGCCATGACAGTTAATCTTAAGTAACTCATTATATCGGTTATATACCCAAAATACCATGTCACTACTAAGCTACATCTTATCAATTTTTCCATTTCCATAATATCTCCTCTAGTGCAGTGCAAAGGCCTTTTTCAAGTACACCCTTACTGTTGTCTATTAAGATTTCTAGGTCAACAGTAATATCATATAACCTTATTATATAGTCTTCACTTAGATCATTAAGATCCTCTTCCTCCATTATACTGGTACAGTATGGAGTTAGTGATATATTCCTTTCCAAGGATTTCAGATATTTTGAAGTAGGTGCCTTCTTACTTTTTACGTTACTCTCTGGGCTAACTCCGAGATATATGTACTGTTCTTTCTGGTCATTTCCCATCCTAGTACACATACCTAGATTTTCAAACATCCCACTATCAAATAGCATCCGTATTCTATCAGACCACAGTGCTTTTATCCTCATATAGTGCCCAACCGATTTAAATTGCGTAATTGGACCATAAGGGCACACTATTACTAATTTAGCCTTTACCTTCATGAAAAAGTCTCCTAACAAATTCATGGTACTGTCTACTACCTGCTTTTCTTAGTATCATTGATTGGTCTATATCTACCTCATAATCAAATACAGTCCACTTAGTATATTGAGAGTTTCTTAATATTGAACCTAACACCCTATCCATCTCGCCTTCAAGAATTATAGCATCTTTCTCAGAGTATGTAAGTCCTAAGTTCTTCAAGTACCTAACAACATCTCTCTTTGTTGGATACTTTTTTGTTGAACGAGGTGTAGGCGGGAAGTCTAACATAATAAATACATCCGCGCGAGACTTAACACCTTCAAAGTAGATAGAGTAGTTTAATGGGAGGCGACGAGGATTTTCAATAAACTTCATAATATCATCATTCATAGGTACTCGCGCGGAAAAATATAGGCAGTATGCTACTCCGTTTCTAATTATCAGATATACCTTTGTCTTCTTTTTCTTTACCATACCACCACTCGATCAACATAGACATCATTTCCTCCATCCAAATAGGTCTCACACCTAGTAATGGAGGTTCAGCACTTATTATCTTATCGTGTATCTCATACTTGTAATTACCAAACAGCTTCCCAGGTCTAGTAAAGTATGCAAAATCAGAATACATCCTTTCACTTACCATCCAATCCTGACTCCTCAAACGCTCTACTATCTTTCCTGCTTTAAAAATGTCAGTCCTATCATGGAAACGGGCAATTACATCATCTACATATACTTCTACACTTACCAGGTCACCTAGCTGATCTTTACTTAATAACTCCCTAACACCTGCCAGTACTTCATTACCTATTGCTTTATCAGTAGGTCCTCTGTCCAGCCTATAAGTAGTAGTCTTGTGTTTTGGAAGATTACTAACCTCAGAAAAATAAGTACTCAGCACAACTCTAGGTACTTTGATTGGAACTACGTATGCTACATGATTATAACAGTCAACGCAGATTTTTATTTTATAGTTTTTCTTCATCCTGTATAAGTTTTGTAAATATCTCATCAATAATTGGGTCTATTCCTTTAAGAGTCAAATCAGTACCTAGTTTCATTCTAAAGGTCTTATTCCCACCTATGTAACTCGTACTCTTAACTAGTATAGGTGCATACTTAAGACTAGTTAAGGATCTTGAATACTCTATCAAGTCTCTAGCCATTTTTAGTGTTATTGTTTTATTACTAAAAGCTCTAACAGTCTTTATTAAGTATAACTTCTCTATTGAACTATAACTATTACTACCTAGTTTTTCTAATATTAGACCCTTACTTTTATCTGAAATGGGGGAGCAACAATATCCATCATTATACTCCGTAAACCAATTATCTAGGATCCAGCAAGGTATATTAACTGGTATAAAAACATAATCTATATTACTTGCTAAACAATACACTCTCTTTATAATTATCTCTTTCTTCATTTCTACATATAAGGAATTATGAGGAACAAAAAAAGAATAGTATAATACTATTCTCTTACTGACTTTTGATATAGACCAGCTATCAAGTAATCACTATATGATCGATTGTTTATTTTTAGAATTTCTGTATCTTCTATTATAATCTCTCTTCGTTCACAGGTCGTACCTCCGAAACCAACACCTTCTATACTAATTAGTTCACCCTTATAATCTAAGTCAAACCAGGATGAAGTAGTTGCAAGAGTAGGAGTCCACCAAGAAAGCGCATATCTTAGTTGTTTATCTGTCAACCACTTAGCGTTTATAGATTCAGGAATTGCTAAATAGCCGTTATCAAATAGAGTCAATATTATATTAACCTCTGTAAGATCACACTCATCGTATCTTTCTAGTAACTGTTCAATTTCTACCCTAGTTAGTTCACTGTTAAAGTAATAATCACTCTTGAAAATATGCCTCTTGTAATCCTTAGGGTACTTGAGTTTAACTGGGAGAATAACTTTGTAATAATCATACTCCCTAACTATTCCCACTTCTATTTTTCTTTTCATCCAATAGTAAGTTATATTGGGTTATTACGAAGACTTCATACGCCTGACTATATGAGTACAAGTTCTTACAGAATACTTCCCTTGGGTCATATTCTATTGTTAAGTCCTCTATTGATACTCTGTACTGATCATATCCACCTATCAATGTTTTTATTAGTCTATCATCACTCTGGTTACGATAAATAATATTTTGATAGAACTCTTCATACATCAGAATCTCTTTGGCATTCTTTCCAGTAATTAGTTTAAATTCTCGAGGTTTTTGGTACTCTAAGATCTCAAAACCTCTGTCAAATATTAAATAATAATCTTCTAAGCACCTTGATGGATCACCTATTAACTCCTCTGCTCTTATTTTAGCATTAGTGTAACTACTAAAACAATTCACCAACACCTTAGACCCATCATCCAACGTATCAGCTACATCTTTCGTAAGACATAGTTGTGTTGGAAAAAGTAGTAATTCATATCCTCTATCCTTATCCCTTATTATCTTTAGGTTAATCTTTTCCATCTACTATGTATCTTAGAAACAGACCTGCGTTTTTGTTTAGATCCCAAGAACTCAAGTCTCCTAAGTTCAACTCTACATCATTAAATTTCATCTTCCCTTTCAACCTCTTACCTACTGACTTTATATACTCGCCAGACTCTATAAAACTAGGATTGAAAAACTCTAGACTATAGATGGGATCTTTCAGTGATTCATCTATTAAAGCCTCTAAGAATTTCTTGCTAGGGTATTTAAGACTTGGGTTCATGAGATCCAATCTAACATATAAGTCTAAGTCAACATAACCGTCAGAGAGTGAACTACTAGCACCAAACCTACTAACACAAAAACACCTCCACTCTTGTTCAAAGAAATCTATATTACTATGACAAACCGTAACAGGTCTAAAGTCTTCGGCACATAGTTCTAGTTCCATCACAAAATTATCGGGGAGTCTAACTTTAATAGGGAAGATTGCATTAGACCTTACTATATCAATGTAAGTATATTCCAATGATTCTGCTGTAAATAATACATCTAGTTTCATATATAAGTAGTGTCTAATAGATTAATAACTTCTGGATTTCTCTTCCAGAATATAGATTTTACATCCAGCATTCCTATCTTACTTGTCTCTATTCTATCAACCTTAAGGCTTGTAAAGTTATAATAGTTAGCATAGTATGGGCCATAGAATGCACCTACCGCAAAATTATTGGTTATAGACTCCTTACACATATCTATTACCTGCTTAGAAGTTAGATACTTACTTACATTACGATACTCACATAATACTAGGTACAATTTCAATGGTTCAAACAACATAACAGCTTTGTCAACTCTAAAATAGTCTATGTAAAAAAGAGAGTTGTACAGAGTATTCATTAAGTACTCCTCTTGTTCTTTCTCACTGCCACTATTTCCAAGTACCTCCTCTATCATATTTGATGGATTAGCTTTATGAATCCTCAAGTACTTACTAAGTTGGTAGGTACTATCTGTAAATCTAGGGACTTTCACTACTAGCTCCACACATATCTTCAAACGATTACCTGGATTATATGCCGCTACTAATTTCATATACTGGTTTTATAAAAGTAAGGCTACCTAACATAGATAACCTTACTCTAATATTTCTAGAACTTGGTCTTAATCTCATCAATCAAGCCAAACTCACCATAGACACCTGGAAGACACTGACTAGCCATCAACCAGTTATCTCTCTCACAGTCAGCATTTACCTCCTCATAAGACTTTCCACTAGCCTCTGCAAGAATCATCTGAAGCTCCTTACGTAGTACACTAGTCTCCTCACTAAGAATTCTGATGTCAGTTTCTTGATGATGACCTGCACCTGTACCTGATAATGGCTGGTGGATCATAATTCTAGAGTGCTTAAGTGCGTATCTGTGACCTCTAGTACCACCACACATCAAAATACTTCCCATACTAGCTGCCAGACCAATACAGTACACATTGATCACTACACCTTCTGCCTTAATCATTTCCATAAGATCATAAAGTGCAAGGCCATAGTATACATCACCGCCAGGAGTTGCAATATACATAGTAATTGGCTCCTTACTGACAGCTGCCATATACAAGAGTTGACACATTGCCGTTACCACTGAGTCTCTATTAACATCAGCATCAAAGAACAATGTACGATTCTTGAGGAGTTCAGAAAATACATCAACCTGTACTGTTCTTATGTTCTCACTCTCCTTGATAATATAGGGAGATACATAATCTTTCGGTGTATCTATGTTAATTCCACCACCTCTAATAGATGATGCCATAACTTGTAGTCTCTCATTACTGATACCACTACTTACTTTTCTACCTCTCAGCTTACTAAAAATACTTTTCATTTGTTCTTTTATTATAATTACTAAATACTAAAATTTTCTGATATCTTACAAATTTCCCAGATTAAACACCATAGTTTTTGTCTATATAAGAACTCTCTCGTCTCTGAAGGATGGGTTCTCAAGTCATCTAGGCCGAACTTACCTAAAAACCTCCCTGCATTTCTGGTATTTACCTTCATATACTTAGCTTGATCTACATCACCTAAGTATAATCCTGATATATCCTTTAACTTCTTTAACCACATATACGCTCTATCATAGTAACCCTCTAGCCTACGAAGTTTTAAGCTAAATAACATACGATCTGCCTTACTATATATGACGTAAACAAGAGAGTTGAATTCCCTTGTGACACTATCATGAAATATTGCATCAAAGGTATTATTCATCAAACACCTGCCTAGTTCATCTTTTGTTATTTCATGTTCTACTATGTATTCCCTCAGTTTATCTAAGAATACATTAACGCTTACTAGTTTTCCACTCATACTCCTAGATACCACTTACTTAGCCCACGTTCAAATAATAGACGCAGTATATTCATTGCTTTACGACATCTCAAGTCTATTTCCGCTATATATGCATCTGATGTTCTCTCGTCAGGCTTAACAAACCTGTCATAATTACTCTGATTCACATGTACTGCCATAGGGTCCCAATTGAATAACAGTATATTTGAGACATTATACAGTAGGATAATTTTCTTAAGTTCCCTAGGTGAGATTATTAGTTCTCCATTCTTAGCACTACCTATTATAGACCTGGTTCTTAGATTAATATAATCTAAGAATGAACTAAATAATGACCTACATGAAGTCGCATTATTAGTTATAAAGAGATCACGTACAGTATCTTTTTCTGCTAGCTCATCTAAGGTCCTACTACTTATCATAGGGTCCTTTAACTTATTACTTATTTGTTCAATCGCTAATTTTCTTGTTCTTAATTTTCTCATCTCTATATATAAGGAATTCACGTGCTGGAAGATCTAGAAACCTTATAAGTGAGTATGAAAATAAAAGTAGTAACAGAGAAAGAAGACATAGTTGACGATACTGTGTTATTATGTAAAGAAGGAGTAATGTATAATGATGAACTACTACCATGCCAAGAAGTAATAGAGCTGGGTGGTATGAAAGTTTACGTCCTACACTCCGGCGGAATTGATCAGAGCAAGACAAGTTTTCCAATAAGGGTAGACTTAATTGTATCTGACTTAATGCCGCTCTGTTTTGAACCGCCGATTATGAGGGACGTGGATGAAGACTACGATACCTGGAATGAAAGACTGGGGTTGAGGAAATATATAACCACAGCATTTGAAAACATACAGGCTAAGTACTGGATAAGCGGTGGTAAGGTAAGTGATAATTACTCTAAGAATTATGGTGACCTGTTGTATAAGAACCTAATAAATAAAGAGGAGATTGAACTATGATCAGTAAGGATGTGAAAGAGTTTTTGATCATGCTATTGACTATAGGTTTCATATTAGTCGTTGTGTTTACGGTAGTGAACTTGACAAGGGTACCTAAGTCGGAGTTTCAACAAAAAGTGGACTCTGCATTAGACGCAATCAAGGACACTAAGAAAGATACAGTGATCACAATAAAGAGTGGAACAACTAAGATGGTAATTAGGGTTAAGAAATAATGGAAAATTTATTAACAGCAAGTGAATTAAAGGACGAGGTACTAAAGAGAGTAAAAAATTTAGAGCCTCAGATAGAAGATGAGTGTAGTAGGTTAATTGAATCACTACTAAACGAACTAGTAGCCGGCAAAAACTCACTAACTGAAGAATATAATAGCGAAGTGGGAATTATAAAGCTATCTCTTGTTAAAAATCGACTAACTGACTTAGGATACAAGGTTGAACTAAGGGAGGAAGAAAGACAAGAGAACTACTACGAACACAGCTACTATTATGTGCTGAATGTTAGAATATAAACTTTAATAATAATACTATGAGCGATGACACAGTGGCTAAAAAATTAGTTGGCCTGGAAAGTAAGATGAAAGAATTGCTAAGGAAGACAGAAAAACTAAACAAGAAAGCCAAGAAAACAGATGACATAATAGATTCACTGAGGAGAGAAAATAGACTCCTCAAGAAAGAATTAAGTGGTGTCAAACGAAAAATATTGCAAGAATTATAAAATCAGGTTGGGTCTAGGAGAAATACTTAGACCTGACCTTTATTCGTTCGTATATGATAGTTAGACAATTTATGTACGTTGATACTGTAAAACTGGGAATCTATATTTTTCCAGAGGTTCCTATTAAGATATATGGTGCTGGTTACTTTCTAGATTACTTAAGCGAGAAACAGTTTTATGACCTCTTGAATGATTTTAGGTGGGGAAGAAAAAAGGAAGTTGATAAGATCCTAGATTTCATAGGTTACGTTGATAAGCACCTAGTAAAAGTATGGCCGGGGTATTATATTCTCAACTCTGGAAAAATGCCCACTAAGAAATCATTAATTAGGAAGATGTGTATAGAAGATGACGGTAACCTGACTTTTAGACTAGAACAAAGACTCCCAGCAAGACATATTAGGGTTAGCTACGGGAGAGATGAAGTGTCAGATACAGTAATAGCTAAGACATTTAAACGAAACCTAGAAGACTATAAAATACCGCAGAAGAAATTAATTGATAGAATGTGGAAAGAGTCTTTAGTAGAGGGTGAACCGCTGAGGAATAGATTTTACTTGGGAAAATCTGGCGTTATTAATATGCTTGGGTTCTATGCGGCGGGTTATCATGGAATTAATATGTCGAACAATAAATATAAGTACTTATTATGATTAGTCATGTTACAGCTTATACAGGAACAGATGAAAATCCTGGTGATTATAGAGCTTTCAGGTTACGTGATTATAAACTATTGCCTGACAGTACTGGATATCTCTCTGAAATAATAGAGACGGTCTACTCAGCATACAGTGGACTAAAGAAACTAGATCTCAATAAACTTCCACGACTAGGATTTAGTATTAACCTACCGATAGACTTTTTTATAGAGTTTCGGTATGAAGTTTCGTATAGTAAAGGTGGAGCAATAGTAGAGACACTAACTTATCGAGAGGGTATAGAAGAAGATGAGGAAGTTCTGTCTTATAATAAGGAGGACGGACTGAAGCTACTAACAGAAAATCCTGATATAGTAATAGACTTTCTGACTGATGACCTGTATGACTTGGTTAATACAGACCTTGACCTAGTAATTCCAAGGATCATGCCTAAAGTATTTGATGGTATGGTGAATATAAAAAGGGTAGAGATTAGCAAGAAAGAGGAGGTTAGGAAAGGAATTCTAAGTAGGATCAGTGAAAAGTTCTTCAAAGTTGATACAGACAGCGTAGATGACCTATTACTAGTGAAGAAGGAAATATGTAGGGCTCTGTCTAATAGTAAAGATTGTTTCTTAGTTGTCTCTGAGGTACCTAAAGATTTTATTAGTACTGATGTTGACATAATAGGCCTACTAGATAACAGTGAGTGTAGCCTGATCCTAGACCGCCCTACTGAACAAGAAGATAATTTCGTACTACTAAGTTAGCCTAAAAGTCTTATTAGTAGAGAAATAAAATATATTATTAATTAAAATTATGAGAGAAACAGAATTATCAAGAGATTTGAAAGTTATTTTTGCAATGTGTTACAACTTTGCAGTAGAAAATAAGCTAAAGACAGTAACAGTCGACAACTTATTATATAATATTTTCAATTTCTACTTTGAATTTGGTGAAAAAGAGGATCTAGATAGGATGATTGATCAAGAATTCAAGAAGATCCCAGCCGCAAGTAAAATGGATCTCCTAGAAAAGCTGAAGAACCTAGCATCCGAAAGATGTAAGGTTAGTCAAGAGGAAGAGTCATCATGGCTTCCTGAGAATATCGTAATGCATGAGGACCTACAGACTATCTTGGATGAATCAGTAGACCTAACGAAAGATCAAGGAAGAACTGATGGTATCCTTCGAGTTGATGCAGTCCTGAGAAGTATGATGGATTGGATCAAGGAAGAAACGGCAGTAAAAGCAGTGGTTGATTTTGAAGTGCTTGACAAGGAAAAGGCAGATAAGCTTGTGGAACTTGTCAACATGGAACATCACTACATGAACAAAGACTCTATTAATGAGCTCTTTGATTCACTACAAGGTATGCTCAAGGAAAAGAGAATTGACTACGACGACAATCAATCTGGGGTAGTAGATTCATCAAGTAGTACATCATCAAGCAGCACTACAATGAATAGTCTGAACAAAGAGGATGATGAATTCGAAGCTTGGGGACAGAGTGAAGGTATTAATGTTAGTGATGTCAGTGAAGATAGCACTACCCCTACACTTGATTCCTTTAGCCGAGATATGACAAAGGAAGCTAAGGGGGATAACTACGATCCTGTTATTGGTAGAGAGGATATCGTAGATGCAATTATTGAAATCCTTAGCAAGCGTAGAAAACCAAATGTCAGTATCACAGGAAAAGCAGGTATTGGTAAGAGTGCAATTGTTGAAAGACTTGCACAGAGAATTGCAGCCGGTGATGTACCTGAGGCATTGCAAGATAAAAGAATATGTAGTCTTAACCTCAATGACTTAGTAGCAGGTACGAAGTATAGAGGAGAGTACGAAGAGAGACTCAAGAATATTATCAAAGAAGTCTGCAACGATAAGTCAGTAATTATCTATATCGACGAACTCCATAACTTAGTAGGTAATGGAAGTAACTCGGGAAATGGTGATGCTGCTAATATTCTCAAACCATACCTTGCGCGCGGAGAATTTCAGTGTATTGGATCTACAACCGATGAAGAATATAGAAAGTTCATTGAAAAAGATGCAGCACTTAACAGAAGATTCACGCAGGTATCAGTAAAAGAACCAAGCGCGCAAGAAACTGTTAAGATCTTGAAAGGCGTCTGCAAGAAATATGAAGAATTCCACCATGTTAAGATTGGGAAGGATGTCATTGATACTTGCGTCGAATGGTCTCAGAGGTATGTAAAAGATAAGAACCAACCAGATAAAGCCGTAGAAGTTATGGACATGGCTGGAGCAATCGTAAAACTGAAACAGACCGTAGATAGAACTAAGCAGAAGGAACTAGAAGAAAAACTCACCTCAATAACTGACGCGAAAATCAAAGAAGCAATGAATACTAACTTTGATGAAGCTGAGAAAATACAGGCAGAGGAATCTAGTGCTAAGGATGATCTAAGCAAGGAAGTAGAGAGAATCAACAAGGAACTGGGCGACAAAAAGAATTGGCCTACTATTACAGTCGAAGATGTAGCAGAGGCAGTTGGGAAAATCAGTAAGGTGCCAGTTGATGCAATTAGAAAGACAGATCGAGAGAAGCTGAAAGAAATGAAGAACACCCTGGAAACAAGAGTGATCGGACAACAAGAGGCAATCGATACAGTCACTAACGTCATCAATCAAAATGTACTGGGACTTAGAGCTGATCATAAACGCCCACTTGGTAGTTTCTTATTGGTAGGTCCTAGTGGTGTTGGTAAGTCACTCATCTGTAAAGAACTAGCCACTACATTCTATGGGTCAGAGGATAGCCTGATTAGAATTGATGGTAATACACTGAAAGATGATACCTCCGTTAATTCACTCATTGGCGTAGGTGCTGGATATGTAGGTTTTGATAGCGAACCTCAATTATTACAGGTCAAGAGAAAACCTAACAGTGTCCTACTAATCGATGAAGTAGAAAAAATGAGCCCTAAGATCTTTGATATCTTCTTGACAATCTTGGATGAAGGTAAGATCAAATTGGCTGACGCTACTACAGAGGTGGACTTCTCATCTTGCGTTATCATCTTTACTGGTAATATTGGTACGAAAGAACTAGCAGGAGATGTTAATATTGGATTTAACACACCAAACAAAGAAGAGAAGAAAAAGAGAAATGAAGCTATCGTACAAGCAGCCATTAAGAGAACGTTTAGGCCAGAATTCATAGGTCGACTTAGTAGTATTGTTATCTTTAATGAATTAGGTGACATAGAACTTAAGAAGATACTTGAACTGGAACTGGGTAAGATCAAAAAGCAGTTCACAAAAACTAAGCTGTCTCTGAAGGTTAGCGCGAAATTTAAGGATCATATCGTAAAATCTTGTGATCCAAAGTATGGCGCTAGAGACTTGAGACGATTACTAGAAAAGAATCTCATCACACAAGTAAGCCAGTATATGATAGAAAATATAGACGCTACGAAATTTAATGTAGACTATGATGGCAATAATGTGGTGGTGAATTAAAGCAGAAAAACCCTGGGGAGAAAATCCTCGGGGTAATTTTTTTTGCACATTTTCTTTATGTTGCTGAAAAAAACATAAAGCTAAGCCTCTGGAGCGAAGCGGAGGGCAAACTTGAGGTAGTAATATACTTCTGAATTGACGAATGACATGAAGTGGAGCGTCAGCGGAACGAGAATGGAATGAGGAAACAGAAGAAGTTCCATGTCAAAGAGAACTAGCAAAATGATCAGTAAAAGAGATACCTCAGGTCGTTCCACTCCTTCGGCATCACTGATCATTTCACTATACGGCTTCGCCTTAGAGGGATTGAAGAAGAGATTATGATTTTCTCTGACTGGCCGAATTCCGAGATTAGAGCGGAGCGAAAATCGAGGGAATGAGGGTAGTTCCATTACCAAAATTTTATAATATCTTAGCTTTTATATACCTAATTACATACATAATAGTAAATATACATGTAACATTTTTTATGTGATATTATCTATTACTTAGCAATTATATACTTAATTACATAGTATAATGTGCAATATATAATGTAATAAATCTTATAAAATCCTGCACAAAAAATTAAAGGAATATAAGATATTATATGTATATTATATGGGTAATTACACACTATAATGTGCATTTTTGTAGTTTCGAAGAAATAGAAGACTTATTATTGAGAATATAGCTTCGAGCACAATGGGGACGACAGTATGGAGTCTCATGTGTGCGAAGCTTAGCTTGGGGTGAAAGCCCAAGTTAGAAGAGAGTATTTAATAATTATAACAATTAATAATATGAATGTAATTAAACTTGACGTACCTGCAGGATGTAGGTATGTATCAGAAATTGAGGGATTCAAGATTTACGATTTTCCGCACATCTTGAATAAACAAATCCCTGGTTGCGGATTTACGGAGTACTGTATTGACCCTCTCAAGAACAGTGAGAATGTCGTCTTATGTAGTCCTAGGAAGATCTTGCTACAGAATAAGCATGGTCAACATCCGGACACAACATACTTAGTGGTTAATGATTATGAAAGTGACCCAAGTACAGACAAGGATCTCACAAAGCAAGAGAAGTCTAAGTATGATCCGTATAAGGTGGTTGACCCTGAGAAAGTACGGAAAGAGAAGAAGGACAAGGAGGATTTCTTCAAGCGCTTAACAAAGGAGATAACCGGTTATATAACAGACTGTAGGTTCAATAATAAGCCTTTGAAAATTCTTGTTACCTATGATTCATTCAGGATAGTAAAGGATATCATACAGCACAACTTTAATGACATGGATTATAGAGTTGTTATCGATGAGTTTCAGAGTATTTTCACAGATAGTAAGTTTAAATCCGATACAGAGTTACAGTTCGTTAAGTCAGTGCAAGGTATTCAGAAGGTATGTTATGTCAGCGCTACACCTATGATGATAAAGTACTTAGAGATGCTAGAGGAATTCAAGAACCTTCCTTACTATGAACTTGATTGGGAAGCACTTGACCCTGGTAGAGTTAGTAGGCCGACCCTGTATGTTAAGAATCTTGTTTCTGTTTATACTGAGGTTAAGCCAATTATTAAGTCTTACCTGAAGGGAAAGTTCGAGTATAGGTATGTAAAGCAAGAAGATGGTAGTGTAGAAAAGATAGAATCAAAGGAAGCTGTTTTCTATGTTAACTCAGTCAATAACATCACTAGTATTGTCAAAAGGGCAGGCCTAACTCCAGAACAAGTGAATATCTTAGTTGCTAATACTCCTGATAATGTGAATAAGATACATAAGAGGCTTGGAAGAAAGTTTGATATTGGCACAGTTCCTTTGAGAGATGAACCAAGGAAGATGTTTACTTTTTGCACTAGGACGGTTTACTTAGGCGCTGACTTCTATAGTGACAACGCCCGATCTTTTGTGGTTAGTGATGCGAATATAGATACCCTTGCGGTTGATATTACGCTTGATCTCCCACAAATCTTAGGGCGTCAAAGATTAAAAGAAAACCCTTGGAGAAATGAAGCGACTCTATTCTTTAGGCCTATCAAAGGTGCTAATAAGAAGCCAGAGGAAGAATTCAATAAAAAGATAGCAAAGAAAACAGAGAAGACAAAGAGGTTATTAGGTGTATTTGATAAAAGTGATCCAAAAGAGCAGGAGGATTTATCTGAAGTTTTTCAAGAAAATGCTAAGTACGGGCATTATAAGAGGAACTATGTAGCTGTTAATAAAGTGTTCATAGCAGGGGGTGTCAAGTTGGTACCAGTCTTTAATAATCTCGTCAAGGTATCTGAATTGAGGGCTTATGAAATGCAACAGACCGATTATGCTAACAGGTTTACAGTTTTCAGTGCGATCAAGAAAATAGGTACTGCAGACATTGATAACGAGGTTGTTAAAGAGGTACTGAATAAGATAGATTCAATAAAGGATAGGAGAGAAAAGTTTAAGTATCTCTGTGAACAATCAGAGCTTCCAGAGTTTAATATTATCTTAGACAACTTATCTAATACGAGATTTAAGGAATACATAGATGCACTAGGTGTTGATAAGTGTAAGGCGATGAGTTACAAGTTCGGTGATATGGATAAGAAGCTGAACGTAGATAGCTTTGATAAGGATAAACTAAAAGAGGCAGTACAATCTAAGTTCGACCTTAACGTGTTTTATACAAATTCAGCTGTAAAGTCAACATTATCAGAAGTATATAAGGATATTGATTACAGAGCTAAGGCAAAAGCTAATGATATTGAGAATTATTTTGAGTCCTCTTCCTGTATGATGACAATTAATGGGAAGAGAATGCATGGTGTTAAATTAATAAATAAAAAATAATAGCTATGATAGGTAGTAAGATATTTGATTGTGTAGTACTTGCAATAAAAGATCTATACAATACAGACATATCACATAATCTTATACAACTGCAAAAGACGCGTAGTAGTTTTGATGGGAATCTCACACTCGTCACTTTTCCACTGCTGAAGATTTCACATAAGAGCCCTGAAGATACTGCACAGGACCTAGGTGAGTATCTAAAGAGGAATTGCGAAGTTGTGGCTGACTTCAATGTTGTAAAGGGCTTTCTTAATCTCGTTATTGCACAGTCAGCGTGGATAGGTCTGTTGAATGATATTAATGCAGATGAGAAGTTCGGTGAGAAGAAAGTAACGGGTGAGAGTCCATTAGTGATGATCGAATACTCTTCACCTAATACTAACAAACCACTTCATCTTGGTCATGTACGTAATAATCTACTTGGTTGGTCATTGGCACAGATCATGGAGGCTAACGGCAACAAGGTAGTAAAGACTAATATTGTTAATGATCGTGGTATTCATATCTGTAAGTCAATGTTAGCTTGGCAGAAGTGGGGTAATGGTATCACACCAGAACAGGCAGGAAAGAAAGGTGACCACTTAGTTGGTGATTTCTACGTACTCTTCGACAAACACTATAAAGAAGAGTGTAGGAAGTTACAGGAGCAGTATGAGAAAGAAGGTATGACAGCCGATGATGCAAAAGAAAAGGCTGAACAAGAGGCTCCACTGATTAAAGAAGCACATGAAATGCTTGTGAAGTGGGAATCTAATGATCCAGAGATTCGTGCTTTGTGGGAAATGATGAACAACTGGGTATATGCTGGTTTTGATGAGACTTACAGGGCTATGGGTGTTGGTTTCGATAAGATCTACTACGAATCAAGCACTTATCTCGCTGGTAAGAAGAAAGTTGAAGAGGGTCTTGAGAAGGGACTTTTCATTCATAAGGAAGATAACTCTGTGTGGGCTGACCTAACTAACGAAGGCTTAGATCAGAAACTTCTACTACGTAAGGATGGCACATCAGTTTATATGACACAGGACATTGGTACTGCAGAGATGCGTTTCAATGACTATCCTATCGACAAGATGATTTATGTTGTTGGCAATGAGCAGAACTATCACTTCCAAGTTCTTTCTATTCTCTTAGACCGTTTAGGCTTCAAGTGGGGTAAAGACCTTGTACATTTCTCATACGGTATGGTTGAATTACCAAACGGAAAGATGAAGAGTCGTGAGGGAACAGTTGTCGATGCGGATGATCTTATTGCATCAATGACTGAGGATTCAAAAAGTCTCGGCGAGGATAAGTTGAACAAGCTAGAAGGTATTACTGAGGAAGAAAAGAACGAGATTGCGCGTATTGTAGGTATGGGTGCACTGAAGTATTTCATTCTTAAAGTTGATGCGCGTAAAAACATGCTATTCAATCCAGAGGAATCTATTGACTTCAATGGTAACACAGGACCATTTATTCAATACACTTACGCGCGTATTCGTAGTATTCTTCGTAAGGCTGAGGCACAGAACATCACCTTGCCAGCATCACTTAACAACGATGCTCCGCTTAATGAGAAGGAGATTGCACTTATTCAGAAGCTTAATGACTTTGGTGCTGCTGTTACTCAAGCTGGTATCGACTATAGCCCAAGTGGTATTGCAAACTACTGCTATGAGCTGACAAAGGAGTTCAACCAGTTCTATCATGACTATAGCATCCTCAACGCTGATACCGAAGCAGAGAAGATTACCCGTCTGATGATTGCCAAGAATGTGGCTAAGGTCATCAAGAACGGTATGGCATTACTTGGTATTGAAGTGCCAGAGAGAATGTAGTTATTATCTAGTCAGGTTTACAAAATGTAAGCTTGGCTAGTTTTTCCTTTAGTTTCCTTATATGTGTGATAGAGATGCCTGGGGGTCTCTGTTAAACAAGCTCCAGGAATGTATAATAATATAAACTTTTTTATTTTAAGATCTAATGAACAGAAGAATTGTATTAGTAGATCAAGAAGAGACTCCGACCTATGCGCGTTATTATGGCTCAGGTTTTTCGGAGGTTTACACACTTCAGAGCCTGTATGGTATGAGTGAGGCTGAGCGTCTTGCTAAGTTATCATTAGGTGAATCTGACGGTGTATTAATTGTTGGTGGTAAGCCTTTTAAGTATTTGAAGTCTTACTATCATTTTGGTGTAAGAAATGAGACTTATACTGATTGTGCTATGTTACCTCGCCTTAGTATGGAGGGAGGTGCATTTTCAAAGGTAGTAGTAGAGTATCCAAGCCAAGAGGACATTGATTATTTCTTGAGTCCTGAGTTTGTGAGGCCTGTTAGTTTTTCAGGTTTCCAGCACAAGATTATTCACGATTATCAGGGTGCACTTAGGTTTCTTGAGTACTTAGATAGTCTTCCTCTCGAGCAGCACTATGGAATGGACTATGAGGCGAGTGGTATGCCGTTAGATAAGCAGTTCTGGTTAAGTGGTGTTGCGATTTGTACGGAGAGGTTTGGAGGTTTTATTAGTCTTACTGATATTCGCCATTCTTATCCAGAGGGTTCACCTGAGTATAGTAATCTTTTGAGACTACTGGGTGAATTTTTCAAGAAGAGGATGGATCATATCTGGACTTACAATATGCAGTATGAGTGGCAGGTAAGTCATAGGGTACTTGGTGTTGACTTATATAATCTATGTGATGCTAGCGCTGTCAATGTAATGGATGGGTTTCACCTTAAGAAGTTTTCTCTTAAGTGGACAGCTCAGAGAGTCCTAGGCGTGAATGTATGGGATAGTGAGTTTGACAGGATTAGTGAGCTTATTGATTCAGGCTTATATGAGATAGTAGGGAAGCTTAAGAAGGATCAACGTAAGGTATTCAAGGTAGATAGGTCAAGCTTTTACAATACGCCTGAGTGGAATGAGCTGAGTAAGAGATATCCAGACTACATAGGGGAGTTCAACAGTCTTATGTTAGAGTATTGGGGTTATCCTTTTATGTGTGTGCCTAGTGAAATTCTTGGCCATTATTGTTGTCTTGACTCATTCTATACTCTCCTTATTGCAATGTCTAGGTTTGATACTTATTCAGAGGATTGTTGGAAGGTTAACTTAGACAACATTAGGCTTGGTGCTAGATTAATGGGTAGTGGTCTTTATATTGATGAGCCATTCAGACAGAGCTATGAAAAGTACTGTCATGAGCAAATGGCCTGGAGTATTACATATTGTGCTCAGGCTAGGTGTTATATTAAGATGCAGGCTCATTCAAAACAGGCGGCATCATTAAAGCGTTATCATCCTGTGGCGGTTAAACTACTAGAACAGGGTAAGTTTCATAATGGAGATGTAGTAGAGATTGTAAAGGACCTGCTACTTGAGAACTTAGACAGTATGGATTCTTATAGTACTGGTCTTAATGAGGGCGGTATTTTGATTAAGTATGGTCCTAAGTTTGCAAATGGTTTCTTAGATATTGTCAGGGGTGCGATGTCTGAGGTAAAGATGGCGACAAAGATAGATGAGACAGTTAAGAGAAAGAAAAAATTAATCTCTCTCATTGCCGATAAGTTTAGTGATCTTGTTGGTATTAGGTCGCTTGAATTAGACCCCGCGAAACACCCAACGAAATTCAGGAAGCATGTAGAGCTGGAGAAATATTTATACTATAAGAAGGCGTATGCAGAATTAGAGAAGGTGAAGAAGCAGCTAAGTGATATTCATAATGTACCGGATGTGATCTATGCATTTGGTGAGAAGCGTCCGTTGGTAGAATATGCGGGGTATGTTAGCGACAATTATTTCAAGTGTAAATCGCCAATTGAAAATGATCAGATTGCATTTGAACTAGCTACCTTATATCGACCTCAGACATGTTACTTGGCGGCTATGATAGAAAGTACCCAACAACTAGAGGGAACAGATAAGTTTTACAGTGATCGAGGAATTACTGACATTAACGTTGGGTATAATGAATTTTTTGAACAGTGGCGGTCATTTGTTGAGAAAGAGCCAGGGGTAAGTTTTAAGTATCCAGAAAAGGTATTTAATATTGCGCTTACATCTTGGCAGGCTACTAAGAAACTTGATAACATGACTGACGGTGTTAAGGAGATATGGACAAACTTGAGAGGATTTCAAGCGCAGACAACATATTTCCCAGCCCTCAATGAACAATATACTGGTTATGAAGAGCATTTTGAACCTACTGACATGGATGATGATTTTTACTTCATGCGGAAAATGGTATTGAACTACTTAATATTCAAGAAGTATTCAAAACTAGATTCGACATATGTAGGCTCAGATGGTATGTTTCATAAGACAGGTAAGTGGGTAATAGAGGGTCAAGATCATATACCAATTAGAGAAGCGGACGAGAATGAACCTGGTGCTGTCTGGAAAGTATTTACAAGATATGAAGTACTGAGTAAGAGTAGTAAGAGGTGGTCAAGTCCTTTCCACACTATGAGAAATTGTAGCCTTAGGTAGTAATACTTAAGTGAAAAGGCTGTGAACTAGTAAAATGCTAGGTGTGAGAATGTAGGAATTCTTGCTAACGAGGGAGGCTAAGTTATGGGAGTAATATGCTAATCTCGTGCCAAGTCTAAGTAGGGAGACTGCTTAGAAAGGTGTAACGACTATCCTGTTGTGGGGAGTAGGGGTCAAGTGAAATTCTTGGCTTCGAAGTGCAGCCTATCCAGTTAGAGAATGCTGGATAATGAAATAGTCTTGCCTTATTGAAAAATAAAGGAATAACAGAATTAGTCATGGAGACTGTAAGGATGTATTATGTCCTCCGCCTTCATGGGACTCTAATGGTAATATAATATATGGTGGTTCTTCACAAATACTAACGTACTTTGACATTATACAAAACTAGTGTCACTTGGGAGCGATCTCAAGAACAAATAACCTATCTATTGCTGAAAAGTCTTAACAGAAGATATGCTGAAGATAATTAGCAGGGAAGACATAATATATGTAACCCTCAACGACTATCCCTGTAGTGGGGAGTACACTTGAAATCGCAGAGTGGAAAAGGTAGGGTTCTCTCAGGTTAATAGGGAGAATGTGATATAGTCTGAACTAGGTAGAAATACTTAGAAGTTCAATAATGAGAACTGGGAGCAGGTTGCGTAGCTCTTGAACATATTGTAGTAGTGCAGAGGTAAAATCAGCGGGGTATGCTAGTGGTGACCCTAAGTTGATAGCAAAATTTGAAGAAGGATCAGATATCTACATATATTCTGCGAAGCTCTACCTAGGTGAGAGTGAGTGGGATAACTTAAGCGATAAGATGAAGAAGAAATGGAGGAAGCGTTTTAAGACTATTTTCCTTGGTGTCTTGTATGGCCTAGGTAAGAATTCATTAGCGGAGCGACTTGAATGTAGTCTGAATGAGGCTGATGATATTATACAGGGTCTTTACAATTCATTCCCAAAGCTTAGAGAGTATGTAGCAAAGCAAGGTTCTTATCCAATGACTCACGACGGTTATATCAATACATTCTTAGGGGATAAACTAAGATTGATTGAGTATACTGATTACCTACCAAAGGCAACAACAGATCGTGAGAGAGGAAATATTATTGCAAGAATAGAAAGACTCGGTACCAACTTGCCAATTCAGGGAGGTACAAGTTCAATTATGGCTTGTGGTTTCTATAATAACATTAGGAAATCACTAGAAGAGGGTTGGAAACAGCCACTTCAGCCAATTATCGTGGTGCATTGACAGAATGGTGCACATTAAACCTACTAAATTGCTGGGACGTCTTGTTAAGCTGTTAGTACTTCTGATTTAGTCACAGAATGTAACAACCTAACAGATAGAGATAATCAGCAGTGAGCTAAAAAGTTTACAAAATTAAATAAATAATAAAGATGATTTTGAATTTAAGGTTTGATTTTAAAGATTTAATAAATGGTAGAAGTAATTTACCAAGTCCAATTCTAATAAAAGAATCTATTCTCTATAGGATACATGATAAGAAGAGAAACAAGAATTATATAGGTACCGCTAAGTATGGAATGCTAGATAGATTATACAATGGTTATTATAGTCATATTAATCTATTCAATATGAGAGACAAGACAAGGTGCAGGGGTATGTATATAAATATGTCAGATTGTATAGAGGATTTTGAATTATATTTAGAGGAAGTAGAGAGTCCTAATAATTATCAGCATATACTAAAGAGAGAAACTGAACTCATTGAACAGTATGATTCTGTACTAAATGGATACAATCTCTGTTTAGATGGCAAACCTGGTTGGAAATCAAATACAGTGTGTGTAAATGATGGAAACTTTGATTTATATATACGTAAGGAGAGTGTTGACAGGTTTATAAAACAAGGATATGTTCTTGGGTCTTGTAAGCATTATAACTTAAGAGGAACTATTTGGGTTAATAATGGTGTAATTAGTAAGATGATAAACCCGTCAGACTTTTTAAAGTTTGAAAAACTAGGTTATAAGAAAGGTAATCTAACTTCACCTAATAGTGGAAAGATGTGGGTAAACGACGGGGTTGTTTCAAAACTTATTCCAAAAGATCAATTTAAAAGTGACTTATACCGTGATTTTATACATACAGGTAGATTAGAAAAACCTAGAAAAAAGCGAGGTAAGTATAAGGCAGAGAAGAAAACATTTGTTAATGATGGAATTAAGGAACTAAGAATACCTTTGTCTAAAGTTGATGATTTTTTATCAGAAAATCAAAATTTTAAGAGAGGTAGAAAAAATAACAAGGTAGTCTGACTAACTATCTTATACATAGCTCATTCAACGACTATCGAAAGGGACAGTACATGTTAACCGAGTAGAGTAGAATATAAACGTTTGATATTCGAAACAGTAGGCAGTGTAAAAGCTGAAGATATAGTCTGGTCTAGCTCGAGAGGGTTAGCAGTGAGGTTTTTCTTACGGCTTAGGTGTAGTGAACCTAGGTGAACATTTACGGATTCTAATACTAACTATATACCAGTCGAAAAGGTATTTGAGATTAGAAGATTTTACGATAAGAACTATACGGATTTCTGTGCAACAATAGGACCAAAGATTAGATTACTTTTTGACTTGCTAGTAGGTTATAGTTATGAGGAAGCAAACGAACTTAAGACAATTGATGAAAATACGATTGAGTTTAAGGGAAGTGCAAAGTCTATCTTAAAGCTGTATGACAAGATTATGAATTGTCCACTTGATGTTGAGTGTGATACCAGCAGAGAAGATATTGTGGGGGCTCAAAAGTTAGTAAGCAGCCCATACTATAGATTCATACTAGAGGGCGGTTGTAATATGTCAAAAGATCAAAGCAAGATAAAGGTTAGATTCCACAAGAAGTAACTATAACAGGCTGGGTACTAGGGTTTAAGTCTCTGGTACCTAGTTATTTTTAGCAGACCAGTGGCGTCAATACCTTATATGTGTAAATGAAAAAACGTAATATGGAAAGCAGGTTATTAAGTGAATTTAAGAAAGGAAGTAAGTGGTACATGGTTGAGGGTGGCCAGTTTGATGAGTTTAGTCCTCGTATTGTCAATGTTGTGATTGGTGATACAGTAGAGGAAGATGCAGTAAAACGTACTCTCAAGCTTCAAGTACTAGATGAGAAAGGAGGATCGGTTGGAAAGATTAGGTTCCAAGACAAAGAAGGTAATGGTGAATATAGTACTTCTGATATTCCGCTCTGTTCTATCAATCCTGGAAACTTACCCGGCAGATTCAGGAGGTACTATGATTTTAACTTATTCAGTACTATCGAGCCTGCATTGGATGAAGTGGAGAAGAGAATTACTGACATTAAGGAGAAGCTCAGTGAGGTCAGGAATAGGATGTTAGAGCTTGGTACAGAGGAGACAAGACTTGAGGAATTGCTTTGTACCAGAATCCTAGTGACTGATAAGGGAAATTACTGTACCTATCAAGATGCTAAGACAGGGAAGAGAATTAACTTAAGTAGTGGGTGTTACTATAAGGTTGGCACTATACTGTACTTATATGATGGATTCAAGCTCAACAAAGTACTATGATAGACCATATATACGATGATGAATACTTTGAGGGAAAAACTCTTTACTTAGTAGAGGGAGGAGTACATGATAATTTTAGCCCAAAGATTAGACAGGTTAAGGTTGGACTATTCTTTTTAAGTCCAGTTGCTAATAAAGGCAGGTGTGAGAAGTTCTATCCTATTCTCAGCGCGGATGGTAATTTAGTATGTAATGTCTGTTTTACTAGGGTGGATAATAACCCTTACTATCAAAGACTTAGGTTCATGTCTGTCTTACCTGGTAACATAGACAAGAAGTTCTACGCTAGATATAACCTCTTCGATAACTTAAAAGATGCTGGAGAGGAAGTATGGAAGAGAAAGAGCGAAGTACAGAAAAGAATTATGAACCTACAAACCTCTATTTCAGATCTAGAGAGGTTAACTAGGATGATATAGTATTAAACCAAAATAACAATTATGTACAAGACATTTAATTTTAACTTACTAAGAAGAAATTTTTGTGGCAATATTAGCTGCAAGAAGGATAATGATGTAAGGTGGGGTATTAGGTTTGAGTATTGGAAGGGTAAGCCAAAGAAACTGGTATGGCTCAGAAAATTTGAGATCAGCCTCTATAAGTTTCACCTACTATCTAACCTCTATAGAAATTCAGAGGAGCGAGAAAAGGAGGAGAATAAGCTTAAGATTATGATATACAATACAGAGACAGTGGTACATAATGGTCTTGACTCTATTATATCTTTCCGTATCCCTTGCCCTTGTAGAAAATCAGTTGGGGCATTACAACAGGACCTTGACTTGATTAGTAAGAAATTAAGAGATGCTAAGGATAAACCAGCAATCAGAAAGGAACTAATGAAAGAGTACCAAGAAACTAGGACCTACTTAGATCATAAGGAAGGTAGATTATTAGGTAGTTGGCTCTTTGAGGGTACACTTAGACAGGCACTTCAAGAATTTCCAGACATTATTAGACTATGTACGAAATAGAGGATGTAATTGTTAGTACAGAGAAGCAGGAGAATGGAGTCTTACTTACCTTCTCTATGTACGGTAGGACGCTTGGTACGGAGATGATATCAACTACACAGGCTAAGTTATTAAGAGATAGTTTAACAAAAATACTAGAAGACGATGGAATTGAAAGAGATGATCAAGAAGAGACAGGTGAGCAATTTTGAGATAATTAATAAGATTGTCATGTACCTCACTAAGTATCCAGACACAAGATTTCACCAGGCCTTAATCAACTTGGGGGTAACTGAAGTAGGAAGAGATCAATTCTATGAGGAAAGTGTTACTACCTTAGAAAGAATGATAGAAGATGAGAATTCTAGGAAGTCATAATTCACTATCCTACTTAAGACCTAGTTCTATCTTATTGTGGCCCTTTCATTTCACTGCTAGATGTCAAGGCGTGGATATTAGGGCGCAATATAGGCTAGGTGTAAGGGTATTTGATATTAGGTTGTGGTTTGATAAGAATGGTAAGCCCCTAGTAAGACATGGGTGGATGACTTTTAAGTGTAGTGTTGAAAAGCTGAGTGGTATATTAGGCTGGTTAAATGAGAAAGGTGATACTAGTGTGAGATTAATACTAGAAACTCCGCCCTTCTTGTTTACGCCTGATTCACTAGCAGTAATGACAGAGAAGAAGTTTTATTTTCTTACATTCTGCACTACACTGATCAATACATTCAGGCAGGTTAAGTTCTTTGGGTTCCGTGAGAAGAAAACGTGGAAAACAATACTTGATGACAGAATTAATGATGAACCAATTCTGATAGATAGGTATAGTAGCACCACGTCTATATTCACGGGAAAACCATTAGAGACTAGTGGATGGAGAAGATGGGTTGGATTTATTGACGACCTATTCCCTTGGTTATTTGCTAGGCTATGGAATAAGAAGATCAGAGAGGAAGTAAAGGGTGATATACTGTTCTTAGATTTTGTGGAGCTATGAAGTTTAAGCTGATAGTAGGTAATAGAAGGTTTCAAGTCGATGAGATTAGTGAGGTTGATCTGATTTACTATGAATGTGAGTATATACCTAGTGTTAGTAGTAATATGAGGTTAGTTGCTGTGCCGAAGGTTAGTGATGATATCTCTGAAGTGCTGAAGCTTGAAGACACTACTAAACATATGCCTTACGAAGTTGACCCAATAATAGGAGCAACTTTTCGCTGCGAAGGGTCTGAATTAAGAGGCATTAGATTCCAAGTGCCGGCAAAGTACTTTCATAGTTTCAAGAAGATTAGTACACGTGAATATTGGAAGAAGGTTGATTGCACAGATGACTTCTTTATTTGTAGCTGCCAGAATGTGCTAGTACTCAGAAATGCACTAATGAACAAAGCGGGACGTGTAGATAATGGAGCTGTGGAATTGACTTTTAAGTTTGAACACTATGAAACATTTCCAATTCAATTACTAGATAAAGTAATAGAAAGATCCTATGAGAAGAAAGAGACTTAGTTCTCTTTCTTTTTTATTTTGTCCTAAATCCCTTACTAGTATGAGGAAGGAAAATTTAATGAACTTTTTGAACAGTGATGACAGGTTTTCGTTCAAGGTTGGTGATTACTTAGTACCAGTCCTCTTTAAAACCTGTCGAAAGTTTATAATTAGTCTTAAAGAAAATAGGAGTATTAATCTAAATCAAGGAAAGAGTAAGTATGTTAGATATTTCGAAGTATTATTGAAGCATTTTTACCGTGATAAGGTTTATTTAAAAGAAGTCCCTTTAGTAATTGAAAAAAGAAAACTATGGAGGAAGTGCTGTAAGAGGAATTTCTTAAGTGATATAGATACATTAAATAAGAATTACTTCTTGGCGGACTATGTCTTTCCTGAGTATAACCTAATAGTAGAAATAGACTCTAACTTGCATAATTGGAGATATGATGCAGCGAGAGATGAGTATGTAGAAAGAATTTATGGATTTAAAGTACTTAGGTTTTATGAGTTTGGGAATAATCCGGATAGAATGGATGAATTCTTGGACTACTTAGATGAGCAATTTGCAACTACTCCTTCCAACATAGTAAAACTAGATTACTCAGATTTAATATTCAAATCTTTTATTTACCAGATAGGGGATTTTTCTTTTAAGATTTTAAATAAGATAGAAAAATACCTAACCAATAGTGGTGAATTAACAAGTAGAGTCTGTATCGTAGATAGTAGTATTCTTAGCAGATATGAACTATCAGTGTTAGAAAATCTGTATTCACGCAGATATATAATTATTGATTATTTTAAGTACACTTATAATATTGATGTATTTATAACGACCTCAAATCCTTAATAGTGTATAATAGGTGTGCGGGCGGTTGTGTACGTAGGAGACGCTTAACACTCGCATGGGCCGAATTTCGTCTAGTTTTATAGGCCTATTAGTACAACTAAAGACGCTAGACTACCCTTGTAGCGGTAAAGGAAAGCTATGTACGTCAGGAGGTTCCATGGGAGATCAAGAAGATATATCATATACCCGGGTAGAACTACGGTACTGGTAGAGATAGAGAGTCGAAAGGATAGTTATTTTTGAGTAACTAGCTCTCTGTCGTTTTTTTTTCGTTCCCCTTAATTCCTTATTGTTGTGAAAGAAGTAATAACAAAAATAAGAAGAAGATGATAAATTTGTATGAGCTAGAAGACATTACATTATTACCAAGTGCTATTAATAACGGCCACCTATCCGCTGATGTTGATTTCTTGGTTAGTGATGAATTAGATGTAACGGGAAGTAATACAGATACACTTCCTATATTCACTTCTCCAATGCCATCAATAGTAGGTAGTGAGAGTGCCAAGATTTATGACTCAGCGGGAATAAGGCCGATCATACCTAGCACTGAGAATATTGACCTGAGACTTAATTATTGCGCTTGGGTATTCTGTGCATTTACGGTGGTTGAGGTAAGGAGGAACTTTTTGAGTACGAGACGAGAGAGTAATAATCAGTTTCATGTCTGTATCGATGCTGGTAATGGTCATGATGCAGGTATTATGTCTCTTTGCAATGAACTTAAGAAGATGTATGGTGGTCAAATCTTACTCATGGGCGGAAATGTAGCAAACCCAGCCACCTATGAGTATTACAGTAAGGCAGGATTTGATTACATGAGAGTTGGTATATCAGGGGGTTCATTGGTAGATAAGTGCAAGTATGGTTTTCACTATCCACTTGCTAGCTTACTCAATGATATAAAGGCTGAGAAGAGTAAGTCTGTGAATAAGAATCTCCGCCCAGTTAAGATAATAGCTGATGGTGGTGTTGATTCGTATCTTCATGCTGTTAAATGTCTTGCCTTGGGTGCTGATTATGTAATGATTGGGAGAGATTTTGCTAGGGTACTTGAGGCAGAGGGTGAAATCTTGATGAAAAGTAGTCAAACAGAGCTCACACCAATCGATAAGTCTACACTGCCACCGGATATGGATCAGTATAAGATAAAGTCAAATCAGTTCAGTAGATATTATTGGGGAAATACAACACCTAAGGTAAGAGCTGAGAGGGCTGGTTTTAAGAGTGTTGAGGACTGGGAAAAATCAGTCGGTAGTAAGGTAGTATTATCGGACTCAGGCTGGGAAAGTGTTAGTATTGAATTAACACTCGATGAATGGATAGATGAATTTAAGAACTGCGCATACTATTCGTTCATGATGACTAACTCAACAACCTGGAAAGAGTTTAAGGAGAATGTCAAATATGCAGTTCAATACTAGGAAGGTATGAAGTTTGAAGAAATTAAAGAATACATAAAAGAAAAGGCCCCTAAGTATGTATATTATAATACGATGGGACCAGTCTGTATTAGTGGAATAATTGGTCTTGATAGGTTGGAATTATCAATAGAGCACTTGACAGTAGTATTCAGCAAAGATCAGGATGGTACTTTAAATATTGGTGTAGATATTCCGCCAGTTGAGTATAATTCGCACTCATGGGGAAATGTTACGCACTGTATCTATTGGCTAGATCTATTAGTGTTCGATATCATTAATAAGTATGAAGGTGAGGTAAGTAAGGAGGTTAGGTTTGAATTTCCTTACCACGACGAAGACACAAGCATTGAAATTCCACTGGGCTACTTATATATCAGTCCGGTTGCTATGCATTTTGTAGTAGGTCTAAGTAATGTAGTGGACGATCTAACAGTTAAAATACTACCACCACGAGGAAGAATAGATTACACTACGATTTATGCATATTTTCCAGACCTACCAATTGACGGTGTTGAGATTAAGGATGGCTTTGATACAATCTGCGGGCCCTTTATGAAACTAATAGGGGAAAGTAATAGATTAGTTATTGCAGACTGTGATGGCCCGCTCTCTAAGTCTTCACCTGGCATATATTGATTTTCTACCATAAATGTACTCTACCTAACTTGTCTATGATAGATAGGTTAGGTACTTTTTTCTTTTTCAACCAGACTCTGTATTATGGCACTGCATCTGGGAAGCCTTCAATTCCTTATTAATGATAATATAGAATACACATTATTGACGAGGAGATTCTACGTGTGAAATAGAAGAAGCTCATATAAATAGTTGATAATGTGTGGGAGAGCTGGGATGTATTTCTCGGCTCTCTTTTTTTGTTTCCCCCTTGATTCCTTACTTGTGTGAAAACATTAATAATAACAGTAAAACATCTATTATGATTAACAAAAGAAATGCAGTACTTTGTTGTTCATGTAATTATTCAGAGGACAACAGGTACTTTAAACTTTATGGACGTAATGAAAGTATGAATTCATTTTATAACAAAAATTTATGGAAAGATTAACAGAACTGATGAGAGTCCAGTTTGAGAAGATGTGTAAGACTGGAAAATTATTTAGGAGTAGTGTAGATCCAGAACAGCTTTGGACTACCTACTTAGAGGGAATGAAGCCAGACCCAACTTTCAGGGACATTGATAGTAGTGTCCATAACTGCAACTACTGCCACGCTTTTGTTAGGAGGTATGGTAGTATTATTGCACTTGACTCTGACCTCAACATTATGACCTTGTTTGACTTGGACATACAGGACAAGGAAGTTGAGGATGAGTATGGTAAGTCAGTTCGTGCTATGTCTGCGCTTATTAAGGGCGCCGAGGTAGGAGGGGTGTTTGTTGAGTCATTATCGTACTTAGTAAATCCAAGAACTCCATACGAATCAAACCCAACAGACAATCAGCCAACTTATCTCCTAGGTGTTCGGCGCAATACAAAGCGCTACTTACTAGAAGATGTACAGAGGTGGCCAGATTCAGGGATAGCAGAAAATCAGACAGTAACGTTCAATCATTTCTACGTTGAGATACCAGCCGAGTTTATCAACAAAACAGGTGATAGTACTGAAAGTTTGGTTGGTCTCGCTAAGTCTAATCATGATGTACTAGTGAGGGCAATGGAAGAGGTTAGCTTGGATACATTAGAGCTCATCAAGGACTTAACACTACAAGGATCACTACTTAACGGTGATTCTTATATGAGTACCCTTAACTTTGCGATTGATTGTAAGAAAGAATACAATCAGGTAGAGCAAGGTAAGAGAGATAGATGGGCTTGGTCAGTATCTAGTAGAGCTGGTGGTAAGTCTAAGTTCTTGAATACAGCAATTGGTACTCTTATGTCTGACCTGTCACAAGGTATGGAGATCAATGAGGCCTGCAAGTCATTCAATTACAAGGTAGATCCAGCCAACTACATGAAGGCTAGTGCACCTATTACTAAGAAACAGATCGAAGAAGCTGAGAAGTTTGTGAAGGAGAATGGATACGAAGATTCATTCAACCGTAGGTGTGCAGTGATTGATGATATCGACCTTCCTAACATACTACATATTAACTCAGATTCTGCAAAGGCTAAGTCTGTGGTAAGTGTATTTGATGGACTGACTCCTACACACTCACAACATAAGAAGGCAGTTTTTGATAATGTTGAGGAAGTAGGGATTGAGAAGTTCATGCAAGATATTCTGCCAGGATGTACCGGTGTGGAATTATACCTTGAGAATCGCCACGCAGAGAATTTTGTATCACTCATTACATCAACTAACAAAGATAGTAAGAGGATATTCAAGTGGCAAAATAACTTCTCTTGGACTTACACCGGAAACTTGGCAGGAAAAAGCATGATCAAGAAGGCAGTGAAGTCGGCAGGTGGTTTTGTTGATGCACCTTTCAGATTCTCAATACTCTGGAACGAAGATGGACGAAGTATTGTTGACTTTGATGCACACCTAGTAGAACCGGGAAGTGACCATATCTACTACGGCTCACACAATATCAATAAGATGATGGACGCTATACCAAGACAAAAGAGTAGTTGTGGTGGTGTTATTGATATTGACATGATTCGACCAAGAGGAGTTGGAGTTGAAAATATCTTCTACCCTGACATGAGTACTGTACGAGACGGCTTATATCACCTCTACATACATAACTTCGATGGTGGTAAGAATAGTGGTGTAAAAGCAGAGGTAGTGGTGGACAATCAAACATTTAACTTTGAGGTAGGCCAGGAAGTAAAGAAAGATGTACAAATAGCAGACATTTATATTAAGAATGGCCAGCTTGAGAAGATTGAAAAGACACCATACCTAGTAAGCAGCGAGACTAAGCAGGTGACAGTGTTTGGCTTGGATACACTAGAATTTCACAAGGTTAATCTCCTCTGCCTTAGTCCAAATTACTGGCAAGAGAACGGTGTAGGTAATAAACACTACTTCTTTATGCTAGAGGGAGCTATGTCACCAGAGGATATTAGAACCTTTCACAATGAATTCTTGACACCAGAACTATTACAACATAGAAAAGTAATGGAAGTACTGGGTCATAAGTGTAGGTGTAAGTCAGTACCTGGGCAACTTAGTGGACTTGGCTTTAATGCAACAGTCCGTGATGAGGTAGTAGTGAGATTAAGTGGATCACATAAGAGAGTAGTACGAATTAAATTCTAAAAAAAGTATGTACAAAAAAGCAATGAAACTCCATCTTAGATATACTACTAAGATTGGACAAGTGACAACAGAAGAACTTTGGAGCCTTAAGATGTCAGATCTCCAAAGTGCAGTAGAAGACGCATACAAGGAGAAAGAAAGACTCCAAGGTGCAGGTGGTCAGGGTGAGCTTAGTTTCTTAGAGACAAAGCCACAAGATCCAGAGATTGAACAGGCAGTGCTCCGTTTTGAAGTGCTTAAGGATGTTTACTTAACAAGGGTAGATGACAGTAAGCAAGCAAAGGAGAACTACCAGACAAGCAAGGAGATTCAAGAGCTGGAGGATATACTGGCTGAGAAGAAGAGAGCTGATATCAAGAGCATGTCTGCAGAAGATCTTGAAAAACTTATCCAGGAAAAGAGGGGTAAGCTGAGTAAGTAAGTGCAGAGAATAGAGGTCAGTATGTTGGCTTCTATTCTTTTTTTTTGTTCAGGGGAAGAAAAGAAAAATACTCATACCTAAGATTTCTCCTAAGTATGAGTAAAACTAGTTTATTAAAGCAAGATCCAGAGCACCAGTAAGATTCCTAGTGCTACTCCAATAAGATCTGCTACAACGTCACGTGCCTCTGGTGATCCATTATTTTTTTTATCCCAGACTTCCTTCACAATACCAATACCAACTGTTAAGACTGATGAAACAATAAGAGTCATCATTAGTGGCATGCCGGTAAGTGCAAATAGTTTATACAAGAATACAGCAATTAACATACTAACTACTGCATGCATCCATTTATCAACAGGTATAGATGCAAGACCTGATACTAATTTCTTTATCATTACGTTAGTTCCCAATTTTTATTTTCTAACATTGTCTTATATTCCTGAGGTATCCTAGATTTATCAAAACCAATAGGTAGTTTAAACTTTCTCTTATTATTGTTAGTTCCTACCCCCCTAATCGCTGCAAGAATAGATGCAAGGTTTAGGTTTCTTCTATAATACATACAGTTAAATTCGCCAGAGTTGTACCCATTAAATACACTAACATCATCAGTCTCGTTATGATCGCCAACAATAGATTCTAAATTAAAGCAATCGTTTAATACTTCATCTTGATTATTAACTATAGAAATCGGAGTCTTGCTGTAGGTTAGGTCAATTTTAACAAGGGTATTACATCTATTAAAAGTTTTTTTATAATAAGAACATCTGATAAGATTCCAACTTGAAGAGTCCAATTCAGTTAATCCTCTACAATCATCAAAAGTACTTCCTAAATCAGTAACTTTCTCTAGATTCCACTTACTTGTATCTAGGGACTGTAAGGAGGAACAACCAGAGAACATAGACTGACCATTACTTAAGTTTCCTAGATTCCACTTACTTGTATCTAGTGTTTGTAAGGAGGAACAACCAGAGAACATATTAAGGGCGAAGGTTACATTATCCATCTCTATATTTCTCAAGTCTAATCTGGTCAATGAACTGCAGCCTTCAAACATTCTTTCAGTATTACTACTGCTAATTGTCCAATTACTCGTATCTAGTTCTGATAATTTAGAATTTCCCCTTAGAATACTACTACCTACTACATCTAAACCGTACCTAGTCGTGATTTTTCTGAGCTTACTACAGAATATTATACAGTTTGCATACCCACCTAATGACATATATGGTAGGCTAAGTTCTTCTAGTTCACTACATCCATCAAACCTAAGAGTTTCTAAGTTCCTAAAATATTCTAGTTCATTAAATCTTCTAACCTTTTTGTTACTAGCAAAGTCAACTCTCTTACAGGCTAGTACTTGTTCATAGGTTACTTCTCCTGCTACACCTTTTACACCAGGTACACCATAATTATTATTAGTAATACCAGATTCACCACCTATATTTTTAACCAGGTAACTCTTAACTTCGGGATCTTCAAAAACCATTATTGTCCCGCCATAGGTTGAAAACCCTCTCTCAGGGTCTCTTGCGTTCTTATAAAATATATTCTCTTCCATATCCAATAAACCAAACTCACCATCAACCAGCCTCTCCACCAGCTTAAGTCTTTCTAGTGGTATGTTTTCTAGGTTTGCGAGTCTCCTAAGTTCTTCCATGCTAGTACTCGTCCTAATTTCCACATACTGGTCCTTAGGTGTACTTTCTAGCTGGTGATGAAGTCTACTAATTAAACTCATCTTGACTGTCCTCCAAATTCAAGTACGCCGTCAACTATTGTGCAGGTGTAGATGTGATTAGGGAGGATAATAAATGTTCTAGGTACCTTAACACTACTTGGGAATGTGATTCTAGGTACTACGTTGCCGGTTGTAAATCTAACTGCATATTCGTTTACATACTCACTACTACCTTGTCCCAGTGCTATTGTTAGGTTCCCACTAAGTTCACCTGTCCACTCTGTGAAAGTACCAGGCTCTATTGTTACATTCAAGTCCGTCCCTGCGTCCTTTATTACCTTCACAAGCTTTCCACTCTCACCTTGTTCACCTCTTACGTACTTCTCTGTCTTATCGAACCTTGACTGCGCAGTGTTCCATTCATACACATAGTTATCAGTCCCGACATAAGGAAGGTGATCTCTTATTTCCTCTGCACTACTTACGGCGCTTGTTAGTTTATTTTTCAGTCCTTCATACTCAGTCGCCCTTTGTGTTTCGGAACTAGCTCTACCCTGCTCTGCTTGATCCCACTGTGTATACTTAGTGGTTCTTTCTAGCTCCGCTGTTTTTCTATCCTCTTCTGCCTGCACCCTGAGTAATTCGGCTGCTTGTCTATCTTTTTCCTTCTTCTCCCTAGCTTTTTCTGCCTCTACACGTCCAGACTCATTTACATCTAGGACTTGGTTTTTCATTCGTAGTTCTGCATCACTAGGGGTTGGCGTTTCTATGTCAGGGTAGTAGTAGACTTTTCCCTCCACTACTGATACACATGGGTTAGGTATTTGTCCCGCCGCTAGTGCCTGATCATATTCTGCCTTAGTCCTGAATGTTTTTAAATTTCTCATGCTCCACCTCCTAATAAGCTAGTATATAATGTAAAGTAGCATACCATCTCACACCAAAAAACGAATCTGACCTTATCTATCTTATCTTCTAATCCTGGTCTTCTTAATTCACGTGGGTCAAACTTAATAGACACTGCTAGTAAGAAAAGCGCCGGAATCCAAGCTAACATACTCCAAGGATTACCATAGACTGCAACGAAGATCTGAGAAAATACTGCACTGACAATGGCTCCTATGTTATGTACTGTTCTATCCTCATCTCTAACTCTCGGCGCGGCTCCTACTAGCAATGAACCAAGAATACCTAAGAATGGAATAATCTTAAGGTCTCCTGTCATATCCATAGCCTGCGGAACGATTAAGAAGTTACAGATCCAGATAGTGAGTGTGAAAATGAACCCCCTTGGTATGTGATAGTATGTTTGTGATAATGACTCTGGAATACCGTACTTAGTAGTTGTCCAGAGTATATACGTGAGAAGTATTATGAACGATATCCAAGATAGTATCATACCGTTATATTTAATTTATCCGGATATCCCTTTTCAAAATCATACTTAACAACATCACCTACAGAAGTTAACTCGCCGATTGTTTTCTTATGCTCCGCCGTCCTATTAAAACAGTTCATTGCATAAACTTCAATAGCGCTTAGTAGTTGAATCGCTAAGTCACAAGGTATTTCAATCTTAAATGTACCAATCCAGAAAGTAGTATTCTGATAACCCATGTCTTTCTGAATTCTAGTACTATTCATAACTCCTACTCTTGTCTCTTTATCCAACCAAACAGGCATACTATTTAAGTAGAAGCAGTTAATATTATCACTACTATCAAAAGATTCAAGATCGGATATCTTCGCTTCTTTGATAAGTTGTAGGGCAGTTACTTCCTCAGACTTAGATTTGGAGGTTTCAATATACTTAGCCTTGAAAGTTTCAACGCTATAAGAATTATCACCTTCCCTATATGTATCTACTTTCTTCTCCTCATCAAAGTAAACCCTCCATGTATTTGTATTGCCCTGACTCCCCACTAAGAGTAATTCAGGATGTGACGTTGTTGAATAATCAATATTATATTTCATTGTTGGTTTGATATATTAATAATTTACTCGGGTGGATAATAACAAAGTCTAGTACCTACACCGTTCCAAAAGTCATCACAAATTCCTTGGCTTAGATAATTAGGTTTGAAGTATGTAAAACTAGATTTATAGCCTAAAATTTCTCCATGCATACCTCTACGTGTATATTTTGCGAAACCACCAAACAATAGCTGAGGGCCACTTACTTCCCATCTACTGTCCGAAGCGTAGTTTTTTCGTAGAAAGTAGTCATCCCAACAGGCCCTAAAGTAGGTAGTAGTACTATGATTATCACCCGCTTTTTGTAATTCGTAAGGTGTAGCAATAATACCACAGCTAAGATTATTTACAGTATTTGCTACAGTTGAGGAAATTTTATATAGAAATGGTATCTCTCCAAACCCTTCAACAACTATATTACCCCTAAAATCAGATAAATTTACCACCATATTAACGCCTCTAGGTAAGTAAGATACTTCTCCAACTAAATTTTCCATACCCCTATATCTATTACTGATACAGGTTCTTTCACCATATTTTCTAACTTTTATACCAGACCTACCGCCTAGGTTGTTTGTCTCTCCGATGTATTTTGGTGATTTTGGCATATATGGGCTTTCATCATCTGCCATATAACGATCACTTACAGTAATTACATCTTCAACTATCCCTTCAGTATTTAGAGCATCTACTAAGTTTACTTCTTTAAATTCTACAAAATAAAGCATAAAATTAGATAAGTAGGTCATATAATCAAGGCTACACCACCCAGTTTCTCTGTCCAGTTGCTTGTTTATATCAAAATTATAATCAATATCATTACTATAGATAGCCTTTCCTTTTGTAGGTTGTAATGTCACATCAGGGTTGTTTTTGTTCTCGCCTTCACTGTACTCATAAGGGACACAAGCAGAGCATATTCCGGCTCTTATTTGGCTATGGTCTGGGTCGTTTGGGTCTATATCTGCATTATAAGCTCCTATGTAGGCCTTTTTTCTTTTGTTAAATCCTGGAAGTTTTGCCTCACTTAATCTAACGGTTAGTTTATTTTTTAGATTTTCGATTTTGTACCAATATTCAGGAGTTTCAACCATTACTTGACCTAATCTTCCATCGACATCAGTAGGAGACCAACCAGATTCTATTGGTAAGTACTTGACAACTTGTCCATCATCGTTTAATATACAAGGTTTTATTTTATTTTGTATTGGCAATAATTTATGCAGTTCTGGATTACCTAGCTCTTTATACTTTAATTGAGGCCTACTAAAGTCTACCTCTACACCATAAGAGTTCGTTTCTATTATAGTATCTCTTAGTGTATCGACCATAGGACTAATCAAGCCAAGTGTTTTCTCTAGTTCTTCTTGTTTAGTACTTAATTGATTTAACTTAGGTATTACCTCAGAGTTTAATATTTCTTTGTCTACTTTCTTATTTAACTCTTCTTGTACTGCACGTGATACTGGTTTATCTAGGTCACTGGTATCATCTACACTACCTAGGCCTACTTGATCTTTCGTTACGTTATGAGGATTATCTTTTCTCGCTGTATGTGTTTCCCCCACCGTCTTAAGGGTTTGCAGTACTGTCTTAACTAGTTCATCAAGTTCCTCTCTTGTGCGTAGTTGTTTTAGCTTAGCAATATCCGCATCCTCCACTAAGTCTTTACCTGGTACCTTACTAACCTTATCATCAAGTGCCTGTTGTACTGCGTTTGATACAGGTTTTTCCATGTCCCCAGTATTATCAACTCTTCCCAGGCCGATATCACTTTTTTCAATTACTACATCTTGTGCCAGCGATTTATTATTGACCTTAATACTTTTATCTACTTTTTCATTAAGCGCGGCGGATACTCTGGTCGAAATTGGTTTATCTAAGTCTCTCGTATTATCAACATTACCTAGTCCTATGTCGGTACTATTCAGATTTACACTTGAGGTAATAGGGTGACCATTTACTTTTATTTCTTCTAAGCTGACATGACCTGCGTTTAGACTATTCAAGGCTTCACTAACGGCTTCTTCCAGTTCATCCATATTTCTATTAAGATCGACCATTCCCGCCGCGATAATACCACCCATAGTTTCAATGTCTAGGTCAATATCACCTTTTACTTTTTCTGCACTCCCTGCGATTAATTTTTCTAAGTCACTACATCTCTTGACTACTACTTTATTTTGAACAGGATTTTCAGAGTTCGCATCCAGGATAGAGTCGACTAATCTTCTCCACTTGCCGGTAACCTCATTTATTTCGTTGTCTGGTAAGTACTGGTATAATTTTCCATCCTCACCGCAAAATGAAATATGCCCTGGATCTATACTTGTCTCTGGGTAGGATTTCATCTTTTCCAACGTGCTAAAACAATCTCTAGCAAAATTAGGCTTCTTACCTTGATAGTCAAAATTATCGCCTATACCTAGCATATTATTATTGTTAATTGTTTTTATTATACAGTGTGCAGAGTATTATATCTACTCTACACACCATATATTATAGTTTATTCACCATACTGCCTATAGTTCGCCTTAATTGGTTCACTTGAGAGTTCCTTGCTTAAGAATCTGTTGGGTACTTCATTCATCTTAGCGAAACCATCAAATACATACCAATCTGAGCTTCTACTTGCATTACCATTTTCATCAATACTATCGGTTTTATTCCAGTTATTCCTACTAAACATATTATTGAATGTCACCTTCAAGTTTCTATCAATACCATTATTATAAGAACCTGTATCTGGATCCCAACTGCTAAGTCTAAAGCAACTTTCCATCTTCTGTATATAGATGTTAGATTGATTAAAGACATCAGTTAGGTTTGAGATTCCCCTAAACATACCGAACCTGAACATTCCCTGTATATACAAGTCAATCTTAGGTACTGTAAAGTTCATAACATTCAAGGTTAGGTTATTAGGCCACATACAACCATTAAACATATCATTCATGTAGAGTCTATTTGTCTTTATATACTTGAACAGGCTTGGTGGGATAGTAACGCTGTATCCCTTTATTACCCCATTCTTTGATATATAATAACCGAGCATCTTACAATTCATGAACATCCTGGTCATATCTCCTATGTTTGGTGTTGGTTTAAACATATAAGGTGGAATTCGTCCTTGTAGTCCATAGATCCTACTTATTCTATACTGTGCTTGATTACCGAATGATTGTCTAGTAGGTCCACAGTCTCTGAACAAGTCAACTACATCAACATTAGCAGTACAATACCTAAGCAAGTCTGGGGCAAATGCAAAACCGCCAGAATAAGAACAACTAACACCTTCGAAAGTACTAGATGTCGTTAGTGTATCTACTGTCTTGGATGGGTCAAGTACTACATCATCTAGCCAATCTATGTTATACTCAAATTCAGTTCCACCAATACTCTCAAACCTCAGCAACCTTGTATACATCTGATTACAAAGTACTACATAATCATCATACCTATTAGCTCTACCTGACCATTTCCACATGTAGGTATAGAGGTCTTTATTTGGTTTTACCTCTGACCATGTATTATTAATCAGAACATACTTAAATGGTTGATAGTCGATATTATAGTCAGGCATATCAAAGTAGGCGCTTCCTGTGTCTGTTGTGAAGAGATAATCATATTCCTCTGCATTACAATTCTGGAAACAACCTCTCATGATTTCTATTGTCTGTCTTGGTATCTTAACTACCTTACTGAATGTATGTGTATTCTCAGCTAGGTCAGGTATCTTAGAAGTTGTAGTATTTCTAGAGATATTCTGCCCTGTCTGAGTGTTATCTACCTGTACTGTTGTGGTTATGACTGTTGTTGGATCAATTACTACTTGACTTGTATTATTAGGAATCTCAGTAAATCTATTATATACAATCTTAGTAGTGGTTCTGGTATTAGCAGGATCATCATTACTAATAATCGTTTTTACTGCCTTACTACCTTCCTTACTATCGATGTCTACAGTCTTAGTATGATCTGAACCTGTTGACCTAATTGTATAGTTGATGTCACCATGATAGAATAATCTAGCTGGTATCATTCCAACTAGCTTATGAAAAGTACCTCCTGTTGTACTTGAGAATGTATAAGCGACACAAGATAGGTTAATACAGTCCGCAAAAGGCTCTGGTAGTCCCCTCCTAGATGGCTCATTTACATTCGTCAGCCTATAAGGAGTTTTGAAATCATAGAAACAGTAACTAATATTTCTAAGTTCAGTACATCCAGCGAAAGTAGATCCTGGTAGTTCAATAGCATCACCGGTTATATTCTCCACCGACATACCCCTGAACAAGCTGACCAACATTGTGATCTTACTATGATTCTTACAGTTCTGAAGTATCCTATAAGGGAATCCACCAACTGAATATTTCTTAAGTCCTGCACCTGTAAATGAATGATAACCACTTGAATAATCATTATAGTTACCAGTCTCAAATGCAATAGTCTTAAGTGAATCAAAGTCCTTTAGTGTATTATCAGTGAGCTCTAGTTTTACTTGCTCATCACCTGCACCTAAGTTACTAACAATGAAAGAACTTGATATGTTTTCTAGTTTCCTTGGGTCTTTAAAAATCTTATCTAGGTTCATCTTACCAGAACCAGTATCACTAATGCAAGTATTTACAATATTAACTAGAGATGCTGGGAAAATACCTAGCTCTTCTGTTATGTTGTCGTAATTTATATAGTTTGTATTCAGTGAGTGTGATATTCTAGTCAGCTTAGGTAGATCTGAGTACATTCCATCTAAGTTACCAATCTTATTCAGTCCACTCTTGTAATTCTTAGTGATGCTGTCAAAAGTACTGAATGTAAGCGTATTGATATCATTAAATACTATACTGGTTGAGAAGTTGTGTAGGTTAGTTATTTCAAACTTACTACTACCCTCTGGAACTCTGAACAAGTATCTATCAAAATACACCTTACTATTGATTACATTAATGAATTGAGTTAGTTTTCTGAGGGGGCTAAACAATCCATCTTCCTTAATAGTTTCTACTCCACCTGTTCTAACTACTGACGGTGAATAGAGTCTACCTGAGATATTGGTACCATAGAATAGACCATTTATGTTTGTAATATTAACGCACTTATCAAATGTATGTCGGTTTAATGAGTTATCGTTTGTGTCACTCTTCCAACCATCCCCTGTAAATCCGATATCACCACAACTAAAGAACAGTGAATCTATACTCCTAACGTCAGGTCCAATACTATAAAGTGCATAGTAGATATCAAACAAGTCAACCCCTGAATAAGAGAAACAAGAATTAACATCACCTGCAACAAGTTTTAGGTTAGTTACAGTATTACCTTCCTGGAATATGAAATTATCATTCTTATAGATTCTATCACTCTCTATTGGGTGTATGTATCTTCCAAACTGATTAACTACATTAGTTCCATTATACCTACCCCCATGTATTGTAAATAGAGGACACCTAGAGAATACAAGTGATCCCATCAAAGTGAAATTACCATATACTCTCTTCAGGCTACTACACTCATAGAATGACTTTGTCTTAAGTGGTGTTGGTTGATCTTGGATATTATCAAACACAACATACTCAAGGGATGGATTACTACTGATACTAAATGAATCAAGTCTATAACCCTTCAAGTCAATACCATTACTGTTACTTGAGTCTTGTGTTCTCAACGTCTTTATAGTAGTACCATCAAGACTAAGTGTTCTGAGTGAGGTAAGTTTAGAGTTACCTGTATTAATCTCAGTGTAATTACTATCTGATATTGAGAGTGTATCAAGTTCTGGTAAGTCATTGAGTGAAATAGTACTTGCTCCTGTGCTACCTAATGACGCAGACCTACAGCCGGATATTACAATCTTCTTAAGCTTTGGACAACTATTAATGTTAATCTTTGGTAAGTAAGACCAGTTATCATTAGAGATTAGTTCTACCGTCTCTAAGTTTGACATACCTGATATTACTACCTGCTTGATTGATCTATTTGTGTAGTCTAGCTTTACTGTTCTAATATTTTCACAATTAGTAACCGCAAGTGTATTAAGTACTTTACAGTTTCTTAAGTCAATATTAGTTAAGAGCGGCTGTTTTTCTAGCGTCAGAGTTTGCACAGAACTATTACTAACGTTCAAGTAGTACAAAGAAACTCCCACTGGTATGATTACGTTGTTGATATCAGACTCACTAACATTCAAGTACGTAATATTCTTAAATGGGTTCTTGTATACATCAGGCACAATATCACTAGCTACCTGAGTTGTACCACTTAAGTCCACAGATTGAATACCCCCAGACTTAAAACCACTGAAATTAAGAGTTTGCAGTGCGAAGTATTCAGGATTAACTTTATAACCTGAGCTATCGAATGTCTTAAGAAGCTCGAAGATATTGAATGAGGATGTAAAAGTTGTAATACCGCTTAAGTTCAATTCTTTCAGTGATGATAAAGATCCATAGTTACTGTAGATATTACCCATGTTCGGAGTATATACAGGACTACCATCTTTATTTTTTACCACTGATGATACTGTTGGTGTTAAACTGTTTATCTTAATACTCTTCAAATCAGACAATGATGTAATCTTATCTGAATTGTTAATGTATGTCTGAATATCTGGTGTGTCCTTACTATCGGCAACAATAATATCAGTCTCCTTGCCATCTTTTACGTAGGTGTATGATACTGACTTATTACCAATATTAGACTTCATGATAACAGGAGAGTTTACCGTCACAGGCATAGTAATGGAACCTGAATCATGAGTAACACTAATACTATTCTTCCATGATATGTTGTAAGTGTCAATGTTATTATCCACCAGGTACGATGCTTCATTACTAAGACCAGCCCTATAACCGAACACACTATCCAAGAATGTAACACGCTCATCTAACCAGTTCTTAATAAATGACATTCGAGTACCATGCAAGTAGTTTCTCTGTGCTGTCTTAATATACTTAACGTTATAGTCGTAGTTAAAGATCAGCTCACCACATTTACTTAGCTGTGTTGTGAAGTGTTTTTCAAAGAACTCATCAACACTCTTAAGCACTGTTGACCTAAGATCGCTCCACATGATAGAGTAGAAATGATAATCACCTGTACTCTTATAATCATTGAAGTAGGTGTCGAAGAAAATCTCTGACTCAATACAACCCCAGAGCTTATTACTATATACCGTAAAGACTGTATTATCTGTCTGCTCAGCAATACCGTATAGTAACATTACCTTATTATCTGGCCCGTTAGTAATGGAATTTTCTAAGGCAGTTGTTGTTACCTCTTCAGCACCAGCATTACCAAGTCCTAGTGCAGTATCCATATCATAGAAAGAAGGTGTCCAATACTTACCACCAGGACTTCCATTCTTAGGTAACCAAAACTTAAATTGCAAGTTCTTACCAAGGGAGTCAACAAGTCCAAACAACATACAGATAACATAATAGAAAGCCGTATTCTTAACGCTCAAGTCAATACCTTCTTTTGCCTGAGGTCTTGTCATTGTGATTGTTGTACCCTGGCTATCTCTTGTTGTGGTAATACTTTCTCCCTCACTACTAGAGATTATGTACTTATTATAGGAGGTATTATATGCTCTCTTAGCTGAACCATTGATATATTCCATCTTAGAGGCGATTGTATTATGTAAGTTTCTGAATGCCTTTGTTGCTTCATCCGTATTCTCAGCATAGACTCTCTTCCATAGCTTATCTACGTAGGTTGCATCATTAGACCAGAAATAACCATCCTCCAAGAACTTAAACTTTCTTAGATTAGCTGGTGACCATTTAATCTGCTGGCCATCTTCATCCTCTAAGAATACACCATTATATTTTATGAAACCAGTTGAATCTCTTACAATGTTGGCTGGAAATCTACTATACTTATCTCTACCAACCTTAATGATAGAGTAGTCGTATGGATCTTCTGTATCTCTATCTTCAAATACATCAACCTTAACAGTGGTACAGTTTTGGGATCTTTCACCCTCATATACTACTGCATTAATTGTATTATCTAGCTCTGATTCACTTGGTTGGCTGAAGAGGTTAGGGAATGTTACATCTTTTCCCGCCAACACATCACCGTATGGATTCTTTAGGTACTTAGGAACTTTATATCCTTGGTTAAACTCAGACTCACGACCTAAGTTAAATGAATAAATACCAAGAACCCTAATATCTCTACTATCACCTGTCTCAGACTTAAAGTTAACAATCAACAATACTGGGAAACCCTCGATTGTTGGTTTTACGGTGACATCTGGCGGAAGACTACCACTAGCCTTCAATGCATCTACCTTAGACTTTGCTGGATAACAGTCTGCAATGTTGATAAGGTTATTAGTTGGATCGTTGAAAGTCTCATTAATAAACTTACCAATCACAGCGTTATTGATATGTCCAGAGTCTACTACATCGGCCTTAAGTGTGAATGATTTTTCTGGGAACCAATCTGACTTAGGCGAGAACATCTGATTACCTTCGAATGTGATCTTAAGGTTTTTGATGTTATAGTTCATAGATGTAGTACCTTGCAGCTCAATTGTTACTTGTGAGCTCTTAATACTAGTAGTGCCTATCTTATATTCAAAATTAGAACTACTACTTACATCAAGACCACCATTAGAAGTACTTGAGAATTGTGAGTAGGTCCAATTAACAGACATAGTAACAATAGGGATAGGTAGTTCAGTAAGTGCACTATCTAAGACAATAGAGGTACCACTAATACTTGCCAAGTTCTTAAATTCTCCAGTCCTAAGGTTGTAGATAGAACTAATAGCACTTGTATCAATTGCTCCAGCCTCACCTGTTACCTCTTCATCGGTTCTAATACTATTATTTCTTAAGAGCTGAGATACAAGTCCACTATTTAAACTACCATCTTCATTTCTCTTAAAGTTCATGTAGTTATTGATATAGCTACAAACTATCTGACCAGTATTTAATGCAATGTTGAAGAATCTAGTAGAATATACGTGAATAGTAGTACTGTTATTTACAACAGTTCTACCATTATCATCACTAGTACCAGAACAAGCAAGAAACGCTCTACTAATGTTACCCATGTTGTAGATAAGTCCCCTACTTGTATTAATCTCTATTGACTGTAAGATAATACCATTCTGATATACAGATAGAGTTGCATAAGCTACTCCATTTTGTCCAGGTCTTGTTAGTACTATATCAACTTGCTGGAAACTATTATCCTGCAATGATCCTACCAGTGTTACACCTTCTACCTTGACATAATATTTTCTAGGTGTGATGAGAATACCTGCACCTGTTTGATCTTTTGGGTTATAGTCACCAAGTTTATAGATTACTGCATTATCGTCTGGATCTTTGCCAATATGATAAGCGATCTGTACTGTGAATGTATAACTATTAGAAGTTACCGCACAGTTCACATCACTTTCTGAACTAGGAAACCAAGATGTAACACCGCTCTTAGTTAGTACTCCGTATGCTGTGTGTGTAAAAGTATATGCACCTTTATAATCACTCTGAATACCTGAATCTGAACCAATATTATACAGGTCTAAGCTACTCTCTGGAATTCTAAAGGTCTTACTTCTACCACTAGTACTAAAGTTTTCATTCCTGTATGTTATATTCTTTGAACTGACCGCTCTTGTACCAGCCTCTCCCCAGAATGTATAATCATAGACTAGATACTTATTAAGGTCATTCATGTATGCCTTAACTGGTCTAGTGTTTGGCTCAATTACTGATATATAAACCCTACCTACATCCCTGATTGTTCCTTGGTTAGCAATAATCTCAATAGTAAACTTTCCGTACGTATTAAAGATTGGAAACTGCGCTAGGTTAATTGGTACTGTTACTTGGTTACCATAGATCAAGTTCCTATCACTAGCAAGAGTAGTAGATCCGCACTTAATCTCATAATTATAGGTACTAGTATTCTCACTAATTGTTGTAAATTGTAAGTTGAAAATACTATCCTGTGAAATTGAAATAGGTGATAGTGGATCAATACCTGTTACTGGTGTTACTAAGATACCATCCGTTACTACTACATTAATAATACTTACTACACTACCTGATGATACTCTATTATTTCTCGTATTAGCTAAGAGGAAATAGATTGGGTAAGATCCTGGCATTGCATTCTTATCAACTAGCTTTGTCTTACCGTTTCCATGTACATCTGAGATTGGAATGTCGATAAAGGAAGCAGTGGTATCAATTCCTAGGAGCTCTATATATTGTCCTGCTTCGCCTAAGTCTTTACCATCTGCCTTGAATACCCCGTCTTGTAGTGTAATAACAGACTTAGCAAAGTAGAGTCTATAATCACCAGATATAGAAACTCGATAAGACATTTGTAATTTTGCATCTGTCTCTCTAAGTGTCTTCTGTGTGATATTAACAGAGCTACTATTTAAGGTGATAGATGAAATTTTTATATCGCATCTTGCAGAAAACTCAGACTCAGACTCATCAAGTGCGGATACCTGTAAGACGACATCACTCTTAGATACACCAAGTAAGCTAGCATCAAATGACTTAACAGTTCCTTTCTTTACTCCTGTCTCCTGGAATACTGCCTTACCATCAACCCTTACGATCACTGTATACTTGCCGGCTGCTTTAGAGTCGACTTTATAGTAGATCTGGTTAATTTCTTTATTCCAGATTATTTCAGATACGGGGTCGGTTCTATTAAAAGGATCTAGTATTAACACCTCTACAGTATTATTACTACCACCTCCACCATTACCCCATCCACCTGAGCCACCATGTCTAGCAAGCCAAGATACATTCTTCTTTAGTATCTCAATATCCTGCCTATCCTTGACAAGTGAATCTTCTATGGATATTGTTCCTTTATTGTCTGCTAAGATAGGGTTATTTGTATAGATTCCAGTAGCATCGCTAGACGCTACTGGCTCCCATTTCTTAGTAGTCTTATTATATTTTCTTACAATTGCCATATAATAATTATAGTTTTATAATCGTTCCACCAGTATTATAGAGGTTTGAACTTAGGGCTGAATTAACGAAGTAGTCTCTATTCTCCTTGACTGTATCGCCATGTGTATAGATCTTCGCAAGGTCCCAATATCCTGCTGGTGATCCCTTCTCGCTACCTGCATCATACATACCTCTGATCTGATACATGTAAGACTTGATTTCACCATCTGTTACCTCATAGACTGTATAGAACGGATAACTCTGCTCTTTTAGATTAGATGCTTTTACGTAGAATCTCTCCCAAGGTATATAATCACCAGCCAAGTCAGAGTTAGATTTATTCTTGAATCCAGTTGCTTGACACATTACATAACTAGGTGCATTAATATTATCTACTACTTCAATTCTACATCTAGCCTTATTATTAATTGCTCTACCTCGTACAAAACTCTTAGCTGCCACACTAGAACCATCGATTGTTAGTGCAGTGCTTGAGTTGTTATAGACCTCATCACACCAATTAGATAGTTCTGACCACCTACCATTAAACTCTTCTACTGTTAACTGCATGAAAGGTTTGAATGATGCAACAGTACTAAACATACCAGTCTTTGGGTCATCAGTTAAGATATCATCAACACTGCTAGTACTTCCGTCAATTCTCTTAGTAAGTGGGTTGTATGTAAGTGGTGCATCATATACAGGTGCAGTAATAGCGCAAGTATGTTTATGTCCGCCCATTACCAAAGGAATTCCCCACAGCTTAAATACTCTCTGATACTCGTAGTTGTGATAACGATTCAAGTATGCCTTAGCTGTTTCACGAGGAGCTGCAATATTATTATCATAGTTCTTGTAAGCAGAATTTGATGTAATATTGAACGGCATCTCATGAGTAAAGACAATGCACTTATTACACTTACCGACTAGGGCAGGATTAAACCTCTCCTGTCTGAAATCAAAGTTACTTGGTATTGCAACCCCCTTCCAAGTCAGTAGGTCCTTGATTATCCATTCTTCTTCGATGTCATAAATCTTAGAAGCATTTTTATTTTTTCCACCTTCTCTAAGTTCATCCTTGATACCGTAGATGGCATTGACTGTACTCTTGTCGAATTTCTTAGCTTTTTCTTTACCGGTTGAATCATATGTTACCTTATTAGAGATTGTACGTGTTTCTGATAAGAGTGATATGAAGTGGAATTTACCATAATTGAAAGAATACAGTGATGGCATCTTAAATGAAACCTGCTGACCTTCATCTTTTGCGGAGGGACCTGTAAATACTTGTGGATTTCTATGATCAATCTCAAAAGTATAGAAGTAGTCGATCACATAGGTATTAATCTTCCAAGGTGACTCTTTTCCATTACCAATATCTCTCATTGATATAGGTGCGAGGTCATTATTTCCGATAGTTAACATTTCCTCTCTATCATCAATTGGCTCATACCCATCAAAGTAGTCAATCCACTCATTAGACCTACTACCATTATAACAGATATCTCCTGTGTTGATTACGAAATTGAACTTACCAAATCTACCGGCAGTTTCTTCTTTCTTGATAAACTTAGCAGAAAGATTCCATACTTCGTACTCTTCCCAACTAGCACCTTGTTGATCGGTTACCTGCAAGAAGTTAAATGTTCCAGCTTGTGCATCAGATATAACAGTAAATTTTCTTACCTTACTCTGATATACACCTTCACTATCATCAGTCTTACTTCTAACTACCTTATATTCATACTCACCAGGTTGAAGTCCAGATATAATTACCCTATGTGTTGTGAGGGACTGTCCATATGCTGACTCCCATCTAACTCTATCATACAAGCTCTTATGTTCTCCATATAATATTGGTGAGGTATTTGGAGTTGTTGCAGCGGAATATACGGCGCCAGGTTTAATTGATTCTACCTTCGTCCAATCTGATGTTCCCTTCTTACGATACCAAAGGAATTCATCATGATAATCCACAGAGTTCCAACAAAAACATCTAGTTGCGCCGTTTGTACCCGCTGTTGCCTGAATACCAAATGTACAGGTTAAGGTACTTGGATGATCAGTGCTAAAGAGTGTACGTGATGTTGCAATAGATTTACCTTCAAATGATGCGCGAGGTGTAAAGTCTTCTACTCGTCCACCTATATTTGCACCACTGATATAAGAAGATGCTAGGAACTTATTATTATTGAAACTACCAACACCCTCTCTTGGATTAGACTGTGTGGTAGGGTCAAGCATATACCATCTTCTAAATACTACCTCACTTGCACTACGTCCCGCCGGTAAGATATAAGTTGCTTTTTCACAGATTGCACTATTATTAAAACTAGCGAGATCAATAAAACCCTTAGCACAATTACTTGCCGCTACATCAACAGGACTAGTAGTAGATGATGGGATTTCAGACTGTGTACCATCAATGTTATAGAAGTGCTCATCATCAGGCGCCCAACATAAATAGAATACGGCAGATGATTGGTCAAACTTTATCAGGTCACCATTCTCTTCTTTCCACTCCATATCATAGGTCTTAACTTTCAAGGCAGTTGTATTAACATCCATTACTGAACATTGTGCACCCCTAATCAAGAAAGTACCACCTGCTGGAATTTTACCCCACAGTTTAAGTTTCTTCCATACCTTATTAGATCCCATATAAAGAAGATAGAAACCATTTAAGTTAATATCCTCACCAGAACCTGTATCTTCTGTTGCGTATGGGTTACCTAGTTCTACGAAATTATGTGAACAAGGCTGATAATCGTGTGGTCCTCTAAGTGGGTCTCCTGCATTACTACCTGAGCCACCCAGATAGAAAGAGTTAATTACAATACCTACCTTAGCAACTGCACCATCATAGTAATAGTTACTCTGTAATTCTGGCTGTCTATTATCAAGGCTATTATCGTATACTTGTAGCTTACCCTCTGCATTAACCTTGACTGTATACTTAGCCTCTTCTGATCCCACTGGTACAAAGCCGATTGAATCAACTTTCTTCAGCTTACTATCAATCAGGCTATTTACTGTATCTTGATCCATATCCGTTGTTTCGTTATTATCTTCACTACTACCACCGCCAATAGATGAACCACTTCCGATAGGTATTAGTTTTCCTTTTTCTGTAAATATATATAGTTTAGTTCTGTCTGTACACCAAATGAGCTCACCTGGGATAAAATTCTTTCTCCCTGTATCCATCTGCTCCCAAGTACCCATTTTGATACTAATATGATTTACAGTTGGTTCTTTGGCTGTTGCATATTTTGGCTCTACTTCAGCACTATTCTTAATATCTTCTAATTGCTCTTTTGTTAGTACCTCTTCCTTAACAAGTTCATTGATGTAACCTGGCATTAGTGGGTTTGTTGTATTTGCCAGTTCAGTCCTTGTACCATCAGTAATACTACCACTGACTGCACCAAAGGATCTAATGTTCATCAATACCTTAACCTGTTTCTGGAGTTCATATACTGCTTTCTGAATACTATATACAAGTGCAGTATTTGTGTCGTACTGATTATCAGTTGTATCTACCCAAAGTGCATTTACATCCTCAGGCTCTTTCGCACTTACTACTATACCACTTCCTTGACCAGTTAAACAAGTCCAGCCATTGGAGTCATTTTTGTAGTAGATTGCATCGTCCTCCTTTACATAGACAACTGATCCCTGTGCTTGTATTGCCTTATTTGTTTTTAAGTCAGCAACGCGATCAATCTTCTTAATACCGCCGCCGAAATCATAAGGAATCCACTCACCACCATTCCACTGATAGGTATGGATTTCACTAGGGTCATCTACTACATAAACGACAGTACCAATCTCCTTAAAGCTCTGTGGTATGTTATTTCTACTAGCTATATTCGGAACGGGTCTAAATGCGCCGAGAATATTTTGGTCTATTAAGTCACCCTGTGTTTTTAAGTTTTCTACAATCGGCGTAATTTGATCCAGACCAGACTTAACGGCGCTAATTCCGTTCGATGCATTAGTAGCTGTTGTTTGTGCGGATGTTAATCTTTTGTTCAGTAGTTCATAGCTTTCGTAACTCTTCAACTTAGCTATTTCACTCTCCTCAACAAGATCTTTACCTGGTACCTTACTAACCTTATCGTCGAGTGCATTCTGAGTACTAGTTGAAATTGGTTTATCAAGGTCACTAGTATTATCAACATTACCTAGGCCAATATCAGACTTAGTTAGATCTACATTTCCTACTAGTGGATGACCGTTGACTGTTGTGCTCTTATCTACTTTCCCTGATAATGCAAGTTGTGTACGTGTTGAGAGTGGTTTATCAAGGTCACTAGTATTATCAACATTCTCTAGGCCGAGATCATTCTTATTCAGTACTACACTGTCGGTTAGTGAGTGTCCATTTATCTTTATACCTTCAATATTGATACTACTTGCCTTTAGACTGTTTAGTGCTTCACTGACTGCCTCTTCGAGTTCATCCATATTTCTATTAAGATCAACCATACCAGCGGCAATGATAGCACCCATACTCTCAAGACCAAGTGTATCACCTAGTTCATTAATTCTCTTGTCTATTGATTGCTCAAGTGTTTCAAGCTGTTTGACAATTGCTTTATTTTGAACTGGATTTTCAGAGTTTGCGTCTAATATAGAATCAACCAGTCTCCTCCACTTACCTGTCTCTGTTGATACCTGATTTGTAGTGAGGAACTGATAGAGCTTACCATCCTCCTTACAAAATGATACGTGGCCGTGATCAACACTAGTATCTGGGTAGGATTTCATTTCTTCCAGGGTATCAAACGAATCTCTTGCAAAGTTAGGTTTTCTACCTTGGTAATTAAAGTTATCACCTATATTTAGCATACTGTAATTTATATGTTATATCAACATTAACCGAATGACTGCTTGAAATTAGTAATCGTAACGGGATCGGTCAAGGTGTAGATATAGTAGTTTACACCATTGATAGTTCTTTCTGTTAATGTATATGAATTTATGTACTCGAAGTTATTGGCATCCTTGATTGTAGTTAACTTGCCGAAATCTTTTGGGTACATATAACAAGTTCTACTATTTACCATATTGATCCCACTCCAAGTATAACCCTTAGATGAATTTAATACCTTTGTTAGTCCAGTTGTTGAAGTAGGAATAGGGTCACCATCAGCTAAGATTCCATAATAACAAGGGTGTACTGCTCTAACCGTATATGTAGCAGTGTAATCTTTTCCACCTAACATTAATAAGAAGTTATACTCCCTATTACCACTTGTTCTCGGTGTGAATTGGTCTTGTACTGGTCTACTAAAGCTCAGATTAGTAAGTTGATTACCCTCTACGTCACAAATAATACTATCTTCTGGATTAAATTCATAAGGTGCACCACCCTTTGTTACACTTACCCTAAGATTTACTGTTACTTGGTCATTACTAACACCAACGATAGAGGGAGAGCCTGTTACTGATACTTTAATAGGATTCAATACTCTATCAATATCATCAAGTACGCCACTATCTACCCTTCTCCAGTATCGGGTCTGTTTAAACTTTTCACCTGACTCACCACCAAAATATTCGTACCTCTTATAGACAGGTCCTGACATTGGATCATCTGGCGCACTTAGAAATCCCAACTGTACCCCACTAATTCTGTGCTTGCTATCTAGGGCATCATACAGCTTAGTAATAAGTTCGCCTAGATTGTGGTATGGCCCGTTATTTCTTGGCCAGATTAAGTCAGCATTGTAATAATTAATTAAGTCAGATAATGGTGACTTAGTCTCTTTATGACCAACTGCATCTGTTATTGTTGCTGGGTATACGAGTTCATCACCATTTACTACTTTATGAATACTTGCCATCTTATGTTTTCTTTTTATTTATACTCAATCCCTAGATAATTACAGACACCCTCAACTATTACTTCACACAGGATATTCTTACCTCTCGTGCTCAGTAGGAATTCTAAATCTTCCTTATTATCTTGGAACATATTTTCTACTAATACTGCAGGACAAGCCGTACTCTTACATACTGCTAGGTCTGCGGTCCAATATAAGTGCTGTGGGTCTGGCGTTCTAACTTTCAGATTTCTCTTAAGTGCTGCCTCTGCCATGTTTACAGCGAGAGTTTTACTAAGTCCGCCAGAATTTCCAGCAACGAAGACGGACCAACCTCTAGCAGTGTTCCATGTACGATTATTTCCTGCTGCGTTACAATGAAGAGATACTAAGATACACTTTCCCTTCTTGTGTTCATTGTTTGCAATCTTACACCTAGCTTTAAGACCTGGCTCAATATCATCAGTAACAGTTCTTTGATGTACTATACCTAATTGATCAAACCTAGCTTCGATAAGACTTGCTAATTCTCTAACCCACCTATATTCTCTAAGTCGATTATCAGGACTACACTTACCTGCAACATTACTACCGTGTCCACAATCTAATAAGACCTTTACCATAATTTTTACTGTGCTGTTATTTGTACTGGAATTGAACTACCTGTCTGCTTTAGTCTTGTTCTAATTACTTTGTATGGTACTACTACTCCCACTTTATTTTCAATATTTACATCCTCTACTACTAAGTCTGTATTTAAGAAACCACCAACATACATTTTATTGGTCGAGTTATAGTATAGCGCAGGGATAATAACATATGGATACTTACCGCCGCTACAATTAAACACAGTCTTATCAAGTGTACCAGATTCAACAAAACTAGAGACAAGTTTACCTTCTAATTGACTACTCTTAATGGTCCCACTTAAGTTAAGTAAGTCTGATGCACCTACAAATTTACGATACCTAAACTTATAGATTGAACTTGCGGATACTCTAGCGCCGCTTTTGGTAATAACTCTACAATCTACAATAATATCAGAAGCAACTGTCCTAGTAACTAACTTATTATAGGTCCAAGTAGATCCTCCAAAATTGAGGAAATTATTTACTACTGGACCTGGACGGCTATTATCTATTAATCTTATAGTCATCTGTTTAATACCATCAACGCTCTCATCTATTGCACCACTTTTTCTTTGTAGTCCAATACTCGCGCTTGGTAGTATCTTATGACCTACTTCGAACATTGCATCCCTAGGACTAGATGTAGAATAATAAGTCTTATCTTCACTCAGCTTTTTTAGTTCTTTATTAGTTGCCTCCCAAAGTGCTTTATCGGCCTCATCAATAACACCATCATTGTTTATATCAAATGCTTTATTCACATCAGAATTTTCCACCTTCTTTCCTATCAATTCAGGTAGTTTAAATTCGACTAGTTCCCCTACTATACTCGGGTCTGTAATAGGTTCTGCATTATTACTTAGCTGCAACGGATTAACTAGGTTATTGATCTTAGATAGTTTACTTTCTAATTCACTAACTAAACCTCCATTAATAGAACCTAACTCCTTTACTGCTTTAGCTGATACTGTTTGACCTTCATATATTTCTCCATCTACACTATCTACAACACAAGGTACCCAATGTCCTGTATCCACTAGGTCTACTTTGGAATCATGATAGTACCACTTTCCATCTAAGCAGACTCTAAAACCTTCAGGAACAGGTGTCTTCCAATTGAGTAGGTCTGCCTTTGTTAGCGCCAATCCTTGCCTACTATCTAGAAACTCCCTTGACTCTAGTGTAAAATTTGTTCCAATATGTGCTGACATATTATTATCTTCTATTAATAATACCTCACCTAGTATCAGGTATTTCTACCCAATACTAAGCAAGATATAATATTTAATTAACGTACTTCTCTTAATAAATAGTTCTGTGCATCTGGTAAGGTATGAGGATTTTCATGGCTTACATAGTAATGCTCATTGTTACTAAGACCATAACCATAACCTGCAAATACATAGTTAAACTCTTCACCATCACCTACTGATACATCCCTGTACTTACTGTTAAATATATTATTAAAGCTAACGTACTGGAATGGTAATTCAGTTCCCCTATCACCAGTGAACTCCTTACAAGCTCTAAATGCACTACCAATGTTAGAAAGGTTTGTGAATTTAGCAAAAGTATTACTAACTTGGAATTTACTTTCAGTGCTACCATGGAACACAGGGCGATAGAATGCATAAGATACGTCACTCAAGGTTGAATTATTTATCTTATCGAAAATATTATCAATAGTTCCACCTAACGGAAGTACAATACCACTAAAGGTTTCATGCAAGCTAGATACATTAGGACAGTACTTGAAGAGGTTAAGAGGTACTACGTATGAAGTTCCTCCCTCAACTGTATAGTAGGATAAGAGCTTACAATTCCTAAACATACCACTTAAGTTTACACTAGTACCCTTCTCTAATGGTTTCAATAGGTATGGTGGAATACGTCCTCTTAGTCCATATCTAGAGTAAGTTGCAACACTATCACCACCATCATACTTATCATTATTTTCCTGTCTACCACAATCAGCAAACAGGTAAGATATAGAACAGTTAGGGTTACAGTATCTTAACAAGTCAGGTGAACAACAATACCTAACAGTACCAGAAACCTCAGGACCATTCTCATTGCCTAACTTCTGTTTAACTCCAGTAGCTAGTGTATAAGAGTAGAGTAGTCCTGGTGTCTGAGTATTATTGTCATCAAGATTCTCAACACCTGCCGTACCTCTAGACTTTGCTTCTGACTTTGACCAATCTCCATCAAATGTCCAAATCTCAGTATACTTTTTATCGTTCCTGGTAATTGGTACTAAGTTATTGTCATTATCAAAATACCAGCTAAAAGGCATATAATCTTGATTATTCTCTCTGACAGTAGGTGATTCATATGCCTCTAGATTCGCATGTCTAAATAGGTAGTCTGCGTGTTCTATGTTCTTATTTACTAAGTCATATGAAATAGACACTTCCTTAACATAACCATCTCTCACTGGATCCACCTTACTACCTTCAGATAATTCACTAGATCTATAGAAACTAAACTCACCAGATAAGCTTCTTACTGCATATACTACATTAGATTGCCATACCTTGAGATCCGTTATTAGTTCATCACCACTAACATCTTCTCCTGTTGGTAACTCAATGTAAACCCTAATGCTTCTACTATCGATATCGGTATAGTTGCTAGTTACATCTTTTAGTGACTTAGTTGCAGTGTCGAAAATATAGAACTTAGTCTCTTGTATATCCCTAATACCCTGATAAGCCTCACCCTTTCTACTAATTTCTAAGTTAATAGAATTAGATTCAGACTTCCTTGGTTGATTACTGAACTGACTAGCTACATTTATCCACTTCTTGCTACCGATACTGATCGCATTACTCTGTACAAACTTTCCTGTTAGTGGTCTAGTAGGTAAGTCTCCGTGTAGTGCAATTCTATATCTTGTACTAGAATCATCCAGATAAGAAGAACTAATACTTGCATCACTACTAAGTCCTCTCAAGTTCTTAGATACAACAGTCTTGCCATGATATAGTAGCTTGTTTGGAACGCTAGTCTGTGTTAGGTAGTTTACTCTATCAGGATTAGCACCGAACAAGTAAGACACATCCTTTAAGTTTGTATTCTGTTCAAAGCACTCACCCTTCAGCTTGTACTTAAACTTAGCATTATAGAATAAACCTACTACATTCTCAAGTAGCTTATTACCAGTAAACATATTTTTACCTGGTAGTTCTGGAATGTAATCATCTAAGAAACTAGGCGCCTCTACATCAGAGAAGAAACCAGCAAACATCTTAAGATTAGGACAACCACTAACTATTCCGTATGGGAACTTATCACCAACAATATATTTATTATAACCAGCTCCACAGAAAGAAGTTAAGTAAGAACCTATTATCTCTTTACCCTTGTAGTCAATAACGAACAACTTACCATTGCTAGGTATGTAGTACTCTTGTGTAGTGTTATAACCAAGACTCACTAAGTTAGAGAAACCACTAAAAGTATCCTGACTAATTGGTAGTTTAACCTTGACATCTTCTCCTGCGACATCTAAGCTATTACCAACTATAAATGACTTCTTAATACCAGTTACACTAGACGGACTGGCAAATAATGTTCTAGGATTTATAGTACCAGAACCATATGCACAGTTAAAACTACTAACTAAGTATGTAAGTCCCTCTGGAATTCTGAGAGTGTCGAAGTTGATATAAGAATTACCAGAATGGAAGATACATCCACTACCGGCATAAACAGTTGAGCCCTTACTATCTAAGTAAGAAGATGAATAAACATTAGGTAAGTTCTTGAAGAAGTCAGTTAAGTTACCATAAAGCTCATTTGCTATATCAACTACAGACTTACTTGGGAACTTATTCTTCTGATCCTTAATAGTTTCTACAACACCCTTACTAACAATAGCCGCCTCAGTTGTCTCATCAAGCTTGTTTAGAATTACGTCAGGGAAGAAGTGGTTAATATTCTGAATCTTATAGTTACCAGTTTTCCTTCTAAACAAGTACCTATCCACTACTATAGGAGTATTTGCCCACATACCTTCCATATTTTTCAGATCTGTTAATGGGCTAAACAATCCATTATCCTTCAATATTTCACCATTTACTACATAAGGTGAGAGAAGTTTAAATGGAATACCCTCTGTACCTGAAAATGAGAAAGTAAATCGAGCACTTACTACATTTCTTGCCCAACTAAACATATATCTGTTTGGAGGGTTAACCCAAGAAAATAGGTCATTCCTACTACAGTCACTGAATAAGTTATCAATGTTTGTAATATTAACAACCTGCTCTCCAACACCTAGTCTCTTTGGTCTCCCTGAATAACCAAGCGCAGTGAGTACATAGTAAACATCAAATGTAGTAATAGCAGTAGACCTAAAGCAGTCAGATATATTAGATGCATTAAAGTCCATATTAGTTACTAGTGGAGTCTGAGCCGTCTCTTCCTGGAACCTCAATGAGTAGTTTGAAAAATCAGGATCACTTAGCTTAGTAAGATTAGATCTATCTACCTCATATGGCAACTTAGTTCTATTGCTCTCCGATACAGTACCGTATGTATTTTTAGACGAGTCGTATCCATGAACTGTAAAACGCTTACAACTATTGAACATTTGACCTGTCTTGACTACTACGTGACCATATACTCTAGAAAGGTTTAAACAACCATCAAAGTTTAAGCTTAGTTTTACTGGATTCTCTTCATCATTTGCAAACTTAACCTCACTTAAGTTTTTCATCTGTCTCAAGTCAACCTCTAAGTTAGGGTTGGTGAAACGACTAAGATCTAAGTAGTTCTTGTTAAATGAAGTACCATACACTACAAACCTAACCCCAGTATTTCTAAGATTGAGATTAACTAGGTCTGGGAACTTATCATCTTTATGTGCACCCCAAATATTTATAGTATCATAATCAGATGGGAGCATGTTAATTGGACTTTTTAAGATACTGTCATGATAATTACTAGAACTATCTGCATCAAATACAAATGAATTCTTATCTAAGTAAAGTCCCGCAACACCTGGGCCACCTTCACTTGGGTCATCATACTTAGCACCTGGAAATCCGCTATCATCATAGTCTCCCCAATTAGGCGCCTCTTTTTCAGGAAGCTCTAAGTTCTCGGTTGAATAACTTGCTTCATCAGGTCTACCACTAAAGATGATATACTCAAGATTAATACAGTCATGAAGATCTAAGTTCTTTATCTTCTTACTACCAGCCAGATTCAGGACTCTTAAGTTTCTACATCCAGTTATAGTAACAGTTTCTAGATTTTCCAGTGACAGTGTAATCTCTCTTACTCTATTATTATCAACACACTCAAACCTTGTGAACTTTGGACAGTTTACGATATCAACAGACCTAAGACTTGGTTGTGTACTATCGAGCTTCAGTGTCTCAAAGTTACTACAGTTCTTTATTGATACTACTGTCAAGTCTCTACATCCAGTTAAGTCAATTGTATTTAAGAAGTTCTGAGTATTTAGGGTAAGATTGTTAATTCTAGACCTCATCACCTTTAAAGAACTTAGTGATACGTTTGGCAGTGATACAGAGGTTACACAACTATTACTAATATCAATCTTCTGTAGCTTCTGGAACTTGGTCTCATTAGTAGTATTAGAGTTACTATCTAAGATGTTAAAGTTAAGATTAAAGTTCTTTGTTGCTAAGGTGCTCAAGAAGTTAGTATTTGACAAGTTAATCTCCCTAAGCTCGGCAACATCTACATTATCTGCAAACAACTGACCTAAGTTAATTGGATTGTCCTGATTGAATCCCTGTGCACCGCTCAAGTTCAAGTTAGTATATTTCATAAGACTACCTGTTATACCACCAACATTTGCAGTAGTTAGTGAGGTACTTCCATTACCAATTGACAAGATAGTATTTGAGAAGTCGAGTGTATGTACCTTAGCGTTATCTGTTCCACTAGTACCATCACCGAAATATACAAATGAATCACCATACTTTTCAGGCCTACAGAAAGATGAGATTGTCTTACTACCTGCTACGTTTGATGACATAATAACAGGAGCTTCTACCTTAATTGGCATAGACTTTACTGCATTACTTGAATTAATCTTCACCGTTGATATACCATAGAAATCAGATGCCCTATTAGTAGTCTCTGCATTTGTACTATTTTCCATCTTAAGCCATTCGAATACGCTATCAAGGAAGACAATATGCTTTCTTAACCACTTACGAGCCTGAATGATTCTTCTACCATTCAATTTGTTCAACTGATTAATAGGTGTACCGCTCTCATTCCTATAATCCTGTAAGTACTTAGCGTTGTATGTAAGATTAAACAATAACTCACCACAACCTTCTGTCTGAGGAATGAAATACTGATCAATGAAGTAATCTGCTAGACTTGTATACTGCTCTCTAGTATTCGGATTAATCACGGTCTTCATCTTTGCGTCGAGAAGATTGCGAAGTTTACACCATGCATCAGAATAAATTGACTTCGTATAACTCTGTCCTGCACCTGGCGCTTGATGAATTGCTTTCTTTCCAAACAATGACATCCAGAGCTTATTCGCAAAACCTAAGACGACGCTATTTTGACCGTCTATCTTATCCGTTACACCATAGCCGTTTCCACTATTAGATAAAGGAGAAAACCATAAATCCTCTGACACTGCAATAGCCGCCTGATTGTTTCCACCAAGTCCAGTATCACAGTCATAAATACCTAAGATAGCCTGGTTGTTAGGGTCGCTCTTGTTCACTTCATTATACTTACCAAAGAACTTAAGAGGCATATTTTTCTGGAAGTTATCAAGCAAGCCGAATAAGTTAGCAATACTGAAATACTTATACGCAGAGTCTAAGTTAAGGTAATTAGTAATATCAATATCATCATCATTCTGTGCAAACCTATTCTCTTGGCCCTCTACCTTTCTCCATACATAAGATTTACTAGTTGAGCCTGGTACTACTGCTTGTATATACTCGTACTTATCATAAGAGTCAGCGAAGAAATCCTTGTTAATATTAGCTGCATCATTACTATACCTTTTCTTGACTGCATCTAGTTTAATGATTTCCTCTGCTAGCTTATTAAATCTCTGTACTTCACTAGGCTTGGTTGCAACTTGATCTTCTGGCTGTCCTTCGTATGGCTCCTTAATATTCAATTCCAAGTTAATGTCATTGAAGTTAGGATCATTCTGCCAGAACAATGCACCATATAGTTTATCTCTTAAGTATTGTTCACTTCCATCAATATAATCAAGTTGTGCACCACCTTCTACTGCATTTGTACCATCTGACCTAGTACCGCCAAAGCCAAAATTATCCTTAGCCTCAATCCAGTAACCACCAATTCTTGTTTCATTATAAGTACAACCCGTCTCAAAGAATGGGAAAGTACTACCTACTACACTCTTATCAATTGAATAAGTTGAACCAGATGATGTCTTTGTGATGGAATTGATTACCTTATAACCGAGATTTCTATGTGCATCACGACCTAAGATAAACTGATAGATACCAAGTGAGTGAATACTAGTACCTGTATTCTTATCGTTTGTTCTTAAGATTACAAATACTGGGAAACCCTCTACTGCATGCTTAAGTGTTGCCTTCTTAAATTGATTCTTATACCAAGAGTCATTAAAAGCCTTAAGTACATTTTCGTTGAATGGTAGATACTTTGATGCCTTTGTTACGTCATCGTATCCAAGTTCCTCATTTACAAACTTACCAACAGCTGCATTAATTGAGTGACTTGAATCTACGATATCAGCCTTCAGCGTATACTTCTGCTCTGGTAACCAAGACTCTTTAGGGATAAATACAGTACCTTCGTCAAATTGAATGTTAAGGTTCTTTATATTATCTGCCAATGTTGAAGTACCTTGTATTGATACTGTTGCCGTCATTGGTTTATCCCTATCACCACCACACATAATACCACTCTTTCCATCGTAGTATTGAATCTTTGCAGAGACACTAGGAAGAGAATTACTATCCTTTCTCTTAGGGCTAGTAAAGTTATCCCAGGTCCAACTATTCTCACTACTAACATCTAAGAATACGATAGGAATAGGAATGGAATAATTACTTAACTCTCCGGCAGGCTTAAGACTACCAGCTGCAATAAAGTTAGATACATTATAAGATCCAACACCTGAATTATCCCACAACCAAGATTCACCTGGCTTGTTTGTATCCAAGTTGTATCTAATGAAGTTTCTTGCTAGACCTTCCTCAATATATCTGTTATCTGGTGTTCCCTTACCATCTGCATCGATTACATAATGAGAAAGGGACATATTATTTAGGTAGTTGAACAAGATATCATAGTCAGTCAATGCAGTAGTATACATCATCAACCTATAGACATTAATATCTGCGAAAGAGCTATATACTGAACCCTTCTTAGAACAACCAAGTAAGATATTCTCTTTTGCCCAATCACCTACAAAGTCTGATATAACGGCAGCACTTTCAATAACACCATTTACATAGATAAGTACTCGTCCCTTCTTGTATGAAATAACAAGGTCTACGATTTCATCATCCTGTAAGTTAATAGTGTGTGAAGAACTAGAAGTACCGCCAGACTTAATTTCAAGATCATGTACCCTTAGCAAGATACCAGACAGTAATGTACCATCTTGTGCTACCTTACCTAGTTGAAATACAGCTCTATCATCGTCTGGGTGGTAATCTGCTTTATAGCATAAGTTAATAGTAAATTCATTCCCTGACTTAATAAAATCATAGAACTTACCGTCTGTGAAGTTGCTATAATTCCATCCACCTACCTTACAGTAAGCTCTATTCTGAAGACGGATATGGCTTGGTTTTGTATCTGATATAACTACACCACTGTAACTATTAGTATCAACAAACTCTGCTGACTGTTCTACACTAACCTTTGTGCCATTATATACATAACCACTACAAGTTGAGGTAATACTAGAATTATCTCTTGACTTACCAAATGCAATGATGTCCGTTACAAGTGCTCCTGTCTTTGGTGTATCTAGCTGAGTAAAGTTTGGTCTTCCCACCTCTGCATAATAGGTTGCTCCAATATGCTCTGTGTGTATGTCAGTCCAAATTTCAACCCTAATCTCTAGCTTTGTACCTTCACTAAAAGAACTAACAGATAAGAAGTTGTCATTGTTAAGTTCATTAAATGAGAATACTTCACTAGGCGTCTTACTAACACTACCACCATTACCTGATACCTTGATAGAATAGTGATAAGACTCTGATGTATTTGAGTAGTAGACAGTGAAAGGTACATTAAGTGACTTGTCCTTGTTAATCAATACTGCATCCTCTAACCTTGTTGGTAGGATTGATGAGATTGTCATATTATTACTTGTCACTACCAAGATTGTTCTGGTCTGTAAGCTACTTAAGGTACTTATCTTCTTACTAACTAATCTTGCCTTGATCTCATTAGTGTTATTTCCTAATGTGATATCATTGTCTGAAAAACCAAGTCCACCCTTACCTAGTTGAACATTATATGTATACTTGTGATCTATTTCATCAACAATTACATCAAATGAATACTTATCTTTTGTACCACTAGCTCTTACTACATCTATCTCAAGTCTATAATCACCTGCTACACCTGATGAATACTCAAAAGACATTTCAGAATCTCTATTACCCTTCTTGAGATCCTCTATTGTTATCTTCTGTTCCTTCTTAGCAGACAAGTTAACATTTGAGAAATATATAGTGCTACTCCAAGATATAGTTGTAAATGTAGAAGGGTTATTAGCAGTTACAAGCAGTGGAAAGGTAGTAACGATATTATTATTCTTCAGTATACTTCTGTCGATATTCATACCGTTAGTACCACTTACTCTCTTAAGCGTATAGATATTAGAAGTTGCCTCAATGTCCCAGTTCTTGGTACCACTGATTACTTTGATACTAAGACCTTCATCGCTGTTGAGAATAATAGGATCTGAACTAGCCTGCTCCTGTGACTTGGAATTAACCATAATCTTGGCAGTACTAGTATCCACACCAGTACCACCTCCATTACCACCATTACCTGAACCACCGCCACCGTGAAGGGCAAGCCAAGCGACGTTACCCTTCAAAGTTTTGATGTCATCAGTTATATGCTCGAGGACATTCTCTACGTCAGTCACTTCTGCAGTTTCTTCACCTTCCGACTTAACGATCTCTCTAAGTTTTTCACTACTTGTTAAAATCTGATCAGCTTGGGAAGATGCAAAAGATTCCCACTTACTCTTGCCTCGATTATATTTCTTAATAGTTCCCATTAAAATACAATATTATATTTAGTCCCGATACCTTCACCGAGATCTATTGACTGTTTGCCCAGTGACTTAATATCTTCTACCCTAGTTGCATCATTCCAGTTATTCCAAAGATAGGTAGTTGTATTTGCTGTTAAGTCTACATCCCAAATACCTGTTATCTGAATTGACTCAACTTCGATACCAGTTGCAGTTAGTTTGTACTTAACATAGGTAGGGAAGTGTTGTGCAATACCTTCCTTATCTTTACCAGTTCCTTCTTTGCCCGGATAATACTTCTGAAGCCAAGCGATTTTTGTGCTACTAGGTATTTCCTGATTACTTACTAGTTTATAACCTGTTGCCTGTGACATTACATATACAGGCGCATTTATTTTTCCTACTAGTTCATATCTCAGGTTAGTATTAGTAGCAGAATCGCTTGGGAGAGAGGTAACTTGAACAACAGGCTTACTACTTGTCTCGCCCTCTACATTACCACTCATCAAGTCAACACCACTAGCAGCTCTATTACCAACGATATAATTCTCTGGTGCATCATAGATAGGCCTTGACATTGAATAAGTATGTTTGTGTCCACCCATAACAAGTCGGATACCATACTTCTTGAATAACCTAGACCACCTAAAGCTACCACCATTAGAAGATACACCATTTAACTTTGAACCACCTCTATCCGTCTTACTCTTATACTTATCAACAGTAACGATAGTAAATGGCATCTCATGGGTAAATACAATAGTCTTATAACAATCTGATGGCTGAAGTTGTTTATTAGTATCGGCCTCAATTGTTGCTAAGTTTGTTCCCTTCCACAGTAACAAGTCCTTTCTAAACCAATCCTCTAGTTGACCAAGACACTGAGATAAAAACTCCTTACCAATATCCTGTGTAAGAGATGTATAAACTGTTACCGTATTTGATCTAAACTCTGAATTGATGGATACAAAGTGATAATCTCCGAAATTGAATGAATAGAGAGATGGCATGTAATACTCAAAACCATAAGCATTGCCACCTACCTGACCATCTTCAATTAGTCCTGTTATATACTTAGTGGTGTTATTCTTGTTAAACAGTCTTGCACCATTTCTGTACTTAAAGATAGCTGGGTTATTCTCATCTAGTTCAAATGTATAATAGTAGACAACGTTGGTATGATTGATTTTATAAGAACTAGGAATACCATTACCAAGCTCATATTCATTCTTACCACATAAGTCATTATTACCAATTGTGAACATCTCTTCCTTACCTCTGAGCGCAGATCTACCCTCATAGTAATCAAGCCACTCATTTTCACGGTTACCACTCTGAGTAATGTCACCTGTATTGATAGTAAACAGTGACTCATTCTCCTCGGCGGCAATAAAACTAGCTGACTTCTTCCAAGCTATGTACTCCATATAATTGAATCCTTGCTGGTCGGTTACTTGAATAAATGAATAACCTCTTGCATTGATCACACTATCTGCGTAAACTGTAAATGTAAGAATATCACTAGTATAAGACTCATCGCCTTCACGTCTTACCCTGTATTGATAAGTACCTGCCTCTAAGTCTCTGATAATTACCTTGTGTGTTGTAACTGCCACTCCACTTGTTGCAATCCATCTAATTCTCTTATACTGATTGATGAACTTCTTAACATTAGAGTCCCCAGCATAATCACCGCCAGTCTTAATGCTATTCTCTGTGATTGAGCTTAACTTTGTCCAACCTGCACTGCTTGTTTTCTTATACTCAACAAATTCATCATAATAACCAACAGATATCCAGTTAAGACATCTACTAGCTTTCTTTCTTCCTGCTTCATTATGTGTTGCTTGTCTACCAAATGTTAAGTTTACATAATTAGGCTTGCTTGGGTCAAATGTAGTGTTGGTAGTAAATAAGTTCTTACCATACGCAGAAGACCTAGGCGTGAATCTAACTTTATCACTCTCCTTGAAATATGACTTAAGTACGTTAGTTTTATCATCATGTACAGTTAAGTCGATGTATGTCCAAAGCGCCTTACTATTTCTAGCACTATACGCCTTATATGCCTGCGTGGAAGGATCTAAGTAGTACCACCTAAAGAATAAGCAGTTGTCCATCTTACTAGTAGGGGCAATATCTACACTCTGACCACCTTCACCTGCACCAGTTCTAATACCAACTGAATCAACATAGCCAGGAATTACATCACTACTATATGGGGTTAAGAAATCTGATAGGTCTGATACTGGATGAAGTGCCTTATCTGACTTATAGATCTGAATTGTTCCCCCAGCATCTACACTACCCCAGCACAAATAGAATGTACTACCTGTCTGATCAAACTTAATTAATTCACGCTTTGGATTAATCTTACCAGTCTCAGTATTTCCCTTATACCACTGAAGATCGTATGAATCTACATTGATGATAGTAGTGTTAGTTACATTTGAACACTGTGCACCTCTTACTAAGAAAGTACTCCCCGCCTTAATAGTACCGACAAGTGGTAACCACTCCCAGTTAGATGTACTACCTGGTCTATATAGAAGGTAGAGTCCGTTTAAATTAATATCAGAGGTTGATGAATTACTTAGCTCTACGAAATTATGTGAGCAAGATATAAAACTATGCTCATCATTATCACCTCCGCAAAACACAGAGCTGATATTTAGGAAATGACTAACATAGTTTCCACCCTTACTATCACTATCTGGCTGGCCTAAGTCAAGTCTATCGTTCCTATATATAATTAAGTTGCCATTCTCATTTACCCTGGCACTATATTTATTACTTGCTAGGTCTACAAAATCAAGGGAGTTAAAATCGATTCCACCCTCTATTAATTTTCTTAATTCTTCTGCTGACATATTATTATTTTCAGTAGGATTTGTAACTACTCCTGATCCACCAGTTGTAGAAACCTGTTTAAATTTACCCCCTATGTAGATAAATAAGCTACCCTCTTTATCCTTTCCTTGGTCTGTTATCCAAATAAGCTCACCATCTATTAAGTTCTGGTAGTTAGTCTTAAAATTCTGAGCAGTATCTACCTTAATACTAATATTAGGTACTGTATGTTTCAGCGCTTCTGTAGTGGGCCTGATAGTATCTCCTTCTGCCTCTCCGGTTCCAGGATTGATAAGACCTGTTGTACCAATCATCTTATGTCTCCAGGAATTACTTGAATCGCCGGCTACTACACCATAATTTAAGATACTCAATAGACTCTCTACTTGTTTTTGGAGACTAACAACAGACCTATTAAGACTTGCTATTTCCTCTGAACTTGCATCAATATCCCTACTAACATGGCTACCTGTATCAAACCAAATCTTATTCTGATCTCTAACTGCCGGCTCATTATCAGAAACTACTATGTCCTCTGATGATATCTCTTCCCAACTGCCAAGATCTGATTCAACAACTTCTGCTTCATTCTCAAACAATGTACCATCTACGTGCTTAAACTTGACACACCTATAAGTAGTACCAGTTTCTCTTACATAACAGATCGATCCAATAGTTAATCGGAATGCGGGTATATTACTCAGGTCAGTTAGTGTATCTACCTCTTTATGACCACCCTTACCATATATTGCTTGATGTGTTGGGTACTTATCAAGGTCTGTAAAAGGTACAATAGGGGCTGATATGTTTGTTCCTCTTAATTCTGACATATCTTAAAAAATTTCTCTAATATCATTTATCTTGACAACCCTTAATTTTCCCAGGTCTATCAAGTCTGTTCCATTCCAGAATAGTGTTGAATACTCAGGCAGCTTAACATACATAGATTTCTCCGTCATATTCTTAACAACACCACTAGTATCTGAATCTGCCACATATAATTTCTTGATAGACTTGATATAATAGATTCCTCCCTGTTTCATACCAGATGTCGGAATTTCATCAAACATTCCATCAAGATAAACAATACCACTAGTTCTAAAGTCGAGCAGCTTGTCTTTTAATTGCTCCTCGATATTATGGTTTAAGAGGTCGTTTAAGTGATCGTCCCCTACACCATTAATAACAATACCGTCAAAATCACCAAATACATAGTTCTGTCTAAAGTCGTATATCTTAATTGGTTCTTTCTTTAGGTATACAAAATATTCTTCGCCATCAATTACATAATGATTGTCATAGATAATATAATCCTTCAAGTAATCGATGCCATGATAATCGTAGATGTGATCCAAGAAACCATACTTCTTAGGATAACAATAAACAGTCTTAGATAGTTCCTTTATATCAATGTCAACCCATTCTAAGCTTCTACGATTATTTAATTTTTTCTTCTCTAGTCCCTTAATATTCTCTACACTAGGTGTCCAATCAGGTGTAACTCTTCCATAATAGAAAATATAGCCAAAACGAATACTTACTTTTTCTCTTATGTGCTGAAAAACTCCCTCTGCTAACTCTACCTTACTTATTACCTCAATATCCTTGTCGGTAGTTAGATTCTGTAGTCTATACTTTCCACCACTTAATGTAATCTCTTGTCCATCTATAGAATAGCTGCACTTACTACTTATATCGTTCCCAGCATGATCTAAAGTTCTAATGCTTAAGTTTACATCCTTCACATCACCAACTTTAAACAAGAAACCACTATCACTAGTAATCTCAAGCCTATCATTCCTAGATAAGATGTCACCTAGTAACGTCTGTACACTATCTGTTGAGAAGAATTCATCCTCTCTCTTGCACTTTCCATCCCTATAGAACCAACGATATCCAGTCTCTAGGTCGATGAAAATAAAAGGACCACCAGTAATAAGTTCAATCCGTCTGTTAGCCTCATTCTCTGGCTTGTAGACATAGTACCACTTATTATCAGGGTCTTTGTAAATATATAACTCATTATGAACTAGTGATGAAACATCTGCGAGTGACTCTACTACTTTTCTAACTACTACAGATCCACCTGCACTAATTATTCTATAGCAATCCTCACCAGTTCCATCTTTAATACCAATAGCTACTAAAGTCCCGATATCTGTTTTCTTATCTGGGTCCTTCTTGTAGTTTAGCATTACTACCTCACCTTTCAAAAATCCCCTCTCGTTAAGTCTAATTACTGCCACTGCTCTAGACTCTTCGATATACTTACTACTGGAGACTTTAATTCTATAGTCTTTGTTCATTTTTAGTTCTGATTGTATTTTAAAGAAGAACAAGGGAAGCTTAGTTGTAAATCACTTATACCTCTAAACTTCCCAATGTTCTAGTCATATATAAGACTTCTACGTGCTCTCAACTACTATTTAGTCAATTTCACATCTACATCGAAAATAATAGTGACCTGATTACCCTTACCATCACTAATCCTAAAAGAATCGATCGTCTTTATATCTTCCTTCTTACCAGCAAACAAAGTACAGAAGTAATAGTTAAAGATATTCTGACCAATTACATCCCTTGACCTATTAGTGATAGGATATAGTGGGTAGTCATTACTTGATTGTATCTTTTCGATAATCAAGGTATTACTACTCTGTGTTCCAAACTGTGTACCAGTACTTGTCGGTAATTCAGCAGAGGCAACATAGATAGGATATATGGCAGTCAGTATTGAAAGTAGGTATCTACTGTAGTCGCCCATATTATCAAACAAACTCTTAGTAATGGTCTCGACATCACTCTTTATCTTAACTGTCAGGATATTACTTTCTTCGGAGCCTACAAATAACCTAGACTTTACATTGTCCATTGTATAAGTTCCATCTTCCTTAGTTGGGATGTAAGAAACAATAATACCATGAGTATAAGGTTCTTGTAGGAATGATGGATTTTGTTGGGCTGTATCATAAACAAACTGACCGGTTTCTTTTCCTTCAGTTGCAAACCTAATGGAGAAGTTATCAGGTACTCTATCTTTTGACAAGGCTAAGATTTTTGGGAGATTGGTTGAGTTACAGAAGTTTTCGGTACTACTACTTGATGGTTCTAATTCAATTCCACCATTATAACCAACTCTACTAGCCCTACTTGCAAAATCTACCTTCAAGAATTTCTTACCAAATAAACTCTCTACTGTAATCTGATTTAATATATTTTTTCCATCATAAGGACGTTTATCATGTTCCTGTGTGATGATAGTATTTTCAAACAATGGATTTAGTTCTATTGTTTTCTTACCACCACTCGCCGGAATAATGCCACTAAACTCTTGGCTAAACGTATGATAATCTCTACTGCTCTCTGATCCAACATTGCGCCCAAAACCTATATATAAATCAAATACTTCTTTCGTCGTTCCTGCTATAAGATTGACGACCTCCTGTGGATAAGACTTTTCGCCTATCCTTATATTTCTATTACTATCTAAGATAAAATTATCCTTGTCAATATATGATTCTATCTCAAGTGTACCTATGTAGTGCTCATCATCTCGAGAAGTCAGTTGGTAAGTGTCTGGTGCCTTATACTGAATTTCAATAGGTCCCTTGTCATACCTATTTAAGTAGACCTTATTATCTTCAGGCAACTTAAAACCTTTTTCACCTCTTAATACTCTAACTTTAAAGCTCTGACCAGGTACTGAAATATCAACTAGCAACTTCTGATCTGGTAGTACGTAACGATGGTTTTGAGTTGGTGGTGTAACATAGATCTTATTATTATACCTTGGCTGTGAAAATATATTTGAGATAGACACTCTAGGTACTATTAACCTATTATACACATTATACTCAATCTTCTTTCCAGTACCTACCTGTTCAAGCTTAACAGTATCAATGACAGGTATTGGATAAGACTGATTGATCTTGCTTGGGTACTCTTCATACACAACGCTTTCCTTAGTATAACGATAACCTTTATTACTACCATCATACTTGCCACCAACCTTTACCTTATTACCAACAAAACCTGATAAGTCAACCACAGTATCCCTAACTGATTTACTACTAACTGACGTACTTAGCTTTGTTTCAATACTAGACTTATATGCAAGGCTGAAACTATACTCCTTTTCTTCGATGTTATAGGTACAGAATATATCCTTCCCCGATCCACTCTTTATCAGTGCACTACTAATAGGATCATCGCCAAATAATTCAATACTAGACTTAAGTGTTTCACCTGTACTTGTAAGAGATCCCAAGTCCTTACCGTCTTCACTAGGAATACTATCTATATAATACCTCCTAAGCTGAACAGTTTTACTAATGGTTGGATCACTCTTGTAGGATATGTTGATCTCAGTCTTCAAGTTCTGGTATGGTGTTCTAAATGAATTCTTCTCACCTCCCTCAAATACTAAGTAGACTGGAACATATTGACCAGGTGCAGTTCTATCAAATTCAACACTCAATGTATTTTTCAAGACCTTATTAGTATCATCGATAAAGTGTAAGCTATCATTCCCACTTAGTGTAACGACAAACTCCTCTGTACAACTAACAAATATTCGATAGATGCCGATGTAGTCAAGAGGAAGTACGTTAATACCATTCCACAGTTTATTATCGTCTGTCCTAACTATAATATTATCTTCAGAACTTTCAGACTTTACTCTCGTCCTTACATTAGCAGTCGATACACCATTATTCTTCATCATCAAGTATTTCCAGTCTGATAGTAAGTCCTCTACCTTTATAGTATTATCTCTTACCCTATCTACTGTAAAAATATTTATAATGTCATGTGTCTTTACAGGGTTAGCTTTGTTCTTCAACTCAATCTTATACTGAGCAGTCGACAAGTCTTTATTAGAATTAGATACTACAAACTTTCCATCACCTAGGTCAAGAAATTCAGGATTCAATAAGTTATCTGGATTACTAGACACTACCTGAAGCTTATTATCACTTCTTATACCTACTTCTTTCCAATGTGTGTAGTCATCGATTGGCTTAGATAGTGCAATTACTGCAGATTCACCCTCACTTCTGAAATCAATATAGTCATTTTCACTGTCGTATGGCTTGTAAGTATTAACCAGCATCTTGAATTTCTCAACTCTTCTAATACCTGACTTAATTTTACCAAGTGTTATTATATCACCAACAGAATGTTTTACTAAGTTACTATCATTACTAGTATACTCATCAAATTTTTCTTGTGATTCGAATTCAAAGTCAAGACCACTATTACTTGCAGAGGTTGCGCCATGAGTTCCAGTTAGTTCTATCCACTCTGGCTTCTTATTTTCTACATATACATTAATCCGGTCTATCTCAAATCCCTGTATGCAATAAAATTCCTCGACTATCTTATGATCCTTAATGGCAGATTTTAATTCTATCTTCGCCTTTATTATTTCAGGTTCGTTTAAGCTATTAGTAGGGAACCATTTACTGTCAGAATTATTAACACCTTTTGCTGTAATAATAACCCTATACCTAAACCATCCAGCCTTCTTAGTACTCCCCACTGGAGACTCTACTTTGATATTGAAAAACTCTTCAAGCCTTCCACTTTCTAGGATTATATTTCCCAATGGTATTGATTCATCCACTAGAAACTCAAACCAATGCTCTGCTACATCTTGGTTATCTGTATTCTCAAAAGTCTTCCCCTCAAAGTCAAACATATAGAGCCTCTTAAGACTATTATCGCTCTCCTTTAAGAAATACTGAGTTGAGCTAGTAAGTGTAGAATAAGAACTAGATGAAGTATCTCTCGCCATAACCAGATCAAGCTTACAAGATCCAGCATTAGCATACATAACATCTCTCCAGTTTGTATTGTCAACCTCACCACTAGTCGGAGCTCTCTTGAAAGTAATACTGCCTATTTCAAGCTCTGATTCTGTACTTGGCATGTCGTATGAAGTAATTGATATCTTACCAGGCTCACCAACAGTTTTTTCGATCTTTCCACTTCGTCTATCTACAAAGTTAACAGATTCATTAAAGAAACTGTAACTACAAACCCAAGTATTATAACCCTCTACTAATTTTTCAGATGTTACATAGTAGTCAGATTTCTTCTTTCCGATTATACCATCTAAGTGACCTACATAGTTACCCTTACTGTTCTTATCTAGGCTATTTGTTCTAGTGAGATCTCTGATGGCAAGAGGTAGTGATGGTCCCTGTACACAATAGAACTGTATCTTATTGTTAGGCCCAAGACTAATAGTACATGACATTAAAGTACTAGTACCACCTGACATCGGATACCAGGATGAGCTTGTATTTTTTTCTTTAGTTCTTATCTGTATTGAATAAGGGTGTGCACCACTCTTAGCTTCTTCATCTAGCTTAGTAATAATCGTACCGAAATATTCATTCCACTGTGGGGAGCTTGGTATAATTTTAATACTTTTCGGATCAACTCTCTTCTTAAGCTTTACTACAATTTCATGATACCTAGTAAGACCACTTCTTGATGTACCTACTGCATTACCCTCGCTATCGAAAAGGAATACATGCTTTCCACCCTCAAATAGGTTAGTAGTGGTACTTGGTTTACCCCATGTTGAGTACTGATATAGGTTAATCTTGTTTGACACTAGTGGAACAGGTAGGCCCTCTTTCATTTCGTCTTTAAAATAGAGCTCCCCTTGAAAACTAGTAGTAGATGAATCCTCAACCCCTATATACTCAATAGTCCTGTTATCGACTATCTTGAATTTTTCTTGATCAATATTACCTAGTCCTTTTAATACTACATTACTTAGATCACCTTTCACGTTCTCTCTCTGTAGTATAAACTTTCCCTCCTTTACTTCATAGAGGTCATATACACACTCACCACTTAATGTAACAGTTCCGGAGGTGGTAGGTAGGTAGTAGTTCTGAGTACCATCACTATCTTTATAACCGACTAAGTTACTTGAATAGATATTGACCCTCTTGTATCTCTTATAATAACTACTACTAAATATCTTCTTACCATCTTTATTCAGGTAGGTAGGAATATTATTAGTACTTATCTTATTTCTGACGTATTTTAGATATGAATTCTTAGAAACTAGCTCATCTTCTCTACCATCAGCTACAAATATATTAGTACCTACCACATTAGACTTACTCTCTAGGTATTTCTGATTCTTACCTTCTACCCTACTTACAATATTAGCAAGCATGGTGAGAGGAAACTTGACTGTAATATGATTCAATCCACTACCTGTTAAGTTAAGCATTGAACTGTCTTCACCGTACAATACTAATGCAGGGCCCTCTACTACTTCATACAAGCTATCTTCAAATAAGTAGATAACAAATGGATTACTACCTGTCTCCTTTCTCAGCTCTTTAGTACCTGGGAAAGTAAGGTCCATAGTTTTTCTCTCATCATCCCAGATATAATTAAACTTACCTGATACTACCTGTCTCTGAGAATTTACATCAAGTAGGAGGTCTTTTTTCAACAGTGCACAAACTTTATACTCACTAAAGCTCATTGTTATACCCACTGTTCCAAGCCTACTCAAGAAAGACTCGCTAAATTTTATTTTCATATACTACAAATAATTTACAAGACTACCAAGCCTATAGAACACCAGACCACAGAGACCACCAATTATCTCAAAGTCCGTCAAGGAAGTAGGAAGAGTATTTCGCCTAAAGTAAGCTAAGAAACTCCTCTGCAAGTCTAAGATACTGTTAGTTGAATTAATGCTATTGTCTATCATCAACCTCTTTCTATTACCAGGTACCTTATATTCCTTAAGTGCATCTAAGTTGTTATAGTATGTACTTAGATAATCACTAGCTCCTGATGTCATGAACTTTCCATCACTGTCGAATAATGTATAAGTGATTTCGCTCAGTCTATCAGGGTTTGGGTTCTTTATAATTAAGACTTGATTATTTATAAACATTACGCCACCTAACTCACTAGACCTAATAAGTACTGTCTTGGTCATATTAGTTAGGATCTTTATATCTATTGTTGGGTGACCTATTATAAACCACTCACCTCTTTTTCCCTCTACATTAATACTGCACTCACTGCTATACCTACCTAAATCAAAGTGGATATCCGTTAGCTCTGGAATTGACTTCTCCGCCTCTTCCTTAGTTGCGAATATTAGTTTCTTAGTAGTTCTGACTTGGTTCTTGATGTCTAATGGGTCAAGCAAGGCAAGATCATCCCCAAAGTTCATCCACCCTGCATTATTGTCATTATCCCGGTTATCCTGCAAGTCAAGATTAAACACTTTCCTCACTACCTCACCAGTTTCACTGTTAGTGTGAGCAGTTTGTACTAAGTTTCCAGAAAAGAACTCAATCTTACTTTTATAGTTGATATCATAGCTCGGTAGTCTATAAACACTACTATTAAGGATAAGTCTCCCTGTGTTGACTGGATTAGTGTACATAACCGTATTCCCTACTAAGTTCTTTCTAGCGAGTGAATAGATTGAGTAGTTATTTCCTATATTCCATACATACAATGCTGGATCACCCTTATAGAAACCGAGCTGATAATTACCAAATGCGTTATTGAATCTATCTACATGCAGGTTCTTATTAATGCAAAGTTTAGTCTTCTCGATTACCTTATTGTTTCTGTCAAGTATAAATAAGTTAGTGTCGGAGAAAATATACTGACCTCTTCCACTTACGGTACTATAGATTCTGTTAGTATATAGTGGCCTTTCTACGTGACCTACTCTCTCCTTCGCACTACTTACACTTGCATAGTTCCAGTTCTCAGTTCCCCTTAAGTCTCTCTTGCTTAGATTTGCAGTACTACTTAAATTATCGAGGAGGTTTAATTTTTCTGTATCAAATAAGAGCTGGTTGTCAAAGCCAATATAGATATGAAGATTTCTAACATAGTAGTTCTTCCTAATCATATACTTGCCAGACTCTGTAAACACACTACTACCTTGTGGCTCTAAGAATGTTGAAAATCCAATGGGGACTAATTCGAATCCTCCATTACTACATAGATATACAATTACATTAAAACCATCAGGGCCAACAATATTATCCTTCCTGTTACTTACTATGAAGTCAGAATAATACTTACTACTGGGATCTGTTGACCTATTTACTTCTGATACATTATATACAAGTTCACCCGAGTTATTCTTTACCTTCAGGATCTTCTCAACTGCTTCATGAATACCTCGCTTGTCTGGTGTCTTGCTAAGTAGGGGTAAGAAATTTGACTTGCTAATACTGATACCGTCTACGTACAGATCATTAGCTCTCTTACTGAAAGATTCTGTGTTATATACAAGTACATACTCACAGTCAACCAACTTACCTGCACCTAACATATAAGTATTATAAATTTCCATACGTTACTGTACAATTACTAATTACACATTCATCAATCTCAGAATCATCAGGAATAACTCTAAGTATGTTATCAATATACTCAACGCTAACCTCATTATTAATTGGTTTAATGAAGTTATTTCCTGTATATCCTACTATCTCTTCTGGTGTATCTGGGAACTTAAATGCCTCAAATACCATGTTGTGACTATGTATCTGATCGCCCTTTGAATACTTAATACTCAAGTCAACCTTAGCAGAGATACCACCAACAGAGGCCTTCTTAAATAGATTCTCAAGACTTAATGTACTTGTATACTGATCTGGTCCTACTAAGTCCATCGTTACTGAATCATTTAAGATATCAAATACCAGCTCAGATGAATTGTACAAGTACACAGTTTTACTTTCTTTCATATTTTTGAACATTTGTATTATGTCCGAGTGTTCGACTTTATAACTCTCTAGATCTGATTTTATACTGTCGGTGATTTCTTTTCCTGGGCTGACCATGTAATAACCAGTTTCTAGCATCTTATCATCACTACTAGCTACTGACCTCCTAAGCTTCCTATCACCGTCTATATATTTCCTATCCGCAATATTCCAACCACGACTACCTAGCTTATTGAATAACTCTGACGTAGTAATTGGGCGGTAAGGACTATTGTAATTATCGTACCTGAGTAATCCATTTGAGGTACTATCTACAATAATATCTCCCGCCACATATACGTCAGAAATACCCTCACTACTTATGTCGAGCTTTTTCTTAATCTTAGCCATGTACTGTAATCTTTGTAATGTTTGATTCTGCACCGTTACTCTTTGGCGTCACTCTTATTATAAGCCTCTCATAACCATCAGAAAACGATAGATCACAACCTAGGTCAGAATTAGGTGATAGACTTACTGTGTAGGTGTTACCAGATGACTCAACAGTTTCAGCAATATCACTAACATTGACAACGATAGTATCTTTCCTACTTTCTGTTCCTTTAACCGTTAGTGTATCTATCTGTATTGACTTATGTATGTATATCATTGGCGGAATTCCAGTAATGCCAGGGAAATCTCTAGGCCTCAATGTAACCTGATTTACCCCCTTGCTAAGAATTACATTACTATCTATATCCTTAACAAATTGCTGATAATAACAAGACTGGAATATTGCCTTACTATTACCACTACTCAATGAAAATATAACACTATTATTTTTGTCATCGAAGGAAACACTTAGTACAATATCAGAATCAGAACAACCTACTTTATAACTAACCGCTGTCTTTGCTCTCAACAAGGTACCAAGATCCACTGTAACATCATGAACCCTAAGAAATCCTTGAAGATCAACAGTACTAATAGTGAAAGTAGTTGGTACTTCGTCTAAGGTCTCATCTGATTTTACTAGGCTATTAAGTTTTCCGTATGGTATTTCAATCCTACTAGAATTACTTGGAATATCGAGACTCTTAAATCTGAAGTTATTAGACATTACTAGTTGAAGCTTTCTATACTTTTCTATTTCACTAAGATAATAACCCCTTACCTGACTGAGCTCCTTCTGAAAATTAGGATCAACACCATTAGACACCCAAGTAGTATTGCCAGATATTGAGAAACTACCATCACTACTAATTACATACCTATACAAGGTTGTCACTGCTAGGTTAGATATCTTAGTTAGCTCCTGTATTCTGGTAATACTTGGATCACCGCTAGATACACTATCAGAATCTATATATGTATACTGCCTAAGTACATATCTAATACCTGTCTCACCATCGGTACGTGGCAAGATTTTCTCTATCTCACTATTAGGATCAACATTAAATATTGCATTATTCAAGTCACTCTTACATAATATCGCATCGAGTGGATTCGTATAAGCACTTACATCCTCTGTACTGGCGAAGCTGGATGAAATTATCTTAAGATCGCTAGTTATTTTGTTACTGATGAGTCCTTGTTCATTATAACCGGACATGTAAGAAGAAAGAATACTGTCCAGAGATACTGCAGACAAGACACAATCTTTTTTCATTGCACCTTTCTTATACTCCTCCAGACTTGTACAATTATTTCCTACATAGACTTCAAAATAATCGGGACTAGTACGTGGTATGTTTCCTTTAGTTGTCTGTAGTACCTTGTAGAGTACCTCACTATCAAGTACAAAATCACCAGGTTCAAACTCGACGTTAGAGTTATACCTGTAGATTCCCTTAATACTTTTATTATTTATTATCATATCCTATAAAAATCTTATAGTTCCCTTCATAGATACTAGCTGAACCTGCTGGATGTTCAAAACTAATAATGATATCGTGCTTACCTGTCAAGTTCTTCTCCGCTAAGGAACCATACTTACTAATACCTGGTGTTCCCGTATAATCACTTCCCGGTATTGGTTTATTATTATCGTCTACCGCTCCCTTGATTAAATATGAATTAAGAGATACATACGGAACTGTTGTGTCTGGGATATAAAATCTATTCTGTGTAGGAGTAGGACTTAATGTACCACCAGATAATAAGTCAGTATCATCATCCTTTAGTATCTTAATCTTAGGTACCTTATGCTGTTCTGATGCGATAGTAAACTTAACAGAACCTCCATAATTTGTAGACTCTGAATAACTACTTACCTCAAATCCATCAAACTTTGCAATGTTTATAGTATAGACTCTAGAATTAAGCTCCACCGTGTAGATAGGAAATGCATTCTTCTCAACCAGGTCATCTACATAGAGGCTAGTAAACTCAAGGTCACTAAATTTCTCAGTGCTTAACCTTCTCTTAATAAATTCACTGGTCTTAGGTAAGATACTAGATTCCGACTCATATGGATCGTAGTAATTAGAAACAATACTACCAAATTCGTACTTATTCGGATCTACTAGTAGTTTAAATGAGAAGTTATTACCCGTCTCAACTACAAATGCACTCTCACCTGTTGAATTTCCTGAGGAGTCCATAAAGTTTCCATCATATCCAACAGGCTTATCATCTACCATCATAAGACCAAATGAATATCCACTAGGGTCAAGACTTTTATAATTCTTTCTAATCGTATCAAACATAGTGGTATCTAGTGGATGTCTGAATTTAGTATAGAAATCATTATCATACATACTTCTTGGCTTTGTACCATTTATTTTAAGATTTACAACTGGTACTACACTATTCCTCTTCAGTACTACATTGATAAGATAATTACTAGACTCTAATACCTCCATCACACTAGGAGTATTTGTATCTGCACTTAATAATTCAAAACCATCAGGGGCAGTAAATTGAATTGCTTTCCATTCCTCTTCACTACCTATTCCATGATACCCCGCACTGCTTTCTAAGTCCAGATTTATTACTAGGTTCCCATCAAAATAAGACCCGCTCAATCTATAATTATCCAATAGACCAGACCTACCACTAGAAGAGCCGTTGACTATAAAATTATTGACTAGCTTATTATCACCTTCATACAGTCTTACTTCTTTTTCGTAGTTGTGTCTGTCTGCAAAGGTAATATAGTCGATGCAGTAGTTTCCCAACTTAACAGGTATACTTAATGTTCTCTGTCCATCATGTATTTCAAAGTCCTGTTCGAGTATCTTACCACCATCGCCAGGAGTCACTACCACTGATATTTTCTTCTTGTGGTAATCCTTAAGTCTACCTTCTAAGATCCACTTATCGCAACTAATGCCTGGTATGTTTCCTATATTATTATCAACTAGTGAGACCCAATAGTAACCATCATACTTACACCTACTGAGCATGCTGTATGAAAAAGCTGGATTATAGACTGTACTTACTATCTCCATCCAACCTCCATCTATACTAGGAGGACTTGGTGTTTTCTGTCTTAGTAAGCTTGTATATGTCTGACCACCTACTACTACTTGAGCGTTCTTAGTAAGTACCCAAGACTTTCCCTCATACCTAACCTCACTTCCAGTTTCATAGCACTTAGTTGGGTCATAGTTAATATCTTTATCTCTCTTAAGGGGTGCCCAGATAAGTTTCAATGCTAATCTCGGCTTGTTAGATACTGGTGGATCACTAGTATCTTTTAGTGCGACATAGAGTGAATCTGTGTTATACTCTATGATACTGCCCTCCTTGTATACTCTCCTTGGTTCATACCTATTGAGATGATTAAACCTTCCTAAGAGTGATGATAAGATAGGATGTTTATTAATCTTCTTATTACCTAAGATTGTATCACTATTCTTGTCTACCACTATATCAGTTCCACCAAGAGATCCTACTATGTCTACCTTGTGATCTATCTCTTTCTTCTTGTCATTTCTCAACAAGTACTGACATAAGTTTCTCTCTGGGTTATCACTCCCAGACCACATGAGATGAGATAAGTTGATATTACTAACCTTACCATCCTCACTTAAGACTAGCCACAATAATTTCTTACTCTGTGCCTCATCCTTATCTAGCCCAATACAGACCTTCCATGTAGAGCGTAGTATAAAACTTCTTAAGCCACCAACTGTTTCTAGTTCCAGTTCTGTCAAGTCTAGGTAGGTATCATATAGGTAAACAGTATCATAACCACTAGGAATATTGATCATTGTTAAGGTTTGATTATTAATGTCAATACTTCCAAAATAACCATACAGTTCCTCCTTACTTACTTTTGAGCCCGTTGGAAAAAATGTACCCTCTACCTTCTCTAAGTCATCTATACTAGGACCTACTACCTCTCTAGACTTCTCCGATAGATAATTAATAGCTGGATCACTGTTAAACTTATACTTGCTTGGAATAAACTTTAAACCATACTCAGCAAAATCACTAACCCCTAATAAACTGGACTTACTCGCGTGAATCTGTACTAAACATTTATCTAGGTCTTTAGAATTTTCAAGTACTACAAAAGTTAATTCACGCAGGTTATCTTTATGTTCTACTATCATAATTATTCTGCTATATGATGTTGATAGTATATTTCACCATGACCTAAGTGATTAACAATACTACCATCTAAGTTAATACCAGCACTATTGATTATAATTTCAAGAGACTCAAAATACAGTAATGTCTTTAAGAAATCCTCCATTGCACTACAGAATAAATCTTTCCCCACCAAGATCTCACCAATCTCAATACTAATACTCCTAGCTGTATAGTTGATCTTTGACTTATCTGAATCAATCACACCATAGTACAAGAGATAATCAAAAACCTTATAAGTACCTTTGACACTATAAAATAATGTCGCTAGGTAGTTGATATTGCTACTATAATCTTCACTGGTCTGATCATCTTTCTTCGGTATACACAGGCCTAGGAATCTCTTGACTGGATCATTACTTAGGCTCCATTGAAAATCACTAAAAGAATCTATCTCATCTACTGCCTGCTCACCATAAGACGTCATCATCTGGTAAAGCTGCTCGATGATCTTAATCTCTCTTAAGTGTTTTGGTATATATATTTTCATAACCTACTGCCTTAATTACTTGGTGTATGTGAGACAAGAGTACTAACATTGTAGGTAATATCAAAGTAAGAAATAATTGGATCTATATCTGACATCTCTACTACCTGACCCCTAGAATCTAAGAATGTAATACTAAGACTGTTTATTCTCTTAATATTACTAAACTTACTGATCAATGACTTAACCTCTTCTATTGTTGTATCATTAAAGACAGTATTAAACTTTCTCTCGTACGTACTCTTTAAGATACTACCAATACTACCATTCAAGTCCTCAGTACTGTTTCTGTAAAGTTCTAGTGATATATTAAACTCCGCTGTATATCTATCTCCCTTTTCGACTTTAATATTCTTAGTAATGATATAGTATGCCTGCTCCTTCTCAATAAAATCCTCAATACTACTAACGCCTTTACCTGGATCATCACTAGTATCGGGAATTAATCTACTCTCATCTTTTGGTATGTAGTAGATTTTAAGTTCACTACCTGAATTATTACCCAGCGTATTGAAAACATAAGAAGTACCTCCATTCTTTACGTACTGTGGGAAGTTCTCCTCTAAGATAGTACCAATATCATTATTACTGCGTACCATACTATTCACATACCTATTTCTGTTTGCCTTGTAGTGAATTGTATTAAGATCATCCCTACCTACTTCCTTAACAAAACAAAGACCACTACCCTCACTTAACTCACTATACATATTAGCTTTGAGCCAGGTATCATTAAATCCAACTAGCTCTGCACCTTTATAAGATAATCTGCGAAGCTCTGATTGGTTATAGTCCTCCAACCTAGACCACTCAAAATATGTTGCGTTGATCCTTGTGTTAATCTCAATACCCACTGAATCACTCCTATCTGTTCTATCTAAGGTACTGTAATAATTGGCTGTATATATTCTACTACCAAAACTAGGAAGAGTCAAGTCAAATACATACTTAGTCGGCTTTAGGATGTGATCAGCAAAATTTCTAGTCACCTCAGCCTGTTCACCATTTACCTTAACTAGTACATCATTGCTCAAGTTATCAATGGGGCAATCAATGTAGTATGTATTTCTAGTATTAACCGTCTTGTCCACTTGATGTACGGTAGGGGATATTAAGCAGATGATAATATAAGACTCAGTACTAACACTAGGCTTTAATGTAACACCACTATAGATAAACTCCCCCGGATATTTTTCAGGGTTAAGATTATCTAGGCCTGATAGTTTAGTATAATCAACTTCTTCCGTCCCTCTATTCATGCTACTAGTCTCCTGTCCACTACTATTACTACTAGCACTAATGACACTACTACTTATCACATTACTGTCTCTCACTGACCTACTAGAATTGCTACTACCACTATTATTGCTAGGTTGAATCAGCTTATAGTAACCAAGATAGTATACACTGAAACTTGAACTCTGCTGGATAAGATCAAATGGTTTCAATGTCAGGTAAGAGGTAGGACGAATTTTCATAACTACCCTAGGACATAACCCCCTAAATACACTGTACATATTATCCATACAGTGCTGAATCTTTGAATTAATGAGGCTAGATTTCTCAAGACTTGATTCCTGTAAGTATGCAACGTTTTCTACTTCACTGATATATGACGCATTTGCCAATAACTGAACAAGCACCTCAATACTATCACCTGTATATCCTAAGTTCTGGGCAATTGTGTAGTACTTGTTAATGTAATCCTGTAAATTTCTCATACTATAAATTAATATCTACTGTGTCCTTGGTGCTGTTAATACTCACCATTACACGAGCATTAGATGGACCTACTAATTCAACACTATCAATCTTCATAGTGTAACCAGGTAAGCCCATCCTCTTGTTAATATTCTCTACTAGTAATTGTAATCTTGACTCAATTGCCCCTAGTAGCTCGTCCTTGTGTATATTAGAGGTGATGATATTAAAACCCACCGCACTGTTAGGTATGTCACCACTAAATATTGATATGTTCAGCCTGAGTAAGTCTAACATGTATAGTTCAACCTTACTAGTACTCGAACCTGTGCTTAATAAATATCTCTTCATCCTACTGCTACTTTTCCACATACCGCAACACCAGTACTACTAAGATGAGTTGCTGGGTAGGTTGGCGGTATTATACTATTAAGCCAGACTAAGATACTACTACAAATACCCTCCCATGCAATAATCTGGGCTGACTTATTTCCGTCCCCTATCATACTATATAAGTTAGGGACAATCAATCCAGGTCTAAATGCTGGAGTAGGAGAAACTGGCACTACACTACCAGGACTACTCGAAATCATAAGACCACTCACTATGTTAGACTCCAATGACCCTAACCAATCTTTTAATGTAGTTCCGAAAGGGGGAGCTACGTTTCCTATTACACCTACACTGTCACTAACTATATCCGGCTTACCACTAGGATCAGTACCAGTATAAGAAATAGAAATCTTTACGTTCCCTACTAAGTACTCCGTCACTGCACTACTTATCGCAAGACCTGATATACTAGGTGTGGAACTATTATAACTGCTGCCACTACTACCCACCTGACTGTTGAGATGAGAAATGATTAAGCCTGCAAAACTACTCTTCGACATAAACTTAAGATGAATAAAAAAGAATACAGTACACGAATCAATATCATGTTCTGTATTCTCTATATGAAAAAAGACAGTTAATCTACAACTATAAAGAAACTAGGGCGTCTCACCTGCAGAATTGTTAAGTTTAGCTAGCTTCTCAATTACGTAGGTCATTCTTTGTCTCCTTCTTTATCTTCTTCAAAATTAAACTTCTTACCTAGTATTTTAAAACCATTAGATCTGCTACCATCAGATTCTTGAACGGAGGTTCTTCTTAGTTCGAAATACTTACTCAGATCACTAGCTTTTGCAGAGGCCCTATAATCTATTCTTTTATAAGCATCAGACATCATAGATTTAGCTAAAGAATTTGAATAAGTCATTCCCACTTCGAACGTGCTATATAATTCCCCCACTAATACTTTATCATCAAAACTATTAACATTTAGGAAATCATTTATCCTACCTAAGTTATAACCCTTTGCCCTACAATTCTCTGGTCCAAGGGTTGTCAAGTACTCCTTAAATCTCTTGTCTGGTAGTAGGTCAAGTAGAGGCTCTAATTCACCACCATTGAAATAATATTCGCATACATACTTCAACCTCTGCCTCCTATCCCTCATTGCCTCATACTCCTTAAAGAATTCGGTATACCTCTTTTTCTCCTCTTCTGTAAGATCAACTAAGTCGATACCAAAACGTTTCTTTGTATAACTAAATATATCTGTTTCTAAGTCACACAACATTTCATTAACTAACGTCTCATTATCTTTATCATAGACTGTAATGAGTAGATCCTTATTCTTTACCAATACGGCCCTATACTTGTTATAGTACTTCCTAAGGTTTCTCTGCTTCTTTCCACTATACAAGTTTTTAATGTCTTCCTTAGTATTTATCTTATCAATCAAGGACATTATATAATCATCCTTAATAAACATTTCGGACCTTCCATTATATCTCTTATTGATTAAGTGCTGATGTATTCTACTTTCACAGCATTGATCAAATTCTGGACCTTTCAATACTTTTAGGACCTTGAAGAATGGATTGTGCGTAATGTAACTATCTAGCCTGCGGTTAAAATTCTTAGTATAACCAATTTTAATAATTTTTCTTAAGCCGGTTAATGCATCAAAGTCATCACCTGTCAACATCTCGATAAAATAAATCATTCTTTATCTCCCTTTAATTTTTCTAATAATTTAAAACCTGCTACTCTCTTACTACCGTCATTTACTGTAGTCTCCTTTAATTTGAAATACTTACTTAGGTCACTAGCTTTTGCAGTAACCTTATAATCAAGCTCTTTATAAAGCTTTGCAAGTGTTGATTTAATTTCTATCTTTGTGTAAGAATTACCTTCTTCAAATATTGATAATATCTTACTAGCTAATACAGAACCATCAAAGCTTCTAACTTTTAGTATATTATTCAGACTAGTAACTCTATAACCTTTTGCCCTACACTTTTCAGGCCCTATGATTGTCAAGTATTCCTTAAACCTCTTATCAGGTAATAGATCAAGTAGAGGTTCTAATTCGCCACCATTGAAATAATACTCACATACATACCTCAATCTATGCTCCCTGTTTTTCATTTCCTCATACTCTTTGAAGAATTCGGCATAATTCTCGGCAGTTCCAATATTACTTACCTTACCAAGTTCATTGAAGACTGTAAAACGATTCGCATAGTCAACCTGCTGCATTTCATAAGACCTAAGCTCTGCAACTCTTACTAGTTTATTAAGTACTGGTACTAGCCTAATACTACCATCAGGACTCTTTACTTGATTAACAGATACATAGTTCTTCTTATAATTCCAAGTCCTAGCATTATCTTGAAAAACCTCAGATAACTCCTCCTGCTCGCTTGGATCACTTTTATCAAAAACACCTAATAACTTCTCTGTCTTCTCTGTTTTCTTTGCTATCTTTTTATAGAAATACTCCTCAGAAACTGCATTTCCATCTAAAACTGGCCTAAAGAATAGTGTTGCTTCATTCTTCCATGGATTCTCCCGTAACCTCTGTCTACCAAGTATCTGGGGAAGGTCTAAGGTAATGTCGACTGCAAGGGTATCTATGTTGGCATCACTAATTATAAAACTCCTAGCATTGTCAGAGTAGAAGTCTGCGCCAAGGTAAACAGTTCTAGTACAGAAGGTAAACATTTTCCTTGGCTCATCTCTTAGTGGAACCCTGCCAATGTTAAACTTTCTACCAAGTCTTTTCTTTACTTTATTCTCGTTATCCTGTGTATTGGCTACTAAGATATTTACTTGCCCAGGCGTTAACCCTGCTCTCTTAATGATACTAGTAATATTATTTACAGAATTGACATAAAATACTGCTTCCTTTGATATTATTTTCTTAACATCCTTCTCATTATCGCTCTCTGGATCCCTAACATACCTATACTCAAACTTTCCCTCTAGATAAGACTTGATGATTGGACCAGCCTCTGCATAAACTGATACTAGGTTCTTAACAGTTAGCTTTGGTTGATCTACTCTGTTATGATCTAATGTACACCAGTCAAGTTCATAGTATGGTAAGTCTTTAAACTCCTCCAACATGTCAAGGTACTTCTTTATCATAGGCGTTGCACTCACATAGCATACCTTTCGAACTCCCTGTAGGTGATTCATGAATTGCATCTCCGTATCGGACTTAAACTTACTGTCAGTGAAGATACTTTGAAACTCATCCACTACTACTCTGAAGTCAACATTGCTATAATTGAACTTGAGTATATCCTTAACCAGTCTGTAAGAATCATAAGTAACTAGTATCTTCACAGGCTTCTCCTCAAACAAGCACTTATTAACATAACCTGTCAACTTCTTCGTTAGTTCCTGAAAGAAATTTTCCTTTGCCTTTTCTAACTCCTCCCTCTTTTTTCTCACCTTCTCAGAGTTAGTATAAGGATTATACTTGGGTCTGTCAATCTTAGTTAGGTCCTTATCAGTTTTTGGATCCCCTTCAAATTCATTCACCACTAAGAAAACTTCATCCTTGTGCTGTTCGTACTTGTTCTGAAGAAGAATTTTCCTAGGACTGCATAAGATTGTGTTTTCATCACTTCTAATACAATACTCTGTAAACCCACATCCTGGTATCTGTTTATTCAGGATGTGGGGAAAGTCATGAAGCTTGAAGTCAGGTATATCCGATACATATCTATACCCTGCTGGTACTTCCGTAATGATCACTCTTCCGCGATCCTCTGTTTCTACTACTTTCTCTAACATAAAATCTTACTATTTTAATTAATTGTTAAAATTTCCTAATAGCTTGGGCTTTCACCCCAAGCTAAGCCCGCACACAAGAGACTCCATACTGTCGCTCTTGCATTCGGTCTATATCTCACTAGTAAGTCTTTTATGTTGTATAACTTGCGAAAATGATATATTAATCAACCCGCAAAGTGTAATATTGCTAAGTAAATGTATATACCTCGAAAAAATATACTACTTGAAATACTCGGGGATAATATTCCTATCAACATCAATATGGTCTCCGCTTCGCTCCGCCCCATAAATCTCAAACTGTGTATTCATCCCCTCTACTTCAAGTTCCTAGGCGAAGCCCTCAATACCGAACCGACGACTTTAGGAGGAGTGTGAAGGTTTGAGCAAAGAGCGAGAGGCTAGGGTGACAATATTGGAGAACGTAGTGATACAATATTGGTGGCATAGACTTTTGGGCAGGCGCAGCCTCTCGCGAATTGGGTGCGGAGCTTAGCTTTCCTAAAATAGCACGGAAAGTAATAATATCAGAGGCCGAGGTGTTTTTGTTCCTCAGCCCCTAATTTCATAGCTTACTTTTTACGTGATTATACCAAAGTTTTCTAAGTTCTTTTGAGTATTCTTCATTCCTACCCACTGCATTTTCGTCGTGGTAGTTTTCATTATCCTCAATCTCATGTTTTAAGAAAGGTAAGAGGAGGTCTTTGAGATTGTTTACATCGTTGTTTGAGTATGTAACGTGCCAAGTATTATTCCTGGTATTGTATATGAAGTAGTAATCATATTCTATATTTGACATGAGTACTATTTCACCATCACCTTCTATATCTTTCCTATAAGATTCTACGCTGTCATACTTTTCTGATAATCCTGAGTCTAGCCTGTATATGATATTATCAGTCCTCAGTATATGATTTACTTCCTGATCATCCTTACCTACCATCCAGTTCTTAAGTGGTCCTGCGAAACTTTTTATTGCATCTACGTACTTATAGATTTCTTGTGGCAGTTTTATACCATACATCTTTTCAAATTCCCCAAGTCTTTTAGTAACTGTGTCGAGATTGTATAGGTCGATAAGGTACTGGCGAGGGTTATTTTTTAGGAGGCCACTTAGTTTTTTCTCCTCTGCGTTATGCTTGTTTACGTAATTATTATACTTATCAACACTTCCCTTCGACGTTCCAAACCACCCATGCTTAAGTCTATCCCAGTTATTTTTATAGTACTGTTTTTTCTCGAGCATGGCATATTGTTTTGTTCTTAAGATTATCATGCCTTACGTTCCACTTACGATACTTCCTGAATGTGGTGCTCCGGTGAATGGACATGTTGGTATGCAATTAAAGGGTCCACTCATATCTGTTCCTGCTGTTCCCTTTGTTTCTAATTTTCCGCCAGTTATTTTTACATTCGGCGCTTTGATTACTGCATTACCCTTACATTCTACCTCTGCACTGCCTTCAATAGTAAGTCCAAGTTTTCCATCAGTCTTAATATTGATGTTCCCAGACTTATCAATCCTAATCCAGCTTGTCGGTTCAGGTGTTGTATCTTTTTCTTGTTTATCATTATATTCACTGGCAGGGTCAAAGATTCCGATAGTTAGTTCAGACTCTGTCATCTTAATCATCTTCCCCCTTGACCTTATACCAATGAAATTATTCTCCTTTAGTTTTTCGTAGAGATAGTAGGATTTATATGTAGGATCCAATTCAAGCAATACTACCACATCACCTACTCTTGGCTCATCTACTTCCCCTCTCTTTGGAAATGCTCGTAGTTCTTGATTACGTCCAGGGATATCTACTTCTACTGTATAAAGGTCTGGGTCAAGTATTTTTGTAATTGTTCCTATACTATATTCCATTACTTCTTCTTATTTTTCTTCTTGATTCTATCTACTGTATTTATCTCAGCACCTAGGGCAGCACTTTTTACTTTCTTAGAGACTCTTGGATAGTGTATTCCTGCCCCTACCATTGCTGCCGCTAGTCCAATTTTACCAGCATGTTTATTGAGTGTTGGTGCATATTCCATTGCATTAGCCACTACTTTCCTACCAGCTTTTGTATCTCTCAGCATTTTTCCCACCTGGCCTAATCTATCGGCGCTAGTAGTTGCACTTAAGTCTATAATTGCTCTAGGTGCTAATTTTGCGCCGAGATAAGCAAGGCCACCATACTTAGCTGCGTCAATAAGCGGCTTTCCAGAATTATCTTTCAGTGCACTCAGGCCAGCAGCTCTTTTTGCTTTCTTAGTTATCTCTTCATCACTAAGTCCTCTCGCCTCTGCTTTATCAGCCGCATCTCTCGCAGCTTTAAAATACTTTTCAGAATCAAGTTTACCATTCTTATCATTTACCCAACCAATACCTTTTCTAGAGTCTGGAAGTGCAAAGAATTTATTTCTCAATACTATCATAGCTTACTTTCTCCACTTTTCTAGGGTTGTCTTCTTCAATCTACCTTCCTCTCCATCGTAGACATATAGTTCTCCATTCTTTATGTTTGGATTTACTACTAGTGCACCCTTTTCACTTTCGTCTAGGATATGAAACTCAACAGGATCCTTACTATCATATATATTATAGCCTTCTTTTCCTAAACTTCTGTAGGTATAAATTGGGTAATTCGCGCCAGAATTACCTGTGATGTAGTTATTAGGTAGGGTTTTGAGTTTATTATATAGTAGTGGATTATTGGATTGTAGTAGTTTACCTGTATCACCTACTCTACTCTTATAATAAGCCTCTTGCCTGTCTGGATCAAATCTACTACTATAATAATCTCTTCTATTTTTAGCATTTCTATTCGCTAACCAAGTCGCCCCCCCCCATTGCTATAATAGGTACAGACATTAACATACCTGCCTTTAATAGGTCTTCTCCGCTGTAATTCTTATTTCTTAGTATTATCATTCTTAGTTGGATTTTGTTCACTACCTAATGCGATCTTACCATTCTCTTCAAGTCCTACTAGTTTTGTTGTCCACTTTGTATGATATCCGTCATCCGCCACATAATCTGAATCATCTATGGCGATAAAGAATTCATTGGACTTGATTAGGTAATACTTGAAAGGCCACATCTTAGAATCTACTGTTGTCTTTGAGTCTCTTGTATATTCCACCACATCACCTATTTTAAACTTAGGTACTTGTCGATGTGTTATGATTATCTCTTGAAACATGTCAGAGTAGATGTAAGCTGTGTTATAGTTCAAGTTCTCACTCATCTGGTAGTAATCTTTATGTACTATACTCAGCGCTCCACCTTTCTGTAAGACTCTTGGATTTACAGGCATTACATCCTTATATTTCTCTTCCCAAATATTTTCAACCTTACTATAGAGTGTTGGTTGATATTTCTTACTGAATGGTGTTTCTTGTGTGAAGTCTGAGTCTGCGTGTATTATGAGTTTTGGTTCACGGTTTCCATATGAATCAGAGAGTCCCATAGTTTCTTTTATCATGAGTCCTTCTAGTCCAAACACGAAGATACTATTTCTCTTATACCCTAGACATATTCGCCTGAGAAAATCTTGATCTGTCTCATGATTTTGATAGAGCTTTAAGTTTTTTGCTTGTAAGTCAGTATCACATCTCAGGTCAACTTTTCCTGGATATACACCTCTTATGGAATCCTCAATACTATCCCAGACAGAGGTATGTTTTTCGTCGAAGAATTTTTGGTCTCCGATACAAACAAACTCAATATCCAGGTAGTTCTTCTCATGCCATCTATTAGTTATGAACACAGGGATATTATAGATTAGTCCCCCTTCTTGTTCTAGTGTGATAGTACCTGTATGTTGTTCTGTTATTAGTTTTAGTGATTCAGACTTTCCCGCAACCTCAAGCCTCATTTCACCCCTTGCTAGTTCTCCACCAAGTTCTTCATATAAGTGGAGTGATTGAAAACGGTAACCTGATTCAAACCAGGGCTGAAAATCAACACTAGTCTTATATGAATTTTTATATTTCATCCCTTTTACATTCCATTAAGCAAGTTATCGATTACAGATTTAGGATATACATTCAAGACAGTACCTTTTGTGTAAGATTCAAGACCCACTGCACAAGTTAAGATAAGGAGTCCTGTATATTTTGTGTCTCCATATATATCTTTTGCAATTAGGTCTGGTCTAAATTCGTATGTCTTAATAATGTATGGTTCTTTCTCTGCTTCGAATTCTTTAAGTTTATCGAGGAGTACAGAGTTAAATACATCATACCCCTCGATATAATTTTTCAGATCCTGCTTAGTACTTTCAATTCTACTTGATTTCTTATACATTTGGTAGTCTATTTTGATTTGATGCCTTTACCTTTTCTAGTGATCGTTTCATTTCATTCAGTATACCACCATCTCTACCTTCTGCAGACTGACTCATATATCCTGCGCTAGCTCTACCACTAATAAATCTTTCTAGTGATACCGCCGAATATTTAGAGGCCGGACGTAGCATGATGTTAACTTCAGCAAATAATGGAGAGATCTTACCACTACCGAAAGGATCTTTTACCATTTCCTTGCTTTCATTGATACTGATATTACTGATTACTAAGTTCTCGATCGCATAGTAAGGTCCGATTCTAAGTTTCAATGTACCTTTCTGAATTAGGTCCACATCCTTAATATCGGCCTCAAAACCGGCGGGAGGAGTTTGCCAAGCCATAACAGTACTAACAAAATCCTCTACATCTTGTCCTAGTGCTTTGAATTTAACAGGTACATAATCACCCACCGCATAAGGTAAGAGTCCTATTAATTGATCGGTAACTGTTAAGTATTGTTTATCTTTATTTACACCATGCCTATCAATAAGTGTATCATACCTGTTAATAGTTGGGAAGATAGTAAATTTCATACCAAAGTTACTACCAAAGTCTGTACCAGTGCCTGTGTAGTATGTAAATCTAGTACCCTTTACATCAAGTGCCCTAGATAGATATTTTGCCTGCGCCGAATAACCACCTGCAGCTGCCTCAGTAAAGATCTTAGAAATTCTACCCACTGTCGCTGCTACATTATCACCAGCTGACTGACCCGCATTTTCAAACTGTGCTGACTTACCTACCATATCTTGTAGTGCCTCTGCCAAAATTTTAGCGTAGGGTGCTTTAGGTCTCATTGAATTCCACATAGACCCAATTTCATCCCCACCAAAACCAGTCCATTCGTTAGTGACTGTTACTTGAAAATCCTGGTTAATAATAGATCTACATAGTGGAAGTTTACAGTACGGGTATTTCACCGCACTGTTCTTCTCATCTAGTATAATAGTCTTAGAATCTTCCTCTTGTAGGTCTGCTGGAAACTCAACCCAATTCTTAACACCTTCATCATCCTTAGGTTTATTAGGATCTTCCCAGGTATTAGGGTATAGACCAACAGATAACATAGGGTTTCTAAGTTGGAGATCATAATAGAATCCACTAAGTTCTCCAGTCTTGTTATTATTATGTTTCATTACTTAGTCCATCCTCGAGTTTTTACTGTTTCTTTCTTAGGTGCTGTATTACCAACAATCTTAGAAAGTAGTTGATTAGTTAGATCCTGCTTTCCTACTAGTTCTGACATATAAGCAGAGGATACCTGATTAGCAGCAGCAGAAATCTTTTCATACTTACTAGCTGCCCTACTAGATACTGCATCTTTATTGATATTTGCCCTACTAGTTCTACCGGCGAGTGTTGATATTCTCTCCTGATCAAGTACACGGAAAAGATCTTTATTAGAATCAACCATCTTTTTAGGGGCGATCCATTCACCTTCATGTACATAACCAACTGCCTGTCCTGTATCACCAACCCTAGTAAATCCACCTGTTGCCTTATGACTCCAATTCCAACTGCCAGCAGTGAAGTTGTATTGGGTTTTTATAGGAGCTAATAAACCTGCACCAGTGTTCTTCCTTGCATCTCTTGCATTCTGTGGAAGTTTACCAGTCTTTATAAATGCCTTTCTCTGTTCTGCCGTCAAGATTGTTGTAGTAGGTCTCATAGGTATTCCTTCAACGTTACCCTTAAGACCCATGTTATACATCATGTCTTCACCTGCCTGTTTTTGCTTGGCCATTATCTGATCTATCATGTTGGTGAATGGACTCTGAATATTAGGATTAACTTTCATATTCTTGATCTTATTCCCAGCATTTTCTGCATCGTTGAATAAGCCTTTCCACCAATTTACTAGTTTCTCACCTAATGACATAGACTTGTTAGAAAAAGCCTTGAAGTTCTTATCTGAATCTGCTGAGACTTTATCCATGACACCCTTGTTCTTCTCATAGTTTGCCACTGCTTTTCTCACATCTTCATTAGCAGTCTTCATATACTTGTTCTTCTTGTCCTCTATTGCCTTAAAGTTCTTATCTAGTTTCTCAAGATTATTTTGTAGCTCTTGTCCAAGCTTTTTAGCGAGTGTATACTGTCCGCTATCCGTCGCCTCTTTAATTAATTTTTTATATTTTGCAGTTGCCTGGTCCTTCTGAGTTTTTATACCCTGCATCTCCATATCAAAATTAACATAGGCCTCTAACGATTTATCCAGTCTTGATCTATACGCAAGTCCCCTATGTGCAGAATCACCGGCTTTGGTATTATCTGACATATTACTTACATTAGATCCTAGCAGAGTTCTAAGCTTTGCAGATTCAATTTCTAACTGTTTTTGTAGCGCCGCTCTCTTATTTGGGTCAGTTTCTCTATTAATCTTATCTCTCAGGTCTTTAACTTTTTGATCGGCTTTATTATAGGTGTTCTTGAAATATACACTATTGAACCAAGTCTTAATATCATCTACTTCACCACCGTCTAGATCTCTTCCCGCTCTTTCAGTGAAGTATGTCTTTATGTCTTTAAAATTACCCTGTCTAGCTGCAGAATATAGGTCTCTTAGATCTTTATTACCACTGTCACTTAGTAGTCCCTTAGTAACAGACCTTATAATTCCATCTCTACTGCTACCTAGCATCTTTCCATCTACATAAAGACTACCTCTTAAGTCCTCTAATGTAAGATTATTTAATTCTCTTTTATGTTGGAGTTTGTATGTATTGGCTTCGTTCCACATACCAACTCTTTCGTAAGATGCTTTTCTACCTTTATCATCAAGACCTACCCAGTACTTTTCAAATGCATTATAGTCATTAATACCTCTTCCTTTCAAGTACTGTCTATTCAGTTTCCAGAGTTTACCAGCTTCACCTTTAAGGCTTAGTAGTTTTTTCTCTTTTGCTAATTCTGCGTCTGACTTAGCATCGAATGGTTGACCAATTGTAGGTAGTGGTCCGCTTGTTGATGCGCTATCCCACGCAGCTCCAATAGATCCTGCAATACCGCCAACATCAAATCCACCTCCTGCTGCATTACCTGCTGCATTTGGGTCGAAAGATACTGAATTAGAATCGCCGAGATAACTAGCAGCACCTTTCAAGTATGTGTATGGGTCAGCTTCGTAATAGATCTGTCCCCCGTTATTATTGAGCTGTTGGTTAAGAGGCGTTCTACCAAGACTCATAATGAACGTTCCAAAATCTCTAGCTGCAAGTGAACCTCTAAATTTACTGAGGAACATATTCAGCTTGGCATTCATGTAGTCTTGTACAGATCCATAGGTAATATTCTTACCACCTCTCTGCATTCCACCAAAGTTATTCTGATTTCTTGCAGCAGAACTAGTACCACCTGCAGATTCATAGCCATCTTGTGCAGTAAAGAAGCTTGAGAGTCGACCTGCATCTTCTTCACTCATGCCTCTCTGTTTCAGGACACTATACCACTTAGCCCTGTGTTCTTTCCAGAAACTAGCTCTATCGGCCTTAAGATTTCCGGCGGATACAGTAACTGGCGAACTAAATCCGTATGATGGAGCACTTGCCATTCCTCCCCCAGAATAGCCACCCCCAGAGAAAGAACTACCTCCGCCAGCATATCCACCGCCGCCTCCATAGACTCCGCCGATGTGATCATTATAACCACCACTACCAAAGCCTCCGAAAGTATTAGGTGTATCATTGTAGTTACTGCCGAGATAAGGTGTTCCACCTGTACCGTAGTTTCCAGAGTCTGTATCTCCCAGTGGTTCTCCGTTTGCACCTACTCTGTTAATATGTCTGAGAATAACTCCTTGCTTTCTTCTATGATAGCCAGTGTTAATACCACCCCACATGTTTTTCTGTAGGTAGTCTGACATCCAAAGTCTACCAGAGAACATACTAACATGACCATACGCATGACCAGGCATTTCCTGTTGTGCTAAGATATCGCCGGGTTGTGGTCTCCAATTCTGCCAATCGACTGGTGCAAATCCTACTTTACCTAAGGTTCTAGCAAAGTCCCTTGCATTACCTAGTACACCTTGTAAGCTATTAGCTGGTAAGTGTAATCCTGCCTCTACTGCTAGTCTTACGTACATTGCACAACTAGCAGCGGATCTAGGCCTAACATTTCTTTCGAGTGTTCTACATGCATCAGCTACGAAGAATGGTCTGGCTTTTCCATATCTAGTATCTACCCTACCTGGCATTGTTCCCCATCTAGCACCAGCACTATCATGTTGATTTGTAGATAAGCTACCAACAAACCCACCTATCATATTAAAGCCTCTGTTAGCGTAGCCTATACCAGCATTAATTCCGTCTACAATGCCATTGCCAAGTCTCTTAGAGTTATTTACAATTGCACCCATAGATGAATTAGCCCAGAATGCATTTTCTTCTGCTAAGTTTGAGTTGTGCAGGTTTTCAAATTCCTGAAAATCTTTACTATATTCGTTGATATTAACATCGAACATAGTCTTAGGATCTTTACCAGCCCTTGACCATTTTGCACTAGCCGCCTGCACACCACCTGCTCTACGAAGAAGTGAATTTTGTATCTGACCAAGTGCAGCAATACTCTGTTCCTTGAAAGACTTGACTCTATAGATTCTACTAGCGAGATACCTAATTGCCTCAGGTGATAAGCTATAGAAATCATAGAAACCTTCTCCTGGGTGTGGGTCATCATAAGGGACAAGTTTGTACTTATATCCATTTGCAGTAGCCCTGTTTATTGCATTGGTTATTTCGCCGTTTATATAACCTGGGATACCTGTATTTCCAAATAGTTTTCTGGCTCCCCATAATGCACCTCCGGCACCAGCAGCATCAAGAAATCTATTATTCAGTCTAGTATTTCCTGAGTTTGCAATTGACTTAGCACCATATCCAGTAAGGCCTTTAAGACCCATTGCATTAGCTATGTTATCAGTAATTGCCATCTGTGTAGTAGCGCCACCGAAACTCTTAGCATTTTCACCAGCATAATCTTCTTCTGTCTTTGGTACTCGGATTGCCTTCATCCTGACAGTAGAAATCATACCAGACCTAATGAGTTTTCCAGCATCACTACCGAACATCTGCTGAACGAAGTCCCTATCTACAGTAACACCGCCATTCTTAGTTGCATAGTCTTCCATTCTAGAAAAACCTGCTGCTACTCTGGCAGTGTCTATTTTACCTGTCGACGCTGCATCTCTATAGGCACCCATGATATCTCTACCCTGTGATATTTGGCCGGATACAGAACTGGTAAGGTTTCCACTGCTATCTAGGGCCCCTTTCATTAAGCTGTATTTCTTCTGTCCGTTTCTATTTGCGACAACAGCAGCAAGATCACCAGCATCTGTATTTTTAGCTAAGGTAGTATATTCGTTGTACATATCCCTCTGCATCGCTGCATTGGAACTTTTAATACCTTGTGTGCTAATATTTGTCTTTAGTGCATTCTGTATTCCCTTTTTCGGGTCAACCATTGCAGTGAGAATATTACCAAGATACCCGGCCATACTAGACAGGGTTAGACCAATATTACTTAAGTCAATATCTGGGAACTTAATTGCCTTCATTGCAGCACCTCGTTCCTCAAATCCATGGTCTAATTTCATCTTAAGGTAGTCAATAAGATCTTTACCTACTCTCATAAGTGCCGTTCCTACTGTATCACCTTTTCTTACATCACCACCAAAGAAACTAATAAAGTCGGCTCTAAATCCTTTACCCATTCGTGCCAGTGAGTTACCATCAACACCAACACCAAAATAATCTAGTCCACCCTTTATTTTTTCACCGACCCAAGTAATAGCCTTTAGTACCTTGGTCCAGTGTTTTGCTAAGAAGGTAACACCAAACAGCATTAGAAGTGTTTTAAACTGTCCACCTACTGAGTTACCTATTTCTTTTGGATTAAATGTCGTCATCATTTCTTTTCCGACACTCTCCATTTTTCTTAGCATCTTATTTGCACTCTTAGTAAGACTCCACTCACGTCTATCAAAATCTCTACTCCTACGTAAGCTTTGTTCTTTCTGGGCAGCGAATGCATTACTTACCCATGTTTTAAATTTACTTTGTCCGGGATCTGCTTGTCTTGGCGCAGAACCCATAGAACCACCCGCAACATTATTAGTAGTAGTTGTGTTATAGTTATTGTTAATTACTATATTATTTGGAGTTACCTTTACACTTCTACCTTGGGTCCTTTGTACTTTTGGTTGCCCTAGTCCATATTTTCCCAGTAATTGTTGCGTCTGTGGATTTACTTGCATGTCTTGAGATCCTGCCATACTAGCTATTTCACCCGCTTGCAGCATCATAGAGTTAGATTGTTCATCTTGATCCATTGCAGCTCGTTCAAGGGCAAGGTTCTGTTTTCTTTGATCCTGTATTGCCTGAATCTGATTACCTATTGCTTGATAATCTGCAAGGTCTCCTCCCCGTCTTCCTGCAAGTTCTCTAGTTCTTTTCTCTAAATCTTTATCACTTGCTGCCATTTATTTTTACTATCTAGACAGGTTTAGGATTTCTGTAGTTCCTAGTTGTTCACCTTCACCACTTTCATCATCCTCACCCTGTTTATTTTCTGCTTGTACTTTGTTGACACCTTGTATTGTCTGCCCCTTATCACCAAAATCAATAAGTGGAAAGTCAGGGTCAGTTCCTTTTGATGTTTCTATAAATTTATCATATGTATCTCTAAGTTTGAATAAGGCACCAAGTCCATAGTGCTCAATATTATCAACCTTGAGAAACTTATTTAAATAGAATTTTAGTTCCATCAATCGGGCAATTGACATAGATGTCTCGAAAGAAATCGACAATAAGCGAATCAACACTTACTGCCACACTCCTCCTTTCCTCAGGCTTCTTACCTTTATTACAGTCTGGACAAAATACTTGGACAGGCTCTAATCTATCATAGTAAAGCTCTCTCAGTGCCATCAACATTGTAATATCTGAGTGTTTTGCGCCAAGTACATCCTGCTCAACCTGATTACCTTGCAAGTCGAAGTCTTTTATGAGGGCAATAGTTTTAATCATCTTAAGGTCTGTTATTTTTCTAAACTTAAGATAGAGTTTAAACACCTTCATAAAATCATTCCAAGTTGGTACAATAGTTTCGTATTCATGACCACCTAATTCAATCTTAGCGCCATTCATTACTTTTTCATCGATCTGCTTGAAATGGATGTCCTTGTTAAAATCAATACTCTTACTAATTGTCTTTCCACAGTCAGGACACTTAATATCTACATGGTAACTGAGATTTTCACTAACTGTACAAAGCTTCTTATAGAATATCAAAAAATCAATGTCCATGATATAACAATCCCTGATATTTGGATCATCTTTAATTAATTCATGAACATCAAAATAATACTTACCCAGTGGATCATCACTCGGTACCTCCCCAATATAATTACAGATTTCTAAGAAATTGTAAGGTTTAATTCTAACACATGGGAAGCTATAACCATAACCTCCACTTGGTAAGAGGGATACATTTATTTCCATACTTTTTTAGGATTTAATTATGAAAAGAAAAACAACTATGAACTGTTTTCATAGCTGTTGTGTTTATTAAAAGTAAAGAGGTGATTATTTAACAGGTCAGGGGTCTATCTAGTATTTCACAGACCTGATTAGTAATTCTCCTATATTTAATTACAGATCCACTCACCCTCCAGTACATTATATTTATATATAATTTAATTATTAATTATATATTTG